TTACTTCTTATATCGACATTATACAGGCATACCTTTAGGTTGCAAGCGAAATCTTTTATTTTTTTTATTTTTTTTAGAGAATATATTATTCTTTATTTTTTGGCATAGCATTTGCTAGGGTCATTTAACGTAAGTCCTTATCCCATAAGAGTTTATGACAACTTTTGCGGCCATAACTCGTCGTAAAGTCTTACGCCACAACACTTTAGGGCAAGAGGGGGTTTTTTCGTTTTATATCAAGGGGTTTAGAAAATCGCCGTACCTCGCGGGTGGTGCAAAAACAATAAGGACCACCATACGTAATTGGCCAGTTTATTAGCCAGTTTCCCCATAATAATCTTTCACAAATAATTTTTTATACTGATACAAGCATCAACAATGACCCTAAGACACCTGTTCTAAAAAATAATTGGCCGGACATATTACAATTGGCCAGTTTCCACCAATTAACAGTCAACCCTGCACCATCTTTTATTTATCTACAGATTACTTACTATATATTAGCCGAATTCCCCTAGTATCTATAAACATTATATCCATAGAAATAAGGAGCAGTCGGAACAGGACTATAAACTGGATAAACCGGATAAATTACTGTTTGAACAGGTACTATTTTAGTATTTACTACAGGCTGATAAACCACTGTTGGAACATAGCTAATAGAATTTTGTTGAACATAAGACCATGATATTGCTGGTTGAAACTGCTGAACAGGAACATAAACTGGCTGAACATTTCTTGCTCTTATCCATTCACATCCATAAATGTTATTTCCAGCACAACAAAACAATCCACAAACTAACAGCATAAAAATTTTCATGATTAATCTCCTAAAGGTATTTTTGACTTCATGTCACCTTATTATAACGGCCAACCCCCATAAAACAACAACGGCCACGACTAAAAGTTATTAATCGTGACCGCTGTTCCGCCCTTCAATTATTTATCTGCTAAATTTCAACTAATAGCAGTAGCTGTAGTATCTTTTGAGCTATTAATTTCCTTAATCTTCTTTGGACGGCCCCTGCTCTTCTTCAATGCCAACTTTCTTCGTTGGCGTCTTACCATTGCTGTACTAATAGTTTCGCCCGTCATCTTGCTCAATGATGATGCTAGTCCTTCATCACATAATAGAGTATGATTATTGTTAATATAGTCTAGTTCCGCATTTGTCCACTTTTTATAGTTGGCCATAAATCGCTCCTATCTTTTAATTTGTTGACAATCTCGCTCCAAAACATACTATAATAAGGTTTGATCAGTTTAGAGCAAGGAAAAAAATATGATAGATCACAATTTTGAACCAGACACTGTTGCTGATAGCGTATTATTCGTTAGAGCCTCTGGATCTATTAATGACGATATTATTAATGATTTATTATTAGACAACGGAAAGAGCATAGCAGAACTATTACATGACCAAGAAAAAGACAACAAATCCGACTGAATTACCAAATGGCGTTAGCACAGAAGAATTTCTATTAGTATTAGAAAATATTAGCAAAAGATTAGCCCATAAATTCAGATTCGCCTACCATAGCGTAGATGATATGAAGCAACAAGCTGCTATTTTTGCATTGGAAGGTCTTAAAAATTATGACAAAAAAAGACCGTTAGAAAACTTCCTTTGGACCCATGTTCGTAATCGTCTCTTTAATTATAAAAGAAATAACTATCAAAGGCCCGACAAACCCTGTCACTCTTGTCCTTTCTTCGACAAAGGTTGCAAGGTTAGTATTAATCAATGTGAAAAATTTACCAATAAAGATGACTGTGAATTATATGCAGCATGGGCAAAAAGAAATGAGGCCAAAAAGAATATTATTCAACCAGGATACATTGAAAGTAACACATCATTTTCGCCGTCAACAACTATTGAGCCACTATTAGAAAATAAAGAACTAATTAAATTCTTAGACTCTAATATTCAGACCGAATATAGAGAAATTTATTTAAAACTCAAACACGGCCTCAAAATAAATAAGGGTGATCTTAAAAAACTTCAAAATCATATCACTAAACTAATGGAGGACAACAATTGGAAAACAATGCTCCCAGAAAAAGAGGACAACTAAGCCTTGATGAAGAAAAATACATAAGAGATAATTACACATCGTCCTCCCTGCAACAAATTGCTGACTATCTTAATAGAACAGTTGGTCCAGTACAACGATATGTTAATGAAAATCAATTGTCTGTTATTAATAGCAGTAATGATAATCAGATACTTAGCCAGAAACTTCATACTAAAACGTTTTGGCCAGAAATTACTCGTCAGTTTGATAGTGATAGCGGCGAATTAGAATACTTTGAAAGCACATGGATTAATCTGGTCAAGCAGTTTAGAGAAGACGTTCTTCCGGCCGAAGAACTTCAGATCAAACAGTTTATAACTATTGATATTCTTATTAACCGAAGCATGAAAGAGCGAAAACGTCACATTAGCGAAACTGAAAAGCTTCAACGAATGGTGGATGAAATTTATGCTAAACCAGAAGTTGAAAGAGACATACCCAAATTAGCCAACTTGGAAACTCAACTCAGCTTTGCAAGAAATAGTATCGCAAATTATACTAATGAATATACCAAATTGCTTAACGAACAGCAAAAAATAAGCAAAGATCTTAAGGCCACCAGAGAGCAACGAATCAAAAGAATTGAAGATGGAAAAAGCAGTTGGACAGGACTAATACGAATGCTAGAGGATGAAGAGATAAGAGAAAAAGAAGGACGAGAAATGGAGATTCTCAGCATGGCAGCAGGGAAGGTTAAGCAGAAACTTTATGATTATCATAATTATCAGGACGGCACAGTAGACAAACCATTCTTAAACTCAGAGAGTGTTAATAACAATGAGTAAAACAGCAATTATTACGGGCATAACTGGCCAAGACGGAAGTTATCTGGCAGAAAGTCTTTTACAAAAAGGATACGGAGTTGTTGGATTATACCGACGAACCAGTTCAGTGAATTTTGAACGTATTAAAAACATAGTTAATCATCCACGATTGATACTGGAAGAATTTGATCTTACTGATCCTAGTGACTGTACAGATATGATAACCAAGCATCGCCCCAAAGAATTTTATAATCTGGCGGCCCAGAGTCATGTGGCCACAAGTTTTAAACAGCCAACCACCACATTTGAAATTGATGCTGTGGGAGTAATTAACATCTTAGAAAATATTAGAAAATTTAGCAGCACAACACGATTTTATCAAGCAAGTACCAGCGAAATGTTTGGGCGAAATTATTCAATTGACTCTGATGGTAATAAATATCAAAACGAAGAAACATCCCTTTTACCACAAAGTCCATACGCTGTAGCCAAACTTGCTAGTCACCGAATGGTTCAAATATATAGGGAAGCTTATAATTTATATGCTTGTAGCGGCATACTATTTAATCATGAAAGTCCTCGTCGTGGCGAAAACTTTGTTACGCGAAAAATAACCAAATATATTGGGCGACTAGTTAATAACAAACTAGAACCTAACGAAAAACTAAAACTTGGAAATATTAATGCAGTAAGAGACTGGGGACATGCTAAAGATTATGTTGAAGCTATGAGATTAATGTTATCTCAAGATAAAGCTGATGATTTTGTTATAAGTACCGGACAATGCCAAAGTGTTGAAAACTTCTTAATAGAATCATTTTCCTTTGTTAATAAAGATTATAGGGACTATGTGATAATTGATCCGTCTCTTTATAGACCGGCTGAAGTTGAATATCTTAAAGGGGATTGTAGTAAAGCTAAAAAGGTTCTAAATTGGATTCCTAAAATTACATTTCAACAACTAGTTCATGATATGGTTAGTTCTGATATTGAACTATGTGGTCATGGTTAGGAATTTTAATGATCCAGAATATAAAAAATGGAGAAACAAAATTTATGCAAGAGACCACCATACTTGTCAGTGGCCAGGATGTTCTAGTAAGAAAAAATTGAATGCTCATCATATTCGTCGCTGGGCAGATTGTCCGGGACTACGATTCGAAGTTGATAATGGAATAACCTTATGCAAAGATCATCATAAAATGATTACTGGTGTAGAAACTTATTATGAGGCCGTTTTTTACAATATTATAAAACAGAATAAAAAATATGATAAATAATACTTATAATAATTTTACCATTATAGTAGATACACGAGAACAACAACCGTGGATCTTTGATAATTACGCTAAGGCTCATAAGAAGCTAGATACTGGAGACTATAGTATTGAAGGCTTGGAGCATATACTAACCATCGAAAGAAAAAAAAGTTCCAGTGAATTTGCAACAAATATTGTTGAGAGTAGATTCAAAGATGTTGTGATGCGCTTGAGCCAATTTAAATATTCATTTTTATTATTAGAATTTGATCTTGAAGATCTATTAGTATATCCAGAAAGAAGTACCGTACCCAAAAGAATGTGGGACAAAGTTAAAATCACTCCAGCATTTCTTATTAAGCATATTTTAGAGCTACAACTAAACCATAATATTAAAGTTATATTTTGTGGCAATGCTAATAGTGCAGAAAAAATAGCAGAGTTTATTCTAAAAAAAATACATTATGTAGAAATGGTAAAAAAGTCAGATGAGTGAATCTAAAAATAGAATATCATTTGATGATGCTTGGTTAGATCTGGGCGATATAAATAAAATAAAATTAACAAAGAATGTGATGATTAATAGATCAGAGAGAGATATTGAACTTCCTGATTTGCATTTAATGAAAGTTTTAAAAGATCCAAAGTATATTGGAAGCATGGTGAAGCTTTTATTCAATATTGAATTACATCCTATGCAAATTTTAATATTACAAGAGTTTTGGATACGACCATTTCCAATGTATATCGCTAGTCGCGGTTGGGGTAAGTCATTCCTATTAGCTTTATATTGTGTTATAAAATGCACATTTTGTCCTGGTACTAAAATTGTAGTAGTTGGTGCTGCGTTTCGTCAAAGTAAAATCATCTTTGAATATATGGAAACTATTTGGCGTAGTAGTCCTATATTAAGAAGTATTTTTAATGGTAATGATGATGGTCCGCGACGAGATGTTGATAGATGTACTATAAGATTAGGAGACAGTTGGACAATTGCTATTCCCATGGGAGATGGAAGCAAGATCAGAGGTTTACGCGCACACATTATTATTGCTGACGAATTTGCATCTATATCGTCAGATATTTATGAAACAGTAGTGTCTGGATTCGCTGCGGTATCTGCCAGCCCTATTCAAAATGTTAAAGAAGAAGCTAAAAAACAAGCAATGATTGAAGCAGGAATATGGAATGAAGAACTTGAAGTACTAAATACTAAAATGGGTAATCAAGCAATAATTAGTGGAACAGCAGATTATGATTTTAAACACTTTGCTAGTTATTGGAAAAGATACAAAGCAATAATAGAAAGCAAAGGAGAAAAGAGAAAACTTGAAGATATATTTAAAGGAGAAGTTCCTGATAGCTTTAATTGGAAAGACTATAGTATCATTCGTATTCCTTATGAGCTTATTCCAAAAGGATTTATGGATGACAAGCAAGTAAGTCGTGCTAAGGCTACCATACATACTGGTATCTATAATATGGAGTATGCCGCTTGTTTTGTGAAAGATAGCGAAGGATTCTTTAGACGAAGTTTAATTGAAAGCTGTGTGGTATCAAATACTCAAATTTTGATTGATGGAAAACCTGTAATGTTTGATGCTATCACAAGAGGAGATGCTAATAAAGAATATGTATATGGTATCGATCCTGCGAGTGAACAAGATAATTTTAGTATAGTTATATTAGAAGTAAATCCTACGCATTCCAAGATCGTGTATTGCTGGACTACTAATAGAGCTAATTTTAAAGAGCGTCAAAAAACTGGATTAATAACGGAACATGATTTCTATGGTTTCTGTACTCGTAAAATTAGAAATCTAATGAAAACCTTTAAGCCAATTAAAATAGGAATGGATGCTCAAGGTGGTGGTGTCGCTATTGAAGAATCACTACACGACCCAAATAAGCTCGAAGAGGGAGAGGTTTTAATTTGGCCGACAATAGATGATAAAAGCAAAGACACAGACGATCAGCCAGGATTACATATTTTAGAATTGATTCAGTTTGCAAAAGCAGAATGGACAAGTCAAGCTAACCACGGTTTAAGAAAAGACCTAGAGGATAAAGCGTTATTATTTCCAGCATTTGATAATTTAACCTTGGGACTAGCTATTGAAAGAGAAGGCAAGAGTATATTAGAAGCAGATCTTAATCCCTTATATGATAGCGTAAGTGAATGTATTTTAGAAATAGAAGAATTAAAAAATGAATTGACAACAATAGTTATGTCACAAACTAGTCAAGGCCCAAATGCTAGAGATCGATGGGATACCCCAGAAACTAAGCTTGGCCATGGTAAAAAAGGAAGACTAAGAAAAGACCGATATAGTTCTTTAATAATAGCAAATATGTTAGCTAGACAACTTAATAAAGCCTTAAAACCAGTTGATTATGATATAATAGGAGCCAATGCTAAGGATTCAGTTAAAAATAACGGAAATATGTATAAAGGACCAGAATGGTTCGTTAACGGAGCAAATGATGACGTATATACAGGAATTTATAGATAAAGTGTATTACTAATCTAGTAATTTCTTTACAATCCCATTACATTAGAATTAAAAATTATGGCCAATAAAAAAAGAACAAAAGAGGAAGTACTAGGAACATCCAACACTGCACCACCAGAAGCTTATGTAACATGGGGGGACGATTTATCTAGCAAACAAGAAGCCTTAAAAATTGCTGGAGCATCACTAGATGAATTTACTCTGGTAGAAAGAGCAACTGCCGCAGGAGGAAGAAGATATAGTCTTGATTTTTCTAGTTTAGACGGTCTTACTGGAAGTCGCCCAGGATTAACAAAAGACGATTACTATACATTTAGACCACAAGAAGCTCCTCCTAACGAGATCAAAATGATCTTGCAAAGAGCAGAAAGAGTTTACCAAAGAGTAGGCTTAGTAAAAAATGTAATAGATCTTATGGGTGATTTTGCTAGTCAAGGAATACGATTAGTTCATAGAAATAAAAGAATAGAAAGATTTTATAGAAGATGGTTTAAAAAAATAAATGGCAAGGATCGTAGTGAAAGATTTCTTAATAATCTTTATAAGAGTGGCAATCTAGTTATAGATAGACGAACAGCAAAGATAAGTATAAAAGTTGCTGATAAACTATATAAAGCCCTTGGAACAGCAGATATGCAGCTGAATGATCTGCCAGAGGTTACTGTAGAAAAAAGAGAAATCCCATGGAAGTATACTTTTATAGATCCTATTTGCGTAGAGGTATCAGCAGGAGCACTTTCTTCTTTTTTAAATGAAAATGATAAAACATATGAATTAATTCTACCAGCAACATTACGTAGAATTATCAATAATCCTAAAACAGAAAATGAGAAAAAAGTTGTTAATAGTTTGCCATCGCAAATAATTGAAGCTGCTAAAAATAAAAAACCATATCCTCTTGATCATGATAAGACATTAGTGTTCCACTACAAAAAAGACGATTGGCAAGCGTGGGCATATCCTATGATTTATGCAATCATGGACGATATAACAGTTGTGGAAAAGCTTAAATTAGCTGATATGGCGGCTCTTGATGGCGCTATTAGTAATATTAGAATTTTTAAATTAGGAAGCTTAGAACACAAGATTGCTCCAACAAAAGCGGCAACATCCAAGCTTGCCCAAATTCTTGGTAATAACGTTGGTGGAGGAACTATGGATTTGATTTGGGGACCAGATATTGAATTAATGGAAAGTAATACTAATGTTCATAATTTCTTGGGAGAAGGTAAATATATTCCACACCTTAATGCAATATATGCTGGTTTGGGCATTCCACCGACATTAACTGGAACATTTGGTGCAGCAGGGACAACAAATAACTTTATTAGCTTAAAGACACTAACTCAAAGACTGCAGTATGGTAGAGATAGATTAATAGAATTCTGGGAAGAAGAAATTGCTATTGTTCAGAAGGCTATGGGTTTTAAATTTCCAGCTAAAATTGAATTTGATAGAATGGATCTTAGTAATGAAGATACCGAGAAAGCTTTATTAGTTCAATTAGCAGATCGTAATCTTATTAGTGATGAATTATTACAAACTCGATTTGGCTTTGATCCTGACATGGAGAAGAGCAGGCTCAATAGAGAAAGTCGAGAAAGAGATAGCAATAGAATGGTTGCTAAATCCGGTCCATGGTTTGATCCTCAGTTTGAGAATTCATTAAAGAAAATAGCATTACAAACAGGAGTCGTTGCCCCAAGTCAGGTTGGTTTAGAATTAGATAAGAAAAAAGGTGGGGAAAAATCTGCATTAGAAATGAAGGTTCCATCAACTCCATTTGGTGGAGGAGCACCACAACCCAAAGATTCCTCGCTACCAAAACAGCCTGGAGCTGGTCGCCCAAAATTATCTAAAGATAGTGAAAAAAGACAAACCAAAAAGTTCTCTCCTCAAACTGGTGCAAAGCTATCACTATGGGCTTCTGGAGCACAAGATAAAATAAGTGAAATAATTAATCCAATAATATTAGAGTTTTTCCAGAAGAAGAACCTAAGAAGCTTGAGTCATTTAGAATCACAAAAACTAGAAGATATTAAAACCAATATATTATTATCTATTAGTCCATTTTCTTCAATAGGAGAAGACTCAATCACCGGCCACTTAGCATCTGCACAAGATAATAGTACTAATCTTAATCAATACTATATGTGGTTAAAAGCATTACAGTCAGATCTTGGCAGAGAATTATCTGTCGATGAAACTAAACAAGCAAAAGCCTCTTTTTATTCTATGGTGTATAACGAAATAGATAACTAACCAAAATAAAAGGTTAAATAATATGAAAATATATGAGCAAGAAAAACTTGATGGATTAGAGGAGTCTCTTAAGGCCTCTGCTTCTATATCATATGCTTGTGTTGTTGAGCCATATGGCGGCTCCAAAAAAGATTCAAAATACTTTAAAAGCATAGCGTCGTTTGATGATGAAGATTTATATTATGTTCAATCTATTTTAGTTTCGTCATCCTGGAATAAAAATGATGATATTTTTGACAAAGTAGAAGTATGGAATGCTAAAAATACTCCAGAGCATAAACCTACTAATCTTGAACATGACGAACACTCTATTATCGGTCATATTGTTTCTAATTGGCCCATCACAGAAGATGGTATTTTAATTGATGAAAATACTCCAATAGAGAATCTTCCTGAGAAATATCATATTTTAACAGGATCAGTTATATATAGGGGTTTTAGCGACGAAGATTTACGCGAAAGATCCATGAAATTAATATCAGAAATAGAAGACGGAACTAAATATGTTAGTATGGAATGTTTTTTTAAGGGATTTGATTATGGTCTACTAGATAATAGTACTGGTCAATATCATGTTCTTGGACGCAATGAAGATACAGCATATTTAACAAAATTTTTAAGATCTTATGGGGGAGTCGGAGAACACGAGAACTATAAAATTGGTCGAGTTTTAAGAAATATAACCTTTACAGGTAAGGGTTTTGTGAACAGACCAGCTAATGAAGATAGTGTTATTTTTTCTAAAAATATAATAGTTCCAGTAAATACAGTTACTAGTAATGATAATATTGAAGAAAAAAATGAAGAAATTGTCAATTCAGGTGTATTTAATTTTCAATCCAATATACAATCGGAGACTTTAATTATGAGTTCAGCTAATACAGAAGTAGAGATGGAAACAAAAGAAGTTCCAACAGTAGCAGAAGTAGCAGTAGAAACAGCAACAGAAGAAGTTCAAGTTGCTGAAGTAAATGCTGCTGAATTAACATCCAAAATTGAAGAGCTAACTGTTGCTAATCAGGCACTTCAAGCTGAAATTGAACAAATCAAATCAGAAGCAGCTAAAAAGACCGAAGAGCAGATGAAAAAAGAAGAAGATATGATGAAGAAATCTAAGGCTGAATTAGAAGCTGCTCTTACAACTATCGCAGAATACGTTGCTAAAGAAGAGGCTATGATGAAGAAAGAAAAGAAGATGAAAAGAATGGCCAATTTAATTGAGGCTGGCATTGATAGTGAATCAGCCGAAGCAACAGTTGACAAATTCGAAAGTTTGGATGATGAGGCTTTTGAAGCCATGACTTCACTTTTTGCTGGTAAGTTACCACCTTGGTTAGAGAAGTTCAAAAAGAAAGATGACAAAGCTATGATGATGCGCAAAACAGCATCAGAAGAAGCTGTCGTTGAAGCAGATCCATCGGTATTAGAAACAGCCGAGGTTGAAGCTAATATTAATCTAGGTGTTGGCAGTAGCGATGTAGAATCTGCACTAGAATCAACTAGAGCAGCATTGGTCGAATTTGTATCAAGTAAACTAGGCAAGAAAAACTAATAAGTAATAACCAACTAAATACGGAGAAATTACAATGGCTCTAAAACCAGATCGTATCGAACTTTTAACTGACGTTTCATTCTTCATGACATCTATCCCAGCTGGTTCAACTTATGTTGAGCGTGGTGGTGTTGCTAGTGTTGTAACAGCTACTAGCGGCGTTGGCGTTTCAATGGATGATGGCAATGCTGTCGTAGCATATGCTGCTGTTGCTTCTGGCGCTAAGCCAGTAGGCATTCTACTAAATGATGTTGTTAATCTTGATCTAACAAGACAACATATCAATTGGCACAAAGACGAAACACAAGTTGGTGGAAAGGTAACCCTACTTCGAGTAGGTCAAGTAACCACAAATCAACTAGTTGCAGGCACAACACCATCTGCTGGTGCTGATGCTTATGTTGGTGTCAGCGGTCTAATTGGAACAAGCTCAACTAACGCTGTTAAGATTGGCCAGTTCCTAAGTGCCAAAGACGCCGACGGTTATGCCAAAGTATCAGTTAACCTATAATTCATTTTTAAATAAAGGGAGAAAAACACATGTCAGCTAAAACCGAAAGATTTCAGCCAACACCAGAATTAACAGACCTTCTAATGCGTTCTGGTTCGGCCAACAGAGAGACCGCTCTTGCTGCTAATGCAGAATTTGCAAAAGCTCTTGAGCTTCCTCTTCGTAAGGGTATTCTTAGTGGCGATGTTCTTGATGGTATCTTCGAGCCAATCCAATTAGCTCAAAGTGCTACTCCAGAATTCCCACTCGATTTCTTAGCTCCAGGCACAGAAAAAGACTTCGTTGCCTATACAATCCCAAATCATGGCTACATTCCAGAGCGCCATGTTGAAGGCGATTACGTCATGGTTCCAACCTATGACGTTGGTGCTAGTATCGACTATCTTCTAAAGTATGCTCGTGACGCCCGCTGGGACGTTGTTGGTCGTGCTATGGAAGTTCTCGAAGCTTCTTTCGTAAAGAAGATGAATGATGATGGTTGGCACACACTACTTGCTGCTGGTGTTGATCGCAATATCGTAGTATATGATAGTGATGCTAATGCTAGTCAGTTCACAAAGCGTTTAGTGAGTCTCATGAAAACTGTTATGCGTCGTAACGGTGGTGGTAACAGCACATCAAACAATAGAGGCTTACTAACTGATCTTTACGTTAGTCCAGAGGCCATGGAAGATATTCGTAACTGGGGTATCGATCAAGTTGACGAAGTAACACGCAGAGAAATCTATACTGCCAATGATGGCGCTATCAATAGAGTATTCGGCGTTAACCTTCACGACCTTGACGAACTAGGTGTTGGTCAACAGTATCAACTATTCTACAGTTCTGCTTCTGGTGGCCTGGGTGCCTCAATGCCAGGAGGCAAGACTGAGATTGTAGTTGGTCTTGATCAACGCAAGAGAGACAGTTTCATAATGCCAATTCGTCAAGAAGTTCAAATCTTTGAAGACGAAACACTACATCGTCAGAAGAGAGCCGGTTTCTACGGCTGGGCAGAGCTTGGCTTTGCTGTTCTTGATAATCGTAGAGTACTTGTTGGCGCTCTCTAATTATTAAACTGGTTCTAATAACCAAAATAAGAAAGGCTGGCCTCGCGGCTGGCCTTTTTTATTAGGTGTATTACTTATTGTACCACTAACACTAATGGGTAAATACTATGGCAGCAAGTAAATATGATTTTGCTATAGAGCAAGGTACATCATTTAAAATTAGTCTAGTTTATAAAGATTCTAATGGAAATCCTATAAATTTAACTAATTGGTGTGCCCGATTAATCTGGAAAACCAATACTAATGCTTCTCAAACTTTTAGCTCTAAAAATACAGATTATAGTTTATATAAATTTACTATAGATGGAGTTAATGGCAAATTAACTCTTATGATTCCCGCATCAGTCACTAATACTTATACTTTTAGTATGGCTAAATATGATTTAGAATTACAAAGCCCAGATGATTTATATGCTAGTGGAGGAAAATATACTATAAGATTATTGTTTGGAACAATATCTTTTGTTAAACGATTTAGTCAATCTTTAAACCAACTAGTGTGCTAAATGAGTGATTTTATACTTGAAATTTTAGAGCCAGTAGCTAATACTATTGAGATAGAAACAAGCATATTAGATACTGTTACTGATAATATAACAGTTGAACATCAATATAATAACACTATTAACATAGTTAATACTGAAAAAATATTAGCTAGTGATTTGCCTTATGGATATCCTATAGAAAATACTATCGGAGATCTTCCTTATACTAGAGTTAGTGGCTTAACAGATTATGTCGATCAGTCATCAACCACTTCTATGCAAAATCATATTTTACAATACCATATAACTCTTGTTGGGCCTGCTCTTATTGACGGAGGAAGCCCCTAATGCCTGCACAAAGCCATTTGATTCAAGTAAGAAGAGGATCATCTAGTGAATGGATGTTAATAAATCCTATTTTGTCTATTGGAGAACTTGGATTTGAAATAGATACTAATAAGCTCAAAATAGGTAATGGTAGTGATACTTGGAATAATCTAAAATATATAGGATCTTCAGAAAATGTTCTTGAGGTTAAAAACAATACTGGCTATGCTATTAATAAAGGACAGGCTGTTTATATATCTGGATATGATTCTGTTAGTAATTTGCCTTATGTTGGACTATATATTGCAAACAATACTTTAAATGAAAAAAAATTTTTAGGATTATCATCGTCATATATTCCTAATGGATCTTCAGGATATGTAATATTATTTGGGGTTTTATCTGGAATAGACACTACTGGAAATATAAGCAATTTGGCTATCGGAAATGAATCATGGTCTAATGGAGATATATTATATGTAAATAGATATGACTATGGAAAGCTGACAAATGTTAAACCCAAATATAATATTATTTTAGTTGGTTTGATATTATACAGCAACATTAACGGAAGCATATTAACTAGGCCATTTATAAATCCAAAATTAAAAGAATTAAATGGAATAGACATTGATAATGAAAAAAATACAGACTTATTAAAATATGATAGTTCCTCGTCTATGTGGACCAATTCTGGTAGTATTGATGGAGGAATTATTTAATAAAATATAGGTGTATATAGTTTTAATCTCTCTCTCTTAAGGAATATTAATAATGGCTAATACTATCAGAATTAAAAGAAGACCATCAAGCGGATCAGCTGGCGCCCCATCATCAGCATCGTTATACAATGGTGAATTAGCCTTTAATGAAAATGATAATATATTATATTATGCTTACGGCAGCGGAACCGGTGGCGTATCTCAGTCTGTTCCTGCTATTGGTGGTAGCGGAGCATATTCATTAAGAGGTGGAACTAACGCCACTGGTACCTGGCCAATAGCAATAACAGGAAATGCTGGCACAGTAACTAGTGGAGTTTATACTAGTAGAACTATCACTCCTGGAAGCGGCTTAGCTGGGTCAGCGGCTCTTGATCTTAGTACTGATAGAACATTTAATATTGGACAAGGTGATGGGATAAGCGTTAGTGCTGATAGCATTGCTGTTGATAGTACTGTTATTAGAACAACAGGAGCACAGAGAATGGCGGGTTTTAAATCATTTGATGGCAATGCAGAATTTGGAACAGGATACCAATCAGGATTTAGACTTGGAGACCAACTTGGACCTGGAGCTAGTGGAGCAGGATTATTTGATGGACTTGCTACTCCAATTGCTGCAGAGTATTGGCTTGGATCAGATAGTATAATTCATTATGCTTATGGCGGAGGAACATTAGCTAGTCCCAGAATAGCAGTAAGAGAGGATAGTGGCAATGTTGGTATTGGAATTTCAACTCCTTCGGCAAAACTTCATGTTAATGGCAGCGGAATCTTTGCTAGCGGATTAAATATAGCTAATCAAACAGCTAGCACAATCGCAAGTTTTGACGCTAATAAAAATGTTACATCGTTATCTACAGCTACATATCCATCATTAACAGAATTAGCATATGTAAAAGGTGTTACTAGTGCTATTCAGACACAAATAGATGGTAAAGTATCTACTAGTGATAGTACTGTTGTTAGAACCACAGGAAATCAAACTGTAAATGGAAGAAAAACTTTTGGCGACAGAATAAATATATCTCATACTGGGTCTTTTAGTAATATTCCATCTTTGAGTATTGGTGGCGGTGGAGATAACTATTTTGATTATTATACTGGTCAACAAGGTGTATCTTCTGGATATTTTTTAGCAGGATTACACGGTGACACGTCATCTGCTCCATTCAGAATAACTTTTGATCTTGTTGGAGTAGCTGCTATAACTAATGGAGAATGGAGAGCATCCACAATCGCTGTAGATAAAGGTGGTACTGGAGCAACAACATTAACAGCTAACAATATTCTTGTTGGTAATGGAACTAGCGCAATATCAGCTCCTTATAGTGTTGAAACAACATTAACTGGCGGATCATCAGCATTACCAAGAGCTGATGCTGTTAAAACATATGTTGATAATGCTATAGTCAGTGGTATAGCAATTAATGACGCTATGATTTTCAAAGGAACAATAGATTGTTCAGCCAATCCCAACTATCCGGCTGCTGATAGAGGTTGGGTATATAAAATTAGCGTTGCTGGTAGAATTGGTGGAGCTTCTGGTCCAGTAGTAGAGGTTAATGATACAATAATTTGTGGAACAGACAGCACTGCCGCTGGCACTCACGCATCCGTTGGTAGTAATTGGAATATTCTTCAAACTAATATTGTTGACTCTAGTATTCTTGTTACTGGTCCAGCTAGTGCTACTAGTGGTAATTTTGCTATGTTTGATGGAACAACAGGCAAGATTGTTAAGGATAGTTCTTTAAATTCTAGTAGTTTTGCTACTGCAAGTCATACTCACGGGAATATAAGTAATGTTGGAGCTATCGGATCAAATGCTAATTTGCCAATCATAACAACAACAGCAGGAGCTTTAACTACGGGTAGTTTCGGTACTACAGCCAATACTTTCTGTCAAGGCAATGATAGTAGAATAGGTCTTACTACCAATACCTTAACTGTGAATAATGGAGGGGCCGGAACAGCATCTTCGTTCACCTTTAATGGAAATACTGCTCAAACAATATCTTACAATAGTATTGGGGCCCCGTCAATAAGTGGAACTAATGCTACAGGAACATGGGGAATTAGTATAAATGGAAATGCTGCTACAGTAACAAGTGGGGTTTACACATCAAGAACGCTTACTGCCGGAAGCGGATTGGTTGGTGGAGGAGACTTAAGTTCTGATAAGATTTTTGATATTGGACAAGGTGATGGTATTAGTGTAACAGCAGATACAATAGCAGTTGATTCTACAGTAGTTAGAACAACAGGTAATCAGACACTAGGAGGTACTCTAACGGTTAATGGTGGCACTATTACAGTTAGTGGTGTTACTCTAGATACAACAGAATTAGGTAGAATTGATGGAATTACAACTGTTGGAACAGTACAGGCAAATAAGGTTGTAACTGCAGACGCTAATAGAGATGTTAGTAATTTTAGAAATGTTAGTATTGGAGGAAATCTTACCGTTACTGGTACTGGGTTAGTAGCCAGCAATATCAATGATTTTAATACTGCTGTAAGAACTAACCGTTTGGATCAGATGGCGGTACCGACAGCTTCTGTTTCAATGAATAGTCAAGCTTTAACCAATGTGTTAGATCCGACCAATCCCCAAGATGCTGCAACAAAAGCTTATGTTGATGCTGCACGAAGCGGCCTTGATGTGAAGCAAAGTGTTAGAGTTGCCACCACAGCCAATATAACTCTGTCTGGAACTCAAACTATTGACGGTGTTGTTTTAAGTGCCGGAGATAGAGTTCTTGTTAAAGACCAAAGTACCGGTAGTCAAAATGGTATTTATGTTGTTGCCGCAGGAGCTTGGAGCAGAGCAACAGATGCTGATCTTGATGCTGAAGTTACTGCTGGCATGTTTACTTTTGTAGCAGAAGGTACAACCAATGCTGATAGCGGTTGGGTATTAACAACTAATGATTCTATCACATTAGGAACCACAGCGTTGGCGTTTGCTCAATTTAGCGGTGCTGGTCAAATTACTGCTGGTTCTGGTTTAACTAAGTCCGGTAATACTCTTGGATTAGCAACAGCTTATGGAGATACTGTAAATCCTTATGGAAGTAAAACTGCTAATACTGTTTTGGCTGCTCCTAATGGAAGCTCTGGTGCTCCATCTTTTCGAGCTTTAGTATCTAGTGACATACCACAACTAGGTAGTATAACAAATGCTGGCGCTATCGGCTCAACAGCCAACTTGCCAATTATAACAACAACTGCTGGAGCATTAACAACAGGAAACTTTGGATCAACAGCTAATACTTTCTGCCAGGGTAATGATAGTAGGCTAAGCGATACTAGAAATACTACTAATTCTATCACTATTAATAATGGTGGTGCTGGTGATAGTTCCAGTTTCACATTTAATGGTAGTGCAGCAAGAACCATTTCTTATAACAGTATTGGATCTCCTTCCATAAGCGGAACTAATGCTACTGGAACATGGAATATAAGCATTAGTGGAAATGCTGCTACAGTAACCAGTGGAGTGTATACATCTGGTTCATATGCTGATCCAACATGGATAAGTAGTTTAGCTAAATCTAAGGTAGGATTAAGCAATGTTACTAATGATGCTCAAATTAAAAAGCTAGCATCTTCAACTAATGGCAATATTCCGATATGGAATGGAACAACAGGAGATGCTTTATCTGATGGATATAGCGTACAAACCACTCTATCTAGTAGCTCTACTGCTATTCCTAGGGCAGATGCTGTTATAACTTATGTTGATAGTTTATTAGCTGCTAATGATGCTATGATTTTTAAAGGTACTATTGGAGGAGGTACGCCAGGAACTCTTCCAACAGGAACAATCAGTGCTGGTTGGACCTATAGGGTGGTTGCAACAGGAACATATGCTGGTGTGGTTTGCGAAATTGGAGATTTAATTATAGGTGTTGCTGATGCTGCTGGTAATGTAAATAGTACCTGGACTGTTGCTCAAACCAATATTGATGGGGCTGTTGTGGGACCAGCTTCATCAACAGATAATGCTTTAGCAGTATATAATGGAGCTACTGGCAAACTCATTAAAAATTCATCTTTTGTTCCAACAACAGTTGGTGGAAATCTTATCAATTTAACTAATCCTTCAGCAATTACTTTTCCAAAAATAAACGCAGATAATACGGTATCTACAGAAAGTAATTCTACTTATAGAACATCATTAGGAGCTACTACTGTTGGTTCTAATTTCTTCACACTAACTAATCCTAGTGCGGTTTCTTTTATTAGAGTGAATGCTGATAATACTGTAACAAGTCGTTCAGCATCAGAACTTAAAACAGATTTAAGTCTTGATAATGTACAAAATACTGCTCTTAGTACCTGGGCAGGAAGCACCAATATTACAACTCTTGGAACAATTGGTACCGGCACATGGAGCGCCACAACTATAGCTGCTAATAAGGGCGGAACTGGTCAAAGTTCATATGCTGTTGGTGATTTATTATATGCTGATACCTCATCTACTTTAGCCAAATTAGCCGATGTTGCTACTGGTAATGCTCTACTAGCTGGCGGAGTAGGAGTTGCACCGTCTTGGGGTAAGATTGGATTAACCACTCATGTTACTGGAACATTACCTGTTGCTAATGGTGGAACAGGAGATACTACATATACTAATGGTCAATTATTAATTGGTAATTCTACTGGAAATACTTTAACTAAAGCCACATTGACACAAGGTACAGCAATAGATATTACTAATAGTACTGGTAGTATAACAATTGGACATAATGACACATCAACTCTAAGCGGAGCCCAAGGAAGTAATGGTATTGCTAGTTTCACTGTTGACGGAATGGGACACGTAACAGCAGTAACTACTGCAACATACTTAACAGCAGCAACAGTATGTGCCTCTATTGTTGATTGTTCACTAGATGGTGGAACGTTCTAATTAGCTAGAGATTTAAATGCCAAATACTATACAACACAAAAGGAACAGCACAAGTGGTGCTACTCCTTCTGCTACAGGATTAGCTCAGGGTGAATTAGGAATAAATATTGCTGATGGTAGATTGTATACTAAAAATAGCAGTAATGTTGTAATTAATCTTGGAGTTACTAGCATTAGTGGAACTAGTATAACTCCGGCCAGTGGTAATTTTAGTAGTAGTTTAAAAGTTAATGGGATTGAAGTTAGCGTTAGCGGCCATAATCATGATCGTGTAACAAGCGCCGGATCATTAACCACAGCTGTCTTTAATAAAACTAGTAGCACCATTCCCAAATTCAGTGTTGTTTATATCAATGGTGGTCAGGGCGATCAACCAACTATAAATCTGGCTATTGCTAGTAACGAGGCAGGATCTAGTAAAACTTATGGTGTCACTTCGGAAGCTATATCAAGTATGGGTACTGGTATAGTTGTTGTTGCCGGGGCGCTAACCGGAGTTAATACTGATCAATTTAACCCTACTGCACCAGTTGGAGATGTTAATGGTTCTGCATTATGGCTTAGTCCATCGGTTTCTGGTAGCGTAACTCTAACTAAACCTACAGCTCCTAATCATATGGTTTATGTTGGAACTATAATAAGAACCCATCAAAATGAAGGAGTTGTAGAAGTAAGAGTTCAAAATGGATTTGAACTAGAAGAATTACATAATGTTGCTATTAGTGGTGTTACTAATGGACAATTTCTTCAATATAATAGTGGTAGTGGATTATGGATTCCAACTAGTAGCGGAAATTTCACAACATTAAATGTTAATAGTACGGGAGTTGTTGTTAGTAGTGGAGGAGCTGCTGGATACTTAGGAAAATTTACTAATTCATCAAGTTTGAATAATAGTATCATCTATCAAAGCGGTAATAATATTGGAATAGGCACAACAGTACCATCAGAGAAATTAGCTGTTAGTGGTAATATTCATGTAATGGGTGGAAACATTATTGGAAATACATCTATAGTTACAGGAAGCGGCTCTGTAATCTCATATACTCATCCAGATAACGTTTATGCAAATGATTATGATACCATCATACCAGGAGCACTAATATTAACTAGAGGTAATGGTGGAGGAATATATAATTTAGTACTTCAATCAATATGGGATAGTAGCGGACCATCAAATACGTTGTGGAATAATGATGGATGGTCAAACATTACTAATATCAAAACTAGAACATATGATACTTTAATGAATACTGTTGGAGGTAATTTAGGATATAATTTACCTAATGTAGAATTAATTATGAAGCATGTTCCAACAGAAAGATATTGGAAAATTAAATTTTCTAGTTGGACTCAGTATGGAGGTGGTGGATTCGCTTATACTAGACAAGAAATATATTTTAATACCATATTTAATAGCGGATTATGTGTGCGTAATGACGGTAGTGTTGGAATAGGAACAAATTCTCCATTTAGCAAACTTCATGTTTCTGGAGATGTTAGAGTTGATGGAGTCGGTACATTTATTACCGATCCTTATGTACTAGCTATCGATGTTTCTGGCGCCGCTAAATTTGGAGCTGGCCTATATGGCTCTATTTACTTTGGTGATGATAGAATAGGCGGAGAATTAGGTTTTACTACAGATTATGATGAAGCTCTTGCACTTAGAATGAGTGATGGGTCTTACCACTATGGCGGTGGTAATTATAGTGCTGGAAATTTGGTTGTCGCAAGCGGCGGAAATGTTGGCATGGGTACGGTTTCACCATCAGCCAAATTAGATGTTCAAGGCAGTTTTAATGTTTATAGCGACCCAGAAAACTTAGAAGGATCGAGCATAAATTGTTCAAATAATGGTATTATTTTATCAACATTTGGAAGTGCTCAAACAGTAGATATTCAATCTGCCACAGAAGGCGATGGAGTTATAAATATTGGTAATGCTTATAATGATACTACCAATTTAAATAGTACATTTACTAATATTAATGGATGGGCTTTTGATGGAGACATTGTAACAAATATAAATGGTAATTTTACTTCGAGTAGTATTAATACTTATTCAACATTAAACATTGCCAATGATCCCAATAATGGAACAGATTTAACTGATTGGAAAACTATTATAAGTAATGGAACTATTCATACATATCATGATATTGGTGTTGGTTTTAATGGAATGGGATATAATGTTTCTATCAATGGTAATGGTGGTATAACAGGAGGAGCCTCAGTAGATATTGCTGGTAGCTTAAGCGTTAGTACATCAGGCGCATTTTCTAGTGGAGTTAATATCAGTAGTCAAACAGCTAGTACAATAGCTAGTTTTGACAGTAATAAAAATATAGTTTCATTAAGCACAGGAACTTATCCATCACTAACAGAATTAAGCTATATTAAGGGTGTTACTAGTGGTATTCAAATTCAATTGAATAATAAACAAACAACGTTAATCAATCCCGTTACAGGAACAGGAACAGCTTCATACGTTCCAAAATGGAGTAGCGCTAGCGGATTGAGTAATAGTTTAATCTATGATAATGGAACAAATGTTGGAATAGGTACAATGTCCCCCAGTACTCAACTACATGTGATAGGTACTGGTAATTTTACTCAGGCTTTACAAGTTAATGGTACTGGAGTTAGTATTAGTGGTCATACTCACACTTCTTCTGATATTAGTAATTTTAATAGCTCTGTAAGTGGTTTACTTCCAACTATTTCAAACAGTGGAGATAATAGAGTTCTTACCAGCACAGGATCATCATTAGGTATCAATGCTGAATCTAATTTAACTTTTGATGGGTCATTATTAACAATAACTGGAAGTGGATCAATAGCGAGTGGACTATTTTTAACTGATCAAACTGCTAGTACTATTGCTAGTTTTGACAGCAATAAAAAAGTAGTGTCATTGAGCACAGGAACTTATCCATCTCTTACTGAATTAAGTTATGTCAAAGGTGTTACAAGTGCGATTCAAACTCAATTAAATAACAAACAAAATACTATTACCAATCCTGTTACTGGTACTGGTATTATTAATCATATAGCCTATTGGAGTAGTTCTAGCGATATAATTGCTGATAGTGGTCAATTAGTTTGGGACAGCACTAATAATAGATTAGGTATAGGAGTCTCTAGTCCCACCAGTGTTCTTCATGTTATTGGGAATAGTATACTTAATGGAGATGTTAGCTCAACAGGCTCATTCATTGCTGGATCAGGAACAGCATTATTACCATCATTTAAGTTTGTTAATGATCCTGATACCGGATTATTTAGTCCAGCAGCAAATACTTTCGGCATTAGTACTAGTGGAGTTGAAAGACTAAGAGTAAATAATATTGGAAATATTGGAATAAACAATTCTAGTCCAACTACAACACTACAAGTTAATGGAAGTTTTTCTTGCGGTAGTCCTGGTAATGATCCTATCAGTGGAGGCCAAGGATTATATGTTGATCCGGTAACGCCAATTTTAAGGTTAATTGACTCTGGACCTAATTATGCTGCAGAAATCGGTGTTGATGGATTAACGCTATATGATATTGCATCAAATGACTTTTTCAATACCGATAGATCTAATGGTAGAATAGGTATAGGAACAGCATCTCCAGAAGCTGAATTAGATGTTCAACCAGTTAATGGCGGAAACGGTACGATTAAATGTAATTATATAGCCTCTAATATATTATTATCTTATAATGATTGGGCCAGTGGTGTTGTTGGCGATGTTACTATTGGAGATCTTACTACATTATCTCATATCAACTGGACTATTGATGCTGATGGTAATGCCTCATTTGGATTAGTAAATGGTAATTCACTAGGAGCCGGATCATTTAATGGACTAACTATAACTGATAATAGTCCAACTAACATTAGTATTGATAGTGGTCCATATGACTTAGTTTTAGCTGGCGATGGGGCAATAGACATAACTTCTGCTGTTAGTAATCAAATTAATCTTAATGGTAATGTTACTTTTACTAGCTATACTGAAAGCGTAGTAGCTAATGGTAATAGTGGGACTAGTAAAACTCTCAGTTTGACCAGCGGAACGGTCCATACTTGTACCCTAACCGGTAACTGTACATTTACTATGCCAACAGCAACTGCTGGTAAGAGTTTCACATTGTTCTTGAATAGCGGTGCTGGAAACTATACCGCAACATTTACTGGCGTAAGATGGGCCGATAGCGCCACACCAACAGCAACAATTACTGCTAGTAAAGTTGATATATATAGTTTTATTAGCGATGGAACTTATTGGTATGGAAGTTTTTCTCAAAATTATGGTTAATCATGTTTAGTATAAGACAAAATTTCATAAAAGGATCAACTAGACTACCTAAAAAAAGTCAACTACTGACTTTAGATACTTCTTATTTAGCTCAACCATTAGCTAGAGTTATAGCGAAGAATGAAAATACATTAGGTCTTGATGTTGCATATAATGCTCAACCATTTGTTGCTGCTTATAATAATAGATTGACTGGTCCGATAATAAATGTCAGTTCTAATCATATAGATGTTCAGAATTGGCTGAATACTATTTCTTGGAATGGAGGTAGTGCTAATAGTACAACAATATCAGCTTTAAATACTTTCTGTGCGGCCATAGACAATGCAGGAATAAGAAACAGATTCTATAGACTTAATTTATTTTGTGGAAATAATTTGCAAGCTTGTTTAGTTCCTCTTTATGTTGGTCCAGTATCGCTAGAAATTGGTAGAATATATTCTACTAATTATGGATTTTTTTCTGATATGAATTATAATTTTATTTCATCTGACTATGCCGAAACCGGAGCTAATGGAGGATTATCCCCAAATGGTAATAATTTAAAAAGATTGGATACTGGACTTAAACAAACTGATTTGGGAGTTAATAGTTGTCATTTATCCATTTATGAGCGATCACAGCCTTCTGGTTCTTATAAAACTAGAATAGGTTCCAGAGGAGCATCTAGTAATAATGAACACCTATTGACTAATGCCGCAACCTCTCCTTTAATTTATGGATGTTCCTCTTTAGGAGGAAATAACAGAGCATCAGCTAGTTCTTATGCTGAAACCGGAGCTTTTTGGTTTGGTACTAATGCTACAGCTACAAGTAGCACTATCTACAAAAATAGCACACAACAAGGAACAGCAACTCCATCAACAAGAACAGCTCAAAGTTTGACCTACTGGGTATTCGCACTAAATGATAACGGGACTACTGGTGACGGTATGACCACAGGAACATTAGCATCCTATTCAATAGGACTTTCGATGGACAGTACACAGGTAACAAACTACTACAATGCTATACAAGCATTCCAAACATCTTTAAGTAGGAACGTATAATGCCAACATTTTACTTAGATTATGAAAATGGAAATGATAACTATTCTGGCACTAGTTTTGCTTTATTGGCGAGTGCGGCAGACGGAGCAACAACAGCCGGGTCCAGTACTGTGTTTGGCACATTTTCTTCTGCAAGTGCAAATTTTTTAAATAACGGAACATTAGCTCCAACAAAAAATCTTGCCTGGTACTCGAACTGTTTATATTTAAATAGTTTGGCTGGTACTGCGTCCTTTGTTGAAAAAAGCTCCATAACAGGACCAAGTGGCGTAGATGCTACTGTGTATAAACTATGGGAGGATTCACAAAATAGTAATCGTTATTGGGGAAGTACAACATGGTATAATCCACTCTCCGCAACAACTCAGTATACAATATCCGTATATGTCAAGGCTGCTGAAAGAACAAAAGTTATTTTGAGATTTGATAATGATGCTAAGGCCGCAAGATTTAATCTTAGTAGTGGCACCATAGAGCAAACAGGAGCAAGCGCCACATCAGCAATAAGCAGCATAGGAAACGGTTGGTACAGAATATCAATAACCGCTACTAGCAATGGTGCTGCAGATAATATACAAATTATTTTGGTTCCAAATGATAATACCGGATTAACATATGCAACATATAATGGAGATAATAATAGTGGACTTTATATTTGTGGTATACAGATAGAGCAGGCCGCATCGGCAACAACTTACGAAAAGCCTCCGGAGCAGTATCTGAGTATATTCAATGGAACTAGTTATATAATGTATCATATAGTCCAAAGGCTAAGCTCTACTAGCTTACGAATAAATCAAACTCCAACATCAGCAACGGCGGTTTCATCTCAGAGCAGCAGACAATATTATATAGGAGGAAGATGGAAAACTTTCTCTAGCACAGGAGCGTCGGCCACAAGATTGGCAAGTGATGACACTTTACGAATAATGAGTAGCACCGATCCCACTAGTATTGGCAGTGCCACATGGGTGGGTTCAAAAATGCAAGGAGCAAACTCTGTGAGTAGCAGCACAAACGCTTCTCCTATTGTTATGACTTGCGCTAGCACCATGGCAACTTTAGGAATAAGCAATGGAGATACTGTGGTCGTTACCGGCCACACAACCAACACCAATGCGAACGGCACATGGGAAGTTACTAGTGTTAGCGGATCAACCTGCGCCCTTGTAGGATCAACAGGAAACGGAGTTGGAGCTGCCGGATTTTTAAGAAAAGTTTCCAATCAAAGAGTAATATTGGCATCATCCCCAATAGTTAATATTGCCAGTCATGGAAATAGAGGGAATGGACGAACAGCATGGACAGCACAGACTGCTGATATAACAACATCTTTGGCTACTACTGATGCTTTGGGCGGCATCAAAGAAGGCGACTGTTCAGACTCTATAGCTGTTGGGGTAAACTTTACTACAGGATTAGCAGCATACAAAGCGACCGGAACTTTGAATCTTAGCGGATATCAACAGATCAGTTTCTGGATAAAACAAACAGCAGGCACAATAGGAGCATCTGGCGCATTATCTTTAAAGCTATGCTCTGATACAGCAGGGGCCACAGCAGTAAATACATTCAACATCGAAAATCTGACCGTACTCAATAGATGGACTCCTATAACAATAGATCTTGGTACTAATTTAGGAGCGAGCATTCAAAGTATAGGATTCTATGTGAATACTGATAATGGAGCCCAAACATTTCTGTTATCTAATATTATTGCTTGTAAGGCAAGCTCTAGTGCAGATAGTCTTAATCTTTGTTCGTTGATTGGAAAAAATACTAGCGGAGAAACTTGGTGTGGTATCCAAAGCATTAATGGAACAAGAGTTATGCTTGATACTGGTGGACAATGGGGTCCGGTTTCAATTGGGTCTTCAAGCATACAGATACCAGGATATTATGGAACTAGCGAAACAGTAACAACATATAAAAGAGAAACAATAAAGGCACCATTGGCGGCGACCGCCACAGCTACAACAACATCTTTATTGAATTTTCAACTCGGAGGAAGACCACCTCAATCTTATGGGGTTGGCAATCCTATTAATTATTCTTTTGGTTGGAACAGAACTGATATGAGTACCAGAACCGGAGAAACATGGTTTGATGGAAGAAACGGATTCGGATATGGAAATTATTCTTATTACCTTTCTGGTGGAAATCTAACAGTAGATAGAGCTTGTTTTGTTAGATTTTATTATGGACTATTCTTACCAGGAAATATGCATTCTACAGCAACAAACTGTCATTGTAATAATTGTGATCAATTTGGTCTTTACGCCAGAGAACACAGAAATTTTACATACGATACTATATATTGCTGCTATAGTAGTGCTGGTGGAGTTTACGCATTTGCTCAATTAGGACAGACATCATTTAAAAATATGATTATATGCAGTAATAATGGGCCAGGAATTCAGTATTATAATGCTCAATATAATTCAATAGATAACTTTACAATTAAAAATAATATCAATGGTATATCCTTTATTTCTGCTCACAACCTAGTTGCTAATAGTGGAACAATATCCGATAATTGGAATTATGGTTTAGACAATAATACTCTTGGATGGAACAATATTTTCAAAAATATTACATTCTCTACAAATACTACAGCTTCTCATAGAAATAATACTGGTGGACCAACGTATTTTATTAACTGCGCTTTAAATGATACTACTGAAGTAGCTATAGCATCCCCCGGATATGGTAATAATAGTAAGATATTCTCTCATAATCATGATCAAACACCTAATCTTCATTATATATGGTGTGACTATGGATTAATCTATTCAACAACGTCTGTTAGATACAGCAATAACGGCATTGCTTGGGCAATGGCTCCGACTAACGTAAATGTTAGATATGTAAATTTTCCTTTGGATCTTAGTTTAGCAACTGTTGCTGTTAGTGCAAATAGTCAGGTTACTGTTAAGGCTTGGATGAGAAGAAGCGCCATTGGTTTAATAATGAGATTAAGAGTGAAGGGCGGACAAATAGCAGGAGTAACTAACGATGTTACTGGATATATGACAGCAGCTGCAGATACTTGGGAACAAGTTTCCTTAAGCTTCACTCCTACCGAAGCGGGTGTTGTTGAAATATTGGCGGAATGTTGGGGAGGCTCAACATTTACTGGTTATGTAGATGATCTTACTATAATACAAATATGAGGATAATATGAACTATAAAATTACTGAAGTTTTTCTTGACGAAGCTGATAAATATAGGGTAAGAGTAGTTATTGACGAAAATTCTAGTCAATTCTTCAGATTTGACCACTATCCAACCCAAGAAGAAGTTAATGAACTAGTATCAAACTATTTACAATTACAAAATCCTAATAATGGAGAAAATTTATGAGTATTCTAGATAATTCATCGTCACAAAAAACCGTTCCAGAAGTTATAGCAGGAAACATCAAAGTTACTGCTAGACAAACATTTCAGTCTATGGTTAATGCTTTTAATATGGGGTCACGAACCTTTTGGAGCAATCCACGAGCAACTCCTTCAGAAATAGCACAAGCATTAGGAACAGATGCCAAAGAGGTGTTCGAATTACATTATGCTCTTGGTCAATTAATAGCCAATATTAAACCAGAATCAATATCGTCAGGATTAGGTTTAATTGGTCAATTCACAATGAATGAAGATGGTACTGTGACTATTCAGGACCAGCTCCCAAATCCATCAGGATCAGTTTAAAAAGTGTATAAATAGATAAAGCCTATAAGTACTTAAGATTTCATTTTTAAAAAAGGCCATATTATGTCTTGGGATATTGAAATACCAATAATCGTAAGAACACTTATTAATGATTTAAGTGATCAACCAACATATAGCGATGAAAGATTAAAACAAATAATAGCAGTCGCTGCTAAATATGTTCAATTTGACGTTGTTCTTGACCATTTATATAATGTTGATGTCGTAGAGGGCAATATTAGTCCTGACCCTACTGATGATAATGATGAGATTTTTATTAGTTTAGTATCTTTGAAAGCTGCTTGTATAGTTGATCAAAGCGCCTTAAGAACAAAAGCAGCATTAGAAGGCATAAGAGCAGCTCTTGGACCAGCCACCCTAACAGTTAAAGGTAGTCTTGAAGGATTTATTAAGATATTAGAAAATGGCCCATGCGCATCATACGAAGAATTAACTTCTCACTGGGATGTTAGTCAGGCTACTGCTGTTAGAGCAATTCTTGGTCCGTTTGTTGGTAACAAATTTGATCCACGATCACTATTCTCTGATAATAGAGGACGAGACTTATTTTAATAAGGAAATCTTATGCCAGCAGTAAATTATAATTTTATTATTGAACAGGGTTCTGATTTTGAAATTAATTTTCAATATAATGATGAAAATAATAATCCTGTTGACCTAAGCAATAATCAGAATTCTTGTGTTGTTTTACAAATGATACCCAATTCAGGAGTAGATGCAACAACATCTTTCTCAACAACAACTCAGGCTAGTAATTATTCTTTAATTGGTTCTGATAAAGGTCTTATTAGTTTAAAGCTTGATAATTCATTAACTAAATTATATTCATTCAATAGTGCCGTATATGATTTAGATCTTATACAAGGAACCAAAGTTATTAGATTAGTTTCTGGTTCTATAACTATTCAGAAACGACAAACTCCATTTCCAAATTGTCAACTATTACAGACAAACTCAGGTACAGGAACCGGCACAGGAACAGCAGGAGGCAATACCGATGGGGGAACATCAACTCCTACAACCACCCCAGTACCAGATGCTGAAGATCTATGCTTAAAAACTGACTGTTTAGACATTGATATTTATTCTAAAGTATATGAAGGATCGTCACTACAAATACCCGACCTATCATCCGTTACTGGATCAGTTTCTACAACAGATACCAGACAAATAGAAAATGTGGAACTTGTTATAAATAATCTAAACCATTCATCTCCACAAGATTTGCAATTACTATTAGCTCCACCTTCTGGTAATAAAATACTCTTGGCTGGTAATCATAAAATATCTAATAATAGTAATAACTTTAGTTTTATGTTTTCTAATAAAGCACTACCAACAGTATATCTACATAATGTATCTAACGGTAATCTATGTAATATATATAATAATAGTCAAAAAATAAACTCTATCAAATACTCAAATGAAACTTTAGCATATAATTTTAATCATTTATTTGGAAATAGCGTAACCGGAGTTTGGAATCTCATAGTAAAAGATACCGATCCCACAATTTCTGGATCAATAGGTGGCTGGAAACTTGTACTAACATACAAACCATAATCTTATAAATAAAGGATATATTGATGACAGATATTTCAAAAGCAAGAGAAGACAAACCAATAAGTAATGGTTCTAGTACTGTAAATACAGGTGGACAAGGAATAGGTCGCTATGATAGCTCAAAAGATACTGATCCAATTAATCCATCCGATATAGATAAATATGATGAAAAGTTTGATGATCCTGCTTATTATAAGCTTGGGCCAGGAGCAGCACTGCCCGGAGTAACAAGAACACCAACTCGCACAGTTACCAAAACTCCAACACAAACAAGAACTGTTACTCCCACAATTAGTATAAGTCCAACACAAACTCCAACAATTTCAGTAACTCAAACAGTAACACCAACAATGACAGTAACACCAACAATATCTGTTACTCCTTACGTCACCCCTACTCCATCAATTACTCAAACTGTTACTTCAACGCCAGAACCAAGCCCAATGCCAGAACCAAGTCCAACACCCGATCCCACAATACCCGTTGTATATCCTGTTGGGGGTTTTCCTGTTGCTGTGGCCTTTAATAGTAACAGATCAGCAGCTTCTACAAATAATGGAGCAACATGGAATATTAATAATTTAACAGCTTCTAGATATTGGACAGGCGTAGCTTCTGGAAGCAATAAAGTTATAGCATGTGCATATAATAGTTCAGATTATGATTATTCGTCGAATGGTATAACTTGGGCCAGTAATAATTTTAATATTGCTAATGTCAATAATCAATGGACGAAGGCAATCTATGCTAATGGTATATTCCTTGTGCTATCAACATCATATATTGCTGCCACATCGTCTGATGGATTAACTTGGAACGCAGTAAATCTACCAGCTAGTGCCACATGGAAATCTGTAGTATATGGGAATGGTATATTTGTTGCTATAGTAGATTCATCATCAACAATAGCAACATCAACAAATGGCACCACATGGACTCAAAGATCATTGCCATTATCCAGAGAATGGAAAGACATAACTTTTGGAAATGGTAATTTTGTGATTGTTGGCGCTAATACAAACGATGTTTTAATTAGTTCAGATGGAATAAGCTGGACTTCTGCAACACTGCCATCTTCTGATTATTGGACAACAGTAGCCTATGGTAATGGAGTTTATGTTGCCATAGCAAACGGCTCATCGGCTGTTGCCCTATCTAGCAATACATCCAGTTGGTCAAGTCAAACTATTTTTGCTAATCAGTGGAGTAGTATAATATATAAAAACAGTACTTTTATTGCTATTGGTAATGGTAGTATAGTAGCAACATCAACAAATGGAATATCTTGGACACAAAGATCAATAACTACAGACAATTGGTATAGTATTACATAATATTTTAATTTTAAATATAGGAGATGATTTTATGAATTTAACTTACACAGTAGATCCCAATAGTTTTGCGATTAATATTTTTACTGAAGGACGAACTGAGCCAATTGTATATCAACCAGATTGGCCAGACTCAACACCTTGGGCATCCGCTACAGAAGCCGAATTATGGGCACAATTATGCATTCAGGCAATAGTTGATAAAGACGCTCCTTATGCTCCTTCTGCACCCGGAGTTCCAGGAGAAGCTAAAACTCCACCAGCCAATAATCCATAATGAATATTGTTAAAGAAAACTATAACTCTATTGGATATGTTAATATAGAGCAGTCAACTCTATCAATATCCATGAATAATCTTATTACAAATACTATTAGTATTTCTAAAATTATTCTACAATATAGTCAAAATTTAACTAAAACATCTGTTGATTTGCAAAATAGTCCACCAAATATGGTTTATATATCAAAATGACAAATCCTTTTTCTAGTTTAATAAATTCAGAATTTAAACAATTATATAAAGACGCCATAGACTCTTTGTTGGAAACCACAGCATTGACTGTTCCTTGTATTTTTAAATACTCTGGTGCGGGAAATACTGTTTATTGTAATAACTGTATTTTTGATACTATATCTGGATTATCTTCAAATAAATATAATAATAGAGGACCAAATCCATTTCCAGAAGGTTCAATATGTCCTTCTTGTATGGGTATGGGCATGACAACATCATCATCCTCAAGCGAAACAGTATATTTAGCTTGCATATTCGATAGTAAATATTGGATGAATTGGTCTTCAAAAACCATTAATATTCCAGATGGAATGGTTCAAACAATATGTAAAGTTGAACTTTTACCCAAAATTAAAAATGCTTCTGAAATTATTATAGACTCTAAGATCAGCAAATATGGTAATTATACTTATGAAAGAGCTGGAGATCCAGAACCGGCAGGACTTGGTAATAATTCATATATTATAACCATGTGGAAACGTAAATGAAATTTTCTTTACGATTGTTAGAAACTGATAGTCAAATTTCTAAACTAATCATGGATGAATTAAAGATTATTCTAGATAAAGCTATCAATACAGCCCTTCCAAAAATCTCAACAGAAATTAAAATTCTTATTAGTGAATCTTTAAGAAACCAACCAGAATATTCTTCTTTAATGACAGGAACGCTAAAAGCTGAATTAGGCATAGCTGATGCTACTTCAATCAATTCTGTCATAGACGCTCTAATAGAGACATTAGCTGTTCAAAGAAACGATATAAAAGTTACAAATAAAGGTTTATCTGGTGGATTCGTGCTTACAATGATGAAATCTGATGATATGAATGGAGTAATATATACCGAACCAGCGTCTGTAAAAGATGCTAGTGGATATTCTTTGCCATGGCTAGAATGGCTATTATTAAAAGGTAATGAAATATTAGTTAAAAACTATGAGGTATCATATTTTCCATCTCCATATTCAAGATCAGGAATGGCCATTATGATTCCATCGTCAAGTTCTTGGAGAGTTCCTCCACAGTTTGCCGGAACAGAAAATGATAATTGGACAACCAGGGCCATAAATAGTGTAGAAGATAGTGTCTATAAAATTATTCAAGAGAATATAGAAAAAAATCTATGACACAATTTCATAATGTTGGCTCAATAACATATAAAGATAAAATATCAAATTTAGAAGACAATTTAAAGAGTTTTCTAGATTGGTCATTTTTAAATATTGGAGGATTCATAAATGTATCAACTCCAACAGTGGCTATAACCGGAACAGTTGGTTTTCAAACATTAAAGTTGTCAACCGACCCGACTATTGCAGGAAATAGATTATGGGAGGCCCCAAGAAAAGATTGGGTTTACGAATCAGGAATAGTATACAGTGGAGTTTCGCCGTCTTTATTCTCTGGAGTATATTTAAATAATACCCTCTTGCCTGCTCCATCAGGAAGTGGTAGTTATACATATTCTGTAAATTATCCATTAGGTCAAATTAAATTTACTAATGCTGTTTCGGCCACTAGTTCTGTTACTGCAGGATATTCATATAGATATATTCAAACTTATAAATCTAGTGATTCATTATGGTGGAAAGAGGTTCAAAAAGAAACATATAATCCGGCTAATTATAAACCCAATGGAGATTATGCTATTACCTCTGTTCATAGAGTTCAATTACCAGCAGTTATGATAGAGCTTGCTCCAAGAACAGAATTAACTCCTTTCCAATTAGGAACTACTCAAAATGTTTGGACTCAGGATGTTTTTCTTCACGTTTTCTCTCCAACAGCAACCCAAAGAAACATTTTAATTGACATATTATTAGCTCAAAAAGATAAAGTTTTATTTTTATACGACTCTGATAAAGTAGCCAAAAACCAAGTTTATTCATTAACTTCTGAAGGAAGTATTAATCGAAATGGACAAAATTATCCTGATTTGGTATCTAATTTTAGGCAGTATTGGTGTAATATTAAAAGTAGCAGTCTTGGCGAAATGAATACTTTGAGCAGCAACTTATATAATGGTCTTATCAGATGGTCGATAGAAATTTTTCCATGACTTGGTGTATATTACATATAAATCAAAACACCCCTTATTCGGAGAATACAAATGCCATTTAATAGAATTTTTTACGCCACACAAGGTGTTGCTCTTAAAGGACAAAACGTAGACGGAACATCAGTTAATGGTAACTGGTACTACCCCAGAGGCTTACAGAGCATAGGTATCACAACAAACTTCACACTAGAACAAGTTTTCCAATTAGGTCAAATCGAACTTTATGACAACATTGAAAATGTTCCTGAAGTTGAAGTTACAATGAGCAAAGTTATTGATGGAACATTCCCACTATACCTATTATGTATGGGTGGAAGCGCTGGTCCTGCTAGTGCTAGTGGAAAAGAACTTGTTGCTTTAGCAAATAATAGAGTTAACGTTCGTTTAGGTCTTTATAGTGACGATTTAACAGCTGCTACTGGAACACCAACTAATTATGTTGATTGCAGCGGAATGTATTTATCAAGCATTAGCTATACAATTCCTGTTGAAGGAAATGCTACAGAAGACATTACTCTTGTTGGAAATAATAAAGTATGGAATAGCGGATTAAATGGGGCTCCAAGTTCCAATGGCACCTTCGGTGGAGGCAGTGACGCTGGAACCATGACAGCTCCATCAATTGCTAGACGTTATAAATATAACACAACACAAAGTATTATTCCAACTGGTGTTGGCGGTGGTATTCCTGCTCCTGGTGGTGGCAAGCCAAGAATGCAAAGTGTTACGATTAGTGCTAATCTTGGTCGTGAAGCAATTTACGAATTAGGAACCATGGCTCCATACTATCGTTATGTAACATTCCCTCTTGAAGTTACTAGTGAATTCCAAATTATTGCTGCTAGTGGAGATATGGTTGAGGCTTCAGACTTTAGCTCACAAACATCAAGCTGTTCTACTGTTTATAAGAATTTACAAGATAAAGAAGTTAATATTGTTATTTGTGGTTCTGGTATTAATGATTCATTAAGGCTTGATCTTGGAAAAAAGAATAAACTAACAAGTGTTAATTATAATGGTGGAGATACTGGTGGTGGTAATGCTACTGTTACATATAGCTATCAAACCTTTAATAAGCTTGTTGTAACTGGTAGCGGAACATTCGGCACTGGTACTGATCCTACGGCTATTAGTTTTGTAGATGGTGTCAATGATGCCACCATAGTAGGTGACTGATAATTAGTTAAATTTGTAAGCAGACAAGGGATATTGAACAGGACTTAGGACAACTATGGATGAACTATTCAGTATAGTAGGAAAATTATATGTGGACATGTATAATATGCAAAAACTGCTAGAGCGTTTACAGCAGCAGTTAAAGGACAAGGATTCTGAAATTCTAAAGTTAAAACAAACCAGGAACAAGGATGACTGATGCTGATCTGGAATTACTATTATATAGAGTGTTGTCAGGAAAAATATTATTCACATATAAAAATGAGCAATATGAGCTAAAAAACTCATCTGTTGATATTAAGTATGAAGCTCAAATATTATATGATAGTATTATTAATGATGAAAAATATAATGATTGGATTAGAGCAGAAGATTTGGATAATATGTTAATTAGTTTGGGCCTGTGGTCAAAGGACACAAACAAGATTATTAAAGATATAGAAAAAAAGATTGAAAGAAGCAAAGTAGATATGTTTTTATCAGCAGCATTATCGGATAAAGTAAAAAAAATTAAAAGATCATTAAGTGAATATAGAAATCAATTAAATAAAATTATGGACTATAAAAACGATCTATTTTCTCATAGTTTAGAAGGATATGCATCATCCATAAAAAATGAGTATATACTTTGTAATACATTATTTAAAAATAATATGAGAGTTTTTCCCAAACAAGTGTCTAGTGACCAAGCATCGTATATTTACTTTAATGATTTAGTAACAGAAGTTAATAAAAAAAATATAGGAATAGACTCATATAAAGAATTAGCACGAAGCTCCATGTGGAGGTCATACTGGAACTGCAATAAAGAAAAAGTTTTTAATAAAGCAGTATGTGACTGGACAGATGATCAGCGTACAACAGTTAGCGTAACTAGAATGTATGATAATATTTATGATCATCCTGAGTGTCCGTCAGACAATGTTATTGAAGATGACGATATGTTAGATGGTTGGATGATTCATCAAAGAGAGAAAAATCAAAAAGCGAAAAAACAAGCCCAAATTGATGAGATGAATCCGAAATTAAAAAATGCTCAGGAAGTATTTTTAATACCACAAAGCAAGGAAGAAATTGAGGATATTATTGGATTAAATTCTCCAGATTCTTTAAGAAGGATGAAAGAGAAAATGAATTATATTCAGCAAGTGGGCTCTGTTGATGACGGGAATTTACCCGACGTTAGAATGGATTTAATGAATCAAGCATCTCAATCAAGAAAAAGATAGAAAGTAACACCATGACAAACGAACAAAAAATATTAGTAGATAATGTATATAAAAAATTTCAAACCACAATGATTGGCTCACTAGCAAGATTCGAAGCTATTTTTGGACATTTATGGGAAAATGATAGCAAAGAAGCTGAAGAATTTGAAGATATGTGGGAATATGCTAGAAATAGCATACTCAATAATGGAAATAAACAAGCACGATCAGCAATTGATGATCTTAGCAATTATTTTGGAAATAACGGAACAGTAAAACAAAAATATCAATTTAACTTTGATAAAAAGAAAGAAGGAGATAGATATGAAGACTAAGACTTTTAAGACAACAGTTGATGGTGCAGAAAAAGAGTTTCTTGTTAAAACACCGTCTTTAAATGATCAAAGAGAAGCCCAAAAAGTTTATAATCAAGCTTTTACTGATGCTATTAAAAGCAAAAGTGTTGTGAGGGCAAAATTAGATGATCTATTAGAAGATCAGGGTTTATGGAACGATGAAAAACAGGCTAAGTTCACCACCTTGCAAAAAGAGTTGCTTGATGGCGAGAAGAGACTTGCTAAGGGTGGATTTAGTTTAAACGAAGCCAAAGACCTTGCAATTAAAATGAAGGGCGTCAGAGATGAAATACGAGATCTTATCAGTGTTCGTACATCTCTAGACAACCATAGTGCCGAAGGTCAAGCTGATAATGCTAGATTTAACTATTTAGTTAGTGTTTGTGTGGTGTATAATGATAGCAAGCAACCGTATTTCAACAATATGGAAGACTATCTTAATAGATCAACTGATCAGGTTGGACTACTAGGAGCACAAAACTTGGCCAATATGCTGTATGGTTTGGATAATGACTATGAAAGTAATTTACCAGAAAACAAATTCTTAAAGAAGTTTAAGTTTGTTGACGATAAGCTACGATTAGTAGACAAGAAGGGCAGACTAATTGATGCGGAAAGTAGGCTAATTGATGAGAGTGGACGATTTATAGACGAAGAAGGTAACTTTGTTGATAAGTATGGTAACAGAGTAACTTCTGATGGAGATTATCTCGTTGATGCACAGCCGTTCCTAGATGAAAACGGAAACCCAGTTATCTTAGAAGAAGACAAAAAAGATGAACCAACAGCAAAAACAGAAACAGTCGAGCCAGAGACTCAACCAGCTCAGCCCGTCGTTTCTGAATCAAAAGAGGTTGCTCCAGCTTAGTTTTTATAACATAATTCTTCTTTTTAGTATTCCCAATCATGAGATTTTTCTTGTGGCTGGGAATATTTTTTTAGCTAAATAATTAATTAGGACAATCAAATTATGGCATTCAACTTAACTGCACAACTGAATTTACAAGGACCAACAAATGTAAAGCAAATTGCTGCACAAATTAAAAAAGATCTTGGTAACATTAATGCAAATATTACTTTTAAGCTTGATCCTGCTGTTACTAAAAATGTTGCGGCTTTGTCATCGTCTCTCAAAGGCTTAAATGCCGCATTTGGTTCAACGACAACGTCTGCTACTGCTGCTTCAGCAGCTATCAAAGCTTTTGGTAACAGCATAAATAGCGTCAAAATAAATAACGTTCCACAACAAATAAATGCAGCAGCTAATGCTGTTAATAAACTTAACAAAGCATCAGCCTCGTCAGCAAAAGATCTTGGATCAGCATCAGCAGAGATGCAAGAGTTCGGTAAACAGGCTGGTCTTGCCATTAGAAGATTCGTAGCATTTAGTACTGTTACTAGTGTTATATACGGATTAACAAATAGTATTAGTCAGGGTGTTCAAGCATTTATTGATTATGATAAAGAATTAGTTAAATTACAACAGGTAACCGGAGAATCGTCATCTGGCCTTGCAAAACTACAAGAACAAATTACAAATCTGTCAACAACATTTGGTGTTAGTTCTAAAGATTTAACCTCTGTTGCTTCTACATTAGCACAGGCTGGTTTGAGTGCGAGAGAAACAGAAAAAGCATTAAGAGCTTTAGCTTTAAGTAGTTTAGCTCCATCATTTGATAATATGAATGAGACAGTAGAAGGAAGTATCGCATTAATGAGACAGTTTGGTATTAGTGCTGATGATTTAGAAGGAGCACTAGGTGCTGTAAATACTGTTGCTGCAAGATTCGCTGTTGAATCTTCTGACATTATTACTGCTGTTCAAAGAACGGGTAGCGTATTTGCAACTGCAAGTAAAGGAGTTAGTGAAGGTAAGGATGCTTTAAATGAATTTATAGCAGTGTTCACAAGTGTTCGTGCTACAACTCGTGAAAGTGCTGAAACTATTGCTACTGGCTTAAGAACTATTTTTACTCGTATTCAGAGAGGAAGCACAATTGATTCTCTCAAAGAGTTTGGAGTTAATCTAACTGATACCGAAGGTAAATTCGTAGGAGCCTATAAAGCTGTTGAATTATTAAGTAAGGGATTGAGTGGAATTGATCCAAGAACTGCTCAGTTCTCTAAGATAGTTGAAGAACTTGGTGGATTCCGACAAATTGGTAAAGTTATTCCGCTTATTCAGCAGTTCACAGTTGCTCAAGAAGCATTAAAGACTGCACAAGCTGGTCAAGGATCATTAGCGAAAGATGCTGCAACAGCACAACTTTCTTTGGCCAATCAAATTAGCAAAGTAAGACAAGAGTTTTTTGCTCTATTCAGAGAAATAGGACAATCAAAAGGTTTTCAGTCATTAATAAGAGGAGCTTTAAGTTTAGCTAGTGGACTAATTAAAGTGACAGATGCTGTTAAAGGAATATTACCCGCTCTTGCTGTTATAACAGCATTTAAGGGCGCCAAAGCTTTAACTCAATTTGCTAGTGGTTTTAGTACTGGAGTTAAAAGAGGACCAGATGGTAAAGCTAGTGGTGGAGTAATTAGAAAATTCGCAAGAGGAGGTGTTGTTCCAGGCACTGGTAGTGGAGATACTGTTCCTGCAATGTTAGAGCCAGGAGAATTTGTGATACGAAAAAAAGCTGTTGAGACTATAGGATCGGATAATCTTCATAATATGAATAAGTATGGTGGTGGAGGAAGTATAAGAGCTGGAGGATCAAACCGAAGAAAAGGGTTTGCTAGCGGTGGTGCTGTTGAGATAAGATCACTTGAAAGTATTAAAAAAGTAAAAGATGGAGATAGCTTTATTGCAACTGCTATTCCTAGACCAAAGCCTTTTGAAGTAGAATTCAGAGTAGGAGGTTTTGATGCATATGAGACTATGGGCGAGAGAGCTAACTCTAAAAAAACTGGAGAAAGTAAAGTCAGTCAAGCAAAATTAGATCAAATATCAAAATATGAAAAAAATGCTAATATATTAAGTAAGGTTAAAAAAACAGGAAAAAAGAGTAATGATTGGGTTATACCACCAGAAACAATAGTAACAGATTCAGGACTAACGGCTGTGGAGGCTGGAAACAAGGCTACAGAAGAACTGAAAAAAAATCTGAATAATGCAGATGAAGGTAAATTGAAGCAGTTAAAGAAACAAATTGTACAAGGAGATAAAGATAGATATAATAGATTACTTATAGAAGGCGATTCAAATATTTTAACTATATCTGATGAATTTAAAACAGGTAGATTTACAGAAAAAAATCTTGGTGGAAAAATTCAAAAATTCATGGCCGGAGGAAAAGCAAAAGAAACCCGATCATTTGGAAGTGGAACTTTTCCATTTCCCAAAAGAATTAGTAATGCCTATTTCAAAGAAATAGACGCCAAGCTAAATAAAGAACAAGTTGATAAAGCTTTTAGTGGAGGATCCTTCTTGGAATATCCAGAAGACTTTAGATTCAAAGTGGATCAAGCAAAAGCAACCGAAGCTTTTGACTCAATACCATTCGATAGAAAGCAGTTTGCAGATTCTTTCAAGAGTAAATTAGCTAATAGCGCTATTTATAGAAGAATGAGTGACTTTGCTAAATTCATAGGACTACCAAAAGAAGATTTATCATTAGCTCTACCAAGTCATATTGATTTTACTGATCTGGGATTAAAAGGTCTTGGTCAATTTGATAGAACGGGTATGGGTACTAAAAGCACATCTGGCTATGACCTATCTGGTTCTGGATATACAGAGGCCAATGACCAGGATCTTTATGGATATGAAAAATTAGTAGCAGAAAAACAAAAAGAATTGAAGAAAATAATAAAAACACCAGTAAAAACTTTTGATGACGGATCTTTTTCATATGATGAAGCATTAGCTAAACAAACTTGGGATGAGATTAATGATCTTCAAATGAAGATATCTAATACTAAAAAATTAAAAAACCAAGCAGAATTAACTGCTATGGATCAGATGCAAACCACAGCTAAAGCTACTGGCCGTGGCGCGATCACCATGAGCACCGGAAGACTTTCTGGTAGAAAAAATGATACTTTTTATCATGAAATGACCCATCAATTATTTCAAGGATTAAGAACACGATCATCAGAGAGTTTTGATAAATATAAATCAAGAGTTGTTTCACTATTTAGTGGAGATAATAATGATTTAGCAGATGCATTTGATGCTTTAGAGTCCAGCTATAATAGTTCGGATGTTGTATATGGACGTTCATACAAAGTTGGAACATTAGATCAAATTATACAACAAAATCGATCTATTAGCAGGGGAGACAAGCCTGCTAAAACTCCCGAAGCAGCCACCGCCGCATCCTCTCTTTGGGCAAAATCTCTTGGTATTAAAAAGGCTAAAGATTTTAAACCATTAAATCCAGAAGTTAATCAGGTATTATTAGATAATAGTATTTCTCAATCTTATATTGATAGAATAGAAGATAGTGGGAAAGAAGAATTTTTAACAACACTAGTTCAGAACTATCCTAGACTTGATAGTAATCTTCAAGGAGCTTTAGATTCTACACTAACTGATCTATTGGGTAGTGCTGGTATTCAGAGACAAACTTATGCTGCTGGTGGAAAAGTACAAAGAAATATAGGAATTATAGATACAGATGTTTTACGAGATCCAGCAAATGCCGATATTGTTGGACCAGCCATGGAAAAACTTGGAATTACAAATACTAGTTTATATAGCAGAGAATTAGCAAAATTAGCAGCACAAGCAAGAAAAGAAGAGTCTTTATCAAAATTAACAGCAATCGCTGGAGCAGCAGGATCAGGCAAAAGTAGTTTGGCTACGGGAAAAGGATCTCCAGATGATGCAACTTTAAGAAAAACTATTCGCTCTTCAATTCTTAGCCCTGAAGATATTGCTAAAGTTAATGAGGTTATAGTCTTAACATCTACTGCTAGTCAAGAAAAATTAGATGCATATTTAAAAGATGTTGATAGAGCATATATATTAAGTTCCAATACAACAGAAGAACAAGATCAAATAGGAGCTAATAGAGTTCAGAGAGATTTAACGGGGGAAGGTCTATATGGTCGTAAACCAGGAATTACAAATATTGCTCCTAGAGATTTTACAGTAGAAGAGAGTATATTAAGGGATGAATTAGGTAAAAGGGCAACCGTTCTTGGTCGCAAACCAGGAGGTTTTGGTTTAAGACGTAAGACTGAAGAAGAATTGCCAGAAATTGTTCAGGCTGGTGGATACTACACTGGTGGATTTGCTCCACCGACCAGAGGCCATCGTGGAGCATTTGATACTTTATTAAGTAATATGATTTCTAGAAATCCAAATGCTTCAGCAGAAGATATTATAGTGAGTGTTGCTCCTAATTTATCGATGGACAGAGGAGAAGGAGATACCGACGCAGAGAAGCTCGCACATGCTGCACGATATGGCATATTTCCAGCAGATTTTAGAGCATTATTAGCAGGAGTTAATTTTCCTGGAGGCATGATAAGTGCCGAATCAACTGGCAGAGGAGATGTTTTGCCAAAAATGATGGAGGTTCAAGGAGCTAATGGTCGTAGAAAATTTGCTAAACTAAAAGGAGCATTAGCAATCACATCAGGGAAAAAAGCCGGTGCTCTTCAAAAATATGAAAAAGCAGGAGTTGACGTAACAGATATTCCAAGGATAGACGATATTAGTGCTACTAAAGTTAGGCAAGCAGTGATTAATGGAGATGATGAAGCTTTAACTAGTTTTGTTAGCCCAGAAGTTGCTTCTGTTCTCATGGGCAATAGAGCACAGCTAAGAAATCGCAGCGTGATGGTTCCTATGCTTATTGAAGAAATAACAAAATATGGAGCAAATCAAAAAGCTCAAACAAATGCTGAAATTCAAAAAATGTTAGCAGAAGCTCCAGGAGGCCCATACGGCAAAAATATTACTCAAAGGGTAAGAGACAATGCTCCAGATGTAGTAGCCCAAATTGAAGCTATGAGAGAGAAAAGAGACGAATTGAGTTCCAGTCTTTTGGGCTACAGAGCACACAATATAATCTCCTTATTATCTGCTAAATATCCAGATGCTTATGGATTAGATCCATCACGCAGAGCATCAGTATCAGCACAGCCATCCGACTTATCTAAAGATGTCATATCGGCCCAATTGTCTGAAGGCATGGCCGGTGAATTTAGTGGGGTGCCAACAGCAATGCCTTCTGGACTACAAGAAGCAATACTAAAAAATGTAGAAAAGGCTACTCAGGTCAAGAAGTCTTCTGGGATATTACCAGCACAAGGAACAGAGATATTAAAAAGATTTGGAACAGACAGATTACCAAATGACGCAAGTTTTGGTCCATTCTCAGGAAAAACAGTAAGAGATACCGCCGAAGGAGGAAAATTAAAATACTGGAATTCTGCATTTAGACCAGAAACAAAAGCAGACAAGCTCGCTTACTATATTGCAACAAGAGACTATCTAATAGACAAATTTAATGAATCACAAGGAACTCAAAAGGCCACGTCACTAGCAGAAACAACTAGCGCTGTATTATCGTCAAAACAATTAGGACTAGTTGGATTAAATCCATTGGGATATACTGGATTATTAGGGCCAGAAACTTGGAATCTTGGAGTTGATTCGTCTGGACAAGAAAGATCAATAGATGCTTCAATAGTTCAGAGAGGATTACCAAATCAATATCAAAATGTAATTGATTATCTTAGTGGTCAAACAGAAGAAATTGTAGGCGGAGCAGCCAAACTTCTTGGAATATCTCCAAAGAAATTAACTAAAAAACAAAGAGAAACATTAGGTCAGGGTAATATTGAAGGCGCTTTACTAGAACAAATTTTTGGATCAGCAGATGCTACAATATTAGACGATGCTTTAAGAACTCGTCCGATTGACTTTCCAATGGGCATCGGATCTAAAGCAGCAAAAATATTTGGTATCGATCCTGATATTCCAACAGAAGTTAAAAGAACAATAGATAGTAATAGTAGAGGCAAGGCTGTTGAAGAATTCCAAAAACATTTTAGACAACAATATGGAATTCCAGAACCCGTCAAAGAAGACATACAAATGCTTTCCGAGGGTGGCTGGGTAAGAGGATCATATTCCCCACCCGATATTGCCGCACGAGCAAAGACTTTGGGCATGAGCCAAGAAGAACTCACAGCAAAATTAGAAGAACGATTAGATAATAGATATAAAGACTATGCTATTCCAGACTGGGAGATAAACAAAAGATTTGGACTAATACCATCTAAAAAAACATCACCAGAACAAGAAAGATATGAACTTGCCCAGGCTAATAAACAAAAAAGAATACAAGAGGCTATGGAAAAACAAGGTCGCAAGCCAAAAGAGTTTGAGACCAAAACTAATGATGAAAAAATGTGGAGAAAAAATAGAGGATATGCTACTGGAGGACAAGTTAAACTATATCACGGAAGCAATACCGGAGTTGATGATAGTGTTTTAAAGAGCTTTAAAGAAAAAGGTGCCCTTTCTAATATTGCTAAAGGATATGGTCAAGGAGAAGGATTCTACTTATATACAGAAAAGAATAAAGCAGAACAACAAGCTAAGATGAGAGTTAATGGAGGAAGCAACTTCACTGTTGCTCAAGGAGATAGATCAGGAAAACCAATGGTATTAAGTTTTGATGAAACTTTAGATCCAAAAACTTATGATTTAGATTATGAATTACAAAAAGGACTAGTGGTACAATGGATGCATGATAATTACGATACTCTTAAAGATAAATATGCTCCTACTGAAAATCAAACCGGATTAAAAGGTAAGTTTGATAAAAATCCAGACGCTGGGATGATGTCGGTTGGAGTACGTGTTCAAGAAGGATCTCAAACATTAAAGTCCGAAGACGGAACAGAGTTTACCTTGCCTGGAGGATCAAGAAAATCTATTTATGCCGGAAGTGAAGGAGATGTAAGAGAAGGGGCTTTATTGGGTCAGCTTATGTCCAGAATACAATCTGGAGATCCCGAATTAGTAAATTCTTTTGAATCCAAACTTTTTGAAAAACCACTAGGATTAGCATTAAAATATGTTGGATCATCTCCCTTGAAGCCAACCAATATCGAGACCTTTGCTCAAGGAGGACAAGCAGGAATATCATCAAAGGACACTGTTCCTGCATTATTAACTCCTGGTGAATTTGTTGTTAATAAGAAAGCAGCAGAAAAAATAGGATATGGCAAGTTAGAGACATTAAATAAAGCGGATAAATTACAGGGTTATAATAAGGGAGGAGTAGTTGGTGGAGGAGTAATTCAAAGATTTGCTACTGGAGGTAGTGTTTTTAGTATTGAAGAAATAATGAAAGGATTAAAAGGTTTTGCTGAACCAGCAGTTCAAAAATTAAAAACCAGACCAGAAACTATTGATAGTAAAAGTATAGAAGCTTCATCAGAACTAGTTAATAATATTAAACTATTAACAAAAGGTTTTGAAGAAGCTGGTTATAGCATGATAAGCTTTAAGAAAGTTCTTGAACAAGTTGGGGCAGGAGCTGACATATCTTATAAAGATATTGAAAAGGCAATGACTAAGGATGTTGAAAGACTCAAGATTACTGGAGCATCAATAGACACTATAATAGCAGCAGAAAAAGCATTAAAGAATGTTAGAGATCAAGCTAAAACAGCAGTAGCAAAACGACAATTTTTAGAAGCAGGATTAAAAGAATCAAAAACAGGTAAAGTTCTTGGTTCGGGTGGTGCCCAGCAAGCCATTTTAACAGAAGCTGAGAAAAAAGAAAAATTAATTACAGCACAAAGAAAATCACAAATAGAAAAAGATTTAATCAAAAAAGATCCATCATTATTAGGAGATAAAGATAAACTAGAACGAAGAACTAATAGAAGATTAGAAAAAGAACAAAGACAGATTAAAGAGCAGGCATTCTCATCAGCCACAGAAAAAGTTACTGGAATTAAAAGATCAGAACTTTCAGGAATGGGCATCGGCGGAGCTGATATTCAAAGTTATGTTTCTCAGTCAATGACTGATCGTAAAACATTAGCTCAGATGGATAAACAGCTTATTGCAATGAGATTAGAAGAATATAAGAATGCTGGAACTGTTAGAGGTGTCTCAGTCAAATCAGCATCAGAAGCACTCTCTCTTGCTAAGGAAGAAGTTAGTAAAAGAAGAGAAATGATTAATGAGATGGCCAAAGAGCAGGGAGAAAAAGGAGTTGGCGCTGGTGGTTTAACTGATATTAGAAATAGTCCTATTAAAAAAGCTGTTCAAGAAAGATACTTCTCAGGAACAATGTCCCAAGGAATTGGAACAGCTTTGGGAGACGTTGGAATGGTGGCAGGATTAGTTGGTGGACAAGGGAAAAATATTGCAAATCTAATGTATGATACTTCCACAGACGAAGGAAAGATTGCTGCTGCTGGTAAAGGGGCCGCTATTGAACAGGCCGGATCAACACTAGCAACCGGTTTAACAACTGCTTCTCAATTAATGGCTATAAATCCCCTATTAGGAGGATTAACAGCACTAGGTACAGTAGTCTATGCTGCTACTGATTATTTTACCGATTTTACTGGAGCACAAGAAACTGCTGCTCTAGAGATGGAAAAGAATTTACGATTTGAAGAAGTGGCCGCTTCTGAAAAAGATTTGGCTAAGGCTTTCAAGGATTTTGAGAAAGATCTTGGTAATATAGATCTACAAAAGGCTTTAGATAAGGCTCTTGTTAGATCCTCAGAATCATCTCTAAAAGCTGTTTCTGCTGAGACTAAGGTTGCACAAAATGAAAAGGGTAAAACTAGAACATGGACAGAGTTTCTATCCGGAGCAGAAAAGCCAAAGATGGATACTCAAGATTTTAATGAATTAGATAGCAAGATAGCTGAAAGAAATGCTGATAGTGGAGACAAAGCATTTGCTTTAATATCACAAAAAATTAATACTGGAGCTAGTGTAGAATCTATACAAGCAGATAAAGAATTAATTGGGGCTAGAAGAGCATTAGTATTAGCAGATGAAGATGCTCTTAAAACGGTTAGAGCAAGAATTATGGAAGAAGGTGGGTATGAGAAGGTTTCTAAAGAAAAACAAGATGCAATATTAGATGAAGTTGCTAATCAAAAAATACTGACAAATGTTCAGGTTCAATCTGCAATAAAAACAAAACAAATGTCTGATGCTTTAGAGGCTGCAGACAAAGCTGGCAGAAAACTAGCAGCTAGTTTTGAAAAATTATCAAATATTATTAGTGAATCTGTTAATAGAATTAAATTCGAATCTGATGTTAGAAAATCATCGGCAGAAAAAAGCAGATCAGCATTAAGAGGACAATCAGAAGATAATGGTCCAAAGTTAAGAGAATTAAATGTTCTTGAAAATCCAAATGCTTATTCTGAAAAAGATTTTAATCAAGCCTTACAGTCTGCAACAGCAGGAGTTGATGAAAAAACTAGGAACCAGTTAATAGGCGGAGCACAACTACAACAACAATTACCAAATGCTATAACAAAAAGCATAGCAGAAAAATTAAGTACCAAGGGAAGCTTGGGAGTTGAAGAAGCCAAAACAGAGGCTATTAAAACTACTAATGAACAAATAGATAAAACAAACTTATCAGATGAACAAAAGACAAGCCTTAAAAAACAAGCAGAAACAAGAATAAATAATTTAGCAGAAGAAGCTAAGAAAAAAAATGATACGCCTCAAGCAGAATTAGACGCTTTTAGAGAAGGATTAGGAGATGCCGATAATATTCTTGGGGCCTTTGGAGTTAAAACGCTTGAAGCAGTAAAAGCATTATCATCGTTTAAACAAGGGGCATTAGCCGATTTCTCCGAAGGTCTTAGAGATGCTAGTAAAGCAGCAAAAGATGCTCAGAACTATTTTAAGAAAGCTAGAGATATCAGAGCTCAAGGAGATATGAATCTTAGAGAGGTTATGACGGGCGTTGGTGAAACTTATGATGAGAAACAAGCAAGAGTTATGGGTGATGTGGCCGGATTAGCTGGCGGAGAAACCTCTGTTGGTGGAATTAAAAATAGAATTGTTGACTTACAAGCACAAAGAACAGCAGTAGAAGAAAAAAGACAGGGCATGAGCGATCCTGATGAACTTAAAAAATCTGCTATACAACTAAGATCATTAGACGATCAATTAAGAGATACAAGAGAAGCTTTAGACACATTAGCAAGTAGCACAGAATTAGTAGAAAAAGCATTTGATGATTTAAAGAATGTTAGAGATCTTCAGAAGAATAGAGAAAGTTTTGTTAATACATTACTAACAAATACTCCAGAAGAAGCTGATAAACTTAATAAAACATTTATAAGACTTCAAAGAAATCTTTCTGGAGGATTAAATGGTGCTAGTAATCAAAGAGATGCTCGCAAAGCATTTAATCAAACATTAAGAGAAACAGGAAGTGTAAGAGAAGCTACTAAGGCTGGTAATACAGTATTAGCCAATCAAAGAAAAGAAACACTGGCCCTATCACAAGATCCTGGAGTAAGAGCTGCTCAAGAATTAAATATTAGAAATCAATATGCTCAGGGTAAAGGAAAGCCTGGGGTAAGTGCTGACCAAGCTGTTGCTGACTATTTTAAACAACAACAATTACAATTAACAAAGAGTATGGCTATCGAGAGTGGAATGATGAATAATCCTCTTGTTCAGCAATCAATAGCTGCTATGGAAAATCCTAACGCTGATCCCGCAATGAAAGAAGCTTCTAGCAAATATTTACAGTCTGTTGGATTACAGGCTGATGCTACTAAGGCACAAGGAGAGTTGGCTTTATTAGAATCTCAGCAGGCTCTAGTATCAGCAAATGCCAACCTTAAGGTTAGTATAGATGATCTTAGAACAACTGTTGAAGCTAGTATGCTTAATAATGATATGAATGAAGGTAGAATTAATGCTCCTGGCGGAGCTAAAGTTCCATTAAATATCGGAGTTGCCGCCCCAGTTGCTCCTCCGAAGGCTCGCGGAGGATTAATTTATGCTAGTGAAGGTCAATTAGTAAATTTCCAACCACAAGGAACTGATACTGTTCCTGCTATGTTAACTCCGGGCGAGTTTGTGATTAATGCAAGATCAACCTCAGAACACTTGCCATTATTGAAAGCTATTAATAGTGGAAATTATAGTAAGGGCGGAGTGGTTTATTTAGCACAGGGTGGCGAAGTACAAAAAAGAAAAGAAGAAAGAATAGATGCTCAAAAAGAATCATGGATGATGTCAGAAGCAACTGGAGGAAGACCTGATGAGGTAGTTTCTAGAACATCATCTAGCTGGGCACAATCTCAGGTAGGCGATGGTAGATGGATGGGGATGACAGAAGATGAAAGACAATCAGAAGCCAAAAAATATGAACCAGAATTTCAAAATAGATGGGATAATTATAATAATAAAGAAAACGATGCACAGCTCAGAAGCGCTAACGATGCAGGATATGGTAGCATAAAGGAGGATCCTAATTCTGCTATTGTTGGTGCTAATTTTTTTAACGAAGAAAAGAAAAGAGCTACAGAAAGATTTGAAAAAGCACGCGATGCTGAAACAGCAGCATTAAATACTCCAATAGCTCAAACGTCGCTGTCTCCACAAGAATTTTCACAACCAGTAATACAACCATCATTACCGGTTCCTTTAGTAAGAGCAGATGTTATTCCGTGGGGCAGAGGAACAACAACAAAAATTAGACCAACTCAAGAAGCTATTGACGAGAAGAAAAAAATCAAATCTGAAGACTCACGAAGACGATCATTGTGGATGAAAGGAAGCAAAGGAAGAAGTCCAGAAGAAGAAACAGAATATGCAACATTGAAATCTAATCAAATAAAAAGAGAGGTCGGTCCATATACTGTAGAAAAAGATCGTAATATTTCTTCTTTAGTAAATAGTGCTTATCGTAAAGGTGCTCAGTCTAATGAGATAACACCAGAAGAAAGATCAGCCCTAAAAGAGTTAGGTTCTGATCGTAGAAATAGAGGAAGTTTACGTGCTCTATCATTTAGTGCTGCGTTGCCTCCAATAACTAGCAACGCAGTAAATCCTAGCGGTCTTGATCCAGCAACGGCCTCTAGAATAAATGAAGGCTACTCAAGACCAAGCAATGAGCAACAGGCTGCCCAACAAAATGCCGCAATCGAATCAGGAATTAGACAGCAGTATACTACTGCAAGACCTGATATAACTGATCCTGCGGTCTCTTCTGGTGTTCAAACAGGATTAGCATCTTATACTACCAATAAGGTTTTACAAAAGCCAGATCCAAATGATCCAAAATACCAAACAAGAAATCCTTTAGAAGGAATGGTTAATCGCATAGCCGATAATAGAGCTTATGAGGCACAGCAAACTCAACAAGCAACCCAGACTAATACTTCTGTTAATTTGAGAACACCAGAAATTAAAAATCAGGATGGAAGATTAGGCGTTAATATTGGTCCAATGGTTCCAAGTCCTAGAGTATCGTTGCCTGGAGATTATGTTGCTGGAACAAATTATACATATGGAGGAGATCCTAATACCCCAAGGTTTGAGTCTCAAAAAACAACTAGAGATAGAGAAAGCTCACGCAGAGATTGGTTTAACTTTCCTCTTGGATCACCATCGAATGTACTAGCGACTGAGACAATGATAAAATATCCAAATCAGTTGTTTATGCCGAATAGTCAAATAAATTCTTATCAATCTGTTGGCGCTACAGATCCATTAGAATATAGTAATGATCCAAAAATACGAGCAAAAGCAGAAACACAAAATGTTTATAGAATAACTGCTAGTCCAGGATTATCTTCTTCAATTCAAACGGCTACAACTTCAAGCGACACGAAGAAAAAGAGAGAAGCAGATAGTGCTATTACTAGCACAAAAATAGGAATAGAAAAAAGAGCACAAATAGCAGCTCAAGAACAAGCATTTGATGTTGAATTTAACCAACTATTAGAATCAGGAGCATGGAGAGATGATGAAGGAAATAGAGAAGCTTATAAGAAACAAAGAAGACAGCAAGTAATCAATGAAAGAAATAAAGCTAAAGAAGATGCTCAAACAGCAGAAATAGATAATAAATTTAATAAATTCTTAGCCGAAGGAAAAGTTAAAGAAGAGCAAAGAGACAAATATAGAGATGAACAAAGATCATATATGCCTAAACCTTATAAGGAATCTGTTGCAAGCTATAAGGTTCCAACAACAGAACAACTATTACAGGATCAAGCAAATAGCGAAGCGATAGCACAATTTGAAGGGGCCCAACAAGTTAGTGCGGCAGAAAAGGTTAGAGCACAACAGCAAAAAGCCGAAGAAGATAGACAAGCATCATTATATATAAATAGTAGCAATCCTGCTACGGCAGCAGTAGGATATGTTGGAGGAGTAACTCAGGGTATTGGAGACGCCCTTTATGGGGCGGCAAATATAACTGCCGGAGCAGTTGCAACAGTTGCATCTCCTATTGTTGGAGGTATTGGATATGCTATGTCTGGAGATGATACAGCTTTTAAAATTGGAGACGAAAATAATTTAAGAAACAGAACAGCCGAAAATATGTATGATGAGGCTAGAGCTAATGGCAGACCAATGCCATCTCCTCAAGAGATAGCGGCTGCTCAAGATGTTGCTGCTATAAGAGCAAGAACATTTACGGCAAACAGCGACAGACTAAATAATCAACAGGGAGCTTATTCTGCAGCAACTTCTGCGGCCGCCGATGTTGGACTAAGGGCTATGGGTGCTGGAGCAACTAGTTTTGTTGAAGCCGGACAAGCTGTTGCTGGTATGGGGCCGATACAAACTGGTGAGCAAACAGCATTACAACGTAATGATGCTAGAAATGTGGAGCTGGCTGGTGGTATGGATAGTTGGGCTGGCTTTGGTACAGCATTTGCTCAAACTACTGCGTATGGAAGCACTCAAGGCGCAGGAGCATTAGTTAATGCTGAAGGAGCAGTATTTAATGTTGCCGGTCGAATGGCAGGGGCTGCTGGAAGGGTCGCTAGTAGAATACCTGGTGTTTCTAGTGTTGGTAGGGCTGCTGGTAAAATACCTGGTGCTGCTAGTGTTGGCAGAGTTGCTGGAACAGTAGATAGAGCTATTACATCAACTGCCAGAGGAGCAGGAAGATTGGGTGGTAGAATTCCTGGTGCTCGTGGAGCCGGAAGGGCAGTTAATAATTTTGTTGAGGGCGTTCAAGATGTTGCTACTCAAATGGGTGATGTTATAGGAGTTAGAGGTATTGCCCCAAGTTATTCAAGACCAAATCTTAATAGATCAGGCACTACTTCTTCTTATAAGAATTTAAAACCAGCAAAGCCAGTAACATTCCCAGAGTCTGCTCCCACCAAAATCAGAAGCATAGACGATATTAATCCATTAGAGTATGATGGTAATTATGGTAGACTAGCGGCCAAAGCTAAAGCAGCAAGAAGCAGAGCATTGGATGAAAAATTATCAAATATTGATTTGACTATGCCAACACCCGGTCCACAAGTTAAGCCCAAAATAACAGCAGCACAATATCAACAGATTCAAGATCTTGTTAATCAAGGTGTTCCAAATAGCACAGCGACCCAAAGCGTGTTAGGAAAAGCTAAAACAACAGTTGCCGGACCATCTATAGTAAAACCCAAACCAACTAAACCAACTATTCCAACTAAACCAGTTAAGCCAACAACAGCCACAAAATCAAAAGTTAATGTTACAGACCCGGTGTCATTCAGACAAGTTCAGGAGAATTTAGCAAGTGATTTGGCTGATTATGTTACTCCAGCACGAAGGAATAAGTTCTTATCAGAATTTGTTGAAAAATCTACACCACAATCCGTATCGGTTGATCTAGACAAAATCAATGCTAGTAGACAAATAAAAGGAATAAATAGACCAGTAACAAATTCTAGTAAAGTTGGTATGACAACAGCAGAATCAAAACTAGTTTTTGGATCTCAATATGCTGATGAGAGTATTGTGAAACACGAGCTTGGTCATCTATTTCAAAAAAGTACGAAAGGTAGTAAAAAAGATCCTTTTGGAAAAAGAAGTTTACAGAAATCGCCCTTAATGAAAGAAATAGAAAAATTTGTTGATGATCCTAGTGGATTATCTTCTATTAGTGGTGGCAAGAGCAAGAATGGATACAGCTCATCGGCTATAAAAAAGAATCCATCAGAACTACTAACAACATTAGTAGAAAATATCGAAAAAGTAAAAGGCAATAAAATAGCAGAAAGAATTTTAAAGAAGTTAATGAAATTCCATGGATATAATAAAGGTGGACTAGTAAGATATTATGGTAATGGTGGTCATGTTGACGATCATGACAGTCATGATTCTCATGGTCATCATGGTATGACAACTAGTTCTTTGGCTGGAAATGCTGCTTCTACAGGATTGTCCGCTGTTGCTACCAGAGGAAGAAATCCATTAAATATGAGAACAATGGGATCTAATCTTGATGCCCATTTTGGTACAGGACACACAGCAACATTGGTTGGAGAAGGAATTGATATGATCGGAGAAGCACGACACACAGCACACTCTGTTGGTCATGGAGCAAAAGTTTTTGGACTAGGAACCTCAAGTCCTGCTGCCGCAACAGGCATTGGCGCCGTTGCTGCTTATGGAGGTTATGCTGCTGGCAGTTACGCATCCGAAGCAGCAGCAATAATGAGCGGAGAAAAAACAGCAGAAGACTATGCTAAAGAAAATGATAGACAAAGACAGCAAGGGTATGCTCAAAATTTTGGCGAGAACATGTTTAGTCCTGGAAGAGCAGCAGCACAATTAGTTGTAGAAACAGAATCCACAACCAGACAAATGGCCGATAATGCAGCAGAATCAAAAAGAATAGAACAGAGAACACAAGAGTTAGGGGCGCAAGGACTTATTCCTGACCACTACACTCAGTCACAAGAATATAAAAAAGCAGAAAGAGAAAGACAAATACAGAATGTTCCTAAGCCTGCTGGTGGTAGAATGATGTATGCTTCTGGCGGCTTGGTATATGCTAATAATGGAGCATTAGTTCCATCATTATCTCAGGGAACAGATACTGTACCAGCCATGCTAACTCCTGGAGAGTTTGTTGTTAACAGAGAGTCTAGTCAGCAACATATGCCTCTTCTTAATGCTATAAATAGTGGCCATTTCAATAGAGGTGGAATTGTTAACTATTTGGCCAATGGTGGAATAGTTGCGCCCAAATATTATGCTGAGGCTGGATTAGTTAGTGGAGGTAGTGGCGGCAGTAGTGGTAGTAGTGGTGTATCTAATGATATATCGTCTAGTATTAGCGCTGCAGTAGGACAGGCTATGAACCAACTAAGCACCGCACTCGAATCAGGAATGGAAACATATAGTCAAATGATACAAAGCAGTACTGAAACATTAAACAATTTCGGCCAAACATTCTCTAGTGCCTCACAAACAATTGCTAGTTCAGCAAATACTTGGTCAGAGACTGCTAGTCAAATACCAACATCATTAACAGCAGAAATAAATGGTACACAATCGGTTAGATTAGACGTAGGCTCTGTACAAAACCACGCTTCTGCTGCTGGAAAAAGTGCTGGAGAAAGTGCTGGTCATTATGCTGGAGCTATTACAAGTCAAAATACAGTAGCTAAATACGATAGAACCCAATTTGAAGGCAATTTAAACTCAGCCGCAAACAATCGCCCAATGAGAACCTAATATATGTCAAACAAACTAATAAGAGTATTTGATAATATTGGATTTAATTTCGTTATAGAAAATGACGGTATTAAGCCAGTATCTGCTATAAAAACATATAATATTCTTAATACCAATCATGTAGGATATTTAATTCCTTACATAGCCAGAAACTTAAATAGTCGCCTATTTGAAACTGGTGTTGGAGAAATAGTATTTGATAATATTGGTAATATTGTTGTTAAAAGAATTGAGACTATTTCATCGTCTAATAATAACAATACAGTAGATTTTCCATCTTCTGGTAATGATTTTTATGTATTTGCTAATCAAAGTTCTTTTGACAAAGGACTAAACAACACAATCGTTATTGATAAAGATTTATCTTTAGATCCTATAAGCGCCTTGTATCTTGTAGACTGCTCTTCAAAATCTATCAGTATTAATCTTCCATCATTAGACCAGTCAAACAATATTATTATTGAATTAAAACTAATAGAATCATCAAACCCATTATTTATAAATGATAAGGATGGTTCGCTAGTATGCACACTAGATTCGTTTAATAATTATGCAAGATTGGCGTCAACAGGGAAGGATTGGGTAGTACTAAATAATAAGACACCAGAAAGAATGGGCGTACAGTCATTAAATAATGATTCTGATACTTTTTCTATAATGAGTGCAGACATCAATAATGCAGAAATGTATTGGGACTCAGGGTCTCAAAGAGTATTTATCGGAGCAAATTCAGCATCATCCGCAGATACTATCATACCGACCAGCGGCACATATCCATTTGTTGTTAATAACAATAGTAATGGTAGTGATTTTATAGTTTATGGAAGTGGATCATTAAATAAAAATTTATTTTTTTCTTATGACGGAAGAGTAGGAATCAACATTCCCTCAGGCTCACGACCATCAACAGTATTTCATATTGTTAATACGGTTTGTCAAGAGGGTCTAAGACTAGAGAATAGAACATCTTGTTATCCAGCAAATATAACACTTTATCATAAACCATCCACAGACATCACTAGTGGAAGCGTAGTTTCCCAGATCAACCTTTCTGCTAAAAACTCTACAGGCAATCAAACAAATTATGCCCAGATAGAATCACGAGCAGTCAATACAACAGTTTATGGAGAAAAGGGCTCATTAGATATCACAGTAGTTTCTGGTGTCACAGGAATAAAAACAATACAAACAACAGTAGATTCTACATATGTTGGATATAGTGGAAATAGATTACAGATTAATAATAATGGTAATCTACTATTAACTAATGGTAGCAGTCAAATAACAGTTAGTCCACAATCATCCATAACATTCTCGTCTGCCTCATTATATGCCACAGGGACATCATATTTAACAAACATATCTTCACAAAATATTGATGCGTCTAATATAACCATTAGTAATTTAGGGTCTAGCGGATTATTGATGGTTTCTGGTGGCAAAATAATTAATAGTCCACTCAGTATTGACTCAGCAGGATCATTAAGAATTCCTGTTCCAGCAAATAAATTATTGAGCACAACAGCAAACGGAGCAATTACTGGAATATATACTCTAGATGACTATTTCTTAACTGAGAGAGACATAGTCTGGACGAAATATTCTCCACGAACAGCAACAGCTTGCTTAAGACAAATTACTTTCGCAGATAGTGTTCCTTCTGATGAGTTTGCTCCTGGAGACCAAATAGTAATATCATATAATGGATCTAATTTATATAGAAGAGTTATTAGTTTAGAGTTAAATGGCAATGCTATTGTTGGACTTTTAGTTGATGAAAGTATCGTACAAAATACAACATCAAATGTTAATATTTACTCCATAACTAAGGGTGGATATTTAACAATGACTAAGAGTGTTGATGATGGAATAATTTCAAATTCATCTTCTAATACTTTAAGCATTAGACCATTAGTAGATACAACATTTAATGCTGGTCAAAAAGATATTAATTTCTCAGTATATGGACTTGGAGATGATCCAGCATTATTCATTAAAGCAAATACAGGAAGAATATTAATACCTTCTGGAATCTATTCGGGTTTTGCCACGGGTCGTTCGGATATGTTTTCTACAATAATTAATATTACAGGAGTAGGATTATCAAACCAGTATTCATCTGCAAATTACGCATATGATAATAGTAGAAATATTTTTTCTGGATTATTGTCTAGTGTGGGCACTAATGGATTGCCGTCTTACTATGGAACATACGATCAGAACGGTAATGCTGCTGAATGGATAGAAAAACAAGACGCAATAGAATCTAGAGATAGTATAGAATTTATTGCGGGAGGAGCTTATTCTACAGCAAATGACAGCATAATAGGATCTAATGTTTTAAAAAGTATTGAGTCCTTAATTAGAGCGTCAGGATATAATTATGTTGGGTTTAGAATTGCTAGTCTACAAGGTATAACAGACCAGACTTATATCTCTAGTACAAATGGTCTTAATATGTCTTTTGTTGGAGTTAATAATCCTAAAAATATAGAAGATTTAAATCCTATTTATATTAAAAACCCAGCAGGATCTCCAACAGTTTATTCTCAACAAGTTATTAATAATCTTGGTGTTGTAAATAATATTTATCGTATTGGTAAATACGAAGTAACAAATACACAATACTGTGCATTTTTAAATGCAGTAGCAAAAATTAATGATCGTGAACTATATGACATTAGAATGAGTAGTAATGCTCAAGGAGGAATTACTCGTATTAGTAATGCTGGATATGAGTATAGTACAAAGTCAAATATGGGTGATAAACCAGTAGTTTTTGTTAGCTACTTGAGTGCTATTAAATTCATTAATTGGCTACATAATGGAGCAAGTATTACGCTAAGTGAGTCTGATATTGATTATAATTTAAGCGTCGGAGCATATACAATATATAGTATAGGAAGTAATTCTTATAATGTTGTTAAGTCATCGTATAGAAAGTATTGGTTGCCCAATCTTAATGAATGGCATAAGGCAGCCTACTATCGTCCTGTTAATTCTAACGATTTTACAGGAACATCTACCGTAAGTATTAAGCGTAGTGAGCCAGAAATTATAGCTACAGGTATTGATATCACAGGTTCGGCAGCAAAATTATATGCTAATCTTAGTGTTAGTGGGTGGTTATATGTTGACCATATTGTTGTTGGTGACGGAACCATACGATCTGCAAAAAGTTTTACAGGGTTAACTGATCCAGTAGTGGTAGATACTCCTACATCACAAGGGACAACCACAGTATCTCCATCAATAAATCTATTAACCCAATATAATAATCCTTATGCTTCTGTTTTTGGCTCTGTTGCGAGTTGCATATCTGCTGGTTGTTCATTTAATGCTAAGCCATTAAGATTAGATGAAGATACTATCTCGCTATGTTCCGATAACACTCTATCATATAATGAGATTCCTTGGTGGTGTGATACAAATAATAATGGTCCTGGATGGTTTAATTAAATAGAGGAAATTAATCATGAGTAATCCCTGGTATACAATTATTGGACCTAGCGGCTGGCCCGGAGTTAGTATTAACACCGGAAATAAAAAAATAGATGGAAAATATTATAATATCCTGGGAGATAAGAACATCCAATTGGCTGCTAGTGGAAATATGTGGCTTGTTGGAGCAAGTGGTATTCAGTTAGTATCTCAAGGGTATGTTGATACTAGTGGGTTAAGATCTAAAAACCTGTTATATCAAAACATGAGTAAAATAGACTCTAGTGGTAATATAGTACCTTCTTATCCTGGATCTGATGGATCGTTGATATACAGATCCGGAGACAATGACTTAGCAGCAATTCCTGGAAATAAATTAATTTTTAATACTGGATTAAATGCTCTAACAATGCCAAACCAGCCATATGGACCTCTTTATATTAGTTCTGGAAATTTTGATAATCCTAATACTCATGAAATAAAAGCATTCCCAGAGATAGAGTACGTTCCATCTGCAACTATTGATGGTACAGAAATCCCAGCAACCGTTACAATCAATGCCTTAACAAAATTAGCAGAAGGAGTACAAATAGCTCCAAATTTTGAAGGATATAAGGGGAATATTTTAACACACATGGGAAAAGACCAACCCGCACAATGGTCTCCCGCAGTCTATCTTAATGCGGACGGTGTTTTGTGGAATAGGTTCTCAAAGAGACCCATCAAGATTGAGGATGGTAGAATTATATTTTATGTAAATAAACCCAAATGGGCAGATGCTAGCATAAGCTCAACAGCATTAACGCAAGATATATTAGAAGCAGAATTTGGGGTGGGTTTTGATACTATTGAATTGGTGCGTAATGATACTAGAGAAATTACATTTGTAAAATTTGCAGCAGAAGTTAGATACGGTGCTGAACAAGACTCTATTGATTTAATTACTCCATTAAGTGATTTATATTTTGATGTTGATTTTGTCGATCCTGATGGAGAGCCTGATCAAACAGTGCAAGGATTAGCTATTAAAATTTGTACTCCAAAACCTTGGTCCGGTGGTACTTCATACTCAGGCAATGGTTATGCTTTCTCTGTTACTAAGGGAGCATATATGGACATGCAGTTGGGAAGAACTGCAAAGAACCAATATAGTTGTATACAAGAAGAACTACCAGCTAGTCAATTAAAATTTAAACCAAGTACACTTAATAGTATCAGTATAAGACCAGATACTTATACGGCATTTAATATGCTTGGTGAAAATATAGACTTCCTTGTTTATGGACAAAGAAAAACAAGATATGGAAACTATGATGAAAATATTTTTGGACTAAATACAAATAATATTCCCTCTGGTTTAGTTCCTGCATTTAAAATAGATGCTAATATACCAAACGCAGCTAGCGGATCTCCAGCTTCTGGAGTATACTTCACAAAGTATTTAGACAGAGAAAAAGTAAATCCTTCAGGATGGAGTTATGATACTAGAGCAAAAGTTTCTATTAATACCAGCGGCGCATATGTTATAAGTTCACTACCAACTGGAACCTATAAAATCGGAGAGGTGACGATAACAGGATATATTTATGACTATGCTGATTTAACAGTTAACAGAACAACTTATAGTCCTAATATTATTGCTGAAGATATTTATTTAAGACCATCTCCATTATCAAATAATAGTAATAAATATATAACTAATGCTTTATTAACTATTGATAAAAATGGTAAAATAATATCAAGAGTACCAAAGACTAATCCAACAATACCTGGTAAACCATCTGGCGTGATACTAGACCCTGATAATAATGGGTCAGGAAATGCTGAATCCTCTATATCTTGGACTATTCCAGAAAGTGATGGCAATAGTCAGATCATAAATTATCTAATACAATTTTCTACTAATGGCGGATCAACATGGACAGATATTCCCAATGATAATAATTTTTATATAAATAGAGCAAATGCATATTCTAATAAAGCTACTATAATTGGGTTGTCACCATTGACCTCATACCTATTTAGAGTTGCTGCTCAAAATGCTATCGGAATAGGAGAATATTCCAATGCTTCTTCAACAATAATTCCAGGATTATCTGTTCCAAAAGCCCCATATGGCCTAACCCAAGTAAGGACATTTGATAATAGTGAATATTCAGATATAAGACTATCTTGGGTCGCTGGACAAAATGGATCTTCCAATTTATTGGGTTTTTCAATAGAAGAATCATCTGATAATGGATTAACTTGGCAATATTATCCAAGTTATGATCCTGCAGTTTCCGCTCTTGATCAATTAATAACTAATACTACAGAAACAATTACTGGCACAACATCTAAAATAAATTATTATTATAGAATATCAGCATGGAACTCTTTTGGTCAAAGCGCTTTTTCTTATATTTATAGTTCTGGTAATGTTCTACCAGAAGATGATCCTGATGCTGTTTCTCAACAACAAACAGATCAATTAAGCAACTGGGATTTCGGAACAGTATTATTTACAGGAGTATGTTCAGTATGAAACTACTATTAAAAAGAGACGAAAGCGGTAATGGCTTTCCAAGTGTCGATCAGGTTTTAGTTGGAGAATTAGTAATAAATAGCGTTACTGGAAGACTGTATACAAAACTTACCGATGGATCCATAGTAGAATGGATAGCTCAAAAAATTTGCTTTGATCCTACTCCAGAAATTGTACTAAATTATGAGAATACAATAGTAGGAAATGATATAGTAGAAAATTTCTGTTGCTTAGGTGGAATATTAGAATTTGAAGTTAGTAAATTAAAATTAGATCCTTATCAGTATTCTTTTGAGCTTGTTGAATTGACAACAAATTCATTACCAACAGATATTAACGTACAGTCTGTAAAGTATTCTGAATACACAATCCCAAAACCAGGGACAACAACTAATGAAACAATATCTGTAAGAAAAGGTGTTGTTCCAGTAAATCTATCTATTTCAAATAATCAACAAAATATTAGTATATTTAAATTCATAGTATCTTCAATTACAGATAGTAAAAAATTAATTGAAAAAATTATTACTATTAAATGTGCTACACAATCTTAACTGGATATAATATATGATTAATACTGTTAATTATTCTTTAGAAGAGGCTGAAAAAGGGATAGTTATATCCTTTCCAACTCCATCTAATCTAAAACAGAAGAATCAATATATACTGTATTTTGATACTCCCGTTAGTCTTCCACAGAGCCCGGCTAATATTATAAGTTTTGAGCCATCAAATGGTTCTTATTCTATTTTTGGATCTAATTTATTTAATCCTACAGTATTTATTAAGATAAAATCTTTACGTAAAACACAAACAAAAACACTATTAAGATTAGTAATAAAAGACACAAATAATACTATCATATATACTGATTATATATTAATAGTTTGTTATCCAGAATCTGTGGTTTCTGTTACAGGTAAATTATTGAGTTCTAGTTCTTCTAATTTTGGACCTAATGGTGGTAGTTTAATACAAATAACTGGAAATAATGAATCAACATCATCCGTTATGGTTGGATCAACGATCCAAGGACCAGGATTGGATCAATCACTCAACAGAGTATCCAAAATAGTATCTTCTGCAGTATCATCATCAACAAGTATTACTCTTGCTAATATCTCAAGCTTATCTGTTGGCATGTTGGCATATAAGCAAGACGGAACACTATTAGGGTCAATTGTTTCTATAGATGAAGCCGCCTCAAAAGTAGTTATCAGTAAGTCTGTAACATTAAATGCTAATATAATTATAGTATTTGCGAATAGCGGATCAGGCAGCGCAATAATAACGGTTAAAAGTATAGTATCTGACACAGTATTTGAATTAAACCAACAAATTGGTAATTCTATTGAATATTCTGGAATTTATTCTTTAACAACAATTTTCGGATGTTTCACAAGTACAGAATCAACAACAATAGAGTCTCCCCTTTATACTGTATTAGATCAGAATAATAATTGGACCTATCAAGTTAAAGATCAAATTATTGCACAGTTTATTCCAAAAGTATCAACTGGTTTATCAAATTTAATAATTTTTTTGCCTATTAAAAATACAACCCTTTTAGCAAAAGATAGTTTACCAGCCCCTATTCCAGAAGTATCTATAATTAAGCTTGGTGGCAGAGTTTTAAATGATTCTATATGTATGTCAAATATCTAAATGGTGTAATTATTAGTACAAACCATAAATAAATGGATTAAATATGATTATAAATAGCCAATTTTTTATTACACACTATAATGGCAAAGCACAACTACCATTAAAAACTAAACCACAAAATTTGTCTACAACAGACAAGATTATATATGATAGATTTATTCAGTCAATCGGGAGTATTTATAGTAGTCAGGACATTAATGGTAAAATATTAAAATTTTGGACAAAACTAACAGAAACCACTGACGAATTAGGAAATACAAAATATACTTATATTCCACACCCCGATTCAACATTAGAATATCTAGACTCTAAACTATCATATTATTTTATTGTTAGAGACACATCATTTCTGCCACTTAGCATACCAGTATTAGGTGGAACAGTAACCAATTTTGCTGATCCCGATATATTACCAAGAGTTAGTATTGATTCAGTCGATTTAAATACAAGGACAGGCAATAGTAGTTTTTTAAATATTAATGCCGATAATTTACAGATTAATGAAACATATTCATATAAATTCAATACCATTAATAGTAATTGGCCAGCCAATATAACCCCTATTAGTGGAACATTAAGATCCACCTCAACTTCTGGATCAATACAATCAATACTGACTCTATCTCCAACAACCCAGAACTGTAACGTATCAAATATAGAATATAATATTCCTGTTTCATGTTTAGTTTCTAACTTAAATGATAAGCACATAATATTACAACTTGAATTAACGCCACAATCATATGATGGAGACTCTGTATTAAGTAATGAGTTTACTATAAAGTGTATAGATTGTTTGCCACAAGCTATAATATCTTCTAGTATTACTAATGAGGATGACAGAGTCAAGAACCAAAAAGAAACACTATCTGTTAATTTGACAAATTTTAGTAAAAATAAAACATATAGATATTCAATAGAGTCACTATCTGCAACATGGCCTTATTATGTTTCTCATCCAACAGGACTAATAAAAATTACTTCAGCAACAGATTCAATAAAAATAGACGGTGTATTTTGCCCGTCAACAGAACAGTATCCTAGTAATACTAATAACGTTTTGACATACGTTTCTCAAAATAATAACGTAACTAAACAGTCGTGGTATAGACCTTCGATAACATTAAGAGCATCTTTAACTGATCAAGATTATCCTACTATTATTCACTATAGTAATGTTTTAAAGTTAACATGTAAGAATTATTCGGCACCAAGCTCGATAAATTCATCTGTAGATATAAAAAATATACAAGACTCATAAATAAAAGGTATAATGTAATGTCAACAATCAAGCTTATAGATGTATCTGTGGACGGATTAGATGATAAAGAACAATATAACTTTATTTTTAATAATAGAGGCGGGAATTGGCCAGTAAAAATTATGCCTCGTTCAGGAGTTTTTTATCCTCCACAACTAAATTCTTATGCATACTTTTGTCCGAGTGCCGCTTCATGCTCACCAAGTGACCCTAGTGTGTTTTATAACATTCCAACAACTAATCTTAAACAAACAACATTGTCTGTTGATAATACAACATTATATACTGTTTTAGACCTAGTTATCACCAACTCTAATAATAATAACGTTGTTTATAGTCGTTCATGTTTAGTAGAATGTGACACCTGTTTACCCAATATAGATATATCAGCTCCTGATGTTACTCTTAATGCTAGTACTAAAAATGCTAACAATATACCAATAACTATTAGTGGATTAATTCCAAATCAGGAATATACATATAAGTTTGAAGGAATTGATGGCAATTGGCCCATTAGTATTCTGCCATCATCTGGCACAATACAATCAACAAAAGAAACATATATTCTTAGCTCCTTAGCTTCTTTTTGCAATTCATCAGATAATTGTCAGAAATCACAAAGCGATATTCTAAAGTATCAACAGTCTAACCAGTGTTATGCTGGAGATGAACTTTATGGTAAAATTAAGCTAACTATTACTCCTATCGATATTAGTGCTTTGCAAACAAAAACTCAAACTTCTTTTTCAATAGTTTGTGATAATTGTTTAACAAAACCAACAGTTTCACTACCAAACTCTGTTACTCTGACCAGTTCCACAACTAGCAAAACAACAGTATCTGCTACTCTTTCAAATCTTAAGGCTGGAGAAAAGTATAGTTATAGATTTTTTACTTCTGATGCTAATTGGCCAATTGTTTTATATCCAAATAGTGGAGTTATTGTACCAACTAGCGATAACCAAACAGTATCTGTTAGACTGTCGTTTTGTGCATCAACAGGGTTATGTCCACAAAACACTATTGGGGTTGAGCCATATTCAATAAATACATTATTATCTTATGGTGTTGCTAGATTAGAAAAAATATGCAAATTAAAGATGGAGCTAACTCAAGACTGTAATAATTCTAAAGTATCTAGCTCAGAGTCTACTATTATTTGTTCTAATTGTCTCGATAAATACTCTGTAGGATTTACTAATGCTCCGTTACTAAGTTTGAGTTATCCTTGTTGCACCGGAACAAGAGACCTAACGGCTACTATTGTTGGCTCACCGGCTCAAGCATACAGATATGAATTTATACCAACAATCAGTGATGGGAAAATCAGTACTTTACCAATTAGCGGCATAGCCGTTACTGACATTAATGGAAATATAACCTTTGGTACTCGCTTAACTTCAGATTTATCTGACAGCAACACAAGAGCATTAAGGGTTATTACTACTAATTTAACATCAGGAGAAACTGCTACTGACACATTAACGGTTCAATGTGGCGGAACTACAAGTTGTTGATAGCCCTATAAGGAAACGTGATGAGTTATTTATTAAATAATTGTAATACCGCTAATTATAATAATTCAGCATCATGGAATGCTTTAACTGGTAATATTACTTCTGTAGGATCAAATGGACAACCTAGTTACTACGGAACATATGATCAAAGCGGAAATGTTAATGAGCTTTTAGATACTATAAGTAATAGCTATCCAATTTTTAGAGGTGGATCATTTGCTAGCAATGGAGATTCTTTAAAAAAGACTTATGCTGATATTAACTTCTTTGACTCTAAAAGAAGTGATTTGGGTTTTAGAATAGCAAAAAGTTCGGCAAGCATAGACTCACAGAACTATGTTTTAATTAATAACACAAATAATAGTTCTGACTCTTCTAATAATAATCTTGGATCTGTGAGCTATACTTATCAAATTAAAAAATATCTAATAACTAATAATGAATATGTTGAATTTTTAAATGCAGTAGCAATATCTTCTAACAGCTTATCTTTGTGGGTTTCTCAAATGGGAGATATTGCACAAAGAGGAGGCATTTCTAGATCAGGAATTTCAGGATCATATTCTTATGCTTCTCTTGCAAACATGGGAGATAAACCAGTTAATTTTATAAATTGGTTTTGTGTTGCAAGATATGTGAACTGGCTAAGTAATGGGAAACCAACAGGAGTTCCATCCAACTCAACTACAGAGGATGGAGTGTATTCTTTATCTGGTTTTATAATACAAGGAACTAGTAAGCCATCAAAGAATAATAGTAACTCTTACTGGATACCAACAGAGAACGAATGGTATAAAGCTGCTTATTATGATCCAAATAAGGGTGGAACTGGAGCTGGTTATTGGACTTATTCTACAAAAAGCGATTCTGTTCCAACATCAGTAACTGCAGACTCAGTAACTGGTGTGGCTAATGGACCAACGAATCTTGGATGTATCACTCCAACTCCAACTCCAACCCAGACACTTACTCCATCAAATACTGTTACTCCATCAGTTTCTTTAACAAAAACTCCTACAGGTTCTGTTACTCAAACACCAACAAAAACAAGTACATTAACAGTAACTCCTACTAGAACTGTAACTCCGAGTGTAACTAAAACTAAAACGCCGTCATCAACAAACACATCTACTCCTACTATAACTCCAACAATTTCTGTAACTAATTCTAGAACCCCGACAAAAACACCAACAAATACTAAGACTCCAACCCCGACTAAAACATCTACTCCAACAGTTACTCCAAGCAAATCAATGTGCAGTCCGGTAAATCTTGGACAATTAATTTATCAAAATAGTGTTTTTATTAACGATAATATACAAGCTTTATATAAAGGATTGTTTTTTGATGGTAAATTATTGCCTAATATTTCATTATTAAATCAATCAATATCATTATCAACAGCTAATCTTCCAGCAACTGCTCCTACGAACATTGTTGTACAAACTATTATTACTAATAATCAGCCATCTTTTAGTATTTCCTGGAATTATCCAGAAAACTTAAATATATTATCAACAAGCACAGGACCAATTAATTATAGAGTAGAGTCTAGTGTTCCTGGAATTGGAGATGAGGGTATTACTGCAAACAACAGTGTTTTAAGCTATTATGAAGCTAATACTTTTCCATCTGCTGGTAGTACTGTAACTTTTTATGTTAGTGCTTGTGATAATAATCTAACAAATTGTGGAACAATTGGATCTGCTAGCTTGACTGTTCCTGTTTTAAATATTGGTTCACCAATAGGGCAACCAACTGTATCAGTTACAACGTCGGCACAATCTTTTACAATTAATTTTGTCTCCCCAACAATACCCTCTAACTCAATTTTTGGTGGCTATTATTTAACTTGTGATAGTCTTAATTTTAGTGATGATTATGATGGCATAAATGCTAATGGTAGCATAACACTAAACTATAATGATGTTAGATTAAGGATGGTGAATGGAAGAACCTATACATTTAAAGCAGCAGCCGGTAGACTGAATAATAATGGTGAGGTTATTTATGACGGAGCAGAGAGGGAGTTCTCTTTTGTTGCTCAGTCTACTACTCTGACCCCTACCCCAACACAAACAAAAACACCCACAACAACACCTAGCAATACGCCAACTAATAGTATAACCCCTACTAAAACGAACACAAGCACTATAACACCAAGTAATACCGCTACCAATACCATAACGCCGAGTGTTACGTTAACTACAACACCAACGAAAACAGTAACTCCTACCAATACAGTAACTTCAACTAATAGTCCCACACCATCTATAACGACGACAAATACTCCATCAATTACTCCTACTAATACAATCACGCCAAGCGTAACAAATACGCCAACAAGCACCCCAACAATAACTTCCACGAATACTGCGACTCCAACAATTAGTATTAGTCCAACAATAACAGTTACCCCTACTAGTAGTACAACTGCTACTGCTACTCCAACTAGAACAACAACGCCAACAATAACTTCCACGAATACTGCGACTCCAACAGCTAGTGTTAGTCCAACAATTACTATAACCCCAAGCATAACAAACACTGTTACAACTACCCCAACAATAACAGTTACTCCTACTATTAGTGTAACTGCCACGGCTACTCCAACCAGAACAATAACGCCAACAGTTTCAATAACACCGAGTATAACATCAACACAAACTCCAACAATCACTCCTACTATAACAACAACCACCACTCCAACAGTAACCATAACTCCAACAGCAACTAGTGCCATACCTCAAGCTAATGCTGTTGCTGTAGCATACAATAATAACAAGGCTATGGTATCTCAAACCTATGGTAATTCTTTTGTTTTAAAGGACTTACCAGATAATCAAAATTGGACAACAATCTGTTATGGTAATGGAGTATTTATTGCTGCAGCATATACTAGTTATATAATTAATTATTCTACTGATAATGGTATGACTTGGCAATCATATGATATATCAAATGAGATACCGAGTACTAGCGCCTTGTGGATTAATTCTACATATGATCCTATTAATAACAACTTTATATTAACATCAAATACTAGTTCTCAAGTTGCTATAATTAAATTTCAAAATGGGAATGTTAAAGATGTTACTTATTCTACATTACCAGCTTATGCTAATTGGAAAGGAATTGCTTATGGGGCCAACATCATTGTTGCTGCTACAGACAACTCAGGCTCCTGTGCAACATCTCCGGATGGATTAACATGGACAGTAAGATCATTTAGTGGACAAATTGTGCCTTGTTCGTCATTAGAATATCTTAATAATGAGTTTATAATAATAGGAAATAGACAATATGGAGCAGGAATGAATGTGATGACCAGTAGTAACGGAATATATTGGAGTGTTATAACATCATCTACACAAAATAGTATGTTTAATGTAGACAAAATAATATACGGATATGGAATATATGTGACTACTAGCAGTAGTGGGAGATATATTATCACAACAACTGATGGAAACGTATATGAATCAATAAACAATAAGGTCTCTTGGAATCGAGTAATTCCGAATTATGGATTACTTAGTCCCATATTTAAAGTGTGGACTTATACAGATGGAGGAGATAGAAATAGAATTATTATCACAATTGCTAATAGTAGCGTTGTACTGGTAACGAATGGGGCTGGATTTAGTCAGAGAACAGGATACTCTCACAATTGGTTTGATATAGCATAAATAAGATACTAAGGATATTTGATTATGGTTTATTCATTAGAAGCTCTAAATTCTACACAAGATTTTGCTACTATACAAGCTCTTGGTCCTACTAATGCTGTTGGAGTATATTTCAACGGTAGCGGTATCCACACTGTTGCTGGACCAACTCCATTCATTGATTTCTCCACTTCTGTTGAAAGAAACGAAGCAGGAGAACCTATGGTTTTTACCAACAGAATAACATTAACTGGTAAAGTTACTATTACTAAAGAAGCATCACCTAATGGTAGTGGCATCGGTCCAATGATGTCAGCAATTAGTGGATTAAATCAAATATTCAAAATAAATACTTGTGGAAGTTTTGATATAACATGCAAATCAGCACCAAACGCTGTAGAAACTAGCATATTTAGCGCTGGTGGTGTTAGATTAGTTAGTTTTGATGTTAACAAGAGTAATGATAATTGGATATTTACCGCAGATTATACGGCGGTATTGGAATATTTGGAACCGGCATACAGTGGTTGGTATGTTAAAGATTATAGTGATAGTTGGAGCATAGAACCATTAGAAGACTATATTTACAGTAAAGGAACTATTAATGTAATACAAAAAACAGAGTATGATAATCCTCAATTAAAGCCAACAGCTCCAACAAATACTGCTGGAGAACCCAAATCGAACCAAACAAATACTGGAGGAACAGCAGTAGCACCAGTTGATATTAATTATCTAAGTATTCCTCAATTTAAAGTTTCTAGAACAATTAGTGCCGTAGGAATACCTTCTGGAACAGGATTTTGTAAAAGTACTTTGCCAATAAATGAACAAAATAAAATAGATTTTGACAGATATCCACCATTAGCAGTATCAGCATTTAATAATGCTAAAAAATGGGTGATGGAACGATCATCTGCTATTTTTGATAAAAAAACAGATAACGTTTTATGGTCACCAATGCTAACGAGAGGAATAGGAGGAACCGATGGATATTTTTATAATCATCTAAGATCCACCAATTTTGATGTTCATGCTGCCAGATATGAGATAACTGATACTTGGTTAGCCATGCCAACAGGAATAACTTTTATTGAAGATTATTCATTAGAAATGAGCACTGACGATAAATATATTCATACTGTTAGAGTTCAAGGAGAAATTATAGGATTAAGTATTAGTAATCCAGCAATTACTGGACTTCCATATGTTAGTGGTAGTGGAAGTCCTTTAAAATTTGATTTAAGTTCATCTACCGGACTGTTAGATAATTTATCATTTAATACAGCAATAGCAGATAATGGATTACCAGTAACTAAAAATTTAATGGCTAGTAAGTATGCTAACGCTGTTAGTGGATGGATAAATGAAGTTAAGCCATATTTGTACAGAAGAGCTTGTATACCGATGAGTAGTCCTGACAGAACAAAAGGATATATACCAGGAGCAGTTAATCCACCACAGCCCCCAAATAATCCAGTATATTCTAGAAATTCTGTATTAAATATTATACCGATATCAACTTCTGAAACACATAATCCTAAAAAGGGTAGCATATCATATAGTTATGAGTTTAATAATAAGTTTACAATAATAAGTGGTGTTTTATATGAAAGTGTTAGTATTGAAGAAACTGGGCCAACAGATGTTATTGGAGAAGCTTTCGTTTTGGGTCGATCATTAGGGCCAGTTTTACAAAATCTTGGAACAAAAACATCAACAAGAAAAAGCGTCACCATCGAGGTTGGAGTGGTTCCACCATCTAGTATGGGCGGCTTTTTTATGCAAAATACCACTTGTCCTTTATGGACGGGAGGAACGGTGTATCAAACTATAACAGGAATTATTGAAGGATTAAAGCCATTTGGAGATAGGGCTTCATACATATTCGGAAATGCTAATTTTAATAGGAATAATAATAATGCCCAAGGACAAGTTTATGTGACCAATGATACTCAATCATGGGATCCTACTAATGGAAGATATTCAAAATCAATTGGATGGGTTTATCAGCAATGCACAAATAGTAAAAATTATTTAGATTATTAATATGCCAACAAAAGTATGTTCAAATATAGATAAACCAATTGCGCAAACATTATTCTTAGGAGCTAGTGTAGCCAGTTTCACTAGCAACTTCGGCTGGGGAACACAGCCATCACAATTAACAGTTAATTTAGTAGAAGATGAATTGGTCTACTCTTGTGATCCGTCTCCTTCTCTCACAGCAGGCCAACCAAATGACGGAAGCATGTATCCGCAGTTCACTGGTACTATCAATACTGATGATCATTATACTCTTTGTAGTGGAGTAGGATGTTTTATTGATAAATATACTGGGGCGGCAGCTAGTGAGACTACTCCCATAGAAAACAGAATAGTTCCAGGAAAAGTATACTATGAATTATCAGAAACCAAAGGATTAATATCAAAATACTGGAAAGATCCTGATCCTGGATTTTTTGGAAGAAAAACAAGAATACAAGAAGAAAATACTTACTCAAACGTTGCTGAGGATAGTCATCCAGGATATAAGTATGATATAATCGATACTCCTGTTTATTTTAAAATGGGGGATTTTCAATTTGGGGGCTTTGTTCAATCTTGGTCACGAGATATTGGTAGCGGAGGTAAAAATTATACTGTTATTATTAATGGTCCACAGGCTATTCTAAATTCTTCTTATATTATAGTTGATAAATATGCTGGATCAATTTTTAGCAAAGCAGATGCCCCCGGATCTACGTCAATATATGGTGGTCCAAAGAATTATTTAAAATCGCTTGGTGCTAATTATAGTGATACTGATTTAAAGCATGGAACAATTCCTAATATTTTCAACATTTATGGATTTTTAGAGTCTTTCGGTGAGGGAAACTATGGAATAGCACGACCAGACGATAGAGGAGTTAGTATAAATTCTATTCTAGACGCTTTAATGATGTTAACTTCAATAACGCATGATAGCACATTTAAATTAGATACTGTTTTAGGTCAAGGAAGTACTCCTAACAGAAGTAGCGAAGCTATAAAAAGAGCATTTTCTCCATTTGGAAGAATCATATCCAAATGTATGCAAAGAGAGGATAATGGTAATTTATATGAACCAATAACATCAGCTTTTAATAGATTTGGAGTAGTATATCCTCAAACTTTAAATGCTATGTCAAATGATACTACCTCAACAAATAGATGTCAATTTGTATTAGATCTTCATGACGTTATATATACAGATAATACTAGAATAAAGAAAAGATTGCCAAATGATATACGAACCACAGGACCATTTCTTAGCATAACCGATTTATTAAATGATATTGGAGAAAGAGCTGGTTGTGACTTTAGCATAGAAATGATTCCACGAGTATATAGTGCTAAACTTTATCATGTTATAAAAGTTAAAGCAATATCAAGGCTAAAACAACCTAGTACAAATCTTATTGAAAATACTATAAAATCATTAGAATGCAATAATTATCAAGTATCATCAAATACTATAGGAAAAGAAAAGAATGATACTCCATCAAGATGTTTGGTTATTGGAGGACAGCAACAAAGATTATACCAAGTAAAAAGTTATAGATTAGCATATACTCAGAATAATTTCATTTATAATCCCAGAACAAGAAAATTTGTTAACTACTATTCTTTGGCTGATGGAGCGCCGATAGGTAATGATGCTCCAACTATTACAACTAAGCAATATGGTCACGGCAAAATAAGATTTCCAAACTTTAATAGTTCAAGAAATAAAAAAATATCAGATTATCTTGGAACATCAAGCAGACTAGAGACAGCATATGTTAGCATAATTAATGACGAAGATACTATGCAAACTGCTGCCTCAAAGGGTTTTGGTACTAAAGATGATATATGGAATACAAAAAATGAACTCTTAGACGGTGTTGATGTTAATTATGGTAACTATGAACCGTGCTTTAAAAATAGTCATGCTATTGCATACTCACAAACAGACACTTCTGTGGGAAGATGGTTTCCATTATATTTAGATAATATATGTCCATTTTTTGGTTTCGTTTATGATAATAAAATTGGATTAAAGGTAGGAGCCAATGATTCTGCAAATACTGATTTTAGAAGAATACGTCCAGTATGGTATGACACCTGGACATCTCAAATATCTATAATAGTAAGAATATCAGAATTACCAAAGCTTAATGTGCCAATTAGCCGAGCATATCTTGAAACTGGAGCTGGCTTTGCTCTTCCTCAAACAGCAAATCTGGATCCTCCAACAACAACATTTAATAATCTTGGAATATTAAATAGTTATGACCCTGTAGAATTTTTTGTATTAACAGAATCTGAGATACGAGCAGCAATAGCAGGATTTGATAATTATCTTGTTTATTCATTAGCAAAAACATATAAGCCAGACTTAATAGAGTTAATAAGAAGAGCATACTATATTAAAACACGAGATGAACTAGTGAATAATATGGGTATGGAACTTGATAAAGCTGAAAAAATTGCTTTTCAAGAAACAGACTGGTATTGGAAATTACTTGGTCCTAATATTGCCGGAGACGAATTATATCCAACTGCCGTTTATCCAGATAAAAATGATGGTAGCCAATATATTCAAGAAAAAGCTTTGCAAGATTTAAAAATAATTCATAAATTTATTACGGACATTGCAAAGTATTATGGCAAAAAATACATGGTGTCTGCTGATCAATTAAGAACCTATAGAGAAAATAGTGTTACCGGATTCGCTTTTCCCACAAATGTTGGATACGGATACATATTTAGTGGAGACGGTAATTTAAGATATAATTATACGCCAACTAATGATGGGGCCTGGGAAGAATATGGAAACATAATAGATGATAGTATGGCTGTTGGAGGAACACAATGGATGACATTAACGGACGATACTGGTAAGATTCAGCCATTATTGGGCTATAACAATAATTATAATTATGACTATATTAGACAGGCAAAGTGTGTGGCCGCTAATAAAACTACGCCAATTCAAGACATTATAAAAGAACAGGCAAATCCATATTTTAGTTATGATAGTTGGCTCACTCTTAATGAATATAAAACAAAAAGTTGTACTGATAGCTACATATTTCCATCATTAGATATTTCTTCTTTATCAAATAATGACTATGTTATAGTTGACCAAAAATATATCTCCACTGTTGGCACCAGCATAGTACCTACTGGAAGTATGACAACAGCATTAACTCTAGGTTCAATAGTAAAATCGTATGATGCTTGGGGGGCAGAGATAGTAGAGCTTACTGGGACAATGACAAAAGGCATATCAATGCCAAGATCAAAACTTTACGTATCAACATCAGTTGAAGAAAGTTTTATATATATAGATCCTACTAGATTTGAAAATCCAAAAATCTTAATAGATTCTCCAGGAATTAATTTAAATTTATCTAGCGAAGAAAATGCTAAAGATCCTAACAGAACAGTAATATCCAACATTTCAGCTGAAGACTTGATGATATACTTAAAGACTACCAGAAAAGATGATTGGGATATGGATTGGATAAGATACATGTTGAACTATATTAGTCCAATAGTATTAGACGATAGTGATAATCCATATTTTCTTGGACTATATACCGTATCATCTAATCATACTGCAAATAATGTTGAGCTAGCACCAAAAGCCGCTCATCCTTTTTTTGCCGGTATTCCAATCAAATCAAATCAATTTGTTTATGGACCATGGACTAATTATCCAGCACTAGAGGGTACTGGTATTTTCCCATCTGGTCAGCTTGTTACTCAATCATCAACGTTTCCATTAACTTGCACATATTCAAGTCGCGCAACCACGCAAGCAGAAGTTGATAAAGCATTAAACAATTTAATATCAAATGTTAATATAGAATTTAATGATGATTTTGTTCCTTGGAATTATGGAGGAATGCATCAGTTAGATATTGTTGCTTTTAAAGAGATACAAACAAAAGTGAACTACCAGAGCGTTATAGAAACTGCTCAATTAGATATGCCAGGACTTCCATTATTTAATATAGGTGGTAATTTTGCATTAGCCAATACAGGATTGCATATTATATCGCCATCTGGTTATGGTTACAAAGACGTTAAAGACTCCGTAGCTTCTGTTGTGAATTTATCATATATTCCAGGAGCAACTATGTCTTTCTCCCCTAATACAGAAAACACAGTTACTGCAATATACAAAGTATTAGACTTAAAAACTCCATCATACTTTGTTGATGGTCCAATTATAACCTCTATACAAACAAGTGTTGGACAACAGGGAATATCCACAACTTATTCATTCAGAACATATACGAGGAAATTAGGACTATTTAATAAAGAAGAAAATGACAGAATAAGAAGAGCTAATAGGTTAAATCTGAAAAGAGGAAAACAGATCTCTCAAATTAATCAGGAAATTACTAATTTAAAAAATAAAGAAAGAGATCTAATATTACAAGAAAGATTAAATAATGCCCAATTTGGAAGTTCAGACCTGTCTTCGAAACTATTTAGTTGGAGTCCCAGCACAGTATTAGTTGGTCAGGCTTCTCCTCTTATTAATGAACCATCAAGAACTCCAAAAGTAATTGATGATTTTTCCATATCTAGTAGTCCCGGAGCTTTTAATACACGAACATCGAAAGCAACCAAGTGGGCTCTTGTTAATAGTTCAGATGTTGGTCAACCATCAAGCAGCAAATTAGAGACGGCTTCATCAGTATCGTCACTAAAAGCAATAGCAAGAGTAACATCGACCGTACAATTATTTCAAAGAAAAGAGCTTGAAAATCAATTATCAAAAGACTATGGAATGCAGTCAGCAATGAGTTTGGATGGAATATTATCTCCAGTATCTTTTTATCCAACCTTTAAGAACTCAACATTCTCATATTCTTTACATAATACCTCTAATTGTCCATTTTGTAGAGGCACAAAAGTTAGAGATATCAGTGTTGTACAATATAATGAAAATGGAGATAGAGCAGAAGTAGCAACAAAGATAACATGTGATAAGTGTGGTAATGCTGGTGAAAAATTAAATGCTAAGATAGTAACAGATGAAGATATTCCAATTAATTTGATTACATTAAATCCTATAGTTGTTCCATATGGAGAATTTAAAAACTCTAACTCTCAAAACTATACTGGTGCTCATCCAGACGGAGCACACGAAGATATAGGGGGCTTAACTACTGGGGGTAGAATTTTCAGAGACAGATTACGCCATTGTATAGAAATTGTGGCGAGAGGATCAGTTCCACAAAATAAAACGGGATACAAGCTTGAGACTAGTAGAAATCTAAGGGCCCATACTAATCATCCAGATGGTGTTCCATCCAATGATTTAGACTATTATCCTTATGATGAAGCTTTATATCATATAAGGGATAAATCTAGTGATGCTCTTAATATGTTGCACGAGAATAATCAAAGATTTTTCGGACTAAGAGGACCATTAACACTACACTCTTGGGGATATGATGCTGACGGATATCCTGTTCCTAATGCTGCTGATGAACCATTAGCCTATGACAATTTTGGTAGACCAAAAAGATTTAAGCTTAAATTAACTAATAGCGGGGCTACTAAAAAATATAGCTCATTATCTGTCGGCGAACTATTTACCATATCCGGAAATACCAATATTTTTTCTAAAACTTTTAATTATGAGAATTTGCCATCATCATGGTCATCACTTACTACAGCAGCAATAAATAATACTGATGTAACTACTATTAAAATAGAAGACAATATGGATGTTGAGGGAGGATATGATCCTGGAAATCCACCAACAGATGGAAATCCAATTGATTATACTCAGGGATTTAAAGGAAGTATAATTAGTAAAACTCAAAAGTTTAACGGAAAGTGGTCAGAAAAAGTTAAATTAAATGATTTTTATTTAAATTGGGCAGAGCGTCCTGACTTATGGAAAGTTGGTCCTATTGATCTAATTTGGGATCAAGACAGAATGGTTTGGGCCGGAGGTGGCGGAGGAGAAGAGATTGATCCTCCTTATATTCTTACCAACTCTAATGATATAACCACACTAAAAAGCTTTTTAGACAAAAAAGCAAAAAAGAAGTATATTTACAGAATGATATATGCTACTCTTGAAGAAGATTTAATTAAACAACCAGATTTTGATGAGACATATGTTACAAGAGGTTATATTGACGATATTGAATTTAGCAGCGAGCCTTTACGACAGGGGTATAGAAGATTAATATATATTAAAGATAAAACAGGATATTGTGCTCCACGAGGAACAAAATTACTTTGCAGATACAACAAAAAGACAGGTTTTTATGAGCCAGTCAGCAAGCCATCTCTAATTGTTAAAGGTAAGATTACTAGCGCAACTCAGACCCTAATAGACATGCATTATGTACAAGGCAGACGATCAGGAGTTGTTCCAACAATGACCGTTAATTTTGATAATCCTCTAGGATTCACAGTAACAACTAATGCTATAGCTATATTTACATTCTTAAATGGAAAGTGGACACTAACGGCAATTAAATAATGTTTAGTTCAAGGATTATAGACAAAAGTAGCAATTGCAATATTATTAAGCATTCATTATTGGATGACTTGTTGCCGTATACAGTCAGTTCCAATGGGACATTAACTTATAATGATAGCAACCCAGGAGGATTAATTCGTTCACCGTCTTTTGATGCTCTGATACAACAATCTCAAGCAAGTTCCATTCTTGATGATGTATTAGATGTATGGCAGCCATTAATTATTAATTCTGATACATATGTTGATAATAAACTATTGTCATCTCACGGCAGCTGTTATAATAGCAATCCTTTATTAACTAGTGGACAATTGGGTATTGAGAGTTTTTTCTCTTTCACCCCAAACTTTAAAAGCTGGACAACTAGTAATGCTAAAATGTCTATTGATTGGCTATTAAATGGACAGAATACTCCTTACTCTGTATATTATGGAATTCTTTGTTGGTTTAGACTAAAAGATATAACTAATAATTCTAATATTCACGGAGGTAAAGAGCAACCATTAACATATTTTCCAAATGGATCAAGATTGGTTAAAAGCGGAGATGCTAATAATGTTTATATTAAAATAAATAATTCTAGACTATATTCAATTAATGCACAGAGCAGAACCATCAAAGATGGAAGTTATGTGTTTGACGAGGAATTAGGAAAAACTATTGTGGAACTTAGTACTTTAGGGACTAATCCATTATTTAAAATAGCTAATATGTATAAATCAGAGAATGTTTATGACAATACATCTTCTTTGCACAGGATGGATATGAATCCAATACTCTGGATTCCTGACGGAGACTGTTTTTTCTTTCATAATAGCGATGCTGAGAGAGTTTCTTCCTTATCATACAATATATCATGCAGATCATATGTTTCATCCGCTCTTTATCAGAAATATTCGTCAATATATAGAATATTAACACTTGATGAAAAAAGATCTTTTAGTAATAAAAATTTAAAAAGATCGAGATTCTATAAAAGAATTGCCCATGCACTAAGTACTAGTCCATTCATTGATGATTTTTCTATAGAAGCATTAGACTCTATAGAAATAAGGAATATTATAGAAAGTAAACTCAATGAGTCGTTGGTTGATATTAATGGTGAAATATTAAACTTAAAAAACTTATTAATAGATATTAGCAGATTTTTACAAAATACAACTAACGATACGACAAATAAGTCTTTGTATTTAGATACTAAATTTTCTCCCATAACAATCAATAATAATTTAATTAATGATAATTCACAACTATTTTATAAATTAATATCAAAATATGGGGCACATCTTAAACTATCAGGAACTTCGTCTATTTCTGCAAAGACTGATGTTTTAAAATTTGACAACAAAGGTATTGCAATCACACAAGTTTTAGATAATTATTGTAGTAAAACCCTAACAAATACTTCAGTATATAATAATCAAAGAATTATTTTTGACAACACCACAATACAAACAAAACTAAATGAGTTTAATGCAAATATAGATGTTCTAGTTGATAATACAAAAAAAATAACCATACCATTATATGATGTTGGAAAACCTCGTTTTAGAGATGTCTCTCTAGATCTTAAAACATTATTTATTCCCAGCATGGCATATAAAGGAGATGTCCCCCGTGTTTATCGATCAGATAATATAGATTATAATGATCCTGCTAACCAGGGTCTTGATGCTAATAATCAAACAATATATGATTACATTTATTCTACTGTAGTGAATGATGGAGCAGAAATTAATCTACAATTTGGTCCGACTCAGCCACATTGTTCTAAGCTACAAGAATCGGGAATACAATTATCTGCTTTGACAATAGCAGAGATAGAGAAGTCTTATGACGAAGGGTCTGAACTATCTTTGATAAATTATATTAATAGTCAAAACTCTTTCTTTTGGGAACAACTGAGTGGACCAGAAGGAACTTTTGGAGATAATGGACTATTATCTGGAACTTCTAATGAGGTTATATTCTATACAAATTATACAGGTAAATATACTTTTCAATGCACAATATCTAGTCCATTTGGAACATTTAAAAAACAAAAAACCATATATGTTGTTGATGGTAGACAGTTAGTTATTGGTCAGGGCGGGGCTATGAAAGAAAATGCCGTTTCTTATGGCAAATATTGGGATAGTAAAAATATATCTTGGGTATATCCTCCATTGGTTACTCCTTCATATATAGTTAGTGAAAATATTCCATTAATTCTTGATAAAGATCTTATAAAATCAAATATATCAAAGATAAATAAAATAGCAATTAGTAATTATCATGGAGTAATTTATCCAATAAAAACAGATTTTTCTGTTAGGGAATTTATAGGAACATTAGGAACAAGAGCCCAAGATGATGTATATTCATTATCTAAAGATTATATTTTTGGTTATAGTTCAAATTATATATATAGAGAGACTTGTCCGTTAACTTTGATATATGAAAACAACAATACAATAGTAAAACTGCATTCAGTATGGTTAGAAAAAATAAGAACAGACCAAGACGAGTGTTCTCAATGCCTAAGTTTATATTTTCCAAAAATTAGAAGTGTCAAAACAAGTTCCAGAATTTCTGAAACTGACAGCAACGGAAATGTTGTTAATACCAGGAATGTTAACTTTAATAGAACAATTCGAACCAATAAAGACCCTGAAGGATTCACATTACGCGCTTATGAATGGGACTCTGCAAGAAATTTAGCCAAAAACATTAAAGAGGTTGGAGACTTTAACTATCCAACAATTAGCACAAAGAAAGCACCAAAAATCAAAGCTTATGGAGGATATAGTAAAAAATTTATAGACTCTATAGGGGTGGAGATTAATGGACTAACTAAACCACAGACCTCAATTAACGACAACGGTATTGTTGCTGGACCAGGAGCGTCAACAAATCTTCCTGTAATAACTGGTTTTCCACTAAATTATCGTAATTTCCCAGACACATCAACTTACAAATTATGCTATCAAAAAGCAGTAATGGTAAGTGGTACTGGCTTAATTTTGCCATTTAGTAAGGGTGTTTTTCATCCAAATAGTGGGTGGATACCATATTCTGGAGGAAATGAATATTCTATACATGCTAATAGATGTGGAGTATTAAAGTTTAATCCTGGAGCAAGAGACTCTTTTAGCTTTCTAGGCCCCCAGATAACAAGACTACGATCTGGACCAATAAATAGCGAAAATAATATAATACAATCAAAAACTTTTTCTAGTTCAGTAACACTAGGAATAGCAAAAGAAATTCAATGGGATCCTGCTTGTTCTTGTGAATCTCCGCCGCCAGGAGCAGATATTCAATTATACAATGATAATCAAAAACATAAAAATTATATAGATACAAAAATAACAAATAGCAATAATTCTAGCAATCATGGATATAGAATACTTGCTGGTGGCGAACCAAAAGGAATAGAAGCTACGGCAACTAATAACTTTCCAATAGCTAATGATGAATTTTTAACTGATCAAGCTACAACTAATTTCTATTATTCATTTGCTGTTACGGGGCCTAATTCTTTACCAGATAAAATTCAATTACCAGACGGACGAATGCAATTTAGGATTCCAAGAGTAAATGCATTTGGAATCAAAGATATTGAGATTAAATTAAATTTTTTAAACTATGTTAATACTAAAAATATGGTGGTTTGGCTAGATGTAGAATATGCAAGTGCTGAAGATAGTTCCAGATTTGGCTCCACAGCAAATCCCCCACCATCTCCTCTTAAAAGTAGTGAAGAATTTTTAGATCAAACATTAAATCCAAGAATATTTTTTGGTAATTATGGACCTAACCAAACCAGTATTGATGGATCATTAAATAATACAAAAGTTGAAAGCTATCTTAAGGATTTGGTGGGAATGAATAGTCCATCTGGATTACCAGGTAATATATTTAAATTAGTTTTATTAAATCAAGAGACTATACAAAATAACAATTATAATTTTAGTGTTAAATTCTCAGACCATGCCTCAAAATTTAATGTTCCTTGCGATATGAATATGCTAGGCTCTGGATATTATCATCCTAGCGGACAATATTCCTATATGACAAGCCAAGCCTCTAGATTACAAAATATTATAAGATCAAATGATGAGATTTTGCCGACCATTGCGGCAACAGGATACTCTGACAGAGAATGTTGCGAATATTCTTCTATTATAAAACACAATAGATTAAATATTAGTAATAATAATTTTAGTAAATTTGTTGCAAATACTTTGTTTAGAAACAAGGGTCCAATGGATGGTCCGTGTGGTCCTGATCGTGCCCCAAAACAGAGAGAAGGAGATCTTGATGGAAAAACTAAATTTACTCTGAATATTATGGTTCTTGATGAAGAAGATGATATGAATGTGCTAGATTCAACAATAAATAATCAATATTTATCTGGCTTAGAGAGTACAGAGAATAAAACTAAATCACATTTATTGTATAACTCATTATGCAATTGGGAATTAATACTTCATGTTGGTCCAGTTAGGGATTCTACTCCTACCACTAATCCCAGTTTGGCTTCTTATGGAAATAATGATGCATTATCTCTGTTTGACTATAAAAAAGATCCATCGTATCCTGGTTACAGTTTTATTGCAGATCTTAGTAGTCAAAAACACTTATTACCAATTGCTAATTATAATGCCCCATATTCCTGTATAGCTGACTCAACAACTTGCTTAACCTCGCAGGACGATCCAACAGGTCAAGGTGTTATGGTTAGGCCGCCAGAATTCCCATACTATGCTATAATACAAATCATGGCAGCTTTGGCTGGTTATGGAGCAACAACTGGGGGAACTTTAGTTGGTGCTTTGGCTGGTCTTGAAGGTGCCGTAAATAGTCCGGGGTATAATGCTATTTTTGATTACTTTAAAGAAGTTCGTTTTAGTGAAAGCTTGGAGAATCAAGGAAGACAGATTTATTTTCCGAGCTATGCTAAATATCCATTTGGTTCTCCAGAAAAGATATTAATTAATTTTAAAAAACCTAGTTCTTTATGGTATACTGCCGAAGCGAGTATTTTTAAATATCATAACACACCGATACTAAAACCAGATAGATATAAGTTTATCAAATTATCTGGAGGAGTAGATGGTTTGGGTGATTTCTCATTTGATCTTATTAATTCTATTGAAGATTTAATTGATCAAAATTTTATTAAACAAATAAATTTAAGCTGTGGATCAAATTTACCAAGTTTACCACTCCCCACTGCTATATCAGACTCATTCATAAACGAAGGAGACATAGTTCGAGTTGCATTTACAGGAAACGGATGTGAAAATCCATCACAAATATGTATTGCAAAAAATAATGAAACTTGGACAAATCTAAAACTAGATCCTTCAGCACTATCTAAAGCAAACCATTATTTACAGCATAATGCTATTTTAGGATCTTCCAATTCTTTATCTAGTATCGATTTATCAGAGAACAAAGCTGTACTAGTTAAAGGTAAAATACCTTATGATATATTTAAGAAGGGTGACATAGTTAGTTGTTCTGGAACCTCCTCAACTAATGCAACAATAAGTAAAAAAGGATTAATTTACAAAAATAATAAATACTATTCTTTATTAGTGTTTGAGAATAGTGTTTCTGGATATAATCTAATGTCTGTTCCTAATACAATGAATATTTTCTTAACATATAAAGATGAAACAACAATTATAGATAAGACAAGCAAAAAATATAATATATGGGGAGCAGATTATATTAATAAAAACGTATTTAACAATATAACAGATATTGCTCCAACAACTCATTCGGTTGGATCTTATGGAGATATGTCTTTGTTTATGAATAAGAATATGTTATCAAATAATATACATAATAATCAATTACAAGAAATTAATGATATTTTTAATAATAGAAACAACGACAAGATAAAGCATAATAAGATAAAAATCTTTGTAAGCGGGATAGAAAATACTGGTTTTGTTTCTAATTCCAGCTATGGGTTCTCATACTCTAAAGAAGATCTAAATATTTTAACTCCAATCTTTAGAAAAGAAAAAGAAAACAAGGATTATTATTATATTAAATCTGATACCGATGATGCCACGAATCATGATACAATAGTTAAAAACATACAGTTCTCATCTTCATATAATGATATACCAAGTAATTTTTCTATAATACGAACAGATGATGGAGTCAACTCACTAACTTCAGGAATAAGTACTGGCGAATTAGAGATAGAAAATAAGTATTATGAATATAAACCAATGAGATCTATTACCACTAGTGAACTTAGTTGGGTCATTTCCAGACTATCTACTATAGAGAGCACAGGAGTAGACAATACTCTTGAAGCAGCAGTTGGGGTTCCAGGATCAACATCTACAATATTAAATTCTTCTAAATTAAAATATTTACAAAAACACTACGCTAAACTAGAGGACGATCCGATAGACTGCTACACACCAAGTCCAGCAAATGCCGCGGCTTGCAACAAGAAAAAGACATATGCTGCTATAAAAGATTTATTAGAAGAGAAAAACTCTATAATACAATTATTAGATGAACAAACGGTTTTTGATATTCCTGCAAATAATACAATATATCAATTAAACAGATCTGATTACTCTAACTATAAATTAAAATCATCACTGCCAATAACGGACTCCAGAAGAATATCCCCATACATACTGCCAAAAATTGAACCAGTATTATCTGGAATCGAATGGAGAGGAGCAAATGAAGGAGAACAGTCTGGTCCAATTTATATTCATTATAGAGAAGCAAATAAAGATCATTACTGGATTAATATTGACAGTAAACAATCATGTTTCCAGGACTTTGAAAGTAATCCTAAAGTATTAATTTCTACAAAATATAAATGCACAGAAGCTAATCCTGTATTAGATATTTCTACTCCTCATATAGATAATAATATATGTCCATTTTTTACAACTAAACCTGATCAGGGAATACAGTTTGATTTTGGTGCAACAGAGAATATGACTTCTAATGTTAATGAGTTTACATATACAATAAATAGTAACAGTATTACTCAGCAAAAAAATGCATTTCAAAGACAGTATCCTGCTATTACAGGATGGAAAACTTTGACTAAACTAAGATATTTTAATATTAATGGCGATCAAACCATGGATAATATTCTGGGTCCAGGTTCAGAGGTGACAATAGAATCAACAGAATCATATGCTGTTCCATTAACAAATGAAAATCAAGGTAATGACAATTCTGGTGATACTTTAGATTTGTCTGGAATTGGTGGTTGTCAAACGAATATTGGAAGTCCAGGAGGAAAAGGAATGATGACATTAGGCAATACTAGAATAGGAAAACCAACAAGAGTTTGTAATATCGTTAATCTAGACAATACAAATAACATATCAGTAATGGTAAAAAGAATACCCAGAATGTTAAGAGGAGTTGATATTTTATCTACGGTTTATAGATATGGATCAAAGTCTGAATTTAGACCAGCTAGTTTTACAAGTCCACCAGTTCCATATGAGACAGACTTAGCTAATGCTCAAGTAGGTAATATAAATAATAGTCTGTATGTTTGGGTGGCACTACAAAGGAATCCTCTAACATTCAGTCTGGAACCAACAACACTACCAGACTTTTTTAAACTACAAAATGAAATGATATTCAGATCGTTTTTTGGCAGCGTTGATAAGATAGAAAATAAGTCCGATGTTGCTGCTAGTTATTTTCCATGGGAAATGATACCATACGAATATGAATAATTAAACGACAACACCTGCGCCCAAGATGAACGCAGGGTTGTCGAAAATTAAAAAAGAATAAGAATTAGTTCTTGTCTTTAGTATCTTTAGCTGTCCACTTATGCCAGCCTCTGTTTGGAAGATTATTTCCATCATCATCTTTTCTTTTTGGAAATAATGTTCCGCCCTTCTTGTGCTGACCGAATGCTAATATAGCCCCACAATCAGCACACCTAAGTTCATAGTAATCATTTCCTTCTACATTCCTTACTATAAATCTTAGATTGGTACTTCCGCACAATCCGCACTTAGCTTCAGCAAAAATCTCTTGGATTAGTGCTAACTCTTTAAATATTTCCTTTTGACCAGATCCTTCAAGCTCAAAAGATAACTTATCACTCGCTCTGTATAAAACTTTCATATTTATTTCCAATCGCTAGAGTATCCCATAATATCTTCTGAAATCTCTGATATATTTTGTTGATACTTTGACAATAATCGTATAATATTAACAGCATCATCATGAGAAACAGAATAGACATTATCTGTGGGTAATTGATTATTATTAAACAACTTAACCACATTTATATTAAGTCTTTGAGCCATAACGTCAATAAAATTAATCTGATTATTACTAATCTTAGAAACACTACTGTTGTCTGGATTGTCTTCAATTTCTTTGGCCAATTCTTCTGCTGCTACTACTTTCCTTAGTTTAAGGGCTCTTCTTAAAGCTCTGCCTTCTGCTCGTGTTTCTGCTACGGCAACCGGATGATTCCTATAAACCTTGTCACAGTTCCCCCAATAAACGTCTGCTGCTCCATCCACAGACACGGTATTAAATTCAGGCCTGTCAGGAGAGGCATCATTTAAAAGATACACAACAGAATGAACCACAGTGGCTCTTTTTTCGTTATTTGGATCAGGAGATTGTACAACCTTAGAACTAGAAACAACAACTCTACAATTAAGAGCAATTTCAAAAATTCGTCTTAATCCGTCGGTTGTTGGATTGCCCGATATCTTTTCGTCTTCTGATAATAGGCTTAAAACATAATCGGTCCATTCTAAATCCGTAGTCTTTGGAATCTTCTTATCAACAACGTCAGCCTTAACTTCTTCAACTTTCTCTGTCTTTTCCTTTTTAACCATAAAATCAGTCCTCTATTATTATTTTTTGTGGAGTTTTTTCATTTGAACATTTATCAAGAATCGGTATCAATTTTTCAACCACCAATGATGCTCGTGAAGGAGAATAATCTTTTAATTGTTTAATTCTAATTAGATGCCATCCTCTGCCAGTTATTAAACCTTCTTTTTTCTGGTCATATCCAACATTACGTTCCAAACTCTTTTCTCCCCAAACTGGTTCAAAATGACTTGGACCGTCAACCTCAATGGCCGTATTAATAGTAGGCAAAAAGATATCAATCTGCAACTTGGTATTTACCAACGATTGCTCTTTATGAAACTGAACTTGATATCCTAAGCTCAACAATTTTTTATGTATGAATTTTTCTAGTTTTGATCCTGTTTTGCTAGATTCTCTAACGGCTTTCATGGCCGATTGCTGCATATTAATCTTAGTATCTTCGTCTAATTTTTCCCAAGCTAATTTAGCTTTCTGTTTTCTTTGTTCCAATTCTGTTTCTGTGAGATTATCCCAAGAGTCCATAACAGACTTTCCTATTTTCTGTTTAACAGCGTCATTTCTTTTTTTACCTTTTGTTGGATGTTCGTGCTTGCCAGTACTCAAAGCATTCTTTTGAGCCTCTGATTTATCTCTGATACTTAGCTTAAGTCTTTTAGCATCTCGTCTAATTTTATTCGCATATGTTCCATGCATAGATGCAATATCTGCAAAACTATGTTTTTGATCAATATACAAAGTTTGCAATAGTCCAAGTTTATCAGAGTCTGTTAAACTATCATATAAATTTTGAGATTTCTTCATAATTAAACCTTTCAGATATTCCTATCGGTTTTTTCCAGCATATATCATATATATTATAGATATCATTATTATTAACTAAAATATCTAATGAATCTTGATCATAAAGAGATTTCCATTCTTCGTATCTGGTGCCTGGATTACTAGACCACGGTAAGGAATTGGTATATAATATTCTTCTTTTTAGATTGGGAAATTTATTAGTAAGTATAACACTGGGCAAATCAAATAAAAATAAAGTTCCATTAAAAAATTGTGATTGGCTTAGATGTAATACTGGCAAATTATATAGATTGGCCTTTTCACAATAGCTATTAAAAATTACAGTTTGATTATATGGATTATTTTTTTCTATTTCTTTTATAGCAGAAAGTACGTTATTGTGGGCCTCGTCATTTAAAAGCTTAACTAAAACAAAACCTACGTCATTCATATTAAAATACTTTCTTTAATAAAAGTTGCGAGATCGTAATAGTCTTTTGGTTCTGTATATTCTATTGTTTCATAATTTTGAATTTTATCAATATCAACAACTATACTACCACAAAGACTAGCCTCCAGCGAATAGTCATTTTTATTATTTTCTATAGATAAATAATACTTATGAGACTGTAAAACATTTGCTTTGCTTGTTTCGTCTAACATTCCAAGATTTTGATAATGAGGAATATTATAATTATTAAATAGTTTTATTGGAATAGTCGTATTAGGATATAAATAATTGCTTAGACTTTCTGGAATGGTTTCATAATCATCAATGAAGCATACTATTGATTCTTTTTTAGTTATTGATGCATTATTATGAAATAATTGACTATTAATTAGATTGTTGGGCAATAAAACAGATTTATATTCAGATTTAATTTTTATTTTGCTAATATGAGTTACCGGCAATTCTTTGAATTGATCTAATATCTCAAAAGATAAATTATCGTGATATATAAAACATTTTACCTTCGTAGAAGAGAAGTCTGATATAAACTGAATAATCTCATCAGTGAGTCTGTTTGCACAAAATATGGCATGAGTAGGATTGTGTGAATAGTATATCTTATATAGATGACTATCTATGCTAGACCCAATAATGTTAGTATTAGGAATATTAGAATATACACTAGTTTGTATAAATTTAGATTTAGAGTTTTGAACTAATAATGTTGTCATATAAAATTTTTAGCTTTAGTTATGTCCTTGAAATTACAAATTTTCATAATTAATTTTTTATCTATATATTGTTTTTTGAATAGTATATTTTTATTTATCATTTCATTGATCAGTTCAAAAAGATACATCTGAGATGTACAATTACTTGTAAATAAATTTTGTAATACTGTCAATGCTTCCTTATTGAGATAAATACATTCTGACCAAAGTTCTGGTAGATCATAAAATAAATATTCAAACTGTTGTTGCTCAGAACATCCAAGATTAAAGTTTTCACGAATTTTATTTAAAATGAATACCTTACATTCGCTGTTTAGCATATTTTTAGTTATGCATTTGTCTTTTAATAAGACTCCATTTGATATGATTAGTAGCTGTTCACAATGAGTATGTTGCTCTAAATATATCTTTATGGAGTATGCTTGATTTGTGGTTTTATACTCCTGGTTATATATATAATGAACATTTTCATGGTTATTACTGATTGTATTAATAATTTTTTCAGAATCAAACCCGGTGCAAATTGATATCTTAATATTCTTATCTATGTTTCTAATCGACTGTATCTGATAGTCTAATACTGATAATTTTTTTTTGATCTCTAGTAAGGATTTAGATCCTATGGACTTCATTCCTTTAGTAATTTCTGGTACTAGTATTAGAGCATCAATCATAATGTATTATAGTGTCTTTATATGATTCTTCTATTGCTTGGCCTAGGTTATGATTGATATTTTTATATATTCCATTCATATTCTCTATTGTGAGGAATATTCCATAAAAATAATCTGTTGATATTTCACTCATTAGAATAGCAGCATCTGGTTGGTCTACATTAACTATATAATTAATTCTATTAATGCTATCTTTTTTTATAGCCGACTCTAATATTTTTTGATTAACTATCCATATAAATTTACAGCTTGATAATTTATCATCTGTGGATGTTGCAATATGCAAGGTTTCGTATGCTGGTTTGTCTTCTAGAAAATAATGTAATTTCCAAGACATCTGATTACCTAGTATTTTATCACAAGCAGACTGAGCCCTTTTCATGTCATAATCTCGTTTAAATGACAGATTTATGCGCTCTGGTTTAATCTCTAATTTTATAATCTGATTACAGATATTCTCTATCTCATCATTATCACCTACCATGCAGAACAAATCATAAGCTGGAGCTACTCTGCTTTTTGCATATACTTTAAGATCAATCTCACTTTTATTAGTTGATATTTCATCGGCTTTATCTTTTGATAGTCCATATTTGCATAAATAATTATGAATATAGTTATAGTTATCAATAACTTCTATTTTTTTATTGGAAGCTATAGCATCTGGAATGTAAAATTCACAAGACTTTCCAGACGATACTTCTTGAGCAAAATAGCATTTTTTACAAGATGTATTAAATTTACTCATATCTTAATCCTTTCTAGGGCAACATCAATAGTTCCGCCTTCTTGCAAGATTTGTTTTATTGTAAAAATATTATTATCAATTCTAGTATATATATCTTCTATAGATAGTATTGATTGAACGCCATTAAGTTTGCTTAAAAATTCCTGTCCACCTATTTGGTTCTGTAAAAAATCATTTGAATACTTTTTAACATCTATGATACTAAATATTACCACTCCTGTTGGCTTAGTTTTATTAAGAACCTTATGAAAGATAGCATCTATTTCTTCAATCTTTATATAGTTTAAACAGGAACAATATATTCCATCTGATGAATGATTTATTATATTATCAAGTTCAGATAAATCTATATTAATGCTATTAGAACTATTAGGCACATAATTTTTATATGTGATATTATAATGTCTGCTCATAGTACAAATATCTCATTGTTTTTAAAATTAGTCATATATTCCACCATATTATTTTTGAATGTATTATAATCATATTTTGAGTAAATTAGTTCTGAACCTTCGTGTCGCGTTTGCTCGCTTGTATTTTTTGATAAAATATTTGTTAAAGTATATAATATACTATTAAAATCACTAATATTGTGCATAAGAGGATTATCTTTATCATTTGTTATGGGAGAAACACATTCTACCCCACAAGACATTGCAAACAGAGTATTGACCGTATTGCCAAGATCGATGCAGACTTTGTATTGTGATAAAAATTGTCCAAGATTATTAATAGAGATATTTGATGGACTAATGGCTTTTATAATGTCTGTATTTGGTATGTTTGAAGATATTGTTTTGTGTAAAGTGTCTATTTGTGGATTATTTTCTAGATTAAATATTAATACATTCTTATCTCTTGTTGCTGACCATTCAGTAACAGGGATACCATAATTAATAATTGTTGTTTTATTATCTTGAGGATATCTCCATGATTGCATAATATGTTCGCCAAAAAAGATCTTATGAATGTGTTTAGTATTATTTTGCAATAGTACTACATCTTCTTTTTTAAAGCTTGGGGGAGGAGGGTAATGAAAAGCTATAATATCCTTTAGGTGTGCTTTATCTGATAGTTTTTTAGTATTATTTGTATGGTCTAAAAAATTATTAGAAAAATAACAATCATAATAGTAATCTGATACCTCATCTCCATCAAAAAATAAATTAATATTATCTACATCATTAAAAATATTATCAAACAACATTGAGCCAGGAGAATAAAGAAGATTAATTCTTTTATTAAGAGTTCCGTAAGCGATATTTAGAATTGAATTGGTGATACTCATATGATTTTATTAATATGCTGTTTTTTAAATGGTATTATATGTTCACTATATATATTATCTGATATTGCTCTTTTTGTTTTTGTCTCTATTGACTTATATGAAACACCCGTACATCCTGTGCTATATATGGTATGATTTCTATTATAACTATAATCATAGTCATCAACACCGAATGAAACGATTGATTTCTTAAGAATTGTTGCAAATTTACTATTTACTGTGTTGCTATTATCGTCTTGTAAGTCAATAAAAATATCGCCAGTTTGATGAGCAATAAGTATATTCTCTAGTGTTGGGTCTATTGGTGCAACAAGGACTCTGTTGATGGCATGCTTAATATTATTTTCTGTATATATATTAGATATCATGCTTTCAATATCATTTTTAATTTTGGCATCGATATCAAATAAAAACAATACCAAAGAACACTCATTGTTTACTGTGTTTCTTATGAAGGACTTGCATAAATAATTAATATTAGCAATATTATGTCTATAACTACCAATAAAATATAGTTTTTTAGTATGACCCAAAGTTCCTATATTGAATTTATTTTGTGATATTGAAGACATTGGAATATCGTAATCATAGTTCTTTGTTTTACTTGATAGTTTATTACCGGCATTTGCAATTCTGGAGTAGGAATATTTCGTATCTGTCAATACCATGTCGAAATCTGCAAGCTTATTAATAGTATTTTCATCTAATATTCTTTCATTAAGAATAGGTATGATTACATTTTTCTTAACTGAGTTTATTTTTATACAGTCTTTTGGGTCTACATGTTGGATAACCATATCGTAATTATCTAGTCTACTTTTTTCACTAGACAGAATTGTTTCATTTCCAACATCCACTGGCTCAGCACCATTAATATAGATAGGTCTAGAACTAACATGGGTATTAGCTTTAGACAGTATATTAATTAGAACAAATAGAGACGTTATTCCAATAATACCCTTTTGTCGATATGGTCCTATATATAAAATATTCATTGTTGTTTATTCTTTAGCTTCGAATATAAGATAAAATCTTCATCAAATGTAATATTACTGTCTTTTGCTTGTTTTGCTTGATTGTTATTGTCTATATTGGTTTTAATATATTCTTTAAGGTCTTGAAAACCATATCCTAGAATACTTGTTGGTCCATTTTGAACGAATCCATAATCTGAGCTATTCAATAACTCTAGCATTTTTTGATCACCAATCATTGATGCATTTTTCATATTATTATTTAGGATATGTAAAAGATTATCAAAATTACTATTACTGGGATTATTGATTTGAGTATTCAATGGTTCAAGATATTCTCCGGTATTCCAATTTGATCTATAGCCCGATGAATCTAGACTATCTAGATATTTTTCCCATTTCTTAAAAGTGTTATTCCAATCATAGTGTTTATGTGTTAGTTCATGTGTTTCAAATCTCTTCTTATTCAGAATGGGTTTTGGCTGAGATGCTAAGTCTAAAATGTATTCAGCAAGATCCTGATTGTCTGGATATACTCTGATTGCTTTGGTTTCTAGTTCTTTAAATGCTGATTTAATTTTTATAGGATAAGCATTGAGTCTGTCTACTATGTCGCACATGGCACTATAATTTACAGTAGCAATAGGCACACCACAAGCACCAGCCTCAACTTGTGGCATACCAAATCCTTCGCAAATAGAATACTGCACATATAAATCAAATATATTATATATGTTGCTTAATTCCTCAGAGCTAACCCCGTCTGTAACAGATGGGAAACTGCTCGCTTTGGCTAGGCATCTATCGCATACTTTGCTCGGTCCTTGAAATTTTGAACAAGAAACCTTACCACAGCTTTTGCATAAGTATGTGAATAATACTTTATTGGTCAATCTGTTCTGTCTTAGTATTTCCGGTATATCCCATCCCATATCTGGATAGCTTGTATGCAGATATAGGAATATTTTATCTGCCAGCTCTTTATTGTTATTTGCTTCTAGTTTATCTAGAATGATCCTGAATGTTGCAAAAAGCTCAGGAATTAATTTTCTTTTTTGGTTCCTCATTACTGAACCAACAACAAAGCTATCTTCGCTTATTCCAAAATTTGATCTGATTGTATTTCTGTCTTTTGGCTTAAATACATTACAGTCTATTCCTGGCGATGTTGTATCTATATAATTGATTTTACCAGATGCTTGGTCTTTTAATACTTTTGCACCCCAATCAGAATAGGTGAATATGGCATCGGCGTCTAAGAAAGTATCAATCCATTCTTCTTGTTGTGGTGATGAGTCTACTGTTGGCATTAACACCCAATGGAAAAACTTACGCAGAGGGGAAGTCCTCTGATAAGCTGTCATCCAGTAGTCTCTGATATCAATAACAACGTCGGGCTTAAAATCTAAAAGAACTTTTTCAAATCTCCATCTTCCAAATTGATTGTCTCCCCTAGAAGAATATTCTTTGTGCCTAGGATCTCCATCCTTAACAGCATTAGCATAATACTTCCATCTTATAGAAGTGTCTCTTGGGTCATTAACAAATCCATAAGAAGCAAATTCTGCTATATCATATTTATCGGTATCATACAGTCTATTCAGTAGTTCTTTTGTATAAATTCCAAAACCAGAATTTATAAAACTAGCCTCGGAACACATTAAGATTTTAAGTTTTGGTTTTGTCATAAGAAGATAAAAATACGGGGGTGGTATTAGCACCCCCATATCTTTAAAAGGGTTTAAATATATTTATCAGAATGCTACTGGCTCTTGTGAATCCTGTCTGGAATTCTTAGAAAGTCTTGTAATCTTTGAAAAGTTATTTACTCTAACTTTTAGACTACTATGCTTAACTCCATCCTTTTCCCACGAATCATTTCTCAGAGATCCTTCAACCATAACCAGATCACCCTTCTTGAATGACTCAGATATCATTTCCGCACCACTATCCCACGCTTCGCAATTTATAAAGGAAGTAATCTTATCCTTGTCTCCACTAGCCTTTGTATACTCACGAGAAACAGCAACAGTAAAATTAACTACTGATGTTTGCTTTCCTCCAGTATTTACATTTCTTAGTTCTGGATCCCTAGCAAGATTACCCTTTAGCAACGTAATATTCATAAATCAACTCCTTAAGAAAGAAAACTCGCAACTACCATATTATAAACTGCCGCTGTACACTGTCAAGAAACTGGATTAAAGCACTTTTCCACAATCAGCCCATCCTTCGACTTACTACGATTACCAGAAAATACAAGTATGCTTCCTATAAATAAATACGATCTATATTGAGAGAATGGTTCTGGAAAAAAGACCACAGTATCTAGTGTACCAAACTGGTCCTCAATCGTTACAAATGCCATCTCCAATCCGGGGTTTTTACCATTTTTTGTTTTGGTAACATTGATATTAGAAATTTCACCAACTAATATAATATTATCTTTAATTAAAGATGTTTTAAATGTTTTACAATTACAATTTGCAGAACTTACATCATAAGCATCTAATTTGGAACAAGTAATTCCCACCCCAAGTAGACCATTTTCTGAATCAGATAGCCATTCTATTTTATCAACCAAAGAATATGGAGGACGTATCATAGATTGTATATAGTTATTAATAGCCTCTTTCCTACCTTTTATAAGCTTAGTATTGTCATATATGTGTCTTAATATGTCTAATATTCCAGATTCTGGTTTAACAGATATATAGTCATTAAAAGATCCCAACTCTTTCTTTGTTAAGCCGCTGCATATCTCATATTCAAATAACAATTCTGATCTATTCTTTTTAAAATAGTCAAACGCCCCACAACTAATCATTGCTTTGGCCGCAATAGAGTTTATATTTAAAAGAACTATAGACATGGTTTGTGACCAAGATAATTCATTAACATCACAATCTTTAACAAGATCGATAATCTTTTTATATACTGAATTACCAACACCCTTAATATCTGTTAATCCAAAATATATCTTTTTATCCTTGAGTATGAATAATTCATTTAAATTTCTAAAGTCTGGTATTCTTATTTCAATATCCATTTCAATAGCATTTCTAACCAACTCTTTAATCTCTTGTTGAGGATCTATCTTATCTTTGGCAAACCTAAGATACGAAGCAAAAAAGACTCTTGGGAAATGGGCCTTAGCATAAGCAGACAGATAAGCATTCATTGCATAACTAATAGAATGACTAGCATTAAATAAATATCTTTGACTTTTTTCAATCCATTCAAAGATTTGTTCTGCTTCCTGCTCGTTTATCAGTCCCTTATTTTTTGAACCAATAATAAATTGTTCTTTGACCTTAGCCATTTTATCCGCTTGTTTTTTACCAATTGCTTTTCTAAGATCGTCTGCTTCTTTAAGATTAAATCCAGCTAATTCTTTAGCAATAGACATAGCCTGTTCTTGATAAATCATTTCAGAATATGTATCTTTAAGAATAGGTTCTAAGGCAGTATGAAAGTAATCAATAGATGCTAATCCATTCTTTTTATCAATATAATGGTTTGATACGCTTTTACCATCTCTCATAGCCTCAAGACATCCTGGCCTGAGAATACTAATTAATCCAGATAACTGCTCAATATTATGGGGTTTAAGTTTTCTGGCCATTGTTTGGCCTAGTCTGGATTCTAATTGAAAACATCCTTTGGTATTACCAAGAGATATTAAATCCCATGTTTTTTCACAGTTAAGGTTGATATTAGATAATTTTGGAGAAAAATCTATTCTTGGAAAATTCTCATTATCGCCTATAACCGGAAACTTGCAACCACAATCAAACGTAAAAAACTTACCCATTAATTAATTTATCCAATAAATGATGATTTAAACTTAATCTTATTTGACAAGCTTCTGTGTAACTTTAAAAATCTAATTAAGATATTTGCCGTATCTTGAACATCCTTAAGAGCATCGTGAGCACCTTCTTTATCTATACCAAGATAATCTCTAAGGTTATCTAGAGTATAATTTTTTAGTTCGCTATTTCCTTCAAACCAATAAAATACTAAATTCATGATATCTATCACGTCTCTAGGATAAAACAAAGAGGATCGTCCTTCTTTATTCAGATTATTATATTTTTGACTTAATCTTTCTATTATCCTAAGATCAAACCTATTAATATTATAACCAGCAGCAATAGGTGCCGTGAAACAAGACTTCTTACCGCTGGATCTAATATGATACATTTCCAGGTAGGATATGAACATATTCCATCCGTGCTCTTGCTTCTGGTATGCTTTCCAAGATTCTAAAATCTGATCTTTTGTACTTCCTTTTACCTTGGCATGAAAGTCCAGAACATCGGAATCAGAATAAACATACTCTGGTTTTTCTTCTAGTATCAACGGCTTAACGGTAATATTGAATTCTGAATCTTTAACTATTTCTAATTTTAGTGGATCAACCATAACCGCAGCAATTTGAACTGGACTGCAAAGATCAGGATTAACTCCGTCTGTTTCCAAATCAAAGACACAAATTTTTTGTAGATTAGCCATTTATTGTAACTTCTGTATTTCCGGGAAAATGTCCTTTTTGATTAGCGTCAGAAGAAGCATAACAATTGATACTTCTGCAACAGCTAACTCTAACTTCTTCAGTTTTAATATATTCAACACCATTAACTGTGAACCTATCGCCAATCGCTAGTTCATGAAATTGTTTTTGCATTTTATTCTCCTTTGCATAAAATTTCTGATATGGTCATAATTTTGTCTAACATAGCAACGCCTAGAATATCAAATTTGATTAAACCTAAATTTTCCAAATCTTGCATCTCCATCCCTGCTATTGCTTGTTTATTTTTAGAATCATAAACCATGGGACAAATAGCACTGAGACTTTGACTACTAATAACTACACCGGCGGCATGTTTGGATTGATTAGATTTAGTTCCTTCAAGTCGAATGGCTTGTTCAAACCTTTTGGCCAAAGGTCCGGCAAGAGAACCATCATCACTAATATAGCACCACTCCTTCAGTTTGTCAACATTGTTTTCTAGTGCCCACCTGATAATAGATGCCTCTCCGGTATCTTCTTTCATTTCCTGTAATTCGTCAGCAATTTTTGCTTCGTCAGGAATGAACTTCGTTATTCGATTCATTTCTTCAAAAGAGATATTGTCATACACTCTTAATACTTCTTTTAAGGCACCTCTGCCTTTCATAGTATTAAATGTAATCATTTGAGAAACCTTGTCTGAACCATACTTATTTTTAATATATTCGATGATCTGTTCTCTTTTATTAATTGGAACATCAACATCAATATCTGGCATGGAAATATGATCCGCAGTATTACGGCCCTCATTATAAAATCTTTCAAACAGTAAATTATATTTGATAGGATCAATTTGAGTAATACCAATAAGATATGACACCAAACATCCTGCAGCACTTCCTCTTCCTGCTCCGGGAAGCCATCCACTCTTTTTAACATAGTTTACAATATCTTGTACTATAAGAAAGTAACTAGATAATCCAGCTTTTTGTAAAATATCTAATTCTAATTTTACTCTGTCTGCATATTTGGTATGCTCAGACTCTGGAATATCATTCATTATCTTCTCTCGCCAACCATCTCTACATAATTGTCTCAGATATTCTTCTGGATTAGAGTTGTTTGGACATTCAAAGGCAGGAAGGGCTGGCTTACTAAGAATAGAATACTCTTCGCACATTGAATCAACATATAGAGTATTTTCAATTTCTTCGCTAGTATGCCACTTCGTCATTTCTTCTGGATCTGGAATATGATAGTTGTCCGATTTAAAAAAACAACCCATTGGCACTTCCTCATTAGCCAAGAGTTTCTTATTTATATCTATTAAAGTTGTCTTAAGATTATTACATAATAAAATCCTTTGATCAATAGCGTCTTTTCTTTCACAATAGTGAGCGTCTGGAGTGGCTATTATTTTAGTTTTAGTCTTAACAGATAATTGTCTCATTATATCTGTCATTTCTTTTTGTTTAGGATTTAGTTCCTGATCCATGAGTTGGGCTTCTAAAAAGAAATTATCTTTGCCAAATATTTCTTTCATATAGTCTATAAAAGACATTGCCTTATCAGTATAGTTATCGGGATTTTCCTGAACCAAGTCTGATATACTTGATCCTAAATGACCACAAAATCCTATTATATTTCCGTCCAGCATAGGTGCCAATCTATCAAAACTAATTCTAGGCTTATGATAGAAGTTGTCTGTTCTATTAGTTTCAGATATGATTTTTACAAGGGTCTTCCATCCTGCTAGGTTTTTAGCAAGAACGAGGAAATGACTTAAATCTTTATTCTCTTTCTCTTTAATGAGGGAGTCGTTTTTAGATATATAAAGTTCACAACCTAATATTGGCTTAATCTTTTTGACCTTCATCGCCTGATAAAACTGAACACATCCGGAAATAGTTCCATGATCAGTTATTGCACAGGTTTTAATTCCGGCATTAACGCACCTTTCCGCTATTTGACTAGGTTTACTAATTCCGTCTAAAAGACTATAGTGAGAATGAGCATGAAGAACTGAATATGTTTTTGTCATATTGATCCGGGGGCTTTGTAACTTCCAAACGAATGATTCTTGTTCTTGTACAATCCAATTGTAGTGTCGATTCCATAAAGATCAAGGTCATGTTTTATCTGTTCGCACTTTGTCATGGTTTGACCAACTTTGCATACTTGTCCATCTCTGTATTCCTCTATTGGCTGAATATGAGTTCCATCAAATGTTGTTTTGCCAAAATGACACAACTTACTGCACATCCAGCTTTTATGTAGTCTTGGCTTTTTAGTGCTTTTAATTGCTTCAAATTTTTGTCTTAGCATATCTTCTGTTGATGCTAGATCAGAATCATGAAAACAAATGGAGAATGGTCCACCATCATTAATAAAATATATTGAAAATATTATATTCTTAATATGAGGATAAAGATGTTTTATTGCATAGTGATAGATCTTTAACTGTGGATCTTTTTCTAGCTTCTCTTGGGTTTTTTCTTCTCCAGTAGCCCAATCTAATCTTTTTCCAGTTTTCCAGTCTATTACTTCTATTGTAGAATCATTAACCAGTGTTATTAAGTCAATTGTGCCCTTTAGTGCTAGATTGCCCTCAAGTTTTTCTCCGCCAATATCATAAGAGTATTTAGCCCAGGGTTTTTTAATCTCAAAATCAAAGTGTTGTTCTGGACAAAGAATATTTCTTTTTCTAGGATCAAACATTCCGCCATTAAATTCTATAGCCTTATAAACCCAGTCTTTACAGTCTCTATGATCTTTGGCTGACCATTTATGGTGCTGAGCATTATTAGTATAATAGGTATATACTTTCTCTATTAAATTATTTAAATCATAATTATTAATATCAACTAATCCGATAAGATCGTCATCAATAGTAGTTTGTCCATCTTGCTCGGCTTTTTTCATAACCGCTAAAATTTCAAGAACTTTATGAGTAATAGTTCCTTTATCTGCTTTTTGGCCAGACAATCCTCGCCACCCCAGTACGTACTCACCAAAATATTGCTGTTCGCAAAGAGAATGTGTGTTATAAGATGAACTTCTAAAATATGTTATTATCATGAGTGTTTTGCTACCATTTTACATAAAGAGATAAATTCTTGATCTGTCATATCCATTTTCATACTATTAATTTTTTTATGTACCCATTGCACATTGTCTTTAATATATCCTTGAGTAGAGTCTATTCTGTCTAAAGAAGCAGTAATTTGTGTTTTCGATTTAGCACCCCAAGCAGAAGGAAAAATAATAGTTAGACCAGACAAGGCACATTTTTTATTTTGTTTTAAAAATAAAGACCACAAATCATTTCCAGTTAAATTAAACACTAGGTTTTTATTTTTTGCTCTATTTTTTAGAATATAAATATATGATTGATGTATGTCTCCAAACTTTTTAGTATTATTGCGGGGACGGCCTTCTCTGCTGATTACATTTATAGGTATATTGTATTTTTTTAATAATCGAAATATTACTGTTTTAGATTTTATATTCAATTCTTCACAAATTATTTGAGCACTCTTTTTTTGTTTCGTATAATGCTCTATTAAATATTCTTTTGATATATTATATATTTTTTGCATTTAAATCCCTTTATGTGTATAGTATAGTATACACCAAATATTTATTTAAACACAAGATTATAATGGTAATATCTCCTCTAATAGTTTTTTAATCTGAGTAAATTGATCAAGAAGAGTAATATCAGAATTTTCTACTACATAATCAAAATTAGACCAATCATAGTTGTCTTTATCTAATACTGTTTCGCTTAGATGATCTGATTGAAATGGATTTCTAGTTAATCTTATAACCTTTCCACCACTTTGCTTAATAGAATCTACTTCGTTAGGAAATCGACAATCAGTAATAACAGCAAGGTCTGGTTTATCTCTAATAATCTTATTAATAGTGGATCTAACCCACACATTAGTATCTAATTTTCTAAAAATATCAGTGCCTACAACTTGCATAACATCTCTAGCAGATAGTTTCTTATCGTTCCATACTATGTTTGTCATTTCGTTTTTATTATCATCTGTTCCGTAGCACTGATCATATGTTAATCCTAGCATATTAATACAGATGTCTGTTTTTAAAATATCAGCAAAATTGTATATTTTTACCTTTGAATTAAGCTTATTAATAGCTTGTATAAATCTTGGATCATTGTATGTATCCACTAATTTTTTAATATCAAAAATACCTTCATACCTAGTGTCTCCCAGAATATCAGAAATCAATAATTGACCATCTTCATCCATATAAATTTTTTCACAATATCCTAGCTTAGCAAGATATAGAGATAGTATAAAATTGCCTATTGTGCTTTTTCCGGACTGCTTCCTTCCAGAGATTCCTAATATTAGCATAATTGATAGTCCTGTATTTGCGGTAAAATTTCTTGCTTAATCTGATCGGGAGACATTTCTGCAACATCATTAGAGGATAATTTGATATGCTTGATGTTGTATGTTCTTCCACATTTTAATTCTATTTGTTTTGACGCTTCTTGACCAGCAACATCATTATCCATTATAGTAACTATATTCATTGCTCCGGATATGTCTAAAAGCATTTTTTGTTTATGGCTCAGAGAAGATCCAAAAATAGCTACAGAGTTATGTATACCAGATTCTTCTAGTCTCCATACATTTCCAGGACTTTCAACGATTACAACGGTTTTAGTTTTTAAAATAAAGTCTTTAGCAAACCAGTAATTATATAGATATTCTTGTGTCTTAAAATTTTTACTATGTTTCCATTTAGAACTTAACCATTTTTCTTTATCTTCGGGGCATGATTGTTGAGAATCATGAAAGCACGAGCATTCGTTGCATTTGTCAAATATGCTACGACCAGTACATCCTGCCATTCCTGTCATATCATTATCATAAACAGGAACCACAGCCCTGCTGCTCATTTCTTTTCCTTGTCCTATACAGTCTCCAACATCATATTTAATAAGAACGTTTTTGGAAAAACCCCTATCTATAAAATATTTTGATGGTATATTTAGTGCCTTAGTGACCAAAGACCTAGGAACTAGTTGTGGTTTATTTTGACTATCTGGAGTTATATTCTTAACCGCGTTAACAAAGTTATTTTTTTCTTTAGCTTTTCTTGTTTGTTTATGGTCGGACGGATCATGCTTACTAAAGCTTATAGCAAACTGTAAGGCATCATTAAAAGAGACCATATCATCACCAGACTTAGACCATCCTTCTTGATGAGACAAGCACCCTCTAATAAATCCTATTATTGATGATTTAAAAACATTTTCGCACTGATGTGTTCGACATTTCCAGTTACCTCGATACGTATCCCCTTGATGATACAGATTGAATGCTGAATCATTATCTCCACCATGAATAGGACAACTCATGGTGACCATCTTATCTAGCATCTTATAGGAATCTATTCCCAAAGACAATAATAGATTTTCAATATCGTCGCATACTTTATCAGATAAATGCTTTAACTGATATTGATCATACGAATGGTATTTCGTTTTTTTCTTCATTATTGTTTTCATCGACTATGAAACCGTCCTTTTGTTTGTTCGACCCGCTCATTAATTCTAGTCTGGTTTTACCCTCTGTTATCTTAGCACACCACCCCTTCATATGACAATTAATATAATCATTGTCATCTAGTCCTCCTCCGTGGCGACTAATTAAGGGCACTAATTTTCTATTACCAGCGTCTTGTCCATCTTCAGCGATTTCTTCATCGCTCTTTCTTTTGAAAATAGTAAAGTTGCTACACAACCATATAATACGGTCAGATCCGCTGGCCGTGTCGGTACTTTCTTTTGTGATTCCATCTCTATTCAACTGAATGAATGATAAGATTGGAACCTTATACTGTATAGCAAAGTTATGGAGTGCCGTCATCATGAAACCAAGAACCTGATATTCTTTCATGTCTTGGTTTATGCCCGTACTATCCATTAGTTTTAGATAGTCATATATTATAACGCAATCTTTTGCTGTTCCATCGTCATTAAGTCCAACTTCTTTGACCAACCATCTTCGCATTATAGATAGTTGTTCTTCAAATGGCTTACCAGCAATACTCTTATGATATAAGCGACTTTCTTTTAACTCTTTGATAGCCTCTTGTATCTTAGAGAAAGTGCTTGGGGTATCAGAAAATTTACCAGTCTCAATCTTATTGATCTCAATTTCAGAGGACATGGCAAGAATTCTATGAATATGGTCTTCTCTTGTCATTTCCGTATCCATATTCAAAACTGGAATCTTTAATTTACTTGCTATGTAATAACCAATATTATCGGATAACAATGTTTTACCAACCTTTGGTCTGGCAGCAATAACATTAACCGTTCCTTTTCTTAGTCCTCCGCCAATAGCCTGATCATAAACAGGAAATCCAGTGGATATTCCAATTTGATCCACCTTATTTATTTGTAGAAATTCTATATAATTATCAATATCTCCAGCAATAAAGGCTGGAGCAGCATCGCTCTCGTTAGATAACGAAGAGGAAAAGCTGAATATGGATTCTTCTGCTATTCCTATAATATTAGATATGGATTCGCTTCCTGTCACATCCAGAAGTCTTTCCTGGACCTGATCCATTTCCTTATGAAGAAGTCTTGCTATTTCTAGCTTCTTAATTTTAGAGGCGAATTTTCTAATATTTTCCAAATTAACTGGAAAATCAAATATAGCCTTTAAATGCTGAGCCTCGTCCTTTTTTGATAGAACTTCAGATAAACCCAGTTCTTGTGCTGACGAGTATACAGATGCTAAATCAATTTTAGTCTTTGGTTCATTTTCACAAATATTTTTCAGACATTTGAATATTATCTGATTACTATCTATGGTGAATGAAGATTCCTGTAAGATATCAGCGATATCCAAATAGGCATCCTCACCATACTTTAAGATACCACTAAGAATGGCTCTTTCTGCCGACGGATCACACAAAATCATATTTTAGCCAGATTGGGTTGAGCAATTATTACACTTGTATCGAGAAGGAGCATCAAATAGTAGTGATGGAGCAATAGATTCCTTTTTGCCGCAAACACGACAAACAACATCAACAAATTCAAATTCCCTCATCCTCGCCACAGGCTCGTTTGAGCATAGTTTTTTATCTATAGCACAATCATCCTTGTGCATTCTAAACTCAGCCATTTTTTCAAATGCATTAATATTTGTTGGCTGTGTTTTTTTGGATTTGATCGATTTGTTGTTTCCTACTTTTTGACCACCTTTCGTTTTTATAGTAGACCCCGGTTTGGACGGTGCCACCCTCTTATTTTTGGTTTCTTCTTCTGGCTCTTGTTCTGGAGTTACCTGATCGACCAATCCCTGTAAAAGAGAGATTAGTGCCTTAATTTGTTCTGGGTTTTTTAAAATCTCATTTGGGTCCATGTTGCACCTTTGTTCTTTGTATAGCCATCATAATATCAGATAGATTTTTTATACTATTGGCAATATATGATAGTCTGTCAATTCTTTGTTTTGCATACTTCTTTATACTATTTAATGCTGAGGCTTTGTCATTATGTTTAATCGCTTGTAAAGATTTTTCTATAAAACCATATCCTTTATAATTATTGATCTCATCAGCTATTGTTTCTTTTATAGATTCTTCTGACCAATTACATCTGGCAATTTCTCTATTTATTGTTCTTTGAACATGGAACGAGAATTGGGCTAATCTATAAGATATTTGAGCACAATCTTCTGGCGATATCTTTTCAAGTTCATCTCTTGTCATTGTTAAATACTGATTAATCTCACTCTCTGATACTCCGTATTGAGCAGAGTATTTGGGCAGAGCTATTGAGGATTCGTATTCGTCTAGAATATTATCCCAGTGCTGTAAATCTTCTTTAGCTGTTCGTGTGCTCATAAGACAGTATCTTTCTCCATGTTTCTATTGGCTCATTATATGGCAATACGGTATGAGTTATACCATTTTTTTCACACCATTCTTTTTTTTCATTATCTCTTTTTTGTGCTTTTAAAAAATTCATTTTAGAACTATGATAGAATGGAATAAACTTATAGTGTTGTTCTCCATGAACCTCTATTACTCTTTTTATTAGCGGTAAATAAAAATCAAGATATAGTGTTTCTGATCTTCTTAATGGAATAGGAACTTCTTCTAGTATTTGCAGTGTTGGAAAACTATCTATTAGTAATTTCCTGGCTGCTAAATGGAAAGAAGACTTATCATGAATTCTTCCTTTAGAAATATGACCAGTTAGGCTCCAGTTAATCTGATTTCCATCTAAATCAATAATATTCATTTAATTCCTAAAACCTCTTTAACAGACTTTTCAACTAGATCGTATGCTTCTTTATTTTCTAATAGAAAATTTCTAACTTTTTCTGTACCTTGAAATTTTGGCTTATCATCAAGTACGGTTATTGTATACCAAGCTCCGCCCTTATTAATAATACCAACATCAGATGCTAAATTGATCAATTCTGTATACTTATCAATTCCTTGGCCATATCTAACATAGCTGGTTGTCACAGCCCCAGGAGGCCCAAGTGCCGAACAGACCACCTGCCATTCGATCTCCTGCCCTATTTGAGTATTGTCTGTCCCAACGATCCACGGTTTAAATGTCTTGGCTCTGAGCTTAATATCAGTCTGATAAGCAATAGCTTGACCACTTTTTTCCTTAAACTCTGCTCCATAACCTGTGGGATTACCCATTAAGTGAGTAATACCTATAACAATATTACGATTAACGGGAATAACGTTGGCAACTTTACGACAAAATTTTGCTAATAGCTTAGCGCCATCTGCTCTTTGCATTTTATCCATATCGCTGGTGATTTCTGCTTCGGTACACAGAGCAGAGTATGAATCTATAATAAGAACACATCCTGGTATTTCATTAATAATTCTTTCACCAATTTGCAAATATTCTTCACCGTGTAAAATCTTACCTTGTTGACTTCCTATAATATGGAATCTACTTAGGTCTAGTCCCGGTATTCCTTCTAAATCTCTTTTCTTCAATCTACCCTCAATGTTAAGGTAGTACACTTGGCGACCATCTTTAAATGAGCCATGAGCATATTCTTTTTTTTGTGCCGTTGCTGCAAACGCTAATGATGTTGTCGTATTATGAGTAACAATGAAATTATTTGTTAGATATAATCCATCAGGACTATCTACTTCAATACAAATAGCTTCTTCTTGAGAAACCTTTTCTACATCAACTATTGTTCTATGAAGGTCTGGCTTACTTCTAATATGTCCACTTTTCTTTCTTGGTAAACTAAAGAGTTTATCAATATCGTTACCATGAATATATAATCTATAAGATGGAAATTGCTTACCCTCTTTACCTTCATATCCTGTAAATCTGTGTTTTATTTGACAGGTGTATCCTAAGCTTTCTAAAACTTCTTGAACATCTTTTGCCAATGTTTCAGAAACAGTGGAATATTCTGCTCTAAGTCCATTGTCATTTGATCCGTCTGTGTCCATTAGGCCGCGTATAAGTTTCCATCTATTTGATATAGAGGAGTATCTGTAGTGTTGTGGAATAAACTTATCATGCGAAGAGCAACCATAAAGTTTTAATTCTTTAAGATCTTTTGTAATAGTATTTCTAATTAAAACGTTTGAATCTATTTTTCCACTTATATTATAATCATATTGAGACACTTGCTTGATAGATAAGCCACGTTTTTTAACAAAGATTTTGAATTTTCTTAGAATAAACTGATCTGATGTGGTGATTTTTGGAGTTTTTTGTGTTAATCCTCCGTCACCGATCAAACATCCAAGAATATACGGATCAATTGAAAGCTTTTTTGTTTGCTTAAAATAAACTGGTTTTGTTAGTGGAATTTTCCATTTCCAACGATCATTTAGTCTTAATCCTTCCGATATAATTTCTTGTAAAGTTAAAACTTTGTAGTCATTTGTTCGATTATTTTTTGCTACCAACCAATTATGTTCTAGTCCACAATAGGTTTTGGAACCATCATTAAAACTAACCTGATAAATATCCTTTTTACCTTGAGGATAAATACCAATTACTTTAGATGTAGATCCATTAGGATTACATATTATATCTTCTGATTTTATTGATCCAATAGTTACTCGACCATTTGGAGTATAAATTAAATCGGTCAATCGTTGTAGCTTACCACATTTGGGTTGTCCCGTTAAAACAACAAAACTACCTTCTGGTATACCACCATTTAAAGCAATATCTAATGATGGACTAACAGGAATGGTTAATACTTTCTTGTCTACCATAGCATTGCCAGACAATATAATCTCATCACCAAAGTTTTTAATTACATCTTCTTTAAGAGTTGTTGCCATCATCTAATTCCTTTAACTTAGAAAGTATGCCTTGTTTTGTATTTGTTTTATGTCTAAAAGTTTTTTTCTCTGATCTGTCAATATTCTCTGTTAGCTCTGTGTTTTCTGATCCTAGCAGAGTTTCGTGGTGGTCTATTATAGCCAACAGATGAGGTGCTCGCAAAGAATAGATTCTCTCTGCTTTTTTATCATTTAAGGCTCTGATAATAGCTTTGGCACTATATTTTTTTAATAACTTATTTGCTGTTGCTATCTGATCTCTATAGTACTTAGACCATTCTTTATTGGTCCAAAATCTATAATGAAGATCCAATTTTTCCATTGTCGCCTTATGCTCACATATCAACTCTGTTATATATTGAGCAGCAGAGACAGTTTTCCCATTTGAGTATCTTGATGGATACATATTATTTCTTTGGTCTAAAGATTCCTTTTTTATCTTCATTAATCTGTGGTGGAGCAGACTTTTTAGATTCGTCTCCAATCTGTGATGCCTCCTTTGTCATTATGGCAATAGAGTTAATCTTTTTACCAGATGTGTGGGTTATCATCAAATCTTTTGCCGAAGGAATAGTCGCTGTTGTTGGACTTGCTACTATTTCTACTTTTGGCACTAATGAAGCAACCTGTTCTGTGGTTACATTCAGTTCTTTTGCTATAGCGTCAGAACTTAATCCTGTTGAGTGTAACCATTGTATTGCATATTTTTGTGTTTTATTCAGTTTAGGCATTATATAATCTCTCTTTCTGCTCTAGTTAACCATGATATGTTCTTTGTGGATAAAAAATTAAGATATAAATTAAAGACTTTTTCATTAACAGATCTGAACTTATCTGATGGTCTACAGACATTATCAACAATACTGTATGACTTTTCATCTAATCCGCTTCCAAGGGGGTTGAATAATTTATTGCTATTGGATATCTTAATAAAATATTGCGGCTGAGAATTTGTTTTAAATATTCTTTTAGCAAGAACATTCTTTCCGTCTTTTTCTGATCTTGGAAATCCATCTCCATCAGTATAGTTTTCTGATCCGGCCATACAATAATAGTTGGTGTCTGTCGAATCTGTTTTTTGTTTTGGACTAAAAATAAAATCATCCATTTTTTGTTTCCTCTTGTTCTTCTACTTTTTCTAATGATGATGACATACAATTTTCTAAAAAGTTAAAAAATCCATGTAGATAGTCTTCATATTTTTTATTTGACGGAACTGGAATATGATAGTTCTTTTTAGATATTTCTTTAGCTCCAATGAGATTACCAGTATCGTCTTCTTCAAAAATACTAGCAACAACACTAATCACTATTTCGTGCTTACACTCTATGAGCTTAGTATTGTCTTTAGAAATATAGTCTGATAAATCTTGACCACTCATCTGCTTTCTAATACTGTCAAGAGCATTAATAATACTATCTTTTTCTTCTGGTGTTATTTCTTTCATATTATTTCCACTTAATCTTTGGTTGTTTCTTTAGTCTTTTCATTCCTTTTGGCAGTTCATTAACTGGCTGCTCTTCTTTATAAGAATTATGCTTATTATGTAAGGCTATCTTTTCATCCTCGCTCATTTTGTCTCTATTTCTATTGGCTAAATCACCAATAGTTTTTAGTTCTGTATCTGACTTTTTAACAGATGTGTTCTGTGTTGCTACATCCTTAATATAGCATCTGTATGTTCGTTTGGATTCACAAATAGAACATTTTGGAGTGCTTTGGTAATCTTTAATATAAAAGAATAGCTCAAATTCAGCACCACATTTTTCACAGCCGTATGAGTAGGTTGGCATAATTACTTCAAGTCTCTATTAGCTTCCTTTAGCCAAGAAATGTTTTTTGTAACCAAAAATTTAATATACTTATCAAATGTTGTTTTTCCAACTTCAACAAACATCCACTTATCCTTACATGTAGAGTCAATAAAATCAAATTGTCTTTTATCTTTAATTGGAGAGAGTTTTTCTATTGGATTAAATAGAGCTGCATTTGGAGTTGTTCTAATATAGTAACTATAGTTGTTTGATGCTGCTTGAAAACTTTTTGATTTTTTATTCTGTACGCATTTAGCCGCTATGATATCAGAATCTTTATCTGATACTCTTGGATTTCCTTCAGGATCAATAAAGTCCTCTTTACCCTTCAAACAATAAAACATCTCTGATATGTCAGAGGGTTTTGAATTAAAAATAAAATCATGCATATTGTATATTTATAAAAGGTTTCCATAATTCATACGAAGGTCCGCCCCTTATAGTAGAGACTTCCTGAAACCAAGGCAAGTACTCTAATGAGTAATTTGGTTCTATTGGTGAGTTTATCAGTTTCATTCCTGCTTCTTTTGGCGTCCTATTACCCTTCTTGTGATTACAGGGTCTACAAGCGGTCACTATATTCTTCCAATTTGTTGATAGTCTTTTGTTCTCGTTAAATCTACATTTTGGAACTATATGATCATATGTTAATTGTGAAGAGCACAATTGAATTCCACAATATTGACATGTATGATTATCTCTAATAAATAAATTATGTCTCGAAAAATTAATCTTTCTATCATACATATTAAAGAATCTAAGAGTTTTGGCTACTGCTGGAACTGGATATTGTTTTCCGGCAGATCCTTGAATATGCTTATCTTTATAATATGATAATATTTCAATACCATAATTTTTATTATCTTCATATCTAATAGACCAAACTATAGCCCTCTGCCAAGATATTATTCTCAGAGGGGCATAGTCTGCGTTTAATAATAAGCATTTACTATTTTCGGCTTTGCTGCTCATAATCATCAAGTCTATATAAGATTTTAGAGATAATTGGATTTCTTACAATATCTGAGGCTTCTAATTTAGAATAACCTATACCTTCAACTCCATTAAGGGCTGATATCATATCACTAAAACCACCTTGCAAATGTCTGCTTAGGTCAGACTGAGCAACGTCACCAGTTAAAACCATTTTACTAGATTGTCCTGTTCTTGTTATTAACATTTTTAATTGTTCATATGATGCGTTTTGGCACTCATCAGCAACAATAAAAGCATTATGAAAATTACGACCTCTCATGAGTCCGAGTGGCACGACTTCAACTTTATTATTCAATCTTAGTGAAGCATAATGTGCCGAACTTATGAAGTGTCCAATTTCATCTAGTATCGGCAATAGATAAGGATGTAATTTTTCTTCTGCTGATCCTGGGAGATATCCCATTTTTTCTCCGGCTTCTAATATTGGTCTTGTGATAATAATCTTTTTTACTTTTTCGTCTAAAAGATATTCAAGAGCCATTCCAATAGCAATATGTGTTTTACCACTACCGGCTAGTCCTTGACAAAACGTAATAGTATTTTCTGCAACAGTCCTTATATATTCTTTTTGATTTTCAGTTCTTGGTTTTAATCGATTCCTATAAGCGGCTCCTTTGGGCTCCAAACTATTTGTTGCATCAATAACCCTAGTTTTTTTCTTTGAGTTTTTATTAGTTTTTCTCAATGTGTGCCCTTTTCTTATATAAGGAGTATTAAAATACTACTTTATAATACACCTTTATAAGTATAAGTTATAAATTGTTCTATAGTAAACAGGCCCCACCAGCACAACTTATTTCTTCTATACCAACAGTATTATCTTCATTTTCCAAAAGTTGTGTATAGTCTACTTTCTTAAATCCATTATAGAGATCACAATATATTTTCCAATTGTAAACATCTTTCATGCAATATGTTAGACGCTTAGTGTCTCCTTCAAAATATTTTCCAGCAAACGTTTTCATTTTATTTACAAATAAAAGTTTATCTTGACTATCATTATCTTTTGCTTGATTCATACTAACATAGTCACACGCTGCCCATAGATTATTATTAAAAGCATTCAATCCTAACTCAATTAATCCAGAGCACCATAGTGCAGCGTCACCGTATTCTTTAACTATTTCACGACTAGTATAAACTGTTGTGAATGGAGCCTGAGTATAGTCTTTGTCTCCACTTTGTGGAATTAAACTGATACCAGCAAAATACTTACGATTATCATAAATATATTTTATAACATCGTCCCATTCATCCGGCTTAACAGTGACAGTATTACTAACATTATGGCTTAAATATTCTTGTGTGCATAATGATCTATTCTTGCCACTTTGAACCCAGTTCTTTTGAGTGTCTTTAACAATAGACAACATTTCAACAGCCGGTAATTGATTCTTTAATTTAGCACCGTCTGGTACTTCTATTGGGAACTTAATTACTTCGTCTGTGTTATTTGCTGACCAACTAGACTTTTCACAGGCTTGTGGGTTTAGTTTTTTGAAGTGTTGGTATGGTGCTTCTAAAACATTGGCCTGTACGTGTCTTATATATCGTTTAGCATGATGTGGGTGGATGCCAGAGCTTGTTCCAAGCATACTAGAACTTGTTCCTTCTGGCTTTAAGCATGTTACTCTTGCTGCTTGATTAATTTTTATCTTTTTGGAAAGATCTTTATTTGTTTCAACTGCAATCTTAGCCCCAGCACGAAGAACTTTTTCTGAAAGAATAAGATCATGCTTTTCCATTGTTCCAGTTAATGAAACTCCGAGTAGAGCTTCTCTTTCAAAGATTCTGCAAGTGATCTCTCCAAGATAATCTAGTTTAGTGAATCCAGCTTGTAAAGTTCCTATAATAGCAGCGGCCTTGCATCTTTCATAAAAATCATCTTCATCTTCAATAGACGAACAATTGATAGTAGATAGATTACATCCTTGCCATCCACTCTTTCCAGTCTCTTCATCAACTGGCCACATTCCAACTTCTACACAAGGATTAAATGTCATTTCTGTTGAGTCGCTCCAAATAAATCCTGGTTCTCCAAATTCTTTAACGCTCTCCATTAATTCTTGAAACTCTTCAAGTGTTGTTTCGTTTTTAAGTAGAAGTGCCGAATTATTACTTCGTGCTCTTTGTGGGTTGTCTATATACCAATTACCAGTTTTTGCTTTTGCCATTTCTTCATCGTCAGGACTAAATAAAGCAAGACTAGCAGAGCGTCTAACTCCACCGCTCAAAACAGCATCGCTACTATGCATAACAATATCATACGCGTCAATTGGTCGTAGTTTCTTTTGACCATTAGCAACACAACGATCTAGCAGAGTTCTGATCTTCTCTAATCCATTTTGTAATGGCTCGAATCCGGGGGCCTTTCCTACTCCACTTGCTAATGATGATCCCTTTGGTCTAATATTTGAATAATCAAAAACAACATAGGTATTTTTGTACATTTTGAATTCTTCAATTGGCTTACTAAAATATGAGCTAAGAAGAACGCCTAGAGCATCTGCCCAACCTTCAATACTATCTTCTATTACATATTTGATTCCTTCGTTATTGTCAGGAATCTCATGTTCTAGCGTTGGTAGTTTAGAAACGTGGTGTTTTTGAACACTAAATCCTGTTCCGCTGCCGCATAAGAGCAGCCAGAAACACTCTTGGAAAAATCTTAGTCGATCACAATATGAACTTGTGCAGTTATATATTTTTGCATGTCTTTTTAGGATTGGTTCGCCACCAAATTGGAGCGCTCTCTGGCTACCTAGAACCTTCTTCTTATACATCATATCATATGCCCAATCAATATCTTCTTTTACTTCAGGATACTGGGTATGCATCATATTTTTGACGCGATCAACAGCTTCCTTCCATGTTTCTCTGCGATTCTTATCTTCTATCCAACGAGCATACTTACTAACAAATGTATAATTCTGAAGTTCTTGAAGTGCCGACATACTATCTCCTATTTAAAATTACAATTATGCCTATTAAGACAGTGGCTTGAAAAGAAAGATCTGTAGTTTCTGAGCTACCATTAAACCACCTGTTGTAGAAATATATTCCACATGATATATAATATACTAATGCATTCATAATACACCACACAAATCTTTGAGCCATGACAAATCTGGTTTAAGATAAAAAATTTCTATACCGCTCATATTTACAAATGTATCAAATCTATTTTTTGCTTCGGTATCAAATAATTTTGTTCCATGATCATCGATCATAAATACTTTTGTCACACCTTCCTGCCATAATGCCATAATGCAGTCATTGCAACATTGGCCAGTAACATATGCTATTCCACTATCTGGCCTAACAATACAATTTGACAAAGCATTTCTTTCTGCGTGAATCATCCATGGATATTTGTCTGGCCTAATATTTGGCAATTTAGTATCATCAAGACCACGAGCAAATCCATTATAACCAACACCTAATATCCTATTATGGTTATCTGTAATCACACAACCATGTTGAGTTTGGATGTCATGGCTTCGTTGAGAAACAACTTTTGCCAAGCCTAAAAAGTAATCTGTCCATGATGGTCGCATGACAGTATTATATGCGATCCGTGCAATAAGTCAAGATGGTTTTGTGGCGAGTTTGTTATACAGCACCAGAGTTAGAACTGATCCTGCCACTCCCATAAATAAACCAGTTGGAGATAATGACTCATATTTTCCTAACATATATAATATGGCTCCTCCCATATAAGATCCAGCAACTCCTAGCGCTACTGTTTTTACAAAACCAAAATTTTCTTCCCCAGGAACTAGGGCCTTGGCAATACTGCCGGTAAATATACCATAAACACACCATATTAATAAACTAAACATTTGCTGCCTCCATTAGAGTTGATACTTCATCATCCTTGAGGGTTTCTCCTATATCTAACAATGCTTCTGTTAATTTAATGCCATATTTATTATATTCTTCTGAGGTCAGTTCTCTTTTAAGAATTCTTTTTATTCTTAGTCTAGTAAACCAACCACGCCTTTTGCTATAAGATCTGATATTTTCAGCATAGAGGGATTGTTTGTTCTCTGATGTCATATCTTGTGTTTTATTTTTATTGCATTCTTGTAATACTCTAATTACTGTGAGTATTATACTAATCATCATTAGTATAGCAATAACACTACCAAATTTTTCATCATTTGGCACATTTGCTTGTCTTAACACTTTTTCTGCTATAGCTTTTAATTTTTCTCTGAGATTATCGTCCATTGTTATGCCTTTATTTTTTAGGAATTGGACAAACACCATCTGGGCAATTTTGTTGAATAGTTGCTGGAGGATGAACAATAACTTTTGGATATTCTTTTTGTACTTGATTTTTTGGAGCATCACTCTTGTCAGGAATACAATATCCACAATTTACTTTTGTAATTTTATCTCCACTAATATAATAGCCAGTACCCTTACATACTGGACAATCTTTGCGTCTATATTTTTTTACACTCTCAGTATGTTGTGCTTTAACAATGCCGCCCACAAGAGTTACTGCGGAAGTTGTTGATCCGTGATATCCATATGAGCCAAATATCATAGCAACTGCTAAAATTGGTAATAGTATTTTATTCATCTTTTGTTCTCCATGGAACAGGTATCAAGTCGATAATATTTTTCAAAGGTCGAGGTCTATTAGGACTTGGTTTGGGCTGTGGCTTAACTGGTTTTTGTTGTTTTTCAAAAAAGTCAACCATTCGTATAATAAGATCTCTTATTATTCGTAATAGATTATTTAAAGCAATTCTATCTAAAAGTTTCATAATATAACCCTAAAGGTATAAATATAATACACCAAACCTAAGGTTAGCTTTTAGGCCACTATATTATAGATAGTCTTCAAAACCGTAAGATGGTAGCTTTTGTACAGGGAATCCGTCAAAATTACTAAACGCATAACTTCCATTTTGTGAAAGCATCCCTGCTGCTACGTCGGCTCGTATTAAAAAACTGCCGTCTGGTATGGGGCCCCATTCTGGATGGCCACCATCATTCCATTTTCCCCAGCTATTTTGAACTAAGAATAGTGGTTCACTGCCGGTATCATCGCATGCTATCCAAGCCATACAATGGCCCCAGCTTCCACTAGTATTCGCAATGCCCTTCTTGTCTCGTTTATTACTAAATCCATAATTAGAACATACTGCTAAACCATAACCATTAGCTAAAGCATCTCTTGCTTCTTCTACTGTTTTTATTAAACTTGTTGTTTTAATTTGATGGTCATTAGCTAAGTCAATAACCTTATCTGGTAATCCTCGTCCTCCCCAACCAGCCCCTAGATTACCATTATACTTAGTAAAGTCGGCTACTCCCTTATAATTTTGTCTTAGTATTATGCCGCCATTTTTACTAACAAATTCAGCAGCCCTAGAGCAACTCATTCCTTCTCCACCATGACCTCTTGCTCCATAAATAGCTTCTGTTGCTCCTTTAGCCACCCAAGCTTCTTTTTCTCCATTTACATCTATTTCGACAGCCCGACTAACATCACAAGCATTTCGTGTTCCATGACTAACACAATCTCCAGTAGTTTGTCTTTCATTGTAAGGACTTTTCTCAAATTTTAGAACACTCTTGTATGGTGTTGACAATTTACCCTTACCACTACTTTTAATTTTTTTGCTAGCATCGCCAAATAATGGATACTTGCTATTTTGCATCAGTCCGTCAAATACATGCTGCTCCCACAAGCATCCACTAAAACCTTTGCGATAATTATCATATAATTCTTGTGGTGAAAATCTTGGCATTATTTGCTTCCTTGTAAACAGGCCCATGACAAAGCTTTGAAACCATCAACAGCTTTATCTCTAAGGTCTTTATTTAATAGAACATTATCATCGCCAATTGCTGTTAATACTAAAGCTTGAGCAGCTTCTGGAAGGTCTTCATACTTACCTTTAATATCTAATCTTAGCATTAAACCGGCTAGTCTATTGGCCTGTCTAATTTCTTCAGTATTCTTAATAACTTCATCATCTCCATCAAGACCCACTAAAGTTGCCATATCATTATATAAATAGGCTAATCGCAAACCATCAGTTTTACGATCAGAGTCAACAGATAATGCTTTAATCACAGCATCTGCTTTTTCTTTGAGTTCTACTGATTCTGGCTCCTTAACATCCAATTCAATAACAGCCGAAGGAGATACTGGATTATTGAAAGAACCCAGATCTGGTTTTAGTATGCCGATTCCTAATAATGCAAGAGCAAGTATTAAAAGGCCTGTTTTAAGTTTGGGATTCATACACTTTTTTCCTTTGAGCAAACGGTTGGACTTAAAAATGGAAACATTTGATCAGCAACTTTAACAGCCTCATCGCATCCGCTCTTAACTGCTAAATCCCTAGTTTGTTTCCAAGAAACTACTAATTTGAAAAAAGTATCTTCTTTGGTTTCTTTAGATACTACAACAGGAGCAACATCTGGAACAACAACAGGAACAACTGATGATCCATTATTAAGTTTTGACTTTAATCCACCAATCAAGTCTCCTAAGAATTTTTGTACTGGACTTAGTTTATCTTTGAATAGAATCCATAGGATAATTCCTGCTCCAGCATATAGGGCTAAATCAGTTGGTGTTACTCTGCTAGCAAACTGCTCAAAACTTTCTGTATAATTCATTTCTTTTTCCTCGCTCTTTTAACTTTAGGGTTAGACTTGATAGATTGTGAAACTACTGGTTGTGTTTTAAAGACTCCAACTTGTCTGAAGGTTGTGACCATAGCATCAATACTTGAGCTTACTAGTGCCATTAAAAATACTTTTACATATTGACGAATAATTGGTTGAATGAAATTTGGGATCATAGGAACGTCAATAATAGTAAAAACACTATCATAAAATTTTGACAAATAGTCCATAGCCATAGCTTTTTTATCTGGTCCAGACAAATTACTAGTATTCTGTTCTAACACTTGTACCGTTTGAGCAACAGCAAGTTGTAGAATTTTCCAGGCTTGAGATATTGCAACAGATTTAACCTCTCCTAAAGAAGTTTTAACCTGAGTCATGAATTCATCTAATTTTATTTTTATTGAGTATATTGAAGCTGCTTCTGGCATATAAAATGTCCTTTTTGAAAACGCCCTATATATTATAATACACCCAGAAACCTTGTCTACTCTACTTTGGGCTGAATTGGTTTTTTAATTTTCTTTTTAACTTTAGATTTAACATTTCTTCTATTAGCGGTTTTTCTCTCTTCTGGTGTTGCTGTGCTCCACCAAGTCTTTTTAAGATCTGTTCTTCCTTTGATATATTTAAATAATAATGTTAATTGGCCTATGATTAATATAGCAGCTTCTAATCCTTTGCTTGTTTCTTGTATTAGATCCTCTTTTTGAGTAAAGTCGTCTAATACTCCAAATAAATAAGCTCCACTAAAAATGAAACTTACTAGTGTGAACCAAAATTCGCTTGTTCTATAACCAGGTTTAATCATTATAATTTCTCCATGTTATATTAACATACACCGTAATATTATTGACATTAAAATGATGTGAATCCCGTTAAATCTACTGTTGTGACAGAGTAAGAGGCTCCTGATCTATTATTTCTTGTCCAAAGTAGATTCATATTAGTATTTAATGTACTTATAAAACTACTATAGAATGGTCCAGCGTCTGGTCCGGTCCACGTTATTATCAAAACCAATTGATTATTGATGATTAAAAATGATGGGTTGCCACTATCTCCATCTATTGTTGATTCATGAAATAATATTCTATTTGGATACGTATTATAATAATTATTATTGGGATCAAGATAATTTTGTGTTGGTTGCTGTGTATATGCACCAGTGCCTAATGGATCCACGTATACCAATTCTTTTACTAAAGCTTTTTCTTCTTGATCTAAAGATAGTATTGGAAGTCTATAGATGGTCTTACCATTCCTGTTTCTATAAAATGTAGGCAAATATGTAGACCAATTAGAAGGTAACAATTTAGCAAAACTAATAGAATTTGGTACGTCAGAATCTAAAAGTCCCAAGCAGACATCTGCATAGATAACAATTTTATCTATTAATGTTCTTTCTATAACAACATTATTGCTAGTGATAAATCTAACTTTAGCCCCTATATCTATTTGATAATGAGTTGCAAAAACTAAATGGCTTGGGCTAATAAGAGTTCCGGCCCTAGTATTTGCTCCAGTTGTATTCCAAGGACTCATGCAAGTTAAATCTAAATCATAAGCCCAACAATTAGTATTTCTAACGTATGTAGAAGTTGAATGGTTTTGAGTACTATAAATATCTTTTGCTATAGCTGGGTTTTTATTTAATAGTCTATTATCGACATTATCAGAACAATTTTTTGCCAAGCTTCCAGGTATAAACTCACAAAAAGCATCTGTTTGTGTTCCCACATTACATAGTACTGTTACTTCTGCTATATTAAAATCTGTTGATGTATTTGTTCCACTGGCTATAATATTTACATTTCTTGTGGAAGTACTTGCTGTAGGAACACCTGAACAAACTGAATTATTAGAATTTAAGTTTAATAAAATAGAATTATCTGTACTGTATACTGTTACTGGTATATTATTTAATTGATATAGATTTATATTAAAATCAGTTATATTAGATGAATTAGTATATCTAAATATTGTAGCATCATAATTTGTAGTATAACCAGAACCAGCAGAATTAATTATTCTAACTTGGGGTTGTGCTGTAATTTTTATTCTATCTCCACCAATATCTGGTTTTTTAAACAGATAGGATGAGCTCTGGGATATAACACCACAATTCAGAGGTATATTTTGAGCTTCTATCATTATGGTGTTCCATAACTAACTATACAATAATCTACTGCTGCAACCCATCTAATATTTTTAGTTGCTAATCCAGTAACTCTAATAGACAATCCTCCATTGGTGGTGTCTGCTGCTACGCTTGCTAAAGCCGAATTCATACCAGTATCTTTCCAGCTTGTTTCAGTTGGTGTTTGAATCAAAGAGGTAGTACCAGCACCAACTCCTCTTTTAATACCTCCAACAAAATTCCATACAGCCGAAGCAGTATCTGTGTCATTGTAAGCACTAATTTGTATATTAAAATTTAACGTAGTTTTATCTGGTAAAAATATAAAATTTCTTGAAGTGGTGTTGCTTGGCGACGTTATAAGAGATGCAGATCCATCTGTAGTTAAAATTACATTTGATGTATTACTTGAGGTTTCGGCTCTTAGCACTATGGTTGATCTCTGTGCATCTCCAGCAGAAGTGAAGCTACCAGCAGCTTGTGCTACTTCTCCGTGTAAAGTAGTTTTTGCGGATTGGCCCCCTAAAATACATGAATTTATACCGCTAGCAATGTTGTTTTGACCATTAATAATGCTAGAATAGTTAGCGGTTGCTGTATTTTGGGATCCATTTCCAACAAAAGTATATGATGAAATAACAGAATTACCAAATCCATTTATAATAGATGCATGAAGACCCGTACTAGTATTAAAACTTCCATTGCATATCAACCCATAATTATTAGAAGATGGTATAGTATTTCTTAGACCATTAATTATGGTAGCGTGATTAGAGCTTAATGATCCAGCAGTATTGCTAAGTCCATTAAAAATAGATGTATAAGTACCACTAGCAACACAGCTAGCCCCAGCTAAAATTGCGATACTTATACCGCTTGCAGTACAAGTGTTAGCATGATAAATACCGTTATAGTCAAAACTTGGACCAAGCCGTGATGAAATTATTGAGTTTCCTGATCCTAAACATAGATTTCCGTTTCCTAATATATTATTAAATTTTGTTATATTATTACCAGAGATTTCAACTATTGGAGATGAGATTACTATTCCGCCAACTGTAGATCCGTCACCAACATATAATTTTTGGGTATCGGTTGTCCATAAAGGTTCTGCTACTGATGGAGTTACCAGCAGCCTTTCTGAATCAAGACCCTGTCTTAATTGTAAAGTTGCAGCTTGATTTAGTATAGAGCTTCTAAAATTATTGAAAGTGATTTTTTTTGTTACTACTGCTGAGGCTGGGTCATCAGAGAAGGCAAATAGATCGCTACCACTTACAGAAACAGAAGATGGCAGTTCATTTATATCAGACGATAAAGAAAAACGATTAGTGGTCATAATCAGCTGCCTAGTATATAGTAGGTGATATCATCAAATAATTCATCATATTTGGATTCTATATCTGCAATAGGTGGTTTGTTATTAACATATGTATTTATAGTATTATATTTACCAGAGAACGAACAAGTTGTTACTGTTGTTCCATTTTTAATTGGATTATTAGTATTTATTAGTTCAATATCAGTTGCCATATTTTACCTCAAGTTCTTTCTATTCTTTCTTCTAGTGCTTCTAATGTTTTACCAAGTGTTGCTATTTGAATTTTAAGTTCATTCATAACTTCTGTATTGCGTTGCAACATATTTGTTAATGCTGCCTGTGTTTCTTTGTTCACAGCAAGCCTTTCCATAATAAACTGTCTATCATGTAAATATGGAGATTTTGTTTCTATCATTTCAGCAACTTCTGACTTTGTGGCCATATTTTTGCCTATTGCCACCCAAAAACCAATCATAGTAATAATGATACCAATACTAGTAGTTGCTATACTTTCCCAAAAGTGAACTATGGTATCACTCATAATTAAAACCCTTTTCTTGTGGTGGTATTACTAAATACACTAAAAAGCAAAAAGCCAACAATATAAAATTGCTGGCTTTAAGCTAGATTAATAATAAACTAATTATATCAGCCAGTCTTTGGCTTGTAATCTTGACTGCGAACAGGAAGCTTAGATCCAGTTCTGAAAACAAGATCACCAGGAGCACTTCTGGAAACTGTTGCTGCGTTGTCTGTGCCCGGAGTAGAAGTTCCATAAGCTGGGCCTTCAAGACTAAGATTACCACTTGTGCTACCAGTAGCAGTATGAGTAAAGGTGAAAGTATTCACATCAACATAAGTAACGGTAAAAATACCATCAGTAGCAGTACCGCTTGAAAAATCTAGTTTTACAACGTCGCCAGTACTTAGTCCGTGACGAGCAACGGTTGCTGTTACGGTATAGCCTGTTCTTGAGTATGTTCCATATGCTCTAAATTCACCATAGTAGGGATCCCATTGACCATTTCTATAGGCTGTTGAAACTTTAGCAACTCTATAGTTTTCTCTCTTATTAATTCCTCTTACTTGGGTTGGATCATTAGCACTGGTTGAAAAAACAGAACTAGCAACACCAGCAATTTCATTTGTTACCTTAAATGTTATTGGTTTGGTGTGATTATGAGGAATTGTTCCGCCACTGATAGCTTTGTCTGTATAGTCTCCATCAATAACAACCGAACCAACGACACCTGTGGTATCTTTGCTGATCGCTACTGAATTTAGTTTTGTTGATGTTCCGACTCTGGTAGCGGATCCGCCATTATTTTTTGATCCACTGCCATTTAAATTTGGTTGTGTTGTATAGTCAACTGCTGCTGATGTAGCTGTAGCCATTGTATATCTCCGTTTTATTCTGTGAAGATTGTTTAAAATCTATAATCTAGTACACCTAAAAGGTTAATTTTCTATTATGTTTTCTTTTGTTATCAATTCTAAAGCATTCAATGAATTGACCCGTAAACCATAAATTTTACTCTTTTTGGCCATTTTTATCTGATTATCATTCCAGACATTACCATTGCAAATTATATTAATATTGGGTACCTTTTTATTTATGAGTGCAGAGGCGGTGATATTGTCAGAAATATCATCAATTAAGTATCCGGTTGATGGATATATTGTTGTAATATTAAAATCATATAATATTTGTGCTACTTTATATAATAGCTCATAGCTAAATTGACGATATTCAAGAATATATCTAATTTCTAGTTTTGAATCAGAACACAAACTCTGCATTTCTTTTATATCTTCACGGAATTTATCATACTTTCTATTGCACAATAAATATGTTGGACATACAATATCAAGTATGGTTGCTCCATTTTTAATACAGTTTTCAGCAACAGATAGTCTTGACTTTAGATCCATTGTGCCAAGAGGAAAATCTATTGGGGCAGAAGCTGATATATCCGTGGTCGATAATATTGATTTGAGTGGTTTAAGATATGAAGGTAGAACAGATATAGTCTTAGGATCAAATTTAATAACTTTATTTATAATGTCTATTAATTCTGAATCTTTGAGAGTTATATCATAATAGCAGTATTCTAAATGCATAGTGTTACTTTTTTAATGATTCTATGGTTGGGTATTTCTTATCTCCGAGTATACCATCCGCAAAACCATAATACACCGCTTCTTCTGCTGTTAGTATCCAATCACTTTTTGTTGCTAGTTGACTTTGAATGTGTTTTCTTGCTATTGGTTTTTTCCAGTTCTTATCTTTTGACATTGGACTTGTAATCCATTTATCAACAAAGATATCAAGCATTTTTGCAGACTCTCTTTCGCTCCATTGTAAACTACTAATTGCCGCTTTGTGTTCATCGTCTATGCTTATTGAGCCATAATGAATTAGCATATTCACATTTGGCATTAATATTCTGAGATTAGCAGACTGGAAAATAATACTACTAGCAGATTGAACTTTGGCATATGCTAATATTGTTGTTTTAGAACGACTGTATTTTATAGTGTCGTATAAGCTTAAGCAGTCTTCCCAATCACCCCCAGGTAAATGCATATGTATCAATATAGAGTCAGCGGACTGTTGATTCAAAAAGCGTAGATTTTTTTCAAAAGTAACAGATGATCTATAATCAACACCAGCTTCATCTTCATCATATCCAAAATGAGAATGTAAAAATATTTCTCTGTTTTTTATATCAATATTATTTGAGTGTAAAGACTGTAATTCTATATCGCTGGTATTAGTTTTAGCCATTATTTAACTCACTATATATTGTTTTATTGATATTTCTCATAGTTTCTGAATCATCAAAAGCTTTACCTATTGATATTCTAAATCGGTATCTTGTAAAAATGTCCAGAGTTTCAACTCCATCGGTTCTTTCTATAGTTTGTGCTATTTTTTTTGATATATCAAAATTAGTATGTCCCATCCAAAAATTAAAAAGTTTTCCACTAGCAGTATTCTCATTCATTGGTATTATTCCCATAGGAGTAGCAATTACTCTAACTGCTTTAATTTTTTTCTTAGTAATTTCCTCATGACTATCTTCCTCTTCATCAGTTTCTGCATCGCTATCGGTATAATTACCAGTATATGGATCAAACTCATCAACATCAGGATCATCTGATCCAAATGGGTCAAGCCATTTTTGCCATATGATTAGATTATTTTTGTCCATTATGTAGCCCCGTCAAGCAGAGATAGAACAAGATACTTATACCCCTTATAGTAAATTAAAAATTCAGATTTCCAATATCACTTTGTTGCAAAAGCGGACATTGGACTAATAAGTGGGCCGGTATTATTGGCTTTTTTAATTTCTTGCCTAATTAAATCATAAAAAGAAATAACATTATCAAAAAATAATTTTTCTTTAATATCTTCTGATCTGTATGATTTATCTTTTATAGTGTCTAATAGTCTATATTTCAGAGCATTGCTATTTATATAGATCAATAATTCCGCATATTTTTCTGCAATATTTGGTATATTATTTATATGTTCATTATCAAGATTTGGATATTTAAGTTGTATATCAACATCATAATTACTTTTTAAGGAAATTACAATACTTAATGTCTCTAATTCTTGATTTGTTTTTAAGAATTTAAAGTAGTGTAAGAATTTTTTTAGCATTGTTTGGAAGTCTTATAAGAGAAGGTTGTATATCTAATAAAAATCCGTCTTTTACAACAGATTCATAGGTTATAAAAACAAGATAATAAATCTCTAGCGTTTCTGATAGTTCCACATCTGTTAATTTAAAATTAAGATATGAATCATTTTTATCTATTTTTGTAGATACCAAATGATCTAAACAAGCATCAATATCAAGATTACTTTCAATGTCAAAATATGGAAGCTGTAAATCATCTGGTTTAGATGATACTATTTTGTACCTATTAACAGACGGATCTAGCACCAGTATAGCTAGATTAAATTTGGCATTTATCATATGATCTAATAATATCTAGGGCTCTTTTAATATTCTGTCTAACTGCTTCTCGTGATACTCCAAACTTCTTACCAATATGAGATAAAGTATGGTTCTCTAAATAATACATTCTAATCTGTTCTCTTTGTTTTTCTGATAGATTACTGTTTGATAACAGATCTCCAATTGTATTTTTTAAATTAGTGGTCTGTTCTTCCTCTATAAGAATCTCTATTGGTTCAGGCGCCTTTGCATCAGATATTGTAGAGTGCATCGACAAGTCTGATATTTTAGAGTTAGCGTCAAGACTTACAGAATCTGTATTTTTCTTGTATTTATTTGTTACATAAGTTTTAATAGCCCAAATAGCACATTGATTTCTATAAGAATACAAGGTTTTAGCTTGACCATTTTTGCCAGTTCTAGTAGGATCAAATCTCCAATCAGCATACATTATTGCCGTTGCAACATCAGATATTGCATCATTATTCTTCAACATTTCTACCGATAATCCATTATAGAATTTAGGGCAGAATTTTGATATCGTCTTTTTTGCTAGATTAATATACGTATCTAGACTGTCGTATTGTCTGTCCATAATCAAGATATCCTTTATTTAGTTTATAAATTAAACAGTTAGTCCTATTAACTTTATACTACGTAAGCTTTTTCCATTGTTTTGGATCTGGCCTGTCTTTATCTCCAGGCTTTGCTGGTCTATAATCCTTTCCTTCTCTCTCTTTCTTTTTTCTTATATTGTCCCAAAGACCTTGTTTTTTTGAATCTGCTGAATCCTCTATTGAGGGTTCTGTAGGTTCAACTTCGTTATGATTATCGTTATCTACTTCATTAGTATTATTGGTTGGAATATTGGGCATATTCTTTATAATACTAACCGGAATAAATTTCTTTTTCAATTTTTTTTTTATCTCCGCCGCTTCTGTACTATCATCGTCACTTTCTGGAGACAAGATCACAAAATCTCTGATGGTGCTCATGTAGTCAGCAACAATGGCGATTTTACCCTGCAACCAGCTCTCTGTCAAGTTTTCTTTAACTTTTGGATCGTCAAGAGAATCTAAGATCCTATTAGCATGTGCAACTATGGATTTCAAAGCAACAATATTCATTTCAATAAATTCATTTTTATAGTTTTCAAACTGTTCTTCCATCTCATCTTCATCTTCATCTTCTTCAATATCATCAGCATCTTCTATGTTATAGTCCATAATTGTTGTTGATGGATTTAACATGTTCATATCAGCTAAACCATAATCATCTCTAGAATCTACTAAAGTTAATTGGTCTTCGGTTTTCCTTAAATATTGATCTACTGTCCATGAAGCTCCGGCATTTGTTGTTCTATAGCCAACTATGTATCCTATATTCTCTGGTATCTCTTCTATACTTTCAACAATGCCTTCGCTGCCATAATGCATACAGGCATTATTTATATTTTTAACATTGTCGCCGGTTTGTAATTTAGAAACAGCAACTGAACTATCTCCAGTTGGTCTGGAAACCTGCTCATTTGGATTTTTAGTTTTAAGTTGATTTATTTTTTCTTTTTGAGAATTAAGAGAATCATCATTAGTTTTTTTGTCAACTAATTCTGGTTTTAATGGTGGTTTAGTATTTGGATCAACGGCTGGACCAACTTCTACAGTCGGAACAGGGAGCATTGTTGCTTCAGTTTTTTTAATTAGTTTTTCTACATTATTTAATAAATCATAAATTCTGTCCATAATTATTATCTCTTATATAGTTTGTGAAAAATAAAATCAGTAAAAATTATTGAGGCTTGATTATCTGATGGATAATGAACACCCTGTAAAACTCTGGCATAACCACTCTTATTTACAATTTGATCCAATTCGTATTTAAACTCTGGATGAGAATTCGCTACGAGATTTCCAGCTAATCTAGCATACACCGTATGTCCAGATGGGTAAGACGGGGTTTGATGAGTATCTGTTTCAATAACATTAATTGTTAATCCATAAAATTTGGCCAATTGATAAGGTCTTGCTCTATTAAAATAGTATTTAGTATTAAGTATAAGAGGTTTAATGATATTGTATAGATTATCAAAATCATTTTGTGGAAAAATAATATTGTTACTATCACAAAAGTCTATAACTAAAGATGCTGCATTTTTGTCTATTTTATGTACAAATTCAACATCAGCATCATTTCTATTATTACTAATTTTAGATATGTAAATTAATTCTTTTAGTGTAGAACCACTACTATTTATAGGAGGATTATCAAGAATAGATTTGTAGTCAAAATCAATTATTTTTGAAACTTTTTGATCTTCTACTATTTTTGTAGTATATTTGATTTTATCTATATTAATAGACGGTATTACTGAGCTAAATTCAGATAATAATTTATTGTTTCTCATCTATTCATACTTGAAGCGTTAAGAAATTATCAATACCCATTTCTTCAATTAGTTTTAGAAAACCTTCATAAAGTTCGATACCATCTTCGCTTCCTTGTAATAGTTCAATAAACATATTAGCAGTAATTTCATCTCCAATTGATCTAGCAGCAACTATTGTTGCTCTTTCTGCTGCTGATGCTTCTCTTACAGAGTCTAGATTGTATTGTATCATTGCAGCCATATCATGCCTTTTCCACACTGGTGGATTTAATATCAATGGTTGATAATCAGTATCAAAAAATTCTAATCTCTTGATGTTGATTGCAGCATGGGTCTGTTCTTGAATAGCATCTTCCTTAATGATTGCTGCTAATTTTTTATATCCCCATCTTTGAAGATGTTCAGCTTGAGCGGTTAATACTGTTGTTTGTTGCCAGTGTATGTTTAATGATTTTTTTATTAGTTCAATTACAGTATCAGAAGTATAACCAGTAACTTCTTGTGCTTGTGTTAGTGTTTCTGATGTTGGGGCTTGATACTGTTGATTTAGTAAGTCATTGATTGATTTTTTATCAGTCATTATATTCTCCTAAGTTAAGTCTGATACGTTTGGTGTGGACCACATTTTGCAACTCCAGTAGTTAGCTTTCCATCGTGGTCCGGGATTATCGCAATTATGTCTTGCTCTGTATGATCTGCGACGAGCTGGATCATCTCTTTTAATCTCCATATTAGGATCACCAAAATTAACTTTTACAATGTTGCCTTTATCGTTTTTTACATAAACATTGAATTTTTTGGGACCATTTGGAGTTCTTGTTGGTTTGTTTAATTTGACCTTTTTACCATTTTTTTCTTCTGCTATAATTTTTTCATTCTCGTCATAAACTATATTAGCCTCAATTTCCCATACAAACTCATTCCATTCATCATCCCAATCACAATTAGAAGCCAATAAATTATCCTGAATTTCTTCTAATATTGAAGACTTGCTTTTTTTCTTTGTTTGTCCTAAGCAAATAGCAACACGCTGTTTTGTGTCAGGGTAGTCTTTTTTCATAGTCTCGTCACCCATGCAACGAGATACGAATTTTTGTTTATCTTCGTCTTTATTTATTGATGGAATTGGCATATAGTATCTCCTACCTAGGAATACACCTTACAAGTTGTTGAGCCGCATTCTCCCAAGAATACTTTTTAGCCGTTTCTATTCCGTGAGGATTGGTATTTATTCTATTATTATAAACAAATCTCATATGATCAATAATATTTTCTATCTGACTATTGCCTAATTTAGCCCAATTCCCCTGGCCTTGAAATGCTTTTCCGTCGAAAGCTTTTTCTGTCTCGTCAATATTGACCAAATAACAATTTTCTGGTGTGCAAAACTCTGTGTGTGCAGAATAGTTGGTTGCTATGGTTGGTTTTCCCATACTCATGGTTTCTAATAGTTCAAGATTCCATCCTTCTGCTCTTGATGGATATAATCCACAATCAGCATCTGCTATTAATTGAGCTATTTCTTCTTGAGTTTCAAATCCATCAAATAATTTTACTCTATCTGAACCATACATATTTTTCCATTGTTTTAGTTCATCAGCAGATGAATACGAATTGGTTTTTTCTGATGCTAATATCCATAGTTCAACATCTTTTTGATCTGGAAAAGCCTCATTAAATAATGAGAATAAAATATCGTGTCCTTTACGAACTTCCCATTTGCCTATATTTAGAAAAACATATTTATCATCTGATCTAGTTCTTTTGATGTCGTTATTAAAAATATTTCTATTAACACCTAATGGCACTACGAATGATTCAGAATCTATTCCATTCTTAAGCAGAACTTCCTGGCCCCATTTGCTACTAACGCATATACTGTCTGGAACTTTTAAATTAATTTTTTCATATTCATTAAATGTGTCCAACTCAAAAAATGGATAGGCAACATATTTTCCTCGTCCAATATGATCTAGTAAATCAAATTGATGCCAGATCTTAAAATTAACAGCATTAATATCAGGACTCATCCTCTTCTTTAATAAAGAAAGTATAAAGTCATGATCATCTTGATTATTAACTGATGGCTGGCCTATGGGGTAGTAAGTTACGTCTACTATCTTTGATAGTTCTCGCAGTATATTAATTGATGCTAATCCGTAGCCGGTGTTATTAACTGGACTTGAATAATTTATTTTCATTTTTCGTATATCTTATTATGAGTATTGTTGACTTGTATAAATGTTGTTTTCTTACCAAAGTCTTTTATTTTACTAGCGCCTATATAAGTGCAAGCACTTCGTATTCCTCCATAAATGTCTTGAAGTACTTCTTCTGCCATTCCTTTATATGGAACAGTAACGCACTTACCTTCTGCTGTTCTATAGTCTGCAACTCCATTATGATGTTTATCCATAGCTTTTAAACTGCTCATTCCATAGTATTGCAAAGATATTTTTCTTTTTATATTATTATTTTCTGGATCTATTGGTTGCCAAAATCCGGGAGCAGATGATCCTGCTTCAACTAAATATTCATATTTCCATTCTCCTTCACACTCGTCTGTGCCAGCAAATATGCTTCCTAGCATAACGAAATCACCATTTGCACCAAATGCTTTACACACATCTCCAATTACTTTGCATCCTCCGTCTGAACAAACGTGCCCACCAAGGCCATGAGCAGCGTCCGTACATTCCATCACAGCACTCAACTGAGGGTATCCTACGCCAGTTTTTAAACGAGTGGTACAAACACTGCCAGATCCTATGCCGACTTTAACTATATCGACCTGACCATGAATAATTAGTTCTTCTGTCATTTCTGGGGTTACCACATTGCCAGCCATGATAACAGACTCTGGATATAAATTTCTTATTTTACGAGCAATTTTAACAAATTGTTCTGTATATCCGTTTGCAACATCTAAGCATATATTAGGCGTAGGATAGTTGAATTTTTTAATTTGGTTGAATACTTCAGTTAATTTTTCTAGATCTGTCTGGCTTGTGCCGATAGAATAAAATGCAAGATTTTTATTTACAATACTAGGATCAGTATAAAAAGCAACATATTCATTAATCTTATAATGCTTATGTAAACATACTATGGCTTGATTTTTTCCTAATGATTTCGCCATCTCAAAAGTTCCAACAGTATCCATATTGGCAACCATTATTGGAACTGCTAGTAATTTTCGTGGAGAATATTTAAATTTAAATTCTCTTTGGATACAAACTTCTGATCGACTATTGAGAGTTGATCTTTTGGGCCTAATTAGAACATCATCAAAGTCTAATTTAATTTCATTTATAATTTTTTGCATTATATTCCTTTTAGGTACTTGTCAGTATCATAGCATTTCCATTTTTTAAAATCTTCAAATCCTTGTTCACTAACACAAATTTTTGGCCCAGTAACAACACCTTTTCCTTTATAGTGAGACAAAGCAGCTAATATAGCGCATATATGATCGGTACAATCTACAATAAATTTTATTTGACCTGATTTAACATAGTATTTGGGCATTTTACACCGAGAAGAAATACCATCTTTTATGAGAATCTATATTTTCAGAGGTATTAATGTGTTGTAAATAACTCTTGATTTCATCCCATGTAGAGAATATCATCTGGTGCGGTATTGTTCCAAATAGCCAATCTGGAGTATGATTCTTTCCTTGAACCATATGAATAATTATTGGTTTCTTTTGACGATTGGCCCAGAAAATTTCTTCAAGAGTTCCGCATGGATGAGTATTAAGGTCCAAATTAACTATGAGAAAATCACTAATGTCTACAAGCCTCAGATCAACAGAACGAATAGTTTTCATCATGGCAGTTAATTCGTCGTATCGTGCTTTTTCTTTGAGCTTGGTTTTTATAGCATGAGTGTCTTTATCTTCTAATCCTATATCTGTTGGTTTACTAATAGGATTAAAAACTACTATGCCAAGTTCATTAAGAAACGGAGTGATATTATCTCGCCATGTTGAACCTCTATCTGGAACTCTATCCATTGCTCCAGCCAGATAAACTCTTTGATTTTTTAGTCTTTCCATTAATATTTATCGCAAAACAGAAATGTAAATATATTTTTTGATGATTTAACAGAGTACCCTGATCTATCTGTCATTTCTTTGATTCCAGAAATTATTCCACCAATTAGGGATATTGCCAAACATAAAATAATAAAACTATCCATTGTCATTCTCCAAATAGGGTATGTATTTTTTTCTCATTTGCTGAACTTCAGCAACCATCTCCAACAACGTTTTTTGATCAGTCGATCTACCCTTTGGGTTATGGTAGTACAGGCCAACAGGGTGATTGACCAACTGTATCTTAGCACCTCCGACGCAACAACGCAACCACATATCTCCATCAGAAGCCGTCTTATACGATTCGTCAAAGTATCCGAATCTATCGTGTAAATTTTTCTTCCATAACGGCATACAATGGGGACTGTTATTCATTAATAAGTTTTTTAATGAATGGGGTAAGCACGGATAAAAATTAGAGTAATCATTATTTTCATATTTTTCATTAGCGATTGTTGATACATATGTTAGTCCGTATGCTACTTCTAAATCTGGATCTCTATCAAAACACTTAACCAGTATTTCAAAACTATTTATATTTTTTCTATCGTCAATATTCCAGTTTCCTATTAAATTTGATGAGCACATTTTAATAGCTATATTCCATGCTGCATATAGGCCAGGATCGCTATCTAGTCTATGATACTTTATATTTGAATATTCTTCAGTTAATGGTAAAATAAAGTCTTTTTCATTTTCTGGAGAAGCACAGTCTAAAAAGATAAATTCAATATCATCAAAGATAGATTGTTTTAACATATCTTCCAGATATCCTTGAACAAATTTTTCACCTTTATATAAGGAACAAAAAGAAGAGCATCTATAATTTTTCATTTGTTTCCTTTGTCCTTATTTGATAGAATTACATCTTTAATTGGCCAATCTATATTTATTGTTGGATCATCGTATGATATTACTGTTTCATATTCTGGATAGTGTTTTTCTGTTGTAAAGTAGCTAAAGTCTGCACCATCCTCGCTTAATACTAATATTCCATGAGCAAATCCTGGTGGTATATATACCATATCTTTATTAGATTCTGATAATTCATACGAAACCCATTGTTTATATGTTGTTGAATTTTCTCTAATATCAACAGCAACATCAAAAATTTTACCTTTATTGCATCTAACTATTTTCCCTTGTCCATGGGGTTCTTTTTGATAGTGTAATCCTCTTAATACTTTATATTTTGAGAATGAGGATTTCTCTTGTACTATTTCTGGTATTTTATTTTTAATGAATAGTTCTTTATTATATATCTCATATAAAGTTCCTCTATGATCTTCATATATTTGCGTTTTAATTAAAATTATATCAGAAATTAATTTATTAACAATAAATGTATGATTCATAATTTATGATGTATCCAGCAAGATGTTTTAGTTTTTATATTTTTATTACCTATAAGTTCATTAACCGCTTTTTGTACTCCTGGCCATGAAAAATAATCGTGACCAGCTAGTATACCATTTTTTTTGACTTTTGGTAGCCATAAGTTAATATCTTTTTTTACAGCTTCTTCTGAATGATCGGCATCAATAAATACTATATCTACTGATTCATCTTCATACAATAAACTGGCTTCTTCTGATGTTTTTTTAATAGGAGTTATAATATTATTTACTGGTTTAATATTTTGTAAAAATACTTCAAATAATTTATTATTTATATTTTTAATAATATCTTTATGACATTGATCATTAGCGGTTCCTAGCCAAGTATCTATACAATCAAATTTAATTTTTTTATTAGAATTTATAATTTCAACAGCCATGAATACTGAACTTTTACCTTTCCATGATCCTATTTCTATAATATGTCCGTTATCTGGACAGTCTCGTGCAAATTCAGAATAAACATCCTGATAATCGAACCAGTCTTCACCAAATTGAGGTTGATTATATATATGATCCATAATTAATTATTAGGCAAATTTGTTGGACTACCATCTTTTGAATACTCTGAGTATTTAGGTTTATAATTTTCTCCTAGCCATCCAACAGTTTTTTCTAGTGCTCCGTTATGTTCTGGACTACCATCATACAAGCTGAAATCTCTGAGAGTTTCTCCTCTTCCTAATTGTACTAATTCTTCCCATAATTCTGTTCCGGGGAACGGTATGCAATCACTAATTTGCCAATGAACAGTATTGTTATTTTTTCTGCCAATTTCTTGAAGATCTTTTAAAATTGCCTGATCTTTTTCCCATGATCCTGCTTTTTCTCCTGGAAAATTTTTCATAGTAGTAAAATGAAATTCCATATTTGAAAATCTAGTAACTAAATATTTTAGATTATCATAAGCAGTTTTGGTATTCATATGTTTTTTAACATTATCAGATAGTTCCTGATTAAATGTTTCAATTCCAAATCTCATTCCAACACAACCAGAATCTACCATTTTATCATAGAGTTCAGGCTTACTTGTGTCTATTCTGCCCATCATTGTCCATGGCATGTTAAAGTTTTTAAGTCCATCACAAATTTTAGATATTCTATTATGTCCAAGATTCCATGTATCATCATCAAAAAGTATACTTCTTAGATTATCTCCTAAAATATTTTTCATTTGTTGAATTTCATCAACAACCATTTCTGCTGATCTTGCTCTATACTTACCATTATTTATAACATTTGGCCATTGACAATATGTGCATTTAAATGGACATCCACGAGAAGCACTCACAGTTAATTGAATCATTGGAGTGTTCATTGTTGGTTCATAATAATTTTGAATATATTCTAATGGTCTATATGGTAAAAAATTGTCTCCATTGGGCAGAGTATCGATATTTGACAAATGTTCAAATCTGTAGATATCTTTAGCATTATCTAGTTTTTGACAAATGTCTAATGCTGGTATGTCGTATTCTCCAACAATACAATGATCGACATGATCTAACTCTATACATTCATTGGCATAGGTTTTCATGTGCGGTCCACAATATACATTTCGACATCCAATATTTTGTTTAAACCATAATGCTATATCGTTATTTAGTTTAAAAGTTGGAGTAGATATATCATAAAAAATTATATCTGGTTTTAAATCATAAATAACTTTTTTAGTAATTTCTAAATCAGCATGTTTTAGTGCAACGCCATCATAAAAATACGTTTCAAAACCATGATGTTGTACATATTTTGCAGCATATCCTAGCCAAAATGGGAAAGGTGCATAACCATGAAAATGTCCTCCGGGATTAGTCCAAGGCCATCGTGATCCTGCATTTGGCCCAGTGTGGATCTGTCCATTAACATATTTTACATTTGGTATATTTGCAAATAATATTTTCATAATTTTATTCCTAGCCAGTTTAATAGATCTGACATTCTGTGTTTGAAAGTATGTTTAGATAAAATATGATTATAACCATATTCTCTATATTTATTTGTCTCTTCTGGATTATTTAAATAATAATCAATCTTTGAAAGAAGATCATCATTTCCGTCTGTAAATTCCATGCAGTTATTAAATTCTGTTTCTAAGAATTGAGATCTGTCAGAAATAATAAAACCTTTACATGCTAGAATATTAAATATACGAAAATTATATGAGCCATAATCTAAGTGTTCAGTAAGATGAGCATTTAAACAGATTTTTGAAGAAGAGTATAGTGTGGCTTCGTCATCTATGCTTATCTTTCCTTTGCATAGTGGAGAGTTCCATCCTGCTGGATTACCGTATATAACCAATCCTTTATCTTTAGCACATAATAAATATTTTTCTGATGTTTGTTGATCTCTAATATTATTTCCTACAAAACACAAGTTATGAGATAAATTATCGTTTATAGATTTAGGAAAAAATAAATCAGGATCAACAGCAAATTGACATACAAGCCCTTCGCCACAGTTGTTCATTAGTCCTTCAGATGGAAATATAAAACTATCATAGTTATTTTTTATTTGATGATAAACTTCAACAGTACCTGGCCAAGTGGGTTTTGGAAAAACATTTTGTAGATATAGTACTTTATATCCTGTCATTTGTTGGTTTACTAATGGACTAAAGGATATAGAAACATCATATATGCCAAATCCATTAATATCTACATTAGAAACTCTTGTATCTTTTTGTAGATATTTTGCCCAGGATCGAGCAACTAGTTCATCCCCTTGAACATTTGCTCCATTATTAATAGTATTAATTGATGAAGTTGACGGGATCAATATATTGATGTTCATTTTTTAGTCTTGTTAGTCCGCTAGTTACAGAATCTGGTATTTTTTTAGTTATTTGTTTATACAAATTATTATTTAATGAAATATCTTTAGGAAATTTTCCATCTGATAGTCCGCTAGACAAAAGAGAAAGATCCCTCTCAAATATAGTAGCCACAGATGAGTATAGTTCATATCTATTATTTCTTGTATTCCCGCTTAAATGGATAACTCCTACAAAATTAATATTAATAATATCGTCAATCATTTCTGCTAAATTGATAGCATATGTTGGAGTATTATATACATCAGAAAAACATACAGTTTCTTTCTTCTCTGACAAAGAAATTAATAAGTTTTTAAGCCAAAGACAATTTTCTCCATATACTCCGGATGTTCTAACAACAATAGAGTTATTGTGCTGGAGTGAGTGTTGTTCTCCTATTAGTTTGGATTGTCCGTAAGTGGTTGACGGTAGAGATACAGAGTTTTCTGAATATCCTCCTGCGTTACCATCAAATACATAGTCTGTAGATATATAAATAAATTTGGTATCTTTATTTAGAGATTTGATAACATTAGCAACACCGTTAGAGTTAATAGCATATGCTTTATCTGGATATTTCTCACATTCAGCAATATCTTTTATTCCGATAGAGTAAATAACATAATCAAAATTTTTATCAGACAGATAGTTTCTAACGGTTTCGATTTTTGTGATATCTATATCTTTTTTACTAGTAATAGTTGTATTATATTTAGAAACAAAATATGCGTATAGGTTCTTACCAATAAACCCATTACCTAATATTAATATATTTTTACTCATAATGTTAGTCTTTATTTTGAATAATTTTAATCCATGAGTTTACATCTAATAATGATTTATCCCAGTTCTGAGACAAACACCTATTATATTCTTGTGTTATAAAATTTTTATCAAGCAATTGATCAATATGATTTAATAGAATTATTGGTAATTTTTTATATAGTTCATATATCTTAAAGTCTCCAGTAACTAGGGTAATTGGCACCCTATTACTATATAAAACTTCCCATAATCTGTGTGTATCTATACCATTTCCTGCTGGACAAACTACCATCTTATAATCTCGTATTGTATTAAAAAAATCTGACAGAGTTAAATTAGGTTCTTGCCAATCAATAAAAGACGATTGTATACAATATTGTTTAACTATTGATCTATGACTATAGTTGGTATTAACATTAAAATTAGCATAAATAAATTTACTATCTAAATTAGATATATTATTTTCATTTAGCAGATTCTCCTTCTCTGATGCTCTGTCAAAATATCCTATACCATGTCCTTGTCTAACTGATGGTAGTTTATTTTCTAATCCTATTGGTAGAGGATGTAGAATTTTAGACTTGGAAACTGCGTTCTGTGCATACCAATCAATGATATTCTTAGGAGCCAAAGAAACTATATCATCTATAATTGCATAATCAGAGTTTCCCGTGATTAAAGTGACCGGATGATTTATGTTTCGTATTGTTTCAAAATCTTCTAAGATATAATCTGTCTTACAAAAAAAGATATTTTGTTCATCATGAAGATGAGATAATTTATTTAATTCTATATAATCAATATTTTTCATAGGATTTTTCTTCTACGATCTCTGAATCCGATATTTCATTTATAAGTTTTTTTATATTTGCTCGTTGATCATTAGTTTTGTATACATTTCTAGCTAATTCTATAAATTCATTATCAAATTCTTGTTTATTTTCTTTGATTCTAATATTATCTTCTATATTCCATAATCGCTCATTAACTTGTTTTAATTCATTATAAAGATTAACTATATTATAACTTTTAATAATATTATAAGAAATATCTTTTAAATAAGATAATTCATTTTTTATATTATTTATTTTATTTGGATCTAAAATTTTATTATATTTTAATTCTAGTATAGAAAATTTATCTAATATTTCTCCATTAGAAGTTGGTATTCTCTCAGACATATTCTACTATGTTCCATTTGGGTGATACTTGAAAATGGCAAGGATGTTTTCTTACATTGTGATAATATAAATTGTTTGTTATATTTGGTATACTGTCTATAAGATGGAATAATGAACTATTAATACAATGAATTTCTTCAGCATTTTGTATTAAATGAATATAGGATAATAGATTGTTGGTATCTTCTTTTTTAACATAAATTTTTGGAAGATTACTTTGTAAAGCAAGATCAAATAGTCCATCGCTACTCTGGTTATGAATAAAAATATATTTGTGACTAGGAGACTGCAGAAACGGGTTTGATCTAGATCTGGGTAATTTAAAAAATCTATATCTTTCTATAAAATCTATTCCGACTTGTTTATAAAAAGATTTATCCCAATTATTTGAATCGCAATATTGAAATCCTATTCGTAAAATTGTTTTATTATGAGATAGTGCATATTCATCCACTGCTTCTAGTTCATTTCCATTATACTCAATTGGAATCACATTGATTTTATTATTTTCAGAGTATAGACATTCTACTGTTGGAAAATTATGTTTTTTGCATATCAAATCTATACAATCGGTATTATGTTTAGCAATAAAATTTACTAAACCATTACAGACAAAATGATCGCCTAGTCCCAGATGATGATGAATAATCATGTTTTATTTTTGATTTGTTGTAGTAGTGACTTTGCTAGTGTAGGATTTTTACATCCGTGTAACAGATAAAATTTGACAGGACAATTATTCTTTAAGTAAGATTCATATAAATCTTTATCAGTCATGTCATTATTTATATATGCATTTATCAAAGTAGAATTTGGAATATGATTATATCCTAAGTCTTCAGAAACTTCATATTTAGTCAATAATGCATTCAAAATGCCTTCATCTTCTATATAGGTTTGTATTCCTCGTTTATGGAATGCAGAAATATTATCCACTAATTCTGATATAAAATGTTTATGGTCTTGAGATACTAGTCCACATGCATATACCCAGTTCATTTTGGGACTATTCTTAGAAAAGAAAGAACATAAATTTTTTAGATTTTCAATATGCATAGGATTAGAAAAAGGATTATGGGGATGTTTTGCTAATAAAGGGAATTTAGAATTTTTAATTTTATTTTCATTTTCATAGAAAAGATTATCTATTTCTTTAGTAGCAACCATATCAGAATCTAGTATTGCACATATATCATAGGGATTATCTAATAGAGACATCCATTTTGCCATACATATAGAATAAAAATTAAGATTATCTATGTTTATGGTTTTACTAATAACTTGATTATGATTAAAGTCATGTTCAAAATTTATGCAGTTTATGGTGATCTTGTATTTACTAAAAGATACAATTGAATCAACCAATACTTCTGCTAAAGGGAGCCAATTTTTAGTTACAAAAGTATTAAATCCATAATTTTTAATCATGGTATGTATTTATAATATTCTGGATGTCTATTACCTTTTTCATCAAATACATCTCCAACGAACTCTCTGTCTATTCGTTCTGTTGGGAAGGGTTTTTGGTCAAAAAAAGGATCATGAACTATTTTATCTTCGCCAATCATTGGATATAAAACTTTGCCAAAAAACTCATAGTCTGTTCCATATCTGTTCGTTTTATCAAAAGAGGTTAATAATTTTCTCATATCATATTTGTCATTTTTCTTATAACCCCACATTCCTCCTAAAATAGGAAATCCATGGTGAGGATGGTCTCTCATTATATGAAAAGTTTTATCTGATGATAGCCACTCATCAACAGCATATTTTTCTCTCATAGAAATTCTAGAATCTGCATCTCTGAATATGGAAACATCAACCATAGGATCATAGGACGTTTCAAATCTCCAGAACATGGAACTCCAATCTCCAGGAGAGTCCTTATAAAATACTGTTATATTTGGAATTAGTAATAGATTTTTCCAAATAGTCTCTGGAACAGATGATCCTAGAAAAAAATACGCTTCCCATCCAGGATATATTTGATGCAATAATTCTGCATTACGAATAGCTCCAAACGTATATTTTTTATTGTCTCCCCATAAACTAAAGCTAATGATCTTTTTCATAAACTTATTTTTTAGGAGGATAATTATATACTGTTACAAAAAACTTGCCCCAGATATCTTCTATAAGGTCTGTTATGAAATCCCAATTTCCTCCAGCAAGTCCGCTTCCGAACTTAGGACAATGGATCTCAATTTTCTCGCTCTTATTTAAGAAACCTGTATTAGTATGAATATGTTGGGATAAAGAATTCATAGATTTTACTAGCGCCAAGTAATTTAATGGTCTAATGTTTGTACCACTCTTAATTCCATTTTGGCCTATCATATTAACAAAACATAGTTTGTGTCTAAATTTATCATTCTCATATACTTTAACAATTTGGGAATATCCAAGATTAGTTTTTAAAAAACTTTTACCAAGTAAATGATAATTTTCTTTAACTATAGGATATTTTGTAGCCACCTGAGCAGCAAATCCGGCCCCAAACAAATCAATATTATTACAAACATGAGGAACAAATATTGTTGCTCCTTCGTTTCCTGCTGTTACTCTGTCTCTGACCATTTCAAATAGATCATGATTGGAATAAACTATATTAGTAGGACTATTTTTTTTATTTATTGTTTTAATTACCATTTTATCCTCTAGTTATTTTTGGCCACTTACCAGCCGGACATTCTTGATCTGCCCAAGCAAGTTTATTTAAAAACTTACTTTTCTTGCTAATAGCACAACCACATATGTTACATTCTGATCTTTCTTTATTAAAATCAGAACAATCCATACATATAGAGTATCTGTCTAAAATTTCAGATTGAGTGGTCTTGGGAAAACCATGCCATACATGGAAAAATAAAGACTTAAGAAATGTCTGTAGTCGAATTAGCAACATCTTTTATTCTTTCTTTCATTGCTATAATATTATTATCTTTATCTAGCGTGAATACATCAATTGGATCAATCATATCATTAGATTTGACCCATTTTGATAATCCATCAGATAAACATACCGCTAATTTATCACCATTTCTCTTAAAGTCTGCTGTTAAAATAAAATACTTACCAGAAAGAGTAAAGCATTCACCGATAGATATTTCCTCTAAATATTTCATATAATTAATGGTTGTAAAATCTATCCCAATTTTCCCATTCTTCATCATCGAAACTCTCTTTGAGTTTCTTTATTTCTTTTTTGGCATTGTTTTTATTAATCAGCTCATCATCCAGCATATTCCTTTTGATGTGCTGTTTCTTAACTTTCTGCCTTCTCTCTGGCCTTTTTTCACTATCCTCGTCTAAATTTCTCATTTCATCTCTCAAGTAAATTGACCCATACCATTGTATTATAGGTCGAGGTCAATGAATGTCAACCGACCATGATAAGATTTTTTGGCCTTGACCATACTACGATTTATGATTATATATTATGCAGAGCGGGTGGATATACTATAATACATACTTAACTATGATAAACTCTACTATCGTTACAGGCATATGGGATCTTGGTAGAGATAGTTTATCCGATGGTTGGAATAGAACATTCGATCATTATATAGAGAATTTCACTCTTCTGTTAAAAAATACATTAGACATACCACTAATAGTATTCATAGACCCAAAGCACGAACACTTAGTATGGAAGCATAGGAAACCAGAGAATACAAAGGTATATCATCATACTAAAGATCAATTTAAAGGGTCTTTCTTCCCATTCTTTGATGAAATTCAAAAGATAAGAAATGATTCAGACTGGTATACTCAAGTTGGATGGCTTAAGGATAGTGCTCAAGGATCAATGGAATACTATAATCCTATGGTTATGAGCAAAATGTTCCTTTTGCATAACGCTAAATGCTCCAATCCATTTAATACAGAATATATGTTTTGGTTAGATGGTGGAATAACCAATACTGTTCATCCTGGCTACTTTAGTCATGATAAAGTAATTGAAAAAGTACAAAACATTACTGATAAATTCTTATTCGTCTGTTTTCCATACGAAACAAACTCAGAAGTTCATGGCTTTAGTATTCAAAAAATGAGAGAATTTTCTAATAGCAATACTGTAAATAGAGTTGCTCGTGGAGGTTTCTTTGGTGGACATATAGACTACATATCAAAAGCAAACGAACTCTACTATTCTATATTAAATGATAGTCTTAGATCTGGTAATATGGGTACTGAGGAGAGTATTTTTACCATTATGACCTATCTCGAACCAGATATATTTAAATATGAAATGATAGAGGATAATGGTTTAATATCTACTTTTTTTGAAAAAGTTAAAAATAACATAACATTGGTGCAAGATATTGGCAAACCACAAAGAAAAAAATACACAAATAATGATATTATTTTATATATAAATGCTTTTAATTCTCCAGAACAACTGCAGATGGTTCTTAATAGTTTTGAAAAATATGACCAAAACTTTTTAAACAAAACCAGAAAAGTATTATTAAACAACACAACTAAAGAAGAGCTATTTGCTAAATATGATGAAATCACTAAAAAATATAGCTTTGAAGAGATAAGGCATGGGAATAAAGGGATATGTCGCTCTAGACAAATTTCAGCAGAGCATTTTGCCGACTCTGGTTCTAAATATATGATATTTTTTGAAGATGATATGTTATTAGATTATGAAGGTAACTGTTTATTTGGTTTTCAAAAAAATGCCAGCAATCTTTTCAATACCTGTATAAAAATTATGGATAATGAACACTATGATTTTTTAAAATTTAGCTTTAGTGAGTTTTATGGAAATAATAGTGATCAATGGAGCTGGCATAATGTTCCATCTGAAAAGAAAATCAAATACTTTGGTAATATAAATAAAAAACCACCAACTAATTTCACATGTATAAAAAACTATAATGGCACACCATATGCTGAAGGAGAGGTTTACTATTGTAATTGGCCCCATATTATAGATCAAGAAGGTAATCAAAAACTGTTTTTAGATACAAAATGGGATAATCCATTTGAACAAACATGGATGAGCCATATTTATACATTAACTAAAGAGAAAAAAATTAATCCAGCAATATTATTACGTAGTCCCATAACCCATAATAGAGTTCATTTTTATGAAGCCAGCGAAAGAAGAGAAAATTAAAAAAGATCGTAAAAACACAATCTTTATTCAGATAGCATCTTATAGAGATCCTCAATTATTACCAACTCTAAAAGATATGATAGATAAAGCTGAGCATCCTGAGAATCTTAGGGTTGGTATATGCTGGCAACACTCTGATAAAGACGAGTGGGACAAGCTGGATGAATTTAAAGATGATTCAAGATTTAGAATATTAGATATTAACTATCTAAATAGTAAAGGGGTTTGTTGGGCAAGAAATTCAGTTCAACAACTATATGATGGAGAAAAATATACTCTTCAATTAGATAGTCATCATAGATTTGTTAAGAATTGGGATACTGAACTGATTAATATGGTTAAGGAACTCCAAAAGCATGGATATAAAAAACCATTATTAACAGGATATATTCCTAGCTTTGATCCTGATAATGATCCTGGTGCCAGAATTAATGAACCATGGAAAATGAATTTTGATCGTTTTATACCAGAAGGGGCCGTATTTTTTCTTCCTGCATCATTTGATTCTTGGGATCCAAAAGATAAACCTCTTCCTGGACGATTTTATAGTGCTCATTTTGCATTTACTGTTGGGGAATTTGCAGCAGAAGTTCAACATGATCCTGAGTATTATTTTCATGGTGAAGAAATTAGTATTGCTGTAAGAGCATATACTCATGGATATGATATATTCCATCCTCATAAAGTAGTTTGCTGGCATGAATATACCAGAAAAGGACGCACTAAGCAGTGGGACGATGATAAGGAGTGGGCAAAACGTAACGACTACTGCCATCTAAAAAATCGAAAACTCTTCGAAATGGATGGAGAAAAAAGAGATATTGATTTTGGTAAATATGGTTTTGGTTCGGAAAGGACTCTTAGAGACTATGAAAAATATAGTGGACTATGTTTTGGTAAACGAGCCATAACAAAACAGGTTCAAGATCATAAGCCACCACCAGACGTTATGCAAAATTCTTCTGATGAAGATTTTAATAAATCTTTAATGAGTATTTTTAAACACTGTATTGATATAGGATATGATCAAGTTCCTGAAAAAGACTATGATTTTTGGGCTGTCGCTTTTAAGGATGAAAATGGAAATGATCTTTATAGACAAGATGCTGATAAAGATGAAATTCTAAGCATGAAAAATGATCCTGATGGATATTGTAAAGTTTGGAGAGAGTTTCAAACAGAAAAAAAACCATCTAGTTGGATAGTTTGGCCTCATAGTATTAGTAAAGAATGGGCCGATCCAATAACTGGAAATTTATAATATGTCTAATATTATCCCATTAGATCTTTGGGGAGGTAATTTATCTTTTGATATTGATAGGTCTACTTTTATTTTAAATAGACAATATGGTTTATTTTCTAATATTACTGTTGGAATGTTCGGTGTCTGTAAAATTAAAAGCTTAGGCTATAATGTTCAAAATATTGACTTTTATTTAGCTGAATATGATAATAATTATAATTTTTATAATGATTTATTTATAAAAAAAGACATATCCTCTAACAATGAATTATTGACATTATCAGAAGCAGAGTTTTTTATGAATACTGTTCACCCAACTTCTCATGGACTATCACGAGGATGGAACATATTTTATAAAGAAGATTTAGAAAAAGTAATGTCAATTCTACAAAAACTATACTATCATTATTTTGAAAGTAATAATGCTATTATGGGTATAAAAGATTTTATTAAAAATATAAATTATATGCAATCTCATAATACTGCTTTTATATGGGCTAGAAAAACAGATAAATTTAATGAGACACAATTACCGTCTGCAGATAGATATCTATCAGAAATAAATAATTATTCAAACATACAAAATATTTATCTACAAACAGATGATCCAACAGTAGTCTCAGACTTTCAACAGATTAATGACAATAGAATCAAATACTTAAATAGTATACCCATGTCATCTAATAGTAGTGGCTTTCATGAAAGACTATATATGATATCAAATGAAGAGTTTATGAATAAGTATCAAATATCTAAAATTCAATATCTTCAACAAATTTTAGCAATGGTATCTTTGGCTGCTGAGTCTGAATATTTTGTTGGGTATCCTGGCAACTTAACAACTATTATTCCAATGATAAAAGGATCATTTAATAATTGTTTGCTTTTTAAAGATGATAGGAATTTAATTGAATAATGAATGCTATCATTCAACATACTTTTAATTCTGGATTAGGAGATGCAATTGTTGCAATATCAGAATATTTACACAATACAGAGATTCTTGTTTCTAATGGCTATAAGGTAGATTTAAAGATAAATACTACTAATAACATGTACTATAAAAATTTTGAGTTTTTTGATTTCTTTGATGAAGATAATTTTAAAATATTCAATTCTGTAGAATTCATAAATGAACCAATAGAAAATATAAATGGGTTTGAAATTAAACATATATCCTATGGGGCATCGAAACCAGGATTACATTGGTGGGATTTATTTTTAGATAATATTAATAATCTTCAAATTGAAATTTTCCCTCAGTCAGGATTAACATATGGTAATTTACCACTAAAAAATAATATTAAGCTATCTAAACAAATACATAATATGTATCAAAACTTAAATTATTCTAACTATAGTTCTATTTATTTAAGACCTAATGATTGTGATGATAATATTGATTTATATGAAAATAAAATAAATGAAATAATAAATATATATAATAACAACAATAATATATTTATTTGCTCTAATAGTTATACTCTTAAACAAAAATTAATAAACAATCCTAAAACTCTTAGTATAAATATACCAATGGAAGATACACAAGGAAATCACATATATCATAATCAAAGAATATCTGATCAAAAGATTTTAAAAGAAAGAGCAATGTTGTCTCTACTAGAAATATTAATTTTAGCCAATTCTAATAGAGTATATTTTGCAACGTCGTGGAATAGAATATCTAATTTTTTATTTTATTCTACTATTAATAATATTCCGATATCTTATATATGACTATAACAATATCATATGACCCATACCAGTCTAATTGGTATGTTGGAGAACTATACAAAACATTTCATGAATATTTAGTCAATAAAAAAATTGATATAACATATATTCACATTAAAGACTTAGCAAAACAACATAATGAATCTTTTGAATATATTAATAATCTGCCTTCTGTTTTCAGCATATACAGTTTAATTATAACTGATAACAATAAAACTTTTGTACATAATTTATCAGACTATGCCCCAGCCATTCTAGAGCATGACTCTGCAATAGATAAATTAAATATCAAAGCATTTGGAATTACATCAAATTTAACAGCAAATGTATTTAATTTACATGCAAATAAAAATTTTATTATACATCCTTCTTTTTATATTTTAGAAAACTATAATGACTATAATAGAATATTAAAATATCAAGATATCACTAATAAAAAAAATAATTGTTGTTTTAATGGACTTCTATATGGAATTAGGCAACAATATTCTAATGTTCTAACTAAAAATAATTTTTTTCATATACTTAATAAATCTAATTCAAATGATTATCAAGATAAAGACACATACTATAAATATATCTCTGGATATAGATATGGACTAAGTCTCAATGGGGCCGCTCAAATCTGTTATAGAGACTTAGAGTATTTTGGGGTTAAAAATTTATGTTTAAGAGAAAAATTAAATATTATAACTCATAATCCATTAATTGAAAATTATCACTATAAAACAATAATTGATGATGACATATATTATAAAATATATAATAAAAAAGAAGAAAGCTATATTTTAAATAAAATAAAAGATATAATTGAAAATATCTCTATAGAAGAAATACAATTCGTCACACACAATGCACAACAATGGTTTTTTGATAATGTAAAATTAGAAAATCAATTAAAAATATTAAATAGCTTTATAGAAAAAACAGGTATCATATAAAAAACTAAATACTATAATAAGCCGGTTGGTGAGTTATAAAATCTTTAAATCAAAGAGCTTGCATTCAAACGTGTTTTGTATTATACTAAATGGTATTGATCACTTTCCTTTTACAAGTTTGGATTTCCAATGTTATATAGGTCAATTTTTATTTTAATTTTACTCTCAGCAGATATTAGTGCTCAAAACTGGAATAATCCAGAAAATCAAATGTTGAGTGATAGTATGAGTAGTTTTTTTTATTACTCTAATAATACTAGTGTTCCGTTTTCTGATCCTAGATCCTTAATGGATACCGAGAGACGATCAAGATTATCTGATAATTATCATGACCAATCAGAATATGAATTAGAAATGAATAGACAAAGGATGCAGATGGAAAATCCTCAAAATCGTCGCAGACTATATAATCCTAATAAGCCATCTTATAATAACTATAATTCAAATTATAAATTACATTATTTACATCGACAAAATCTAAAATAGTTGTAATGGATTTAAGACCCCATATCCTTGGTATTTTTTAATACCCTTGTATCTTGGATTTTTCAAATCAAAACAATTACTTTTGAAAACTTCTATGTAATCATTATGAGTTTTTAAAGTATACTTTTTATGTTTTTTATTATAGCTTAATAGCAACGATGCACATCCTACAGCAAAAGGGTTGCTCATACTGGTTCCGCTCATAAGAGCATATCTTCCTCCAGGAATACATCCTAAAATATTATGTCCAGGAGCTAAAAAGTCTAATGATTCTCCACTACAAGTGAAACTGGTTCTATCAAGATTCTCATCTATTGCACCGATGCTTATGGTTTGTTCATATTTAGCAGGATACATTATATCTGAATTCTCTCCGCTATTGCCAGCAGCACAGAATACAACGCAACCTTTAGAATTAGCATAATTAATTGCATCCTCTAATGAACTTACTCCTCTGGGGGATCCTAAACTCATTGTAATAAAGTTCACATTTTGATCGGCCGCCCATATAACTCCTTTAGCAATATTGTCTATACTTCCAGTACCATTTGCATCTAATGATTTTATTGGTATTATTTTTGTTCTTGGGGCTATTCCAACCATTCCTGTACTATTATTAATTGCTGCTATTGTTGAAGATACATGACTTCCATGACCATTATCATCTTGAGGTGGCTGATTTATATCAACAAAGTTTTTTCCTTCTAATAAATTATCTTTTAAGTCTGGATGATCCAGATCGCAGCCAGTATCAACCACAGCGACAGTCACTCCTTCTCCATCAGTTTTAGTCCATAAATCTGGTATATTAAATTTTAACAGTTCCCACCCATACTCCTGAGAACTACTAGATGATAGTCCGTGAAGTTCTTCTGTTACGTATGGTAATAAACCTATTTTATTTTTTTTCATTCTCATTTATAGTACTTTCTATCCAATTTATATGTTGACTAATTCTAGTATGACCACTTTCATCATTATAGTTTGAGTTAGTATGTCCATCTGTTGTCATAACACATGAATTAATTCCGGCTAATTTTTTATCAATAAATAATCCTCCTCCACTATCTCCGCTTGCTATTAAAAACTCCATTGGGGTATTACCATCTTTTAAATCACAGGTCAGTAGATGTCTCTCAATGCCCATAATTCGATTAGATCCACCCCTTTTCTGACGATCCCCTATATTAGCTCCAGTAGTAAATGTTCCAGTTATACCATAACCGGCTAATGCGGCAATTTTGCCAACTTCGTCAGAGTCTGCATAAAATTCTGGATAAAAATCTAATCCTATATCTTCATCACAATAACCTAATCCAATATCATAATATCCAAAATTATTACTCTCAAATTCCTTATGAGGAATGAATACTGAAACATTAATTTTTTTATCACCCATGGTCACTGTACAAGTTTTGGCCTTTTTTATAACATGAGCGGCCGTTAATATCCAGTGAGGTTTTATAGCAACAGCAGACGCACAATACAACTGATCGTCGTCCTCTGTTCCACATATAGCAACAACACATTTGAATTTAGATCCATAATTTAGATAGTGTTCATCACCAATATTTGGATCTCTAGTTCCTGCTAATGCTATTGAGTATCCAACACAAGCAACGATGAAAATAATTAGAGCTTTCATTGCTTTGAACCTTTATTTGATAAGGTCGATTCTTTACTTTATTTAAATACACCCTACTATCACTAATAACATCAATATTCCAACTACTCCAATCCATTAAATGGCCAATATTAAAATGACAACTTTTACATAATGTTATTAAATTTGAAGGATCTAATTCTCTATTTGGATCAACATGAACTGGTTCAATATGATGAACTTCTAACTTATCTTTTTTATCACATCCACAACAACTATTATTTTTTTTAAGATGTTCTTTTCTAACTGTTGTCCATCTGGATGATCGATTACTAAAATTAAACATAATTATTGTATAGTGCCCATAAAAATAGTATTAAAGTTTTTTGAAACCATATAAATAGTATTATTTATTAAAACTGGTGGTAAAAATATATGATCTACATAAGAGCTTACATATCCAGCTGGAACAAAGCATCTATCTCTACTAACTAAATTATAACAAGCACCAGGTTTATTTGGTGATGTCGGCCAATTGCAACAATTATTTTGTTCACAAAATTCATTAGCATTAAATGTATAATTAACAACATTGTTTGGATTTTGACTAAATCCATATTCTATATTTCTATCCTTAGTTATTGATTCGTCTAGACTGTCTGCAATATATGAGCGAGGCAGAGTCTGGTATGATTTAGTAAATTTTTGTTTTTTAGTTATAATTATATCATAAAATTCATTACTTATAACATATATAGTATTATCAAAAGCATAAGAATATCTAATATTATAATATTTACCCCAAATATCAGAATGTGGCAGAAGAGGGGATTCAAGATAATCTAATCTTCTTTTTTGATCATATAAACTATATATATTAGCATATAGTGGTGGATTGGTATATTTTTTACATTCATTAGGATTAATATATTTCCATGTTGAAGTTATTGATAATCCAGCATCCATTATATTATAATCATAAGAAGATGAAGGTCCATTGGAGTTGCACAAGTTTCGATCTTGATCAACATTTTCTGAAAGATTCGGATCTAAATAATTCACTGCTGTTAATAATCCATTAACGCTATCTCTAAAAAGAAATGTCTTATAAGTATTGCCTTCATTTCCAATTTCTGATATAAATCTTAAATGTGCTTTTGATGTTGTAGAGTATCCAGAATCAAATTGTGCTGCATTAGTTGAGAATATTCCATTGCCAGTGGGACTATTATATATTCCCCATTTTACTATTATAGAATTTTTTCTATTGTTACCACTTGGGTAGGTATCAGTCATGCCCCAAGCTGTTGATATGGTATATCTACGTTCGCCACCAAGAAAAAAATTGGGTGGAAAAGCATTATTTTGAAGAGGCACTGACGCTTCAACTGTTGATGAAGAATCTCCATACGCATATCTACATAGTTTTGTTACGGTAGAACCAATTTTATTAATTAATGCAAAATACACAACTGGTGTAGAAAAATTAACACTAGGATTAACTGGACCACTAAAAACGGTTGGATTACTAATTAATACAGCATTTGATGATATTGATTCATTTATTGAAGGATATTTATTCCATGTTATAAAATCTCTAGAAACAAAAATATCATATACTCTTCCTACAACTATTGATCCTCCTCTTATTTCTCTTTCATTTCCTACTATAACATGAAACTTATTACCGTATTCATCCATAACACAATCATATCTATAGAATCCTCCTGTCGTAGAAAATCCAGCTGAAAGTGAACCATCTGTAATATTAAAACTATATGCTCCCCATGCTATTGATGGCAATGGGGCTTTAGTTGATGAAGGGGTAACTGTTGGTGTTCTAGTTTGAGTGGCTGTTTTAGTGGGTGTTGCAGTTTTAGTGGGTGTTGCTGTTGGTGTTGGCGTTTTACTTGATGTTGGAGTTAATGATACTCCTGGTATTAAATTTGTTCCTGTTGGAGTTCTAGTCTGTGTAGCACTCGGTGTCTGAGTTCTTGTAACAGTATTACTTGGAGTTACTGAACTTGTTGGCGTTTTTGTAGGAGTTGTTGTGTTTGTTGGAGTGTTTGTTGGTGTTGGTGTTGTTAATGGAATAATAATTATTCTTGGAGTACTTGTAAATGATGGCGTTGGGGTTTTTGTTTTTGTTATGCTTGGTGTTATGCTATTAGTAGGTGTTGTTGTTGGACTAGTAGTTGGGGTTGGTGTACGAGTTAAACCCGTTGTTGGTGTTGCGCTATTAGTTGGAGTTTGAGTTTTAGTTATTGATGGTGTTGGTGTTTTTGTTAATCCTGGTGTTGGAGTAACAGAGTTGGTTGGAGTAACAGAGTTGGTTGGGGTTCTTGTTGGAGTGGTACTTGGTGTTGTAGTTGGAGTATTAGAAGTTGTTGGGATTGGCGTTGGTTCTACGGCCACAAATGCAAAATCCCCAGGAACTGTATATATATCATGATTATAATAATTAACGAGACTACTATTATAGTCCCATGTTCCAAAAGGATTGCTTACCATAGCCTTTGCATTACTATAAATAATATCACTAACATTATGTATTCTTTCTTGATATGATGGATGAGTATCCCAAAAACTCTGTGTTACACGAGCATAAACCCCTTTAACATATGCCGGTCCATTAGCTGTTATTGGAGTTACAGTTACTAAATAAAGAACATTTTGATCATTAACTCCTCCAATATTATATGACCAACAATTATCTGATCCTTTTTCTAATATAAGATTAGTACAATAGTTGTTAAGACCAGCATCTCCAATTAAAACATCAATATATGAATGTTGTGCATAATTTGTAGATAGTCCATTTCCGTAAACATAAATAGCAGTTATTCTAAAACCAATAGTTGAGCTGTCATTATATGGGCTAATCCACTCTACATTTATACCATTAATATCCGGCATCATAATAGCATTACGAAGAGATCCTGGCTGAGTTGATGTTGGAGTTACTGTTGGTGTTGAAGTTATAGTGGGTGTGTTTGTTATGCTAGGTGTTATACTATTTGTTGGAGTTGTTGATTTTGTTGGTGTTGCTGTTAAATATTTAGTCGGTGTTTGTGTTTGTGTTCTTGTTGGTGTTGGTGTTGGAGTAGCGGGACTTCTTAAAAGTTTAACAACATTTGAATAACATACATTCTGATTCCCATATCCTGGAAAGTATACTGGAGTATTAAAAGCTATTGCTAATCTAAAACTTATATCATATATACTTCCAAGTTGCGAACCTCCTCTACGGATAGCAACATTACTCCATACTAAAGGTTCTGTGCCCCCTGGAGGAATATCACTTGCTTTATATGTTATAGTTAAAGAATCTGTGTCATTAAGAGGATATGGAGCATTACAGTTATCATAATAATTACCCCCATCAATTGCTGAAAAATATCCATCAACAGCAGAACATATAAGATTAACAGGGAGCCAATATCCATCTAGCGGGGACCAGAACTCCCATACCATATGATTATTCCCATAGTTCCAACCATCAGGAAAAAGTCCAATTTTACTAAGCGCTTCTGAACTTAAAGTTGCTTGGAAAGTTGCAGTTGATCCATCTGATTGATTTAAAAATTGATCTGTAGGCTGTGTTATTATATTAAAACAATTTAATACTTTTGTTGATGATGGAGTTAGTGTTGGCGTTGGTGTTTTAGTTGGTGTTTTAGTTGGAGTGGGAGTTGGAATATTGAACAAAGTGAAATCTACCCATTCTCCATATGAACATTTTTTGCTTAGATCAGCATATCTCATTCGGTAGCGAGTTGGATTTTGTCCACAATTTGTTTGAGGAGATGGAGGATTATAATCAGCCAAAGTAGATAGCTCATATAATGCTTTTGGCCAATCTGCATATGGAACATTTAATAATTCTTTATTTATTACTCCATAATTTACTGTATTCCATGTGCTTCCACAATCATATGATACTTGAAATTCTTGACTATTAACTCCTAGAGTAGAAAAACAATCTGGCTCTAACCAATTAAGTTTAGTTTTTTGTGGTATTATATTTAACAATGAATATCTTGTAGCAGGAGAGCATTTTAAAGCCCCACTTGGATAAATAAATCCAAATTTCATATTATTTAAATCATCTACTGACCATTCAAGGTTTGTAGACGGATTATTTGGAACTATACTAGTAAGTGTAGAATAATCATTAGATGGAGATAAATATTTAGTATCTCCAAGAGGATATATTTTAGTTCCATCATCTAATATGTTAGTAAAACATGTTGTTTCATCTTCTGGAAGAGTATTGAGCTTTAATAGATTAATAATTTTTGTTGATTTAATTACATCTCCAACTACTGGAGGTTCTAAACCATCTAGTCCAGGTGTGCCAGTATCATCTTCAAATTTTAATATTGCTGGTTTTACAATCGGATAAATAAAATTAGTATCCTTATTAATTAATGAATTTACAATACTACTATTGCTAGTATTATTTTTATCTATTATAGATCGCCATGAATCAATACTTGATTTTACTTTATTTCCTTTATTATTTTTAACACGATATTTATTTATTGTATTACTTAAAAAAGGAGCATTAACAATAACATTATATAATACAGTAGGTGGTGATCCTGTATCTATTTCATTAGCAGCAACTTTATTATTATAAAATGTTATTCCAAAAATTTCATTATTAGAGTCTACATTGATATAATCATTTCCTTGACTATCTACTAATGGTTTTTTATCTCTGCTACTCCATGGATTTGATATGTAAATACGCAGTTGATTATTTTCAATAACTATATCATAATTTAAAATAAGTATTGAAGCATTAAAATTATCTTGACAATTCCATACATTCATATAAGACATAAAGTTCAATCCGCCTATTGCAAGATCATTAATCTCATTATTTAGATTTAAATTATAAGTAAAAGTGGATGCTCCAAAATTAACAACAAGATTATAATATAAATTTTCTAAACAACCAGCAGGATCATAACTATAAACAGGAACAACAGTAAGTGTAACTGGACCACTACTAGACCATAATGTTAAAATATTCCAAGAAGGATATTCATATTGAGGATAGCCATTAATAACTGTTCTTAATACTTTTTTAGGCATTAGTGATCCACTAGTCCAAAAATACAAAGAAAAATAATTTGGTATTTGTTTAAAATTTTGTAATGTTATATAATTTTGACCTCGTAAATTTTCATCATAAGCTTGGAATATAAATCCTGAATCGCCAGAGTCTAGTCCATATAATTGATCATTAGTATATAATGTATTAGTAGTCCAATAGTATGGATCTAAACGAATAATATTTTGATCATCTCGTATACTGAAACCTTCAAAAAACACATTATCATAAATTGACATAATTACATTCCTAATTATTTGTAATAGTTAAAAATTCTAGACCAAAAGTATTATTTTGTAAACTATTTTGTGTATCTAAGCACTTAGCATTATCTGTTAATATGTATGATACTGTATCAACAGGAACACAGCAACTTAACACTATATTATTATCAATGTCTAATAGTTCAATCCATGCTATTCCAGTATGACAACCATTAGATCCGCCAACATACGTATAACTATCTGAATGAGCAGCACAACACTTGAAAGTGCTAAATGTTGATCCGTCAGACATCCATAAATTATTATTATTTAATAAAGGATTACATTTAGGACCACTTCCACTATAAATCCAATCTGTGTCTTGAGTTAAATCGCATAGTGGCATCATTATATTTTGATTATTTGCACAAATCAAATTAATTTTATATCCCAATGATCCGTTATTTAATAATATAGGAGTAATCATCGTATTACCTAAACTATCAAATGGTATATTAAATTTATTTCCTCTATCTTGTGATCCTATTGGAATTAAACTTGGAAAATCACTAGGATTTGTTGGTGTACCAGGGTCAGTGCCTCCACCAGCATTATTAAGATTAACATTTCCTATAAAAATATCATTAATAGATAAAATAAATTGTGCTCTATTACAATTATGCCCACCTCCACACGGACCTTTACCGTTAGTATTACTATACATCACCCTTATACTACTCAATACTGTATCTGGACATACCGGAGGAGGAGGATCAATAATTGGAGGAATAACAGGAGGAACACTTAAGCAATATTCATTACTAGTTTCGACTGTATTCCCGCCAGAGTCTACAGAATAGAACTTAAAGCAAATTGATGAATCTACATCTGGTATAATTACATTAGTAATGAATTGTGAACAATCTGTTGTTGCTGATGTTTGTGTTTTTACATCAATCCATTGTGCAGAACTGACAGTGTTAGGATTATATGTTTTATATTGGAAGTTTTTCCAACAGCCTATATTTTGATCAAAAGTTATAGTAAATTGTCTAGACTTATCAGAAAAACCTTCGTCTCCAACCATTATGTCTGAGATGTGTATTCCATGATCCCAACATTTAAATGGATTTATACCCGCTATCACATTGCTCCAACTACTATATTCTCCAGTATATTCATTTAATGACCTTATTCTAAATGAATAATTAAGATTTAAATTAGTACCAAACTCAGAAGATAATAAGGCCATTTTATTGGGAATATTATTTCTTCCTATAACACTAATTTCAAAAGTATTGTCGTATGGATCTCTTATAGGATATCTATTCTTCCATACAATCTGATCCATATACCCAGCTGTATCACTATACCAGCCAAAACTTGGATTATAAGCATCCAATTGATATGTTGTTATTCCGTTAATGTCAGTTGGAGGAGTCCAACTAAATAATACTGTTGATTGATTGTTTATCTTATCGCATTGAATTGTTAAGTCTATCGGAGCAGCTACTGCCATGTCATTAGTACATAATGTTGTATTTGCTATAGTTTTTAGACTATCAAGCTGTTGTTGGAATCCATTGATACTTCTGTCTATACCAAGGGCTCCAATTCTAATAGTTGGTAAGCAAGGATCAAAAATAATAAACTGATTACTGGTATTAGGGCGCGCTTTAAAGCTTATAGAATTATCAGAATTTCTAGTTAAATTTTCTATAGTCATAGATTGATCGATTAATCCTGCTGTTGCCCATTGTTCTACAAAAACTATTGATCCAGCAGATATGTTAACTCTTTGTGATATATTAATTACAACTTTATCAATAAAAATATTAGAAGATATAATATTATATTTAATATTATTAATGGTAATGTATGAGTAACTAGTAATTATACTTTTTTTAAATTGATTATTATATTCTAATTCTAAAACATTAGAACTTATAGTGTCAGTTAGTAGTTTTGATTCTATAGGAAAAGAAAATTTTGTTTCTGGTTGATAATAATTTTGTGATGATGATGCTATATAGTCTATAGTGAATGCTGTAATATCATTATCATTACATTTAAAATTTACTAAAATTGAATTATCTAATATACTAGACTGATTATTTGATGACTCTGTTCCTATGACTCCACAGTTACATTGTGCAGATACGTTATAAACAGAAACCTTATTGTCACATGAATCTCCATTGCATATTGGTCCTGTGCTACTTATGTCTTTAGATTCTACCCAATCGCCTACTAGACCATAAGTAATATTTATTGGTTTTATTCTAAATTTAGAATATAACATATTAGTAGATATCTGTATTGGACAACTATTATACGAACGATCCAAGCTAAATAACATTCGCCAAATATTAGTAATAGAATCATATTGAGCAATCTGATAACGATCAAACTTGCATGTAGAATCTATGGGTGTCCATGTAAGAAGACCGTTTAATATATTATTATCTTCTTGAGTACTATATATACAACAACAAACATCTTTAACAGAATAACAGCTTTTAGACATACTTGTTGGAGTTGGAGTTGGTGTAGGTGTTCTAGTTAATCCTGGCGTTGGAGTTACTGTTGATGTGGGGGTTGGAGTAAAACACAATAGTGAACTATTAAAAGCTTCAGACACAAGACATCCTGTAGTATCTGTCTCGTTTAATGAAAAAACAAAATTATAAGCTAATTCATTTGGTACCAAAACCAATCTTATGCCATATGGTATTATATCTGGTCCGCCGAACATATTAAAATTTTGAGTTATTTTAATCTCACTACCATTTATTGTATAATATTTTATATTGCCATTTAATGACTTATAATATGTCCAATCATCTCCAGGGTATTTTTGATATGCCAAACAATAGATTTGATTAAGATTTATATCACTATTTATTATATTCCAAGTAACTATAATAGCCGCGCCAATTTCACTATTGTCTTCACAGAATGATAGATTATTTATTCGCATTAAATTATCTGGTAATGTTTGCGTTGGTGTTGGAGTTACTGTTGATGTGGGGGTTGGAGTGGCTGTGATAGTAGGAACAGAACATGTATAATCACTAATTCTTGCATTTCCATTTCCTACGCTATTGGCGGATATGGAAGATGGTTCTGTGTCGCTCTGTGTAGAGTAGGTATAATATCCTGGCGAGTTAACCCCTCTTTTTACTGGACTATAGTACGCTGCCTTATACCATTCATTTTCTGTTGGTATCCAATACTTAGCATTATTATTTTTATATATAATAGGATTATCAGAATCTATCGAAGAAAGAGAGTATGCTCCATCTTCTGTTGTGTTACTATTTTGAGGTCCAGTTGGTTTACCATTATGCAGCCAGTTGCAATATCTCGCAGCATTGAACCAACTCACAAAATTAATTGGTTTATTACACATATTATCTTTAGCGCTATAAAAATAATTGCTATCAATTCCTTGACGCACTATTCCGCTTCGAATATTGGTTTCAAGTTGACTGTTATATAAATAATGAGTATCTTGTTTAGCAACTGCATTTAAAAATTCTATATAATCACTATTAGTAATTTCATATTTTCCGATATAGTAATCAACAGCAACCGCCCCGTATCCTGTTGAATCATTAATATTACCCGGATTTCCTATTTTTACTAATGATGGTCCTGGTGAGCTAGACGCTACTCTAAAACCTAAAGAGCCCTGCGAAGAATTAAACGTTTGTCTACGTTGTCCACGATTTGCAGAGTTTTGATTACTTAATAATCCTGGATAGCCTCCTCCACGAACTAATTTTTCTCCTATTCCATCTATCCATTCATTCACATTACCACTTTGATCATATGTACCATAATAACTAGGGCTACCGTTAGTTCCTACTGTAGTAATATTACCATTTTGACCACCCCAGTCAGCAGAACTATTAAAATTTGCAGAATTTCTATATGGTTCACATGGATTATTTGGAATAATATCTGTTCCAATATAAGTAAATTTAATATTAATATTATCATATGGTTTGAGTTCTATATCTTGATTAAAGCATGTCTCAGCTCTAGTTGGATCTCCCAAATTAACAACACCATCTGGATAGCCAAGACCATTAACTGGTATTTCTATATTATCCCAATATAAATAAGCATGATCACTACTACTGGTTCCACCAGTACAAGTTTCCCAAAAAGCATAATCAGATACTACATCAAGCATAAATGTACCATTTTTACATTTTAATTTTGCTGTAATATTTATATTATCAGTATCTGAGGAAGATCCGCCAGGAACAGGAGAAATAAGATTGGATATCCTATAACTTAATATTGTAATACCAGTAGCATCAAATGGATCTCTCCTATCTAAAGGTGCTGGACAATTTCCAGAAGATAACATAGGATGTATAGACCAATATTGTAGTGGACTTGCGGCAGATCCATCTTGGCGTATAATAGATCCATCATATGGATTGGTAAATTCAACCATAACTGAACATCCATCACTATCTTCAAAGCGTAATGAACAGTTACACATATCTTCTTTAAAATTAGGGTCATGAATAGTTGTTATATTATTTAAAACGTAAGCAGACCACTGTAGCCATCTTTCGTTTTTACATAGTGTTAATATTACACAATCAAGGCCAGCTGCAAGTATAATACTTTTTAAAGATTCAAGAGCAGTTTGGACCAACTCATATGTCATAGATCCGCTATCATCCACAATAAGAACAAATTTAGCATTTGGAGAATTACTTTTTATTTCATCAAATGTACCCCATTGCAATGTGTTTACGATTTGATTTTGTACATAATTTAAAAATATATTTTGTGATTCTGGAGTTGGTCTAGAAGTTTGAATAATGTTTTGTTTGGGTATTGGTAAAGAGCATAGACTATTTGCTATGTCGCCAACAGCACCAGACGGCCAAATCTCACCCCAGCCTTGTGATGGATTTGCTACCTCATAATTGGTATCAATGTCAAAAGCTGCCACAAATTTACGAGCCGATGGTGATACTGATTCGTTGAAGTATTTTACATCAACAGGCCAGAGATTTCCAACCAGATTGCCATATTGGGTATCAGTATAATTTGGCTGTGATTCATCAATAAAATTTAATACATAAGTATCTGTAAAAGTTAAATCAGTATCTAAACATGAGACATATAGAGTGTCAGCAGTAAACATTCCTGAATAATCTTCATTATATACAATATTATTTATTATATAATTTCCTGGAATACCAAGAAGGACATCATAAAACGGTGCTACTCTTACTAATATTTGTTCTCCAATAATAAAATTTATACCATTAGTACTCTGGTCGTTTGTTACATTCCTATCTTTTATAAATCTAAATGGATATTTCCAGTAAGAAACAGCTGCCCATATAGCTCCAGATGTTAATCCAATAATAGATCCCGGCGATACTCCCGCACTTGGGATATTTGGCCATGAATTATTACACTTTAGATTTTTAGTTGGTGTTGGTGTTGGAGTTGGAGTACTAGTTGGGCAACAGATATTATTAGTAAAGGATCCAGGGAATTCTATCCATTGACTAAAATTATTACCTCCAAAGCCAGAAGAAGATCGTATTCTAAATGTGTAAGTTCTATTGTCTGAAAATAATGGTATTCCAATACTATTTTGCCCCGCGACTACATATGTATTATATACAATAGTATTATTTACCAACATTTGTACGTCAAATCCATTTAAACAAGATGATGTTGGAGGGAACCAACTTAAATTAATTAATGAGCCAGACTCACATGAACCACATTCTGCTAATAATCCCGTAGGAACATCTGGATAGCACTGTGTTGTAGTTGGAGTTACTGTTGGTGTTGGGGTTGGCGTTTTTGTCAGACCGCTTGTTCGTGTTACAGTAATTGTGGGAGTTGGCGTAACAGTATTACTTGGTGTTGGAGTTTTTGTTTGGGTTGTTGTTGGTGTGGGAGTTGGCGTAACCGTATTGCTTGGTGTGGGAGTTTTTGTTTGAGTATTTGTTGGTGTGGGGGTTGGTGTTTGAGTATTTGTTGCTGTAATTGTTGGAGTTGGTGTTGGAGTAGTACACATACAGTTAGATGCTGAACTACTAATTACAATAATTCCAGGACTATTACATGAACAATGAGGTAAATCATATGCTAAAGATTGACCATAAGGAACACAACTAAAATTAAAAGTTACTGTCCATAAATCTTTGCAACTTGTATTTTTTAAATTTAATAAATTTGCATTATATGTTATTGTTGATGTTATGCTGTTTGAGCCATAATTAAATGTTCCAGTCCAGTTGTTATTATTAGAAGTTCTAATCCAACGAACATTAATTTTCTCATTATTACAGTTAGCTAACCATACTTGGCCATATCCATTCCATACACATAAAGATTTTGTAGGTGTTCTTGTGGCTGTTTTGGTGGGAGTTACTGTTGATGTTACTGTCGGGGTTGCTGTTGGTGTTTGACTTTTTGTCGGAGTTATAGTATTTGTTGGAGTGTTTGTAGGTGTTTTTGTAGGTGTTGGAGTAACACTTTTTGTTGGCGTTGGACTTTGATTAGGATTTAATCCAATAATTTTGATATTGTCAACCATCTCATAATACCTTTGCTGCTATTAAACATCCTTTTGATACAGCATGTAAGGGGTCTGAAGCATGCTTGACTACTTTAATTGATAAAGGAAAGTTATTTTCTGATAATTTTTTAGTAAAAATCTCAATATATCCTTTTGCTTGAGACGTTCCTCCAGCAACCACAATAGTTAATGGGTTTTTAAATTTTGGCAAAGCCTTATGACCAGATAATGCAACAGTTAATTGCTTTGTTGTATAATCGATTAATCTCTCATAGTATGAAGATACTGCTGATAAAACTGGATTATCATTATGTTCACCAATCACAAATCCACCACCTTCTTTTTCAGCTTGCACAACACTATCTTTTTCGCCAGTGGCTACCGCACTCATACGATCAACCCAATCTCCAGATTTTGTTGTGCTAAATACAACTGTTGGTTCGCCATTTAACATCACACACACATTAGTCATTCCTGCCCCACATGATACTGCTATTCCAGTGTAATCTTCGTCGCCTAATTCAGCATAGCATAAAGCCTCTGCTTCATTAATTGCTCTAGCATCATATCCACATTCACCCAAAATAGCCTTGACTACATCCTCATGATATCCAACATCAAAATCCTCATCTTCTTGGTCAACTGGTTGTGCTGGGACGCAGAATACGAGTTTCTCATTTTGTTCTGATGCCTGTCCGGCCACTTCTTTTAAAATGAAGGCTAGAACACGCTTGGCATCCTTTTCCTTGGCGGATACGACGCCTTTGCTCATGGGTCGTTTTGCGTTGTCATTACGTTCAATAGCCTTTTCAATAGCATCTTTCCCCAAGATAATGAATGAACCATCAGTATCTTTAATAAAAATCTTTCCAGATAATCCTTTTTCAATCATTTTTGTTGAAACTGGGGTGGTTGGCTTGATAATATAAAAAGCATCTCTAAAATCTTTGTATACAACGCCACTAGAAGAGTCTTGAGATAATACAATATAACTAGTTCCAACATCTAAGCCTTTTCCCATAAATATTACCTCTTTATATTCTTAAGTTTATTAATTGAAGACTCTATATTTTCTGTAGATATTTTTGTTTCGCCAAGATTTTCGTATTTTTTCTCCATACCAGATGTCTTAATATCTGTTACATACTTGCTCTCGTCAATAGTAATTTTATTAATAGAATTATCATTATTTGATTTGCTCTTATCAAAAAATGAAACCGGCTGACTCCCAATAGTGGTCTGACTACTATTTAATCGACCAAGGAAGTATCCCAAAAAGAAAAATACTATATTTAATAGTATCAATATAATTAATAGTATGTATATAGTATCTGCCATAGTATCCTCTAAGGTAGATTACACCACCATACCAATAAAAAAGGGGCCAAAAAGGCCCCTTTAGTATCTTAGCATTATATATTTATTGATATCAAATTATTATGGTTGAGATCCTAAAACTCTCCCCTTTTGAGTTCTGATTACATATCCTCGTCTAACTAGAAATGGCTCAATACTATTCTCAATAGTTTCAATAGCAATTCCTGTCATTGAAGATATTGCTTTCAGTCCAAGTGGAGATCCCTTACTCTTTTTCAAAATATCAATATATAGTCTATCATAAACATCAAGACCATTATTATCAATACCCTGAACATTAAATATCTCATCCACAGAAATAGTTTTATCTGGATTACAAGACATATAATTTTTATACCATTGCAATCTAGCATTTAGAATTCTTGGAGTACCTTTGCTTCGTCGTGCAATCTCTAAGAGGTCTGAGTCCTCTATGACTACTCCTAATTTAGACGAATTCAACCTTGCTAGTTTAGCTAGATCATCTGTATTGTAAAAAGATAGATGTTCTTTAATGCAAAAGCGATCATAAAATGGTTGACTTAAACTTCCACCACTGGTTGTAGCACCAACAACAGTAAACATTGGAAGATCAATAGTTTCTGGAACGTCTTTATCCTCATCATTTTTTACAGTGATATTGAGTACAAAATCTTCCATGATTGGATATAGAAATTCTTCTACAATTTTAGGCAATCTATGGATTTCATCAATGAACAAAACTGATCTTGGTTCAATCCCCATAATATATGGAATAATGTTTTTTATGCTTCGTATATTTGCAGCATTGGTGGTATAAAGGTTCACCCCCAACTCGTTTGCTATGGCACTCGCTATGGTGGTCTTACCAAGGCCAGGAGGGCCGTCTATTAAAACGTGAGGCATCACCGTGCCTGTGTTTTTACAACCCATCACAGACACTCGCAGACGCTCCTTAACATTATCCTGTCCAATGATTTCATCAAAAGTTGATGGTCGAATACCTTTAGCCATTTTTTTCTCCAAAAGATTTTAAAGCGTTTTTAACTAATAAACCAATATCGTTAGTCTTGCAAGAATTATATGATTGTTTAATCAATTCTTTAGACTCATCCAAATCAAATCCGTAACCAGACAGAATCTTAGCACACTGGTTCAATAGATCAACAGGAATACTATCCACAATATCTTCTGCGATCTTTCGTTTCTTTGTGGGCTTTTCGTAAATTATTTTAATGTTTTTGACCTGTTTAGGTTTGAAAATCAAACCGCACTCGCAGACTATCTTAAAGTTCTTAACCTGTGCTTGTCTTAGAAAGAGCCAATGTTCATTTTCACAATCCTCAGATGGACATTTATATTTAAATGAAGCATCAATTTCAATCGGTTTCTGGCTTTTCAGATTTTTTGTTATCATTGTCTTTTATCCAAAACAGGAAATCATTAGTTTCATTATCAAATCCTGTTTCAAGAATTCCTTTGTTTACCAAATTATTTAGTAGGTTGCTTACCATTCTATCATTAAGAGACTCTAATACTTGCAAAAATATACTATCATTTACCACGTATCGTATATTGTTTGTCTTTTTGTTTTTTTGTTTTTTAACTATATGATTTACTATATTTAGAGACTCTTCAAAAGATAATATTTTATCCAACTCGTCCTTATCTTCTGGCTTAACAGAGATTAGATCGTCAATTTCTGGATCTTCTTTGTCTTCTTTATCTTCTGATAAGCCACTACCAAAAGCATTATACACTAATACTCTAACATGATTAGTAAACGCATCCATGTCGTGAATTATATACGATTTATCTTTCATACAATATCCTAATTAAGTATTTCAAATAAACATTCGTAATATCTTGGCTGACTAACCACATGTTTAGCATGAGCTTGTAAATGTAATTCATAATCTTTCTGTAGTTTATTATAGACAAAATACTTCATTTTCCATATTCCTTCATTCCAATAGTTGTTCCCCAAGTACAGGGACTTTTTATCGTCCACTGTACTGGAGAGCCAACTACTCACAGGTAACGCAATCGGAGAAAATCCATCTGGAAGTAACGGAGTATTATAGTTAGGTAGGTTCTTTAAAGCATCCTCTATAACTTCCTTAGTTATCCATTTATATTCTATCTTATTAATCAGACTATCCATATATTTCTTGACCCATTCAGTATCTATCTGAAAGTAGAATTTGTAAGGATCATTATTTTCTGGATCTTTGTCTGTCATTTTCAACCCACACAAAATTTATCACTAATCTGGCTTGCCAAGTCTCTGGCAGCACCAGAAAGGAATCGGTTGTTGCTGAAATACAACGCTGTGGACGCTTGATTGAGGTACTCGACCACCGTTTTTAAAAGTTTGGCCTGCTCCCCACTCAAAACTAAACCACTGTCACCAGCATGAGAAGGCAATACCGGCGACGGATCACCATAAGCCTTTTCATACTTGATGTTATAAACCTTTGAAAGATACTCGTTGTCACTATTTGGAGTCTGATTATAAGACGCCCAAGCACTACTCATAGAGTTCTTTTGACCACAATAATCAGCACTGCTATTTGTATAAGTAGCCCTCTGACTATTAAGTTCATTCAGAATCTTTGTAGCAGCATCAACAGTTACTGGAAGTCCAGTAGCATCAGACTTCTTATAGGTTTTTCTCCACTGGTCAAACCAAGCGTCACTAGTAGCATTAGGAACAATGGTTACTGTTGCTGGTTGACCATTTAATGCAGAGATTAAATCTTGAACATTAACGCTCTGACCAGTTGAGCCGTTCAGAATACTGGTAAAGTAAGACGCCTTCTTTTCCCAGCACTTACGCCACCAAGTATAAGGAACTCGATAAATCTGATTGATCTTGATGGCTCGTGCATCTCCACCAAAGTAATTTACCAGTTTCTTCTGAATACCATTCCATGTGGTTTGATTAATCAGAGTTCGACTTTGATCATCCATAATCCAATAAATCTGATAACCATTACGAGTATCTACTACCCAACTTGGCTTAACAGGAAAATTATTGATCTTGTCAAGAGAGGACTGCTTAAACTTCATAACCTCTTTTGAAGGTAGATAGTTTCCAGCATCATCTCGTCCAGCATCAATATCCACAAAGCAACAAGCAATAGTGTTGATAGCATACTGCTTTCGTCCACCATTAACATAGAAATAAGCATCAGAGTTGCTATTCTCGTTAGCATTACGAACCTCAACAAGATCATTAGTATGTTTCATGCTACTAATCTTTCTACGAGGATCTCCATTGTAGCAAAAGATATGACCAGCATTTAGATTAAAAGAATTTAGAAACTGCTCTTGCAGTCCATTCCACGAATTAGCATAACGCTTTTCAGCACTGCTATTAGCCTTATCATACGGATTAAAACCAAGTTCCATCTTAAACATATTTCACCGTTACCTGTAATTGTAAACAACCTCAAAATAAGCCGGGATAGTAAACGCTACTGTCATGGTCGGCAAAAAGGAATTAGGGGATCGAACCCTAAGAGTTAGCACTAACTAATCCAGTCCCCAGACTATTCCTTCGATTTTAATCAACCAGGATAAGAGTTATCAAACTCATCATCCTCGTCATCTTCAGCATAAGCCTCTTCAGCCTCTTCGTCATCATCCTCATTCCATCCCCAATCATAATCATTATCATAATCTTCGTCCTCGTCCTCGTAATCATCCTCACTAAAGACAGATGAATAAAGAGGCTTGAGTAGTTCGCCTTGATACTCTCCGACAACTTCATATCGGCAAGTGCGAAGTTTCTCATAGTTGCAATCACTAGGAACACTCACAACATCAGCAGGATTAATCTTAACGATAACAATCTTATCACCACTTTCCAGACTACCATAACCGGCCACATAATTCAATGCACCAGCATGAAGTCCATTAGAACAACCTCGACCACGATCATCATCAACCTTTGATCGGGTCATTTCGCAAACATTACCAACATGATTATCAAATACTCCGCGATATTTGTCCATGTAATCTGCTCTGACTGCCTTATAGGCAAGGAAATAACCATCCTCAGTAATAGGCAGATGCTCATGCTCAAGGAAATCGTAGAGTTCCTTTTGACTCTGCATACTAGGATTTTCCATAAGATTATTCAGGAAATTAACAAGAGGCTGAAAAGGCAGACCCTTGCTCATAAACTCCAGAATTCTCTTGCTAATCGACCCATGAACAACCTCACCCTCATAAGTTACCTGACCATTCTTGATCTCAACAAGACCATCGCTAAAAGTAGCAACTGCCTTCTCAATATCAATCATTTCAAGCAACTCATCAGAAGTTGCGGAGGGAAGTGCCTCCAGAATCATCTTATAATTAAGGTGGTCAGGCAGAACCTGAAAACTCTTATTATTCAGCACAACCGTCAGATTACCATCAACAAACATAAACGGAACACTCATGATATAAACTCCTATTGTTTTTAGTTACCTTGTGAATTACTTGATCAAACTACTCAATTGAATCTTAAACAAATCAATCTTGTCGCTATCCATAGTCTCAACCCATATAGTATTATTTCTCTTACCATAATAATTATCAGCAAATTGAGAGATAGGATTATTCTTGCTGTCCAAATCTCTAATACTGCCGTTATTCTGGTTGCTTCCCATAATATACTTCAACATCGGGTTCTTGTCAACCTCGACTTTAAGAATTTTCTTCAAGTCTGCCGCTTTGGTCAACTTATACTTGATTACTTTAGTATCAGACTTAAACAATTTAGTATATTCCTCAGTGTCATCAAAATAGTCAAACATCTGATGTTGAATATTTATAAGAGTGTTATACTGTACATTTTTCTTCTTGAGTTCTTTACTATCAAGATTATCAATACCTCGATCCTTTAGCAAAGAGTTAATATGGTCAAAATATTCAGTCTGAGAGAATCGTTTCAGATCAAAAGTTGCTCTGTGCATAGTATCAGCAAAGAATTCCATTACAAGAAAACTATCAATAATACTACATAGTTCAGTGTTCTTGATATATTTCTTATATTCAAGACCAAAAATACTCAACATATGACAAGAGAACTGGCTAACCAATGTTCCATGATTGTAATAATAATTATCGTTATCACCATCCTTACTGATAAATTCTTTTTTGTAGAATTCAACAATAGAGTTGTACTCATTGGTATTGTTAAAATAATTCTTAATCTTTGTTGAGAGAATCTTCTTAAACCAAGTGTTAAAGTCAACAAGATTGTGTCCTTCACTGGTCATTTTTGCTACAAAATTGCTCTTGATAGCATAAACCTTCACATTTCCAAACAGTCCCTTGATATTCTCATTATCAAATAGCGATACAATCTTATTGATCTTAGGAAACTCTGGTGTGCTTTGATAACGAAGAATAGGAACATAAATGATAGAATCACTATCACTCAATTCATCTAGTTCGTCACTTGTAAGAGTTTTCAAACTTAGAGCATCATTATATTCGACACTAAGTTTACCAGAATCCTTAGACTGACCATGAATAAAGAATATGTCTTGATCGCTCACACTACCATTACTATTTCTGACTCCACTTTTACGAGGGCCAGAACTTTGAGTAAGATGCTTATAGTCAGAAACCTTGAGCAGATTCGACTCTCCAACATCACTAATCAGATCATCAAAACCCTTGTCGCTTTGAGTATGATCCTTTGTGTCCATAATCATATATGCAAAACAATCATTTTGACCACAATAACGTGTCACAATCTTCTTGGCAGTTTCTTCACCCTTAACATCACAAACAAAAAAAGCAATTTTCCCATTCTTCTTTTGGGCATTCCAGTAAGAATATCCCTTACCAGTAAGAGTATCGTGATGGATTTTATCTGTAAGAGAAATAAGGCGTCGTGAACGATACCCGCTGCTCTTGTAGTTAAAAACGTACAGGTTCTTACCGGCCTTGATTTTATATTCAAGGTCAGCACCACTATTAATGTTGTGGTTTTTACCATTAGGATCAGTCCAAGATGCACCAACACCCCATCCACCAGACAATTCATTCATCTGATAATATGTTGTGATAGCCTCAATCTTGGTTGTGGCGGCAGAAATCTTCTTACTAAATTCGTCCTTCATCTCAAGATAAATCTCTTGAGTCTTTTGACGCAGAGTTTTAATAACACTCTTGGTATACTGCAAACCTTCACGGGAAACATCCATTTCCAGTTCGCCAATACCAAAATCAAGTTCCAGATAAAGACCAGAATTAATGATCTCAGTAACAAAACTCTTCCACGAATCAATATCGGCCTTCTGGAAAGCCCTATTCCACTTGGCAATATGATCTGGTTGGTCTTCCTTTTCCTGACCAATAATCTGAGCGGTCTGAACAGGATATGCAATATTACCCATGATAGCAACAACACCACTATCAATACGATGATAATTATTAGGGTAATACTGGGTATCATTATTGAGTCTGCAAACTCTCCAGCCGTTACCACTAATAACAATATTGGTATTGCTATACTTATGATCTTGCAGATTATTTCCAAGTCCACCTTCAATGATGGGTTTCATTCGGAAATAGTGGAAAATCCTAATAGCCTTGTTGGTAAACTCACTAAAATCATGGTTCTTAACAGCAAAACTGATTTCAAGACCATTAGCCTCGTCAGTTTCACAAGTATTAAAAAGATTCAGAGTAGGAACACCACTATCATCAATAGCGGCAATATAGGTATACTTAATTCCATTAAAATAAGAACTAGTAGTAAAACTCTTGGTATAAGCAAACGGACTCTTACTCCCAAGACCAAGACAACCAACAAAATCGTTGCTATCATTCTTATTAGAAGCACCGTAGGTTGTATACAGGTTCTCCATATCGCCCTGACTAAGCCCAGTGCCATAATCACGCACTGTAAAAGACGGATTAGCAGATGTTGGCAAGATCACCTTGAAGGGATTCTTATTGCCAGCACTAATATGACTATCATAAGCATTAGTAGACAGTTCACGAATAACTGCCATAACCTTATCAGAATAAAGAGAGTCCGAAAGGATTTTAAACATTTTGCTAGTCTGAGCGATTGTAAAACCAGACTCGCTACGAACACCAGCACTATGAGTCTCAATAACGCGATCTGCCAACTTCATCTTTATGTCTCCAAATGTCCTGTGAATCGTTCCCTGTGATAACCCAATCATACCACAGTGTTATCGGTTGTCAAGCCCCTCTATCTTTAGATTGTATCGCCATCCATCCTAAATATGCCGTAAGCAAACCAAAAAATCTGAGCAAATTAACTGGTAAAAAACACCAATATATTCCTATTAAAATGCTCAAAAGTCCCATTATGTATATTACGAATTTTGGAATGAATCTTGATTTACTTAATAACCATGTTGCTGGCCCAAGTAGCACCACAAATAAAAACATTAGTGATACCAACAGTGCCAAACTAGCCATTAACTTTCATCCTCTCTAATGCCCCAACCATCAACATTTTCGTCATCATCGTCATCCTCATCATCATACGCAAAACTTCTTTCATCATAAGGAGTCCAATCTTCTTCATCCTCTGAATCGTTTATTGATTCAGCGTCTTCAATAAAGACCGTAATAGTATTCAATATATCAAATAACTTAATAAGAGTATCATCCATAGATCGTATCTTATTTTCTATGTTTTTTACACTTTTTTTAAGATCAGAAATCTCCTTAGATATAGAATTATCTCTACTCTTTAGGTCTTTATTCTGTTGAATTATTTGTTTTGAAATATCGTCAAAATCTCTGGACATAATAGTACTCCTTTACATAAAGAATACACCATCTAATCACACCAATAAGCATCACTACAATGGCATTGATATCTATTACAATAACCACATTTTGGGCCAGGAGTTGCCATTCCCCAAGCATTTGCAATACTACTAAAACTCTCAGGCCCAGTATCAATACAAACTAATTTAGCCTTATTATTTCGTTTAACATATCCCACATTCCAATAATGGCAATCCCAAAATCTTAGGCGGGTTTTATTTTCAATAGTTTCCACAAGATTCTGAATATCTCGTAGTCTTTTTTTCATCACCTCTTCGTCAAGAACTTTTGCTCGTTCTGTAACATATCCCCAACCAGTATCGTCGCCCCACTCATATTTTAATTTGGTAATTTTACCAACAACTTTAGGAGCAAGATCAAACTTACTCAACAATTTTTGTTTATTGTAAGCGATAATGGCAGTCTTTTTACTACCAAATTGTTTGAAGCCAAGAGTTTTATCCTCTTTTATCCAATAGAATTCAGCACAACCACCTTCTTCAAAACAACCAAAACCATCATCGTGAATTGTATACTTCATCTTCTCTGATAATATTCCCTGTTAGTTGTTCAACAATATCAATGGCAGTTTTTAGTTCATTTGTTTCCAGAATTTTAATAGGAGTTCGTGCAAAATCAAACTTGAATGTTCCAGTAACCATATAGTATGGTTCATCAGTTCCTATACCATCAACATTAAAGTATTCTTCTAAAGAATTTACTTCTTCTGGGATGAATCCGCCATTATAGTCACTAATATCTCTAATAGTGAGAATATGATAATGAAGAATATGAGATCGTGGATTACCTTCATTAGAACACCATCCCTTAAAATACCTATTTGGATAACTTACCACTTTGCCAATCCCCTTGTAAGAATTCTTCTCTATTTGAGTATAACGGTATTAATTTATTATCTTTGTCATCAAACCTATTATAATGCAAAGTTAGATTATATAGATCATGTCTATCGTTAATTAAACCATAGGCGACAGGTTGACTAAAAATAGTTTTGATTTTTTCCTTTAGGGCAACCAATTCTTTTTCACAACTTAACCAACGATTATTATCATCAATACTATTCTTATTAGCATTGAGAGCATCTTGAGCCAAATCTATTTTTGATTGCCTCAATTTTGCTAATTCATTCTTGGCATTAAGAATCGTAAATCTTGTTATTGTGCCATAATCAACGGCTTTTTCACAAAGTTCGATTAGATAATCTAGTGGATTAGAGTTTTCATTCATTGTGGAAACCTATCTTAAATTTTTCTGGCATAACAACTTCAATAGCATTAGGGGCAAAGTGTTCGGCACAATAACTTCGTCCGTTCCACCAACCACACTTGTAACTAACAGAATTATCTCCAAAAATATTTATTTCTTCAATTGTTCCATAAACATCATCAGTCAACTTAACCCTACTACCAATCTTATATAGTTCTAAAACATTTTTGCTCATTTTATTTCCTTATTCTTAAAGATAATTATCGTTCTAAAAATAGGAGCGGTGGGACTCGAACCCACACTGGAAGGATTTTAAGTCCTTTGTCTGCTGCCAATTGGACTACGCTCCCATATAAGTGACCGACTACAACAATCAATGATTTGAGGTTGAATCTTTGTGTGCCTCAACCATTTAAACTATTGTAGCCGATCACCTTTTGGTTTTAATCAACCGTTCGCATGAGCCTTGAGGCGACGAACAACCTCTGCCATAGCCTCTACGTTGTCAACCGTCTTGGTTGGCTTCGCACGTTCCATAACGGGTAGTTCAATACCCTTCTTTGTCAGAGCGGACTTTGTACGGGCATAACGAGCCATCGTACTAGCAACCTTCTGACCAGTCTTACTAGCAATCTCAGCATAAGTCTTGCTAGAAAAAACTGCCTCAAGAAACTGCTCATCACTGCAACGAATACGAGTCTGCTTATCAACCGTAGTAACTTCAGCCATAATCAACCTCCAAATCATTTCCAATTCTTGTCTTGCGAGTCAGTCGCATGACTGATACTCTCGCTTGACTCCTTCATTCTAACATCCTTTATCGGCTTGTCAACTGGGCGACCTTGAATTTTTTCTCTCTGTCGCCAAATAGTTTCTGAATCTCTTTAAAACTGTACGGAGTACCAAATCCAACCCCGTCCCTTTTATTATCCACGCCCACATCAAGCGTAAAGCGTCCTAGTGATTCATCCTCATTGTGAAGTCTGCCGTGAACATGACCATACAGCATCCAACTTTTACGATAACTTTTATTCCATGCTCTCATAGGATAATGAAACAGAATAATCTTTTGATTACAATGAATCACTTCTTTCATTAGTCCTATGGAAGAAAAATCTTTTTCACTAAATTTATCTTCGTTGTCATGGTTACCAAGAATCACATGAATATCTTCACAAATTATTTGTTTTCGATATTTCTTAGGATCTCCGCCTCTATGACAAAAATCTCCAAGAAAATAAAGAGTATCTTTTGGCTTAACAACACTATTGATATTATCAATAATGGTCTTATTCATTTCGTGAGTATCAGTAAATGGTCTTTTACAATATCCCACAATGTTCTTGTGTCCAAAGTGGGTATCAGATATAAAATAAATCATTATTCGTCAATAGGTAGAACTATTCCAAGTAAAAGATAAATCCAAAACAAAATACTTCCAGTAAAAATTGCTCCAACTACGAATCCTAATCTTATTAGTGACGAATCTATGCCTGTGGCTTTTGCTAGTCCTCCACAAACTCCAAATATCATTTTGTCATGACTATTTTTGGCTAGGCGACTCATCTTATACCTCTACTAAAAAGTCGTTGTTTACTAAATTTTCTCTATCATATATTAACGATAATGTTTCTTTAAGATTATCATTCTCTACTTCAAGAGTTTTAATAATCGACTCTGCCTGATTAAGAGCCTTAGTTAGATGATATACTTTATTGATTAATTCATCAGTAACATAGTTTTTCATTATCATAATAGCCTCCTTGATAGTATTTTAAGAGACAGTATTATATACACCCATTAATAAACATACCAAGGTCTTTGAGTTGCTCTTTATTAAGGATAATTTGATCAGAGTATGGGCGATTATGAATTAAAACCTGATAAATATACCTTAATTTCTGCCAAAATGACATTTTATGACCATAAGATGACATATTCTCATATATTGACAGTTCTGTTAATCCATATTCAGTATCATGCTCTAATACCAAAACCTCGCTCCTACAATCACATAATATGAAAGTGGTTTTATTTTTTTCGAACTTTATCACGTTTAGTATTTTTGCTTTTTTTGAAGATTCTTTCATAGTTTTTATCCCATGTTTCTTGATCTACTGATCGTGGTCTTTTTTTAGAACCTTTTCCATTTTCACTCATAATTAATCCTCAAGGACAACTGACCAATAACGAGAATCATCTTTCTTTTGTAGAGCATCCCAGTAAATGGATCGTGCAATATAAGACGGAACCTTGAGTTTGCCACAATTCACCATCCAATGACGTTCCATTTTCTTGTAAGTGGTAGAACCGCCCTTGCTCTTATTATACTTGAGATGTTCCATATCGTAAAGTCTGAGTTGATGAACGTCTCCACATAATACTCGTGCCTCATTAGGATGAATCATTTCAAGAGCAAAACTAATCTTAGCCAACCCAATTCCACTAATCTTATTCAGAATACTATCACGCTTCTTAACATGACCCTTCTTTGTGGTAAAATAAAAGTCTTTTGGATTAGCCCAAAACTTCTCACTAAAATCCCAAATATAATTGGTACGATTATTGTGAAGTCCAACACCACTTTTGTGGAGTTTATTTAGCAGAGTTTCCTTACTGTCGATCCACTCATTAAAATTCTTGATAGCATTATATCCGGCACAATTACCCTTCCAAGTAGTATGAACTGAACAATATGCAAAAAGATAGCGACGGAAAATATCGTCGTGATTTTGAGGACGAACACTCTCCCAATATTCTTTGTATGAGACAACCTTATCTCGCGGAAAAGTTTCAAAGAAAATATCGGCCTTAGTCTTATCCAAGGTGGTATTCTGAACAGGAATAACAGAGTTCTCAACGATCATGGTTTTCTCCAAAAGTGTTTCAAGCGTTATGCTAACATTCTACACTAGCGTTATCGTCTTGTCAAGCACGATTCTTTAAACCGTTCTAGCAGACCCGTGTAAAACTTTAAAAGTTGGGAAGCGAAGGCTCAAGCCCCCATCTTGATTCTCACTTTCTGAGAAATACTGTACAGTTATGATTTTTCCAAGAATTTTCTTAGGATTCTTATAGAACTCTTGACGTTGCTCAATACTAAATCCGCTACCAACCCTAACAGTATATCCTTTATGATTAATCATGACGCAACTAAGCATAGTCTCCTCACATTCTGCACCATTTTTCACATAACGAAATGGCCCCATCTCAGTATCAACTATTTCATATTCATCATCAAAAAATTTCTTAACTTTTAGCAAATCTTTGCTACGCTTACCTTTATATGGCTCATCTGCTCGTAGCATAATTCCTTCCCAGCCGTAATCTGCTGCTTTTTTAACCCACTCTTGAAAATGTTCATCATCTTTAATTTTTTCTTGACCCAAGACGCTAAGACAAACGCAAGAGTTTTCTTTCATAACTTCTCGCAAATTATTGTAGCGAATAGAATATGGACGATTTTTTTCGCCTTTCTTACTATAAAACTCATCATGGCTAATCATATCAAACATTTTATAGGATGGATTAGGAATAGTATGATCTTTCTTTCTAATCTCTTTCATAATGCCCTGAAAATCTTCATTACCCTCATCATCTACCAAACATAGTTCACCATCAAATACAACATTAGTAATACCTAGAGCCTTAATGCCACCAGAGATAATATCTAGAGTATCAAACACTTTGCCTGTTCGTGAAAAGAAAGTGGAGTTACCATTGTCATCAACAACAGCAATCAATCTCAATCCGTCCAGTTTTCGTGAGACAAACCAAGAGTCTTTCCAGTCCACAAGTTTAGGTTCGTACTTATCAGCAAGAGCAACACTAAACTCTGGAATATGATTAGGAATAGCCTTATTAATAATCTTGTCGCCAGCACGGGTTTTCAAGTCCTTATCAATAATACAATGGATAAGTTCCTCATGCTCAGGATGAGTATCAGTAAAACTATTTACAGCACTAATAGCGTCGTGACCAGTAATTGCACGACCTTTAAGATCATCCAAAAGATCAAAAATATTCTTATAAGAATTCTTTGACTTTAGGTGCTTCTTCTTCTTCAGATTATCGCTAGTAACATTATATTGCCAAGTAGGATGATAAGTATAAAGCAGAATTTTCTTAATAAAATTTGCCCCTTCTTCATTAGAAGAAGTATAATCCTCAATAATTTCAGTCTTATCAATAGTGCTACTGGTCGCCCTAAGTTCCCTAACAAAACTGCCAAGATGATCGAAACTCATACCAATTTCTCCTTGTTGTGTTCTTCCATTCTACACTACTGGATTGCTTTGTCAAGTATCGTCTAATTGCGATTTGGTCTTGAAAGAAAATAATTCATAGCGTTCACAATACCTTCTAGGTTATCTCCTAGTTTTCCTATTCCTATATTGCACGTTTCACATAACCATCCTCTAAACTGATTATTACTATGGTTATGATCCAGATGAAAAACTTTTGGTTTTATTTTACAACACTCACAAACTTCTGGTTGTGGTGGGGCTTTTTTTCTTAACTTTCCCCTAATTTTAGTATGTTTTTTAACACACTTTCGGCATCTACTATCCAAATTATCTTTATGTCCAATATGTCGAGCAAAAGATTTTGTGTTTTTTCTTTTATTACAGTAGATGCAAATTTTTCTCATAATATAATTGGACTAGAGGGGAGTCGAACCCCTGTCCAGAATAAACATCAACATAAACTTCTACATCGTTAGTCTATTGTAATTTGGACACTAGACAAACCTAGAAGAAATTATCTTCATCAGATCGGTTACGATCATTGTCTATATTTTCGGGTTAGACTTCCTTATCAGAATTATCTGAGTCAACATGATTGGGTAATAAGGCCCATATAGCCCCACTCGTACCTAACTAATTAGGCAGCGAGAGCGAGATTTACTTCGCCAATTAACATTTTTTGAATAACTTTTATACTGGCCTGTTATTCAACCAGTCGATGCCGTCTAAATCTATTTTACCTGTCGATACCTTTACTAGCCCTTAATTAATCTTCTAGTTCAATCAATCTATCACGCAAACCATTTACCGCTTTTGTCTGTATCATATCATTTATCTCTATTGTTGTTTGAACAGTTTTTAAAGATTCTGAATGAATAGCATTCATGGTAAGAGAAGCAAATAAAACTGATAGTAGGCCGATAAACAGAAGTCTGTATTTCATGATAATCTTTCTTTTAGGCGGGTTAGTTACTTAACTAATATAAAGGAAGGTTATATAAATTACACCATTCCATTCTTAATCATAATCAGATATTGGTCTTTACTTATCCAAATATCGTCATTTTGATATCTTTTTGACAATAATGAGCGAATCTTTTTTCTTCCAACATAACATGGTTGAAACCTTAAAGATTGTCCACTAAAGTAGCATTTCCTATTAAATAAAGAATATTTTAATGTCCATTCTCTATCATGGATAATTTCAGAAATCATTTTGTATTGGTTCTCTAGTTTTAGTATCATACTTAGTGCCTGAAGTATATGTTTGCTTTGATAGCCTTTTAATTTCTTCCATTAATTTTTTCAGTTCGTCATCATTAACTGGTGAAGTTATAGTGCTAACTACATGATTTAGTTTATTGATTTTTTCAAAGAATATCCAATTAAAACCAACAGATAAAACTAATAGACCAAATAAAAGAGTTACTATTGGCATACAGCATAATGAGCGATTTGTCATAAAATTTCCTTGTTTTTCTTCTTGTTTGTGTATTATATACTAGGAGGATCGACTCAATGAAGCAAGCACTAAAATTAAAAATAGTCGAACTTAGAAAAAAAGGTTATTCATATAACGATATTCAAAATAAATTAAATTGTTCTAAAAGTACAATTAGTTATTATTGTGGTAAAAATCAAAAAGAAAAAAAGGATAATAGACAAAGAAAACGTAGGTCATCAAGTGTAATTAAAAATAAAATAGAATCTTTCTGTTATAGACATTATTCGCCAATATCTTCGCCTACCGAAACTCGTTCTTATGAGAAAATATTAACTATTAAAATAAGGTTTTTTTCTATGAATCGGAAAACCAAAAAAACACAGCAACTATTTAATATAAATGACCTAATAAATAAAATTGGTGAAAATCCAACTTGTTATTTAACGGGAAGAAAAATTAATCTAGATGATGGTAGATCATATCATTTAGATCATATTATTCCTATTAGTAAAGGTGGGGATAATAGTTTAAATAATTGCGGTATAACTTGTAAAGAAGCAAATCAAGCAAAACATAGTTTGACTAAAGAAGAATTTATTAAACTGTGTCAAGAAGTAGTGTCTAAAAATCTAAATAAGTAATTAAAAATACTCCTGCTTGGAATCGAACCAAGTCCCCTTTCGGATTACCTTATAAGAGTAACTGCCGGGAACCACCGGCACAGGAGCGTATTTGTTTGTTGTCATGCCACCATTATATCATCGACCAGCGGCTTGTCAACTCTTGAGAATATTTTTTAGTCGTTGTGGTACAATTCCTTTAGAAGTTTAATCTCTGCCTCATGCTTTTTAATATTTTCATACATCTCATTACAACTCACACAAAAATCAGATGAGATATATGTTTTACAATCATGAATCTTATCTTCTATATCACGAATCTTTCTTTTTATTTCTTCGTTTGATAGGTTTGTCATTTGGTTTTCTCTTTTTCTTTGTTGTTTTTGTGATTTCTGGATTAGCCCAAAAAACCATCTCGTTGCTTTTTTCATCCCAAGCACATTCTACTAATCCTTTAGCAGCGAGTTTTGCTAGTCCAACATTATGAATCCATGTTACAGTACGTTCATAGATTGTTTCATTAGCATCTTCATTGAGCAACGGACGATCTTTATTATCAAATCCAACACATTCGCTATTTACAAGATTAATCATTTGTCCGATACTGATAAAATCATCAAGATTTTCTTCATAAGACTGTGATAGACTTTTAGCCGCAGCCTCACGCATTTCTGTGGCGTATCCTTCAAGATCAGTAATGGCATAAACGTCGCTCATGTTCATACTCTCCAAAAGTAATTTACTAGATATACTTACTTACACCTTTATCCAAATCATTAATTATATGATCTACCAATGTATTCAAAGTATAATCCATTGAATATTGTCCTCTTGGTAGCCATTTAGTATTATCTCTTAGGCCGGTTTTTATTTGGGGCAACCAATGCTGATATGCCAGAGCATATTCTTTTGGAAAATACATCTTTAAAATAGTGTCAATTTTATTTAGATGATCTTCTATATGATCTCTATGAGAGTAAAGATTTTGTAGTGCTTCTTTTTGTTGAGGATTTAAACTCATACTACCTGTTCTCTCTGCTTCAATTTGATCAACTTATGCCTAGTTTTCCAAACACCAGTTTCTTTATTCTGAATATCTCCACCCATATAAATATGAGCAAATCCAGCGTTCTTGTCAAGCCCCCAGGCGAGAATACCTTGGTCATCAACTCGCTCAACAACAAATCTACCACGGTATCCCATGGGAATAAATTCTTGTCCTACTTTGCTAACAAAATAAGGCCCACCACCAACCTTGATTCGGTCGCCTTTAATAAGTTCACGCCAATCAACCTTATGGATAATCTTGGTTTCTTTAGCCTCTCGACCCTTTACCTTGAAGATAAAAGGAGTATTACACTTCTTACACATATAAGCACGGGGGCCGGTAGTTTGACCACAATTCTCACAAGCCTTTTGTCCCTTACCCATTTTATTCTTCTCCAGTGCGTTGTTTAAGCCTTATGCTCCAAGTATAACAGGATTATCGGCACTGTCAAGCCGTCACCTTTAAGATTTTCTGCAACCGTCACAAAGTGTGCTAATCCAGCCGCCTTTATTTGGTTTTCCTTTGTTCCCACAAACTTCACAAATTTTATAACTCATCGTTTCAGCCATAGTAACCAAACCACGAATGTAATCATTTCCACCAGAATAATAAGCCCTAAGTCCGCCAAACTTTTCTTTAATCTGATCAAATTTGAAATCAATAATTGTTTCATTATTTCCAGCAATAAGTCTATTTCTATCTTTGATATTCTTATTAAGACTCTCTACTATCTGACAAATTGAATTTATAAGATCATACCATCCATTTCCACACTCTATACCCATACTCATACATGACTCTGTAGGAGATTTTAGTCTATTAGAAAAAATTTCTGGATACTTTTTATAAAGTTGATTTTGTAATTCCTGATCCATTTGGACTATCCTTTATTTCAAGTTTACCGGGACTATAATGACAAAAATAACTAGCACTAATCTTACGTTTAGTTAGTTGAATAGTTTCATCAAAAATTTCAGTATACACATTAATGCGATAACGATTTTCCCAAACATTAATAATCTTGGTCATAAGATGATTTTTAGGCTTTTCAACTTGTTTAAACAAGAGGCTTTCAATTTCTAATTCCATTTAAACAGTCTCCATGTTTGTGTTAGAAGTATCAATACTCAAAGAAATCTTGTTATCAGGCATCTGAATAAAATCAGTAGGGTAATATTCTAGAGTTTCAAAATCAAACACTTGCACATTTTCTTGCCAAGGAAAACTGCCGGGATTATTAATATCGTTTGCTCTTTCATAAAGAAAGTTATACAGTTGTAGCCAAGTCATATTGCTCATCGTGACCTCCTAAAAATATTGGTTTTCTGTCCCCAATCGGTGTATGTTAATTGTATCCGATGCTCTCGTAATGTCAAGGAATTGTATGAAAAAATGCGTTAAATGTCAGATTGAAAAAGACTTGAATGATTTTAGTAATAATAAGGCTAAAAAAGATGGTAAATGTGTTTATTGTCGTAGTTGTTATACTATTGTAAATAGAGAATGGAGACAAAACAACCCCAAACAAGACAAAAAAATTCATGATCGTTGGGAAAAAAAGAACATTGAAACTGTTAGAAAAAATAGATTGAGATATTACTATAGACATCAAAAAGAACGCAATAATTATAGTAAGAAGTATAGACAACAAAATAAAGATAAAATAAGAGTAAAAAATAGAGAATATGTTACCAAAAAATATTATGAAAATATCAATTTTAGATTAAGTGTAATATTGCGTGGCAGATTATGGAAAGCAATAACGCGAGATAGTAAACAATCTAGTGCATTAACTTTACTTGGTTGTACCATAGATGAATTAAAGTCTTACTTAGAAAGGCGATTCACTAAGGGAATGACCTGGAAAAACTATGGAAAATGGCATATAGATCATATTAAACCGTGTTGTAGTTTTGATCTGACTAATTTTGAACAACAAAAAATATGTTTTCATTACAGTAATCTACAACCTTTATGGGCTAAAGATAACATAAGAAAAAATGGTAAAGTTATCTAGCACGACGATTTACTCTTTTGCATCTTCTTATTTCTTCTTTGTTGTTTGCTGGGATCATTACTAATTCGGGGGCCGTTTTATGGCTGTACGATAAAAATCCTATGGCACGATTTTCTACACTACAATCTTTACAAATAATTTTGCGACCAGTTTCAACAAGAAACTCATAGCGATCAACTCCAACACAATTCTTGCAATAAACGCAATTCATGGTTTCCTCCGTTTAGCGGATTATATCATAACCATCGGCATTGTCAACTCGTTGCCTTCAATCAAATTTCCAACACTGTCAATAAAATTCCCATCGTCTGTGCTATAATAGACTGTATTTAATCCTACAGCATTAAGAAGTTTATCACAATTTTTACAAGGTTTACTTCCTAAAATCAATCCCTTTCGATTAATACGCATAACAACAATTGACCAATTAGAATCAATGGTATTATACTTATCCAAAAGTTTAGAAATAAGACGAGATTCAGAATGATAATATGGGAACTCCTTATATTTTTCCAGATTAAAATCTTCACCGATTCTATAAGCACCAGTATGAGTCTTAATCGGGTTGTTTTGGGTGAAACAAATTAGTTTGGTTCCATCAAATGCGGCAGCATAGTGGTAGCATCTAATCAGACGATTCGGGTTCCAATTTTGATATGCTTTGCGTATTGTTTTGTTTAGTATTTTCATTTTTTATCCAAATATCATTCGACATTTCAATATCATAATATGATGTTGATAGTAGCGGTGTTAATTTTACATTTTTGTTTTCTGGATTATCAGTCAGTTTAATCTTTATTGGTTCTTTCATAAATGGTACCTTATTTTGAAGCTAACATATATAATCCAACATTAGCGAAAGAATAACCAACATATGTAATAAGCATACCAACATTCCCATGAACAAGATATTGTTCCGCAGCCACATACAAGTATATGCAACCAGTTAATGCAATTAGCCAAGCACTCATGTCAAAACTCCTTTGGTAATTTCTATATGACTTTGTATAGCGTAATCTTTTGCCTTTAATTCCATGTCTACATCGAATTCTAGCCCGTAAGTATTAAAAGCATTTTCTGAATAATCAGAATGAGCCCTTGGATTATTTCCAATCCTACTCTCACTATAATGAAATAATGGACGAGTTTGCCAAGTATCATAGCACATATTGATAGCCTCACACTCTGTCAAATTATTAGGATGACACTTATGATGCAGATAATCGAAGCATATAGGGATGCGTGTAATAGGATGAAAAATATCTACCAGTTCACGCACACTCCAGCAATTAAGTTTGTCATCATTTTCTATGGTGAGCCTTGCCTGACAATTCTCGTCTAACTTTTTAAAGTTCTCGTAAAAACGACGACTAATTTCTTCTCTTGTTCCATTGTTATTATGAACATGAAGATTCATGGGCGAATTAGTATCTGCTGGCAAACCAATTCTGTCGAAAAAACTACTGTAGAAGTTCAATTCTGTAATAGTCTTTTCCACAACTTTTGGAGTCAAACTAGACAAACTATTAAATTCCGATGGATGTGCAGAAACTCTTACATTACTATCAATAATACTTTGTGCAATATTATCAAACTCATCTTGAATTTCATCATGGTTTGGCAAATCTTCCAAACTTACATTAGCCTCATCATAAGTAATGAGAGGAAAAATATCGCTACTAACACGATAAACATAGTCACTTTGTCCGCAAAACTCAATAGTTTTACGAGTAGTAATAAGATTATTAAGAATCCTATCTCCAAGGATTCCTATGGCTTCTTCTCGCGGCAGAGAATTGAAGCGTTTAAAAGTCATGGTCTGATGACCAATACCCTGCTCTTTAAGTTTGAGCGAAATACAACACAATCCGTAACGCATAGTTTCCTCGTTTTTGACCAGCATACCACAAGTATCGGCTACAGTCAAGCAAAAACTTTAGAAATTTGTTCAACAGATAGGATTTTTACTAAAGAGTATTCTATGGAAGGAAAATGAAGCTTAAAATTATTTAATGCTTCTTCAGAGGACAAGCCATCGTGAACCTCATTTATTAAGAGATTTTGTTTTGAAAGATCGTTATTCTTATAAACCTGAGCAGTAATATTAAACAGTTTCATTATATGATCCAATCTGATTAAGAAATGATTTGATGTCTATTAATTTATAATATTGTATCTCATACCTACTTTGATCATATGTAAAATTATTATTGGACGTTCCAGCCTTTACTAAAGTAGAAAGATCGAAAAAATCTTTTTTTGAAATAGCACCACATATCCATGCGATGCTAAAATCATTTTTTATTCTACTAAAAATATAATAATCCACATCTCTTGCTTTTTGTTCTTCATAAAGTGTTGCAACATAATTATCTAATGGTTTAGTATTACATCCTTGTGCTTTTGAATCAATTGTTATTGAGTCAATTATAAAGTCTACATTATCATTATCGCTATAATTTAGTTGAGGAAAATACGATCTGATACTAGCTTCTGCTAGATAACCTGTCATTCTTTGACGGTCTTTATTTAATCTATGAGTGCCAGTATTTCCATACCTTTTTTTATAAGACAGATTACGTTGTTCTGCTTCTTGATAAATTTCTGGAGTTATATTAATGGTTAACATTGGATACCTATAGATTAAATGCAGATATTGTGTGCTGAAAAGGATTACCTTCAATATTTTTTACTAAGTCTAACATAGTTTGTGCGATTTCTCTAATCTCTAACTGAGCATTAGGTTTGTTGCGTAAAGATTGAAAATGATAAAAACTTCTCCAGTTAAAACTAACGTCTGCTGTTATTTGAGTATTATATGGTCGAAAAAATCGAGCAGATTCTTTTGCTCTTTTTCTGTCAATATTATAGTTTTCAGTCAAACTCTGAACACACTCATGATATAGATTCAGCCCTTCTTCTGTATAATACTTTAGTTTCTCTTTCCAGATTTCGGGCCAATCATTTGGAATAAGATATTGATCTTCTTTAATTTCTTTGTATCTTGCGCTTTCGCCATTTACACTTACTCCTATTCTGTGCTTAATAATATGGATATGAGAAGCAATATCTGTTGTGACAAGAAAATGTAATAAAGATTTTTCAAATGGAGTATGATGCCCCTCAGTGGCTAACATAGTCAAAAGTTTTGGAATTCTAGTAACTTTATCTTCTGACAAATCTCTTGAGGTACTCGTCCATGCTGAACATGCGTGGATTTTATCATCACCATAATAACCTAATAGTTCTACTGTATTCATATTTGATCCTCTGTGTGCGATATTTCAAACTCTTCTAATGGACAAAGTTCCTCATCCCAAAACCCGTTTTTTAATCCTCTTGCCAAAATATGTCCTGCTGGTTTCCAATGAGTATTAAAATCATCCAATAAAAGTCTTTTATTATTTTTGCCCCAATCACAAATAGTAGCATCAAAAACTTCTGTTCCAGAATCAAACCACTCGCCAGATTTAGATATTAATTTAAGATACATCGTTTGCTTTCCATACCTTTACTATTTTTTCCCATACTGGCTTAAAAAAATAAGCAGTAATTACGCTAGATATTCCACCAATCACACCATTTACCACAGGTGTTGCAATAGCAACTGGTACTAAGCATTGATTTTCAATTTCATTATTCTGCTGTTGAGAATTTTGTATCATTTTTATTTTCTTGATATTGTTTTTGATGCTCCACATACTTATCATTAGTCATATGATTATAAATAGCAATGGTTACTTTGCTAACGCTAAGAGCAACTCCTGTAACATTAGGGTCATCATTCTTGATCCAATAGTAACTAGCGCCGTTAATGCTATCATCTTTCTCTTTAAGAATAGAATAGCCCCAAGTTTTTGCCCAACTTTTAACCTCAGTAATCTTAAACATTTAGCAACCCATTTCGTCTGTGCATTTTGATTTATTAGTATTGACTCTATTTACAGGATCAGCATAGTCTATTTCTTTGTCATAATGCTTCCATGCCACTTTGTGTTTTATGGCAACAATTTGTTTAGTTTGTTCTGATATAACTTTTCTCTGATAGTCAATAAGATTCCATAGTTGTTTAATATAGTCAAGAACATCATCATGCTTATACTGAACCAACATTCTATTTATGTTAGTTTCGCTCATTGGTTCATATTTTAGAGTCAGATCAAATTCTTTATCCCAATCTTCTGGATTATACATTGGACTCATTTTTGTAACCATTCCTTTGAGTCATATTCTTTTCGGTATTGCCATCCGGCAGCAAAACCTTCCAGATACAATTTTTTCATAACATTAACAGACTGTTTATTTTGACTGATAAAGGATAGATTCTTACTTACCCATTCATGGTAACTCTTTTCTTCGTCGCTAAAATCCTCATCTTCACTCATTGTAGTTTCCTGTATTTCTTGTATATCTTATTGATATCTAAAATAATATGAGGATCAGTGCTACTTATAATAGTTTGATCATCATTGTCTGTAACATAAGCCTGTATCTCGTCATTTAACACTTCTTCTGCGTATCCTTTATCAAGAATATATTTTTTGGCTTTGGCTAATCCTCTTTTGTTTTTTTTAATGTAGGAATCAATCTCATTTCTATACTTCTCATTAGAATCATAAAGAGCATGAGATAGTTCGTGTCTTAATGTTGCATTATTTTGGGCGCCCATAATATAAAAGTTATCATGCCTATATTTAAACAGATTCAGTAACTCAATTTCTTCGCTAGTTAAAGGATCAAAAAGCCCCTGCTTGAAAGGAAGTAATACTTTGCTTGGAAAATTAAATCCTGTCCAATCATAGTGGTAAGTATCAGCACCATATTTAACAGAGTACCATTGTCGTACCATTCCTAATGTGAATATTTTACCTCTAAATTCTGGATTAGGACTTTCATAGTATTCTTGAAAACGAATAAAAGTTCGCCCCAATTCTTCTTGAGAATCGGCACTTATCCAGACGCTGTTATATGGTTGGTTTTTTATTTTAAGCATTTTCGTATGATGGATCATTATTGGGATTCATATACCCATCATAAGCCTGCTCTAAATACTCGACAACCTTTAGTTTCCATAAAGGAATAATATTCTCATTATTTATAGAATCATCCAGAACTTCAATCAAACACTGAAGTGTTCTATCAAATCCTATTTCATTGATAAATTGTTTTAATTGGTCATTATTCTTCATTGTAAAATCTTATCCGATTCGTTCAGCGGAGGGTCTTGTTTAATTTGACCCAAACTGTAGTCCATGTATTTAAAGTTTGCTCTGCAAAGGTCAACAGAGTCGTATACTGCTTGATTAAGAGGAATATGTCCCTTGATAGCACGTTCCAAATTTGTTCTAACAGTAGCCACAACTTTTGTTAGAGCAGAATTTCTTTCTTCCATATTCTTAATGGTGTTGTCTTTTTCAATCAAACTACTTTGAATCGTCCAAATTGCCTCAATAGTATTCATATATTATCTCCAATGGTTCTCTTTAGTATACCATATCGACAATGCGTTGTCAAGACTTTAGGGGCTACGGAAAAATGCTCCGCAGCCCCTTAGTCAAATCAATCTTGATAGATTAGATAGTACAAATCATCGAGAATATCGACGACAACAATACCATTTGCCACTTCTACTTTGAGCATATCCAACATCAACAGTTGTCATTCTGCTATTAGCAAAACAACAATTATTATATGCTTCTTGCTGAGTCATTCCGCTACCACATCCTTCATATCCAGAATTTCCACCAAAATGACCCACACTATTTCGTGATGCCATAGTTTCTGCTACTCCTTGAGCAGTAGCATTATTTACCGAATAATTACTGGTATATGAACAATCTTTTCGTGGTTTAGCCTCACAAACTCCAGAAATTAGTCCAGCAATCATCAGTCCTAGAATAAACTTTTTCATATTTTCCTCCTTGAAATTAATCGTTATTGTTTTCTTTCCATGTTATAACATTCGGTCCTTTATCCTGATCTAAAATAAGTCTCCTTTCTTCTCTTAAAACAGCAATTTCTTTTCGTTGAGTTCTTATTTCGTTTTTAAGAGACTCAATAGTATTTTTTAAATTCTCATTATCTTTTACCAGAGAATTGATATAATCATCTATGTCCATTATTCACTCCACATCATACCACTCCGGAAAATCTAGTAAATATAAATCAGCAAAAGGGGCATTAACGCCGTCATTAATACTATTTCCTAATATTGGCGATTCTTCTTGAGCCATCATCTTCTAATTCCTTTACTCTATCTTGTAAATTATTAAACTGTTTTTCAGTAACCATCTCAATTTTAATAAGAGTTTCCAGAGTATCTTGTGTAATCTTTATTGTTTTATCTTGAACATAATTATGAGCAAAGATTAATCCTATGGCAAAATATGCTATACAGATTAGAATAAAGTTAGTGGTTTCATTTTTCATTTAAATCCACCGTTATTTCTGCACAATTAAATACCCAGTGATCCATATTATCTCTTGTGTTAAGACCAATAGGTTTGTTCACAACCTTAAATTTCACATCAAAAATACCACTCAGCCCCTGATTCTGATAAAGATATTTTATAATAGCATCCTTAACATCTTCGTCGCTCATAGTAATATGAGTCTTATTATTAATTTTCATTTACAAAATCCCTTAGTTTCTTAATAGCACTGTCAATTGTTTTAACAACCGCCCCACTTAATGCGTAGTCTTTTTTATAGGACGCTAGAGCATCCAGTATCTTCCATGCTTCATTTTTGTTAATATCAATGTTCATAAAAGTGGTTCTCCGGTTTCCATAACATATAACATACGTTCAATTTCTAAAGTATTCTGATCTATAATTAATTGGCGTGGTGTTTTATATCCGAAATTTTTATTAGGAGTATCTAACCATTCTTCAATAAATTCATTTTGTACAATTTGTCGTAGACGATCTTTTAATTCTGGTTCAGTTATTGATTTATTCATCAGTATAAGCTCTCATAATATCTAAAAATTGATCTATACTATCTTGAGTAGTATGTTTTGGATATCCATTATCTATAAACAACCAACCATTAAATCCTGACCATATGTATAATTTTGTAGGTGAACACTCACTAATTTTGAATTTTCTATTTCGATATTCTATTATACAAGATAACAATACGTTTCCATCAATAGTAGACCGTCTTTCATTAATTATTTTCATGATTTACTTTTATAAAGACTCCAACTAGTCCAATCATTATCACGACAAAAATCTTTTATCAACTCAGGAAATTCACAATCAATAGAACCAATTTCTACTAGGTACTGATTCGGCCCATGTACAAATTTTGTATTAATAGCGTTCTCATCAGCACCAAGATTTATGAGTGTTTTTTTGAGTTCTTCTGCTTTTTCAAGAGAATTAACAAAAGCTAATTTTCCACAATCATATTTAGTTATCATTGGTTAGTCTCTTTACATCCCATACATTTTTTACATTTTGGACATTTTATATGAGGAATAAAATTAGGGCAAGAACGACTAACAGTATACTCTTCCCCGGATTGTTTTTCACTATCATAAAATTCATTACAATGGGGACAATTCCATTGATCTGGGCTTTTATTGTGTTTCATTTTGGAAATTAGCGAAATGGTCGATCACGAAATTTTTTAGTTGAACATGGAATATTTTCATTATTCCACATTATTCCATCATATTTATATGGTGGATTGGTATTGGGCCAATATTGTTTTGGTTCAGCATCTTTTGGATGATAATACCTTTGTGTATGCAAATCTTTTACTCCATCTATTAGTTCCTTGACTTTTCGTTCAAGATTAAGTAATGACTCTAATACCACATCAATCTTTTGCTTGACGGGCTTTTTCTTTTTAGTAATTTTCTTTTTCATATTTCTTCTCCAGTGTTATAGTCAATAACTGACTTTTTACAAGCCTCTAGCATTTTCTTCAAGTTGTGCTTTAATCCTTCGACATTATCTGACACGGGAAGTGATATTTTACCAATGTTTACAATGTCTAGATTTTCATCAAGATATACATCATGCACAGTATAAGTAATATCAATTCCTCCCCCAGGAATCTTAGTTGCTTTTTTAATGACTCGATAGTTCCAACTCATTGATATAATCCTAATTCTTCGTCGAGGTCACTTAATTTTTCTAATGCTTCTAATCTTTTTTGTTTGGATTCATAAGGTTTAACAATCCATCCCATCATCATCAAATCAAGTTTAATTTCATCAGTAACAAAACCTTCGTTTCCGCTGCAATACCAATCAATATAGTCTCCTTTTTGTATCATGTCAGAGATTATACCGCCAGCAAATCTCCAGGTACAAGTCCATTCTTTGTCCCCATAAAAGAATTGATTATTACAAAGAGCGGCGTATAATTGTTCACAATAAACTTCGCTATTACGGGCTTTTGATAACATTCTTTCATTTGAACGAAGATCATATCCTAAATTAAAAGTTTTATCTTCATCTTCTTCTCTTTTATCGTCTTCATCAAGTATTTTCATCATTCCTTCATAAACGTCTTGAGGAGTTTTCATTTGTTCTAATTGTTCCAACCAGTGTTTGCGATAAAAACTTCCTCGTTCTGGCGAAGTGGAATATTTTTTCATGTCCACAATGAACTCCTTATCTTAATTAGTTCAATTAGTTTTTCAGTATCTTCTTTATCGTAATTGTCCTCCATCTCACCAATCTTACGATAATAATATTTTCCGTCTTTTTCTTTGTTGAAAAGATCATGAGGATCAACTCTATAATCTCTATCCAACCACCAATTGTAAAGTTCCAAAATCTTCTGAGAGTCTATAGCCTGTGCTGTTGGCTTATTATAATCTTCATCGTCTGGATTGAAACCATAATCTTCATTCAGTTTTAATTGACCTGCCCAGTTTAGATAATCCAAACCCGCTTGTTTACATCGTCCTTTAACGAACTTATATTTTCGTTCTGGATATGCTTTCATCAAATGAGCCTGTTCGCTCTCAACAAAAATAACCAACTCATTGAACAACCCATGAAGAATACGATAGTCAGGATCATAATATTCACCCGGCTTTAATCCTGTGCGAAGATAATGAAGTTTATCAATATAACGATTTCTTACATAAACTTCTATGGTATAGTAAATATCCATAGGAAGATTAACAATATCCTGCAAAAAGTCTAAAACTTCTTCAGCCACCCAATATCGGAAAGGATGTTTCTTTTCTGATTGTTGTCTCCAATCATTCCATTCTTGCCACTCTAAAGCAAAAGGCTTTTTAATACCTCTAATTTTATCGGCAAAACCAGAGCAACTCCAGTGGTTAACTCTTGATCTTTTAAGTATTCTAAACATTGATATTGTTTCTTTTGTTGGTGTATTATAAATTATAGAGATGTATTGCGGACATTTCTAATAATCGTACAATGTATTATACCAGAAGCCTGAATGTTTGTCAACCGCAATTTGACAGCATTTGGGCTTTCTGTTTTTAGGCGTTACATGAAAAATAAAATATGTACAAAATGCAAACAAGAAAAAGAAATTTCTAACTTTAATAAACAAAAAGGAGGAAAAGATGGATTGAGATCACAATGTAAACAATGTATTAAAGACTATCGGAAGATATATGATGCAAAATATTATTCATTACACAAACAAAAATTATGCGAAAATAAAAGAAAATATAATAAACAAAACGCAGATATAATTAGTATAAAGAATAAACAACGAAGACTCGAACATAATGAATACTATAGAGAAAAAGACAAAAAAACTTATCTAAAACATAAATATAAAATACTGTCTCGTAAAAAAGAATATAATAAAAATAATAAAAATCTAATAAATCAAAGAAACAACAAAAAAAGAAAAATAAACACACAATTTAGATTAGCAGAAAATTTAAGACGTAGAATTAATCATGCTATTCGAGGAAAAATAAAATCAGATAGATCATTTAATTTAATAGGATGTTCTGTGGAAGAACTTAAAAAATATTTAGAAAATAAATTTACAAACGGTATGAGTTGGAAAAATTATGGATTATATGGTTGGCATATAGATCATATAATACCTTGTTCTAGTTTTGATTTAAACAATCCAGAAGAACAGAAAAAATGTTTCCATTATTCTAATCTACAACCTTTATGGGCAAAAGACAATCTAAGCAAAGGAGATAAATTAAATTGGCTATAGATCAATATTCACTTCATAGTTGTTGAGCGTCTTATAAAATTCTTCTCTTATACTATATACAGCATTATCAGCACTATTAAACTGATGACCATATTTTTCCCACTCTCGTAATTGTTGACTAAATTGCCATAACATTCTTTGCATTTTATGTGCTTGGTTCATTATATCATACTGAACCTTATCTTCTGGAATATCCAGATCAAAATTAAACGTGGCTTTCATAATGGAAAATACCTCTTCCCTTCTAATGGATCTTTTTCATGTGGAAAATTAAATGGACCTAAAACTTTTCGTCGTTTGTCTTTGATAAAATCTAATACTTCAGTGAAACAAGTTTCACAAATTTGAATATCATATTGAGTACCATCTTGATTGGAAAAGTATCCCCATGTTGCTTCTATTTTTGCATATTCATGATCGAACGATGGTTTGATAGTAGGAACTTCTTTGGTACATGATTGTCCGCAACAATCGCATAAAATTTGGTCAACAACTTTAACGGTTTTTTTCTTATAGGTTTTCATTTGTATCTTTGTCTATTATAACACTGACTAATTCTTGGTCTTGATGGATCTTTAATCATATTAGAAAATGTTTGCTCTTCTAATGCTCTGTTAATATCAACAGCAGTATTGTAACATTCACAAGGATTGTGATATTGTCCCCATCCCATTCGTGAATATAAATCTTCCATGCTTTCGTCTAGCGTTTTAGGACTAAAACAACCAAACAAGTTACAGAAACCTTTCCAAAAACTATTCATGTTTATTCTCCTTTATTCTATTTTTTCAAAACCACAATAGTCACAAGAGTAATATGCGTAATGACCAACAGTAAAACTTCGAAAAACAAATTTGTGTCCCAATTTTTCACACTCTTCTTGTAATTGTTTTAATGCTGGATCGTATATATTAGAATCATAACTGTCCATACATTTTGACATATGTTCTCTTCTTGCTTTTTTTAATTGGAGAGATTTTGTCCAAATATCATCATGGTTCATTGAATATTCTCTCGACATCTTTAGCAATTTCGTCTGTATTTTCTTGGTGGCTAATAGCAACATTTAACATGTCTACTATTCTTTGTAGATCTTCTTTTGTTCCTTCTATACGAGTGCCGTTAGTATAATCATTCGTCATGTAAAAATCTACATAGTACCATTTTGAATGATCCTGTGGATTTGGAAGCATACGCCTTACTTCATCAGAATCTTCCCACTGAAATACTCTAGCGTTCCATCCACTTTTTTTACCTAAATCCGATATTATTTTATACATTTTAAGATAAACCTCCAAACTTTTCCTTTAATCTAAGATATTCTTTTAGTTATATTTCGTCTTGTTTTCCTGCTTTTTAACTCTAGCATTATACTCTTTATCATTTTCTAGTCTAGTAATAACCAATTCAAATGCTCCGGTATCACTAGCATAAATACCAGAATCCCAAGACCAATATGATTCAATAACATCATTTCGATCTTGTAAAAAAGCATCTTGAGTTGTTCTTAAATTTTTACAAATATCTTCTGGACTTCCAGACAAATCCCAAGGACTCACAGAAATTATTTGTTCTTTTATTTTTTGTCGGTTAATTTTTCTTGCTTTTCTCATCATATTCCTCCTGAGTCAGCCACTTTCCGGTAGTTAAATCTTTGCTACTAAAAGTTCCCTCGCCCATACACTGTTCACACGCTGCCATATCCATTTTCGGCCCAACAACACCATATTCTTTAAGTAAAGTTTGGTAACGCTCATTTACAACGTCGCAGTAGTCATAACCGTCGCCGTTAGGTAGTTTAACACACTTTTCGCATTTGTCAACCATCAGATGATGATTAAAAAATATAGCCAGTGAGGCATCCATCATTAATTTATTAACGTCGGTAAGTTTTTCTCCCTTGCCTTTACAAGATGAACAAACTATTACTGGATGTTCTGATTCTTTTTGAATATTTTCTAGAACAGGGTCAGGAACGTCTGGATTAACTATTGCTTTCCATGATGCTATTATACTCCAAGTATTATCTGATAACAACCTATAATGAGAGTAGTTTATATCAATAATTTTTCCTTCTTTTACTCTAATATCTGCTACTCTAAAATCCTCAAAAGTTTCTGGATTTTCTATTGGGCCACTTTCGTATTTCTCATGTGCCACCCATGTTTGGGTAAGGTCTTTAACATTAAGATTAAGATTACCTCTCATTACCGGCATGAAATAACCTTTGCGGCCAACTGGCTGAACAACATCACCATACATAACCCATTGTTCGCAATATTCAAAATATTCTAACTCTATGCTTTTCATGGGAACAATTTCTGTTCGTCCCCAACCATGAATACTTTCAACATTACCAGTAATATTATCGGTACTTATAGTTTGTCGGTCAATTGGTTTGTTTTGGGGTACTTTATCCGTATTCTTTTTATGAATGGGATTAAGATAAAATATGGTAAATAATACCACCACCAAAATAATTGGTGCATTTATTAGCCAAAGGTCTGATGCTTGCATATAACTTCTATACTTTCTATGAGGATTCATTCTTTTAATCCTTCAAATCCCTCAAATAACCATTTTTTAACTTCCATAGGATGTTTGTCAGTATGAGGCTGAGTCGCACTAATATATCCCACAGCAAAATCAATCAGTCTATTAAGCATCATTATATGATTCTCCGAATTCCTATTTTTAGATTTAAGATTGTAATTATCGGCTCTTAGTTCTTGGACTTCTTTATTTAATGGAATGATTCTAGTCTCCAATAACTCATCAATATCTTTTTGCTTGTTAGTTTCAAAGTTTTTTAGTTTAAGTTCTAAGTCTTTGTACGATGATTGATTGGGGACATAAACTGTTGCTGTTCCTTTTTCGTGGTGTTTAATTTTATTTTCTAATTGTTTTATAACTTCACAAAGAGATGATATATAATCATTAAGATTTGAGTATTCTTTTCGTAATTCGTCAATCCTTTTATAGTCTCTCATTTGATTACCTCTCCCTTAAAAACATCTTTAAATCTTTTCCATGAGATTGCTTCTCCAACTTTAGTTTCAACCAAGAAAAATAATTCAGTAAACAAATCATAATATTGGATAGCGTCATTTTTTGATATGTGTAACTTTATATCATACTGGTTAAACTGTTCTTTAAATCCATATGAGTATTTTATATCATCTTCTATTTCTCTTTGGAATCTATATAATTCATCTTGGGTTAAGAAGTTGGTTAGACAATATACTTTTTCAGAGTCGCTCATTTAACATCCTCTTCAGTTTCTTAATAGCCATAGATTTGCTGTCTTTCATTAGTTCATCAATAAGACCATCAACTCGTTCATCCAGAGTCAAATCGGCTGGTTTAGATCGGACAGGTGGAGAGATAAGGTCTTTAAATATGGTGGTTCTCAGATCAACCATCATGCAGTTGGTGGTTGTATGAAATAACCCTATTGTATAATATTCTGCTGATGTGCTATGACCATTGGCTATATAATAATTTTGTCGGTGAAATACTCTTGATTCATTGTTTGTTGTTTCGTTTTGAGTTTTATGAACCAGAATGAATTTGTCAAAAATAGTTATCTCATTGTTTAAGTTGAGCATTAAATAATCATATCCATTAAGATTGGCGATCAAATTAATAAAGTTAACAATGTCTAATTGTAAAGAATCAAAAGCATAATTTATTCCATTAATAATCCAATAGTATTTTAGTTCGTCTCGACCATTTTTAATTTGTAAACAGTATGGTACTATATCTTTAAGTTTCATTTTAAAGTTCAAAACCTTTCAATATCTCTAATATTCGTCGGGCTAACGATGCACCGCCGACAATTCTTCCATCAGTATAATCTTCTCCATATCCGGCAGAAGATTCATGATCTTTTTGTTTTTTGATTTTTTGATTACATAACTTGATAACTTCAAGTATTTTGTCTTTTTGAGTTTGGTTCATTGGAAACCTAGTTCTTGATCTAATTCAGATAATTTTTGTAACGCTTTAGAGCCACAAGACTATCCATAATCTCTTTCGTAGCATCCCTACAACTTTGTTTTACTCTTTCATGGTGTTCATTATGAAGTTTCACAATATATTCGGCGGTTTGTTGATCTAATGCTCCATCATCAACAATATCAATTTCATTTTTAATCTCTGGAAAATCTGGATGATACCAAACAATAGGCTCAACTGGCACAATTCTTCTGCACCAACATTGTGGCCCACTAAAACATTCAGCAATTTTCCACGGGACTAGAAAAGACAATTCTTTTGCTTGTTCAAAGTTCATTAGTAAACCCATTCTTTCTCTAATTTATTTAAAAGCATAGCAACATTACGATTAGTATAAAAACAGTCCATATCGGAGTCGCTAATTTCAAGATATTTTGTATGCCAAACATCGTGTAAAACATTCATTATTGTTTGACCATATCGCAATTGATTAGATGCAGACACAGGATTATCTGTTGATTTAGATCTAGCCGCTTGGTGACTAATAAAAGTATCATCAACTTTTTTAAGGAATTCTGTGAATGTCATAATGATCTATTTTTGTATTGATTTGGTGTATTGTATTATAGAGATGTGTTGCAGACATTTCTGAACCCCGTACAATTCATTATACCAGAAGCCTGAGTGTTTGTCAACTGCAACTTGACAACATTTGGGCTTTCTGTGTTTGAGGAATCTATGATTACAAAAATATGTACATTATGTAAAAAAGATAAAGAATTAGATGAATATTATTTAGATAGTCGTATGCTATGTGGAAGAACATCTGGATGTAAAGAGTGTTTATCTTATAAAAATAAAATACAGAAAAGAAAAAAATACTATTTCAAACCTAGAGTAAAAAACCATAATTTACCTTCGTACTACAGTAGGAATAAGGAAAGACTATTATTAAGGAAAAAAGAATATGATGATAATCCAATTAACAAAGAAAAAAGAAAACAATATATCAAAGAATACAACCGCAAACAAAGATTACTGAATAAATCTTATAAAGTAAGAGATAATATAAGTAGAAGAATTCGTTCTGCTATTAATAATGGCTATAAAAGTAAAAAAACCTTGGAATTATTAGGATGCTCTATAGAGGAACTCAAAAAATATTTGGAAAAACAATTTAGAGAAGGTATGAGTTGGAAAAATTATGGATTATATGGTTGGCATATAGATCATATAATACCATGTTCTAGTTTTGATTTAACAAATATAGATCAACAAAAAATTTGTTTCCATTATACTAATTTACAACCATTATGGGCTAAAGATAATTTATCTAAAGGAAATAAAAGCAGCGTTTCAATCTTATAGAAACCCTGCCGAAACTTTACGGATGGTTGATTATGGGACTACCCGCGATCCCAACCTTGTGGCATCAACATTTTAATTATATCAGACATTTCAACCTTTGTCAATAGCCGTATACATCACCCTTGGTTAAAATTTCTGTTTCCAACTCGTTCAAGCACCTAAAATCTGTACCATTAATAACTTTTCTCCAACTCTGATGAAAATGACCAAATCGCCAGAACTTAGGCTGATGAATATTAAATAGTTCTTCTAAAGCCCAACTAGTAATATTCTCATATACCTTAGCATCTGGAGGAAGAAGATAAGAATAAAGACTCTGAGGACAATCATGCGTCAACACAACATCTGGCTTGATTTGTCTATAGAGTTCTCTAGCCTTCATAAAATCTTCTATCTTTAATTGCTCCTGCTCCCACCAATCAATACCTATTGTTCTATATTGTCGGTCAATACTATAAGCACCACGAAAGAAAAAGAAGTCAATACCATTAAAATTATTCACATAACCATAATCACCAAGGTAATTTGGAACATCGTTTATAGTATCATATTGGTCATGATTCCCACCAATAAATACATGATTTTTCGGATCAACATTCTTTAATGTCGTATAGTCAAAGCCAAAATCACCAAGTTGAATAGTGTATTCATGACGATCTTTTTCACGAATGATTTCATGGTATCTTTTATATTTGCCATGGCAATCACCGATTAATGTAACGCAATTTTTCATAATTTGGTGTATTTTATAACGGTAAGAGTATATTGCAGATATTCTTGCTGATCGTACAATACATTATACCAGAAGCCTGAGTGTTTGTCAACTGCAATTTGACAGCATTTGGGCTTTCTGTTTTTATGGTGATATATGGAAACTAAAGTTTGTACTCGATGTAAAATAGAAAAATATATTTCTGAATTTTATTTAGAAAAAAGAGGAAAATTTGGAGTTAGAGGAAGATGTATGATTTGTGAAAAACAGGTAGATAAAGAATATTATCTCAATAATAGAGAAAAAATAATTAAAAGAAAAGTTAAATCTAATAATAAATGTCGTAAAATTAGAAAACAAATAGATCCAACGTATAAATTATCTTGTAATTTACGAAGAAGACAATTGCTGGCAATTCAAGGTAAATGTAAGTATGGTAAAACTTTTGATTTAGTAGGATGCACTCCAGAATTTTTAAGAGTATATATTGAAAGCAAATTTGCAGATGGTATGAGTTGGGATAATTATGGTTATTATGGATGGCATATAGACCATATTCGCCCATGTTCATCTTTTGACTTATCCAATCCCTCTAAACAAAAAGAATGTTTTCATTATACTAATTTACAACCATTATGGGCTAAGGATAATTTTAAAAAAAGTGATAAATAAGTATTAATTTTTTACTTTCGTACTACCTTTAGGAATTCTTCATACAAAAGTTTCTAAAGTTATTTGACCATCTTTAATTGCTAAATAATTACAATTTTTCTCTGTCCAGCATCCACTATTAGCATACCATACAACATGGTCTTTGTCAATGATTGGATAATGGGTATGTCCTAAACAAACACAATCAATAATTTTATTTATAGCATATTCCCTTGACTTTTGCATCATATGCTCATTACATCTAAGATATATTTTAGATCGCTGCTTGATAAATTGTGGCAGAAATCTTTTGTCAAATCTTTGAATAGTTCTATAGAAAAAATCTGCCATCTTTGTGGTATTAGGATATTTGTAGATAAAATCATCAAACTGATCGCCATGCAAGCATAAAAAGTTTTTATTTCCACTAGAAAAAACGTATTCGTTCTTAAAATCTATACCAATTAAATGAGAGATAGTTTCAGCATCACCATCATGGTTGCCCCTAATCCAAATAATCTCTACATATTTACTCATTCGTCTCAATAAAGACAGTATCTTCCAATGATTCTTCTTTAGTCTGCGAAAATCAAGATTATCAAAAAAGTCCCCATTAATAATAAGTCTATTTGTTTTAGAAAATACTAGTTCTAGAAAAGCATATAATTGTTTGCTTTCACAAACATCACTTCCTAAATGAGTGTCACTTATTATTATTGCGTCTAGCATCTATTTTACTACTTCCTCTAATCCATTTGGGAATATACGGACAATATTTATTCATAATTTTTTGCGATAATCTTACATAATTCTATGAAATCTTTATGAGATTTATCCATTTTCATAATATTAATATCTTTTCTGCACCAAACAAGATTACCTTTTATATATCCTTTAGTAGAATCTAACCGATCTAAAGATGCAGTAATGCCGCCTTTTGTATTTCTAGCACCAAGTTCTATCGGCAGCCCTGTATAAAAACATTTTCCATTTTGTTTTTCAAAAAGTTTCCAACAATATTTAATATCAACATTAAATTCAAAATCTCTTGAAACAGTGGCGGAATATTTTATATGACTAAAATGAGACTGTGCCAATTTTCCACAACCTCTATATTTTTTTGATTCCCAGTATGGACATTTTTTTAAACAACCACAAGACTTAGTATGACCTAATATTAGTTCTGCACTTCTTACAATAGCAATTTTACCACACTCGCATTTACATCTCCACCATATTGATCTCTGATTGCTTTTACTTTTTTTGGGTTTTTTTGTAGGTTCAATTACTATGAGTTTGCCAAAAGTTTTGCTGGTTAAATTTTTTGCATTTTTAGGTAATTTCATGGCTATACTCTCCTATTCTACTGTAGAATACACCAGTATTTAGGATTATATATCTTTTTGCGTACTTCAATCCATAACATTTCTTAATACTAATTAAGTATTCTCTAGATAATGGTTTGGTCATTATAACTATCAAGTTTTAATGCTTGACTAAAAACTTCAAATAACTTATCAGTATGGCACTTCAACAGGATAGAAAGACCATTAAGAGCATTGGCTATTTCATCTTCACTAAGACTACGATTAGATACAGATTCACTCAAATCATTAATATTAGTAACAAAGTTATAAGTGTCTGTAATCTTGCTTTCTAGATCAAATCTGTCAGCCATTGTGTTGTCCTTTCAAGTAGTCAACCATATATCTTGCAGTATCTTCAGCATTATTACCTCCAAGGTAATAGCCATACATCATATCCCACAATTTATCAAAGTGTTTTCTATTATTAACGTAAGACCCTTCAAAAAACTTAAAGTAGTCTGGATATTCGTGGTCGATATACCATGTAATACAATTCCAGAAATGAACTACTTGACTAGATACTTTATGATTCATGTTTATCCACCATGCTCAGTATTTTTCTTGCACAACTATCAATTTCGTAAATTTGATTTGCTGTTTTACTATCTCCATAGTCAAACTTGGTACAAAGATTCTTAATCATGTTTGCTAAAATAGCAATATTTGTAATATCATATTCAGTTAACTTCATAGGTATTTATACTCTTTCAGAATTTTGTATAAATTCTTCAAATCATTCTCATTCAACCTTAATTCGTGAGGATCACTATTATTATAACTGTAAACTCTCACAAGATAAGGTTTGTTTTTTAATTTTTTATTGTGATGAATTTCAATCAGATCAAACTCTAACATTATGGTTCGTAGTTTTGTCACAAAATTTAGGGGGTTGCCCCACCAAAATAAAAGTTAAGAACAACATTTTTGGGTTTATAATTCTTTGATGACGTATAAACTATAGAACCATCTTCTCGTACTGTTATATTACCAGCATATAAAATATGACCAAGAGTATAGTCATCATTCAATAGATGAAATTCTCTATCATTCACACTAATCATATTCATCAAATAATTCCAGTGATTATATTGAAATACTTCCTTCTCGTCTGTAGATAGTGTTATCATCACCACAGAATCAAGGTGCTGAACTAGGTATTCATCTAAAGTCATATCAATTCATCCTTATATAATCCTACAGTCAGATCACCATTCCTATAGTTCTCTCCACGATTGTATTCTGGAAGATTAGCAACTCCAGGCTCAATCCTTTTAATAAAGTTGTCTGTGAATTCTGCCCCTTCCCAAAAATCTTTAAAAACTTTGACTTGTTCAACAGCACTATCTTTACAAATAATAAAAACCCAGTTCATACAATTACTCCGCTTCGCCCAAGAGCAATTTTAACGCCCATCTTCTTGTTGTAATTTTCCTTCTTACTACAAATAGCAAGACCACGAAAATGCTTTCCATCTGGACTGTCAATAATTATCTGAGTAGAACCACCCTTAGTATCTGGCTCAGTAATATCATCAGTATGAATTCGACTACCATTTTGCCAAGCATGATAGCCGTTATACAAACGATTATGAAGAACCCTTACCTTATAGCCGTCATTTCTTAGTTGTTGAACGGTCATTTTTTTCTCCATACTTTTTAAAGTAGTTTAAAGTAGTGTCAAATCTATCTTGTAGTTGTTTAGTAGTAACACTAATGTTATTGTGAATAGTGACTACATTTGATACTTTCGGCCATTGACGCTTAGTTACTTTCCACTTGAGTTTATCTTCAAGATAATGTATACTCATATTTCCTACTACGTCCCATACAACGTCGCTATGATCTGCATCAATAACAAATGATGCTTCTTCCTCTGTGAAACGAGTCATGGTTACAACAAACTTACCCATTTGATTCACCCTCAGTAAGATCATTCATAAACTGTCTACTTTCCACAAGATAACTCATGATATAATTAGCAGTATTATTCACACTATCTTCACATTCGTGATGAACATGAATCATATTACGAATAGTATACTTTTCATCATCAGTTAATTTACCAAGAGATGACTGTCCATTTTCATACTCATCATCAATATAGTCAGCAATCTGATTGGTATATTCTTGAAGGTTCCACTTCATAATTTTTCTCCTTGTAGTGGCATCATACCACAACCTAGTATCGTGTCAATGGGGCAGGAATCTTTAAAAATCCAGCATCACTGATACTGTTTTTGCTTTTTAAGTCTGGAAAGAATACTAATATACTTTTCAGCATCTTCTCGACTATCAAATTCAGTAACAATAGTGGCCCCATCAGTCTTGGGAAGATTAATGGGTTGACCATTTTGAGTAACAACGAACTTGCCACTCTTTTCAATAACTGACAAAGTATCACCAACTTTCATCTTAGTCTCCATAAAGTTTCAAACTCTAAATAGCAGTAACAGTAATCATTATATCACGCCAAACGGTCTAGTCAATAGGTTTTTACCCGAATTGTGTCCACTTTCTTTCGCTAATAACATCCTTAAACTTCTCGCCAGCAGGAGTAAGTTGTACCATTCCACCTACACAGAAAATACAACCATCCTTGTCACCAGGATTATCATATCTATCACCATCTTCTTCATTATAGTAATCTAAATATAATACCAAATCGGTCTTTTCATGAAATGCTTTGAATAGATTATTAATATGTTTGTCGTAAATCTTTACATATTCTTCCAGAATATCATCAATATCCTCTTTATCATTAGTATAAAGGGCTTCAATTTCTTCTTTAAATTGGTCTGCATCATCCCAGGATTTCCACTGACCAATAGTTCCCCATCCAATATCATTAAAGAACTTTTCGCCTTCAATGGCGGCGATTTCTTCAGGACAAATCTTTTTCAGATCATCATATTCGATAACAAAACTTCCAACAGCAAAACTACCCATTCCCATGATTATCTTCTCCAGTAGAAATTTCTTTCAAGTAAAAATTAATGTCCCATTCAAATTCTTCTTTGTCTTCGCCCAAAATAATAGAAGCATGATAAAGAATATGGTCGCGTGGATCATTACCGGACTCGATATATTCCTGATAACTAATTTGTTCAGAATCACTGTCATAGATATATCTAGCACATTCTTCAGCGGCAGATTTATAATCAACTGACATAAATATTTTCCTGAAAAAGAGTGAGGTTGTTAGTAAAAATTATACCACGTTTGCCACTAATGTCAAGAGGCTCATCAAATTTCTTGACAGAGCAAACTACCCATCCGTATTTCGGTTTATCATTCCAACTATATAGAGGATCATTTTGTGATACCAGATGCCTATTATGGTCATTAATCCAATCAGTCTTAGTTGGATATTTAAAACTATGACTAAAGGTAATAGTACCAATAACTCTGGCCTTAAATTTTCCAAGTTTGCCAGGAGTTTCCACCAGATATAATTCAACGCCTTCATACTTTAATGGTAAGTGATATGAACGTGTCTCAACGCTTTTCAGCCCATCAATTAAAAGACTTGACCACGGGGCTTGAATATTTAAACCAGTCATTTAATCCTCTGTAGCATCATCAATATACCAATTATGACCATATTCTTCACCAAAATCTTCCAAGTCCATCTCTAGACACTGAATAATATTGTCTGCTTCTTCACTGTCAGGATCAATATTAGGATAATCAATTACCACATGGATTTTCATTGTGTTACCTCAATATGCCACTTATTACCATGAAGTTCAGCAACAACTCCAATATTCAGTTTAACAAGTTCGGCCACAATCTCAGCCAACTTTTGTGTTTCATTAAGATAAAGATAGATCATTTAACATCCTCCTTATATCCATTATCAAAACTCTGAAAAAGACCATCAACATCTTCAATACTATATGCAGGGCTATAATAACCATTATCTTTAGCGTGTTTCATAATTGCTACAAGATTTTCCAAAGCATCAAGGATAATTTCCATATCATGCTTTTCAATGTAATAGTTCATATTAACTCTCATTAACCCTTTATACGAGTATACCATAGTTCGTTTCCTTCGTTGTGTTGCCAGTATACACTACTTATCGGCAGTTGTCAACTGCTACTTGACCCATTCATCGAATCCATAACTCATAGCGTCCTCAATATTGCTCTCAGGATGTTGTTTCATATATTTTAGAGCAAAAAGAACAACCTCTGGTACAAGACCATATTTATGAGCATCTCTAATAAAAATACTTACAATATCAAGTTCAGTATCAAGGCTCCTCATTTGTAGCCCTTTTCAAGTCTCTGGAAAAAGTTTGGGATGCTTCTCTTACAGATGGAAGCCAATAAAATTCATAAACGTCTTGCCAAGATGGAAAAGTATAATGAGGATCACCCTCATTTACACAAGATCCATCTTTCTCATAAATATCATAAAAGGATACTTTTCGCTCATCATAATCTTCAAGGCTATCATAGCAAGCAAAAATATTATAAGTTCCAAAAGTGATATTGTGGTCATAGATATAACTTGCCACTTGTTCTGTCATTTGGGTCATATTTGTCTCCTTTGGCGTAAGTATATCATCTTATCGTCACTTGTCAAGAGCGGCCTTTAACCTTTTTCTTTTTAGGCTTAGGTGGCTCCCACTTTTTATCCCACACAATCATTTCATCAACACGAATTGGACGCCCAATAAAATCCTCATTTAAATAATATGACTCTGCAATCTTACGAGTTTTACAAACTATCTCTATACTCTCACGAATACTAGCAGCACCATATTCACAAACTACAGCGTAAACTTTCATTTGGTTCCCTTTGCGTAATTCATTCCTGCATCAAATCCATCTGCAAAATAGTTAAAAGAATTGGGGCTTCCTTTATACCAACCTTCTCCTAACCATATTGGTTGTATATTTTTTTGTGATTTTTCGTACTCACTAATAATAATTTCTTGTTTAGTTTTTGTATCTATAATATTAGCATTTATTATAGTATCTTCGATTTGTTCTTTAGAGAATTTCATTTGTCGTATCTAAAATTGTGATTATTTCTTGTTCGGTCAAATGACCATCCTTGTAAAAAAGCGGAAAAGGAATCTCATTTAATGCTATCATTGTAAATTTTCGCTCAGTTCCATCCTTTTTCTCACCTGTTCTGTACAATACAATAACAGTTTTCTCATTATAATCAAAAGAGAATCTTTTATTAACTCTTGCTATTGGTGCTTTCATTTTTTTCCCCCCAAATCTAAAAACTCAGGATTAATAAGATCAAACAAATAATTCTCAATTAAACCCATTCCCATTTCATAATCATTCCCCATAGTTTCTTTAATATCTTCCATAATTTGGGTAACGAGAATATTTGTTCGATCAAAATCATTACGATCCAGAGCCTCTAGTTCTTGTTTAATATGTACTTGCATTATATCTTTCCTCACATCCTGCTCTACAATCTTTTACTTGATTACTTTGTAAACATCTCCACAACTTACCACCATCAAAAATAGCAACACAATTCATAGCCCCATGAATTTGACAATGTGGAGTTGGATTACAACTATTAGTAGTTTTAATTTCTACCAGATCAAAATTACTATTATTATCTTCAATAGGAAAGTAGTTCATTTTTCTCCATTGGGATCAAATCCTGTTAGTTGATAATAAAATTGCATTAATCGTTCAATTCTTAGGCGAATTGTATCATAATGCTCCTGTTCTTCTACACAGTCAATAGTATCTAGGTAATCTTGCACACATGAAATAGCAATGCCAATATCTTCAGCAAGAGTTGGTTTAGTCACTTCTTTTCCCCAATAGTATCATAAAGAAAATCGGCTAACCCCTTGGCTTCCTCTTTAGTCAACATCATTTTCATCCACTTCCAAGAGATAACATTATTAATAGTAAGATCAATAAGACTCCCATTATGCTCAATATAAAAGTCAAAAACATCAGCCTTATAACAATCTTTAGTAACAATTTTCATTAATTATTCTCCATCTTGAGGAACTATCTTATAATCATCAACCACACACTTCTGCAAAAGATTAACAGCAGTTTTCAATAAGGAATTGGTTGTTTTCAAATCATCAGCAAGAGTATGTTCTATTTTATTACCATTAAGAAGTGCCAACATAAAAAGTCTTTCTTCATAGTCAAGCAGGAACTCTTGAACATCTTTTCTGAGTTTATCGTTCATTATTCAATCTCCGCAATACTGAGATATAGGTCTGTGGTTATACTATCAAGATCTTTAATTTGATCTTCTGATAAAATATTATACATATTACTAGAAAATTCACTAATATCACCAATATGAGTTGGCGATCCAATATCATT